TGGATCTACTGGTGCTACTGGTTCAAATGGTAATACTGGTGCGACTGGATCTACTGGTGCTACTGGTGCTACTGGTTCAAATGGTAATACTGGTGCGACTGGATCTACTGGTCCAGCTGGTTATGGTAACACAGGTGTTACTGGTGCGACTGGATCTACTGGTGCTACTGGTTCAAATGGTAATACTGGTGCGACTGGATCTACTGGTGCTACTGGTTCAAATGGTTTCACTGGTGCGACTGGCTCTACTGGTCCAGCTGGTTATGGTAACACAGGTGTTACTGGTGCGACTGGTGCGAATGGTAATACTGGTGCGACTGGCTCTACTGGTCCTGCTGGTTATGGTGATACAGGTGTTACTGGTGCGACTGGTGCGAATGGTAATACTGGTGCGACTGGCTCTACTGGTCCTGCTGGTTATGGTGATACAGGTGTTACTGGTGCGACTGGTGCTACTGGTTCAAATGGTAATACTGGTGCGACTGGATCTACTGGTGCTACTGGTAATACAGGTGTTACTGGTGCTACCGGTGCTAGTGGTGCGACTGGTGCTACTGGTCCTCCGGGAGGCGGAGGTACAAGTGTTTATAATGTAGTCGTAAGCGCAACTGGTTTCACTACCGGAGGAAGTATCATTGGCTCTACCGGAATATTCACAAATATTAGTTCTACAGGTGTAGTAAGTATAGGTCGTTATTCATCAAGCTCAGGTGTTACAGGTATTGCTGGATCCATTTATTACGATACAACAACATCTACAATGAAATATTCTGACGGTATAACATGGAATTCATTTTCGAGTGGTTCTGGTGGTGGTGGAGGTACAAGTGTTTATAATGTAGTCGTAAGCGCAACTGGTTTCACTACTGGAGGAAGTATCATTGGTAATACCGGAACATTTAAAGGTACTGTTACGTCCGCACTATTTAACGCAACATCAGATTATCGTATTAAAGAAAATGTTCAAAATTTAAATACAGATATTTTCAATGTGAATAATTTAAGACCAGTCAATTACCATAATACCGTTTTAAATAAACAAGATATTGGATTTATAGCACATGAAGTTCAAGAACAATATCCATTTTTAGTAACAGGTGAAAAGGATGGACCAGAAAAACAATCAATGAATTATATCGGATTAATTGGCATTGCTGTAAAAGAAATACAAGAATTAAAACAAACAACAACAAAAACAAAAGAAACAATACAAAATATTGTTTCAGTCCAAGAAAAACAAACACCAGTTGAAAAACAAACAAATGATTCAGTAAATATAATGTATTACGATGAGTCCGATATTAAAAAATATAAATACACTACCAAAACTTTCGTAATAGATCACCCAATAGATAAAAGTAAATATTTAGTTCATGGTTGTTTAGAAGGTCCTGAAGCAGGTGTTTACTATAGAGGAAAGAATGAAATAACAGATGATCATTCAGTAACAATTTATTTACCAGATTATGTTGAAAAAATGTGTACCAATATGACAATACAAATCACACCAATTTATAATGGAAGCACAATTATAAACTACAACGCGTCTGAAGTGGTTGATAATAAATTCATCGTATATGGACCAAATGGTAAATTTTATTGGATTGTTCATGGAACAAGATTGGAATTTGAGGTTGAACCATTAAAAGAAAATACATTGGTAAAGGGTGACGGTCCTTACAAATGGATCAATAGTGCGAAATATGATAATTTATATTCTCCATGATTGTGTCAACATTAAATAACATGAAATAAGATAAAAAATAAATATTGAAAGTTATATTTGTTATGAAATGAAATAACAAATATAAAGTATAAACTAAAAATCACTTTTAAAAATGAATATCAAAGAGAGAAAGTTAGGGTTATTCATAATTAGAATTCGCATTGTTTTTTTCTTTTTCAGTGGTAGTGCTCATCGGTTTCAAAAACTTTTCTTGATTCATCAAATCATCTAAATAATTATTTTGAACCAAAAATGGGTTTTGATTGATTTGCCCAAACATTTCTCGTTCTGACATTTTGTTATAATTGTCTTCCCTTTTATTCAGTGGTTTGTCTATAAAAACGGACCCATCTATGGACCATATATCATTTTCAGAAAGTAATGATTGTTCGTAGGCGGTTCTTTCGTGATTTTCAGAGGTTTGATGTTGTTGCTGATACGAATCTTCCCGATAATATTCATCCTTTTTCACAATTGTTGGAGGAATCCTAGGTGTTTTCTCCATTTTCTCTCCACATGTCCATTTCCATTCAATAAAATTCATATTAAATTCAATAATATATGAATATAATATAAGATTTTGTTTTTATCGCAATTAGGTTTCATCAGGGTTTATCCTTGTGATCCCTATCCTCGTCGTCCAGGTGATCTACCCGAACAATATTCATCTGTTTCGTGAACAGAAACGCATGACTACTTTTTTTCCGGCGTTTTAAATTACAGTCTAAACAAGAAATAATTACATTATCATGAAAATGCCCTATATTATTATCAATTCGGTCCAAAGTCCATTGTTTCAATTCTCTCACCATCTTGTATAATAAATAGACTTCTTCTTTACAATAAAGACATTTCAATCCACTTTCTTGTAATTTACCAATGAGTTGATCCAAACGAATCAGTTTTCTCTCATCGTGTACCTTTTTAAGAACATCTTGTTGTTTATAATTATTCAATTTACTCATTATTTGTTTCTTTACCAGGATCGCGCAAGGATCATCATTTGTTTTTGTTGTTAACGTATTTAATAATGAGTATTGACTTTCCCAAGAAAACATTTCGAGAGAAATCTGGTCCATCGTTTTTCGTTCTTTTACATCTTCTGGTTTTTTAATCACTTTTTTCATTTGATATTTCGCTACAGTTCCACTGATAATAACTTTTTTTTCATTCGTTTTTTCGTTTGTTTTTTCATTCATAGAATGGGTAATTATTATTATTTGTTCCAAAATAACATAAAAATAACATATTATGAAAAGGGGTTAAAATTAATCCTATATATTAGATTATAATTACAAAATGTCCACTACTAGTACAGAAAAAAAAGATGAATGTGTTGAATTAAAAAACATCAAATATAAAACCATGTTGATGAGTGGTAATGTGATTCAAGAAACAAAAACCACCAATAATATGAATAACCTGGAAAATTTCTTGGAAAACGAAAAGATGACAAACAAAACCGAACCTTGGGCGAAATTGGACAAAACTGTCAAAATCCAAAAGTTATTGGCGTATGCTGAATTGTATGCGAAAGAAAAGGAATACACCGAAGAAGAGAAAAACAATTTAATCAAGTTCTTAAAAGATTCGCTTGATCGAAAAAAACTACAACGTGTAAAGGATGTGATATATGATAAATTAATAGGTGAGGTAAAGGAAATACCGGGCTTGTTTTACAACAAATCAAGTAATCATTTTACTTTGAGAAATTTGGATACCAAGCGCGTTTCTACACTAAAAAGTCTTCCTCCGAAAAAAGTGAAAGGAACATTAAAAAACATTGTAGAAAATGAAGATCCAGAAGATGAATAAAAATTGATTTATAATTGTATTTATATTTGGAATGAATATAAATACAAAATCGTATAATATAATAGTTAATAATAAAAAATCAATAGTTTGAAAATGAATAAAAATACAAATTATTTAGATGATTTGAGTGATTTAGAGGACGTAATAGACGAAGTTGATGAAGACTGGGATAACGATTCAGCAAATCAAAGTGATACAGACGAAGATGATGATTTGACAAGTACCGCTTCATTAACACCGAGTGATGAAATGGAAATCGTAGAATCCACTGTGGAGGACATGTATGAATATATAGAGGACAATCCAAACGCCATTTGTGATCCCGATTTTCATGAAAGTTTAAACGAATATATTCAAGATTTACTAAATGTTTATTTTGAAAATCTGTATTTTGATAAAAGCGAGGATTATTTCAAGGATGAAATCAAATCAATTATAGAAAGCGCGTTTGAACTATTTTATAACATGTATCCAAAAAGGTCATATTCAAATACTCTGGTATTACATAAACCAGATGTTGCTGTGATTCAAGAAAAAATCAAAAAAATAAAAAAAAAAGACCAACCCACCCAAAGGACATCCGAATGGTATATGTATCGTCATAATTTAATCACAGCTAGTAACGCATACAAAGTGTTTGAAAATGAATCCAGTAGAAATCAATTGATCTACGAAAAGTGTGTAGTACCGTTTATACCTTGTGGTGAAACAGAAAAGTTGGAATCGCCACCAGTGTCACAAATAAATGTAAATTCGGCATTACATTGGGGACAAAAATATGAACCCATTTCAGTTATGGTTTATGAGTATTTATACAATACAAAAGTCGGTGATTTTGGTTGTATTCAACACGACACCTATCATTTTATTGGTGCGTCTCCAGACGGTATCAATATTGAACCCAGTAGTCCAATCTATGGGCGAATGTTGGAGATTAAAAATCCAGTAAGCAGAGAAATCGACGGGGTTCCTAAAAAGGAATACTGGGTACAAATGCAGCAACAAATGGAGGTATGTGATTTGGATGAATGTGACTTTTTGGAGACGAAATTTATTGAATATGTGAATGAGGATGAATTCAATAAGGATGGTGAATTTTCGGAAACTGCTGATGGAAATATCAAAGGAATTATTATGTATTTCTCAAATAAATATGGAAATCCGGTGTATAAATACAAACCGTTAGATATTGATAATCGTGATGATTTCCTGGTATGGGAAGAAAAACAAATGGATGAAAATGAAGATACTATGACTTGGATAAAAAATATTTATTGGAAATTAGAACAAATCAGTTGCGTATTAGTTCTTCGAAATCAAAAATGGTTTCATGATAATGTAGGTGCCATGAAAGAATTGTGGTCGATCGTGGAAAAAGAACGTCAAACCGGGTTTTCCCATAGGGAGCCCAAAAAGCGCGTGAAAAAAGCCGAGGCTCAAGGTGCTGAGCCACTCGGTGGTTGTTTGATTAGTATTAAAAAAAATAATGATACTGTATCATGCTCGCCACCCGTATCATCGTCACCTATTATCAAAATACGCACGGAGTCTATTGATGAGACACAAGAAATAATGATGAAAACACAACAAGGAGATTTTGTCTAAATAAATTACACGTGCTTTATTTTTTAGTTCGCCTGTATTTTTTACTTTTCATCATTTTAGATTTGGATTTCGATTTGAATCTTTGTTTTCTGTTTCTTTTATGTTGTGTTTTTTTGTGTTTTTTCTTTCCTCCTTTAGACCCGTCGTCAGGATACCAGTGAAAATTAAAAATGGAGGGTTCGTCACTTGAAGTTTTTGGTGATTGTGTTTGTGTAAAATCGTTTAATAGAGCCATTTTTTTTGATGGTGTAAAATCTATTTCTTCAAGACCTTTTTCTACATTTCCATTTTCATCCAGCGATTCTATAACATTGTATTTTCTTTTTCCTAACTGATTGTTCGCAATATATTCAATTGTATCACCAATTTTTACATCATTTTTTTTATCGTCTATATAAACATTTGGATCCTCGCGTAGTGCTTCAAATAAATAATGTTCTTTTGGAATATTTTCAGTCATATTATAATATATACTACTATATTACAATATTTTTATGCGAACACGGGTAATTCGGGTCCCGCTTGAGGTCCCAAAAACAAGTTTTGGTCAGTATTATAATAATTCACTCTAACCCCAGACATGGTTTCTGGAACAGGCCCTAAAGGTTGAATTACGTTGGATAATACCTCTTTGTCTTTGTATAAAGCATCACACATATCGGCGCGAATACATTCACCATCATCGGGATTACTCCAGTATCTTAAATTATTCGTCATTTGGGCATAAGAACCAACAGGAAAGACAGGATATTTCATCCAAATATCATTATAATCTTTATTACTCACAGTCTTTGAACCAGTATACGGATAACTTCCTTCTAAAAGTGGATATTCAGTACTGTACGGATATTCTCCTGGATTTGCTAAATTTTGTAATCCTTCTTTCAAAAACTTATTGTTACCAGAAAAAATACCGGAGTTATTCAGTGATATACATATGATGATAAATATTAATATACCGAAAAAAATCTTCATTTTTGTCATTCTTATATATTATATAATACAAATATATTTATTTCAAGAGTGTTTGATTTTTCTTGCGCTAACTCTTTAAGTTAAAAACACGCTAAATATATTTTCCATAAAAGGACTTAAAGCCGCAAATAAAAATATGTAAACGATCAAATGGTTTAAAAATAAAATGATCCATATATGTATAGAATGAATACAGGAGATGAGACGAGTATAGATATGCGTGTTACAAAACGTGACGGTGAATTAGAGGATATCGCCTTTGATAAAATATTAAATCGGGTGAAAAAATTGGGATTGGAGGCAAATATTCAAATCAATTATTCGTCCTTGGTCATGAAAGTGATTGACCAGTTGTATGATAAGATTCCAACTACTAAAATCGATGAATTGACTGCTGAACAGTGTGCTGTGATGTCTACGCAACATCCGGATTATGCTGTTTTGGCGGGACGCGTGGTGGTATCCAATCATCAGAAAAATACGGACGCATCGTTTTACAAAGTGATGGAAAAGTTGTATTGGTATAACGATGTCCACGGAAAACATTCTCCTTTGTTGTCGCATGAAACCTGGCTGACCATTTGCGCAAACAAAGATGATCTGGAAGGAATGATTGATTATAATCGGGATTATTTGATTGATTATTTTGGTTTCAAGACTTTAGAACGCGCCTATTTATTTAAAGTAAAAGACGTTGTGGTTGAAAGACCCCAGCATATGTGGATGCGTGTTGCTGTGGGAATTCATGGAAATAACATGGACGCCGTGCGCGAGACCTATGATTTAATGTCGCAAAAATATTTCACACATGCGACACCAACACTGTTTAATGCTGGGACACCTAGACCGCAATTAAGTTCTTGCTATTTGATTGCCATGGAGGACGATAGTATTGATGGAATTTACAATACCTTGAAGGACTGCGCTAAAATTTCCAAGTGGGCGGGCGGTATTGGTCTTCATATTCATAATGTTCGCGCAAAAGGAACACACATCAGGGGAACCAATGGAAAGTCGAATGGAATTGTCCCCATGTTACGTGTGTTTAATAATACTGCGAAATATGTTGACCAATGTGTTCACCCAGAAACAATTATATACACTACAAATGGACCAACCCAAATACAAAATTGTAGTGTGGGAGAAACAAAAATTTATAATCTAAAAGGAGAAACCGAAACTATACAAAATGTTTTAGAACATAATTATTCTGGAGATTTTCTTGAAATAGAAAGTATGCATTCCATTTTCCCTTTGAGAATAACACCAGAACATCCTATTTACGTATTGAAAAATCAACCAAAAGGATTAAACTATTCACTTATTAAAAATCGTATACAAAAAAATATTTGTAAATTTGAATGGGTAGACGCAAAAGATGTAAATAATACAGATTGGTTAATTTTTCCAATTCCAACAGAAGTAAATGATATAACAAATATAACTGAAGAAGACTGTTATATGTATGGAATTATATTAGGAGACGGTTCAATGAATAATGACGATACACGTAGCGGAACAATTACAATACATACTTTTAACAAAGCGCATTTGAAAGATTTTATAGTAAGTTATTTTGAAAGAAACTATGTAAACTATAACATACGTGTTGATGAAAATACAACAAAAATTCGTTGGAATAGAAGTATTCATTTACCATTCAGATATAATGACTTTTATGATGATAATAAAAGAAAACGTGTAAATCATAAGTGGTTGAATTTACCAGTCCAAAAATGTAAGTATATTTTAAAAGGTTTATTACAAACAGACGGTTGCTATGGTAAAAAAGAATTAGTATTTGACAATACTTCTTTGAATTTAATAGAATGTGTGAGATTCATATGTATGAAAATGGGAATGTTGACAAGTGGTTATATTCGTGATAGAGTTGGAGAAAAACACGAAACAACTAGAGGAATTATTGAAAATAAAAAAATAAGTTATACGTTAAGAGTTCCAAAAACTAAAGAAATATGTGAATTAATGGACATTGAGTATGATGATGAAAAACAGTTTTTTAAATTCTTACGTTATGGAGACTATTTATTATCTAGAGTTCAAAATGTAAAAACTACAAAATATGAAGGTATTTTATATGACTTACAAATGGAAAAAGAACATAATTATCTAATACATAATGGTCTCATACATAATGGTGGTGGTCGGAGAAATGGCTCCTTTGCGATTTATTTGGAGACGTGGCATGCAGACATTGAAGATTTTTTAGACATGAGAAAAAACCACGGTGATGAAGAATTGCGCGCTCGTGATTTGTTTTATGCCCTATGGGTGTCTGATTTATTCATGGAGCGCGTAAAGGAGAACGGAAAGTGGTCACTCTTTTGTCCTCACGAATGTCCAGGTCTTGCCGATGTATACGGCGACGAATTCAAGGAATTATATATGAAATATGAGTCGCAAATCACGAATTCCAGAGTCGTCAATGCGCGTGAATTATGGTTTAAGATATTGGATGCCCAGATGGAGACTGGCACACCATACTTATTGTATAAAGATGCTGCGAATATTAAATCAAACCAGAAAAATATTGGCACCATTAAGAGTAGCAATTTATGTACAGAAATTCTAGAGTATTCTGACGATAAGGAAACCGCCGTTTGTAACTTGGCAAGTATCGCCTTACCAGCTTTTGTAAATCAAGAGACCAAAGAGTTCAATTATGAAGAGCTCCATCGTGTCACCAAGGTAGTCACTGGTAATTTAAATCGCATCATTGACATTAATTTTTATCCAACCGAAAAGACCAAAAGAAGTAATATGCTTCATCGACCCATCGGCATAGGAGTTCAAGGATTGGCGGATGTTTTTATTTTGATGGATATACCATTTCATAGTGAGGCAGCCAAAGAAGTGAATAAAATGATTTTCGAGACGATATATCACGCAGCGCTTGAAAAGAGTAACGATGTGGCTGGCTCACGCAAAGAATTAGTGAAACATATACGATCAAAATTATCGACGGAACATATGGAAAAGATAAGACAAAGTTTAAAACTGGAACAAACAATTACGGATTATCCAGACTTGTCGTCTTTATTAGGACAGTTGTTTTATAACAATGCGATGAATCAAAATGTAGTCGTGGCAGAAATTCTGAATATCAAAAAGGATGAATTATGCGGTTCTTATAGTTCATTTGAGGGATCACCAGCATCAAAAGGGCAATTACAGTTTGATTTGTGGGGAGTCGATCCAGCAACCACCCGGTATAACTGGAAAGAATTACGCGATTCTATCCAAAAATACGGGTTACGTAATTCATTATTGCTTGCCCCTATGCCCACCGCATCAACATCGCAAATATTGGGTTATAATGAATGTTTTGAACCATTGACGAGTAATTTGTATACTCGACGAACCTTGGCCGGTGAATTCGTTGTGGCAAATAAATATTTAATGAAAGATTTGATTTCACTTGGATTATGGAATGAAAAGATTAAGAATAATATTATTGCTAACAAGGGAAGTATTCAACAATTAACGGTCTTACCTGAACATATACGCGAAAAATACAAAATCGTGTGGGAAATGCCAATGAAACATTTGATCGACATGGCGGCGGATCGTGGTGCGTTTATATGTCAAAGCCAGAGTTTGAATTTGTGGTTGGAAGACCCGAATTACAATACACTCACATCTATGCATTTTTATTCTTGGAAAAAAGGATTAAAAACTGGGATTTATTATTTAAGACGCAAGGCAAAGCATCAAGCCCAACAATTTACACTTGAACCAGATAAGAAAGATCATGGAACAGAAAATGATGAAATATGTGAAATGTGCTCGGCATAAAATTATTTTCCTATAATTTATATAATGGATACAGAAATTGAAAAAATGTTGATTGTGTTTGGATCAGCGTTTGGTCTGATTTTATTTGGAGCATTATTGACAAATAGAAATGATAAGAATGTGGAAACTGAAAAACTCAAAACTCTTGGTAGAAGACCAAAAAGTTTTTTGACAAACAAACAGAAAACAAGAAAATCGCGGTTTTATAGTAATAAGCTAGAGACTATACATGAACATGAAATTGAAGATAGTAAAGGAGGTGGTAAATCAAAAACAATAAAACGCAAATGAAAAAATAACAAAAAATAAATATATTCGCTACGAACATATTTATTTTTGTATTTGTTGGTTGGTCTAATGTGAATCATAACCACCATCATAATTTGATCCATACGTCGTAGAGGTTGAATCCGCGCAATAACCATAATATTCTTCTTCAAATTGATATTTATCACGAGGATCGACATATTGATTGATTTCCTCATAATTCAACACAATTGGTTTATCCTCTTGTTCTACATTTGAATCTGTATCAGTGTCCGAATCATTGAATTCTTCATCCACATTCATAAGAGCGTCATATCTATCATTGATCATATCAATAATTTCAGAATCAATCATTTCGTCTTTTTTCAAGATATGTAATACATGAAACAATGATAAATTGTTTTTATCAACATTTTCGGTTACACGTGTACCTTTATATTCATTCTTGGAACAATTCACGCAGTACTCAACAAATATTCCTTTGTATGTTCCATGATATAAACAATCAAGGCATTCATGGGGTCCTGTTTTAGGTAAATGATTAATCGCCCATTCATCTTGAAATGAATTAGCATAGTAAATACCATAATAAGAATAAGAAATTCTATTATCATTAATTGAATAATGTGTAATGTTTCTTTCATCTGTTTTATAAGAAATACATCCGCCATAAGATTTTAGGGTATTATCATAAATGTTCATTATTAAATTTTTAGTTTGTATTTAACTTTATTTTGATATAAAAACCAAATAAAAAAGTAAATCAATTTTTTTATTTAGGGAAATTAGACAATAATACTGTATTCATGTGTCTCGTAATATTTGCCGGATGGTGCGATTTATTTCACGTAAATCTTTTTCAAAAATCAATTTATAAAAACAACGCAAGGTAATAATAACATCAAATAAAGAATTATGGAGATTTTTTGGATCATGTGAAAACAAATGTTTATGAAGCTCACTTAATTTAGGGTATTTGTATTCTTTACTCTTTTTATTTGGATTTTCAAGTTTACAAATATCCGCCGTATTTTTCATGGTACAAAAACATTTAGAACTGAATTGTTTTCCTTTTTCAAAATAATCAATAATTTGTTCATATGCGTCATCATTACCACTTTCTTCTTTTAGGCGATATAATTCAATAATCAACATTTTTACATCAAATTCCAAGTTGTGACCTATGATATAATCGGCTTCTTTCACTTTTAAATAAAAAGCACTTAAACTATTATATAATATAACACCCTGTGTTTGACATTTATATTGAGTGATTCCGTGGATCTGAATACATTCTGGTGATATTACAATATCTTTTTTGATTTTTATAACGTTATCATTGATAAAGACATTATTTTTATCCGTATCATACAACACATAACTAAACTGAAGAATATGAGGCTGTTTTTCACTTTCTGATAAATCCGCATATTTATCTATTTTACCAGTAGTTTCCGTGTCGAAAACTAAGATTTTCATTTTTGATATTTAGTATATTTATAAATAATGTAAATTTTATATTCTATTTTTTGAATCAATTTTAATTTATTATTTTATTTGTTATACGTTTTAAATTAAGAAAGAATATAAAGAATATATATATAATACATCATGTATATAATTAAATATGGTGATCAAGGTAATAATATTGATGTTACCCATGTCGTTTACAACAAATTTATAAAACAAAATATAATATACATACCAAATGGAGATTCAAATCGGGCATTTTATTTTACAGATCCAGTTCCATATGTTCTGAAATCAATATTTATTACTGATCCACAAAATAATACCGTCAAATATGATGATTCTACAAAAATATATATTGATTTAAATAATGATAAAATTTTTACTAATAAAGATGTTATTCCTCAATATATTAAAGATATTCATATTGATTATAATGAAAAATTAAGTGAAATACATGAAAAAATAAAAATAGATTTTGGTGGTTTTTCTCAAGAATATCCAGAGCAAATGATGTCTATAAAGAATCTAACTGGAAATGAAAAAGTATTGGAAATAGGTGGAAATATTGGAAGAAACACTTTAATCATAGCTTATATTTTAAATCAAAAGAAAAATAATAACTTGGTTACACTTGAAAGTAGTAAAACAATTTATCAAAAATTATTACACAATAAAAGAAAAAATTCACAACTTGATTTTTTTATAGAAAATTCGGCATTATCAAGTAAACCATTAAAACAAAATAAATGGGACACTAGTTTTTATGATGGAGGTGTTTTGGAAAACGATTATGAATTAGTCAATACAATTACATTCCAAGAATTACAGGAAAAATACAAAATAGAATTTGACACTTTGGTTTTGGATTGTGAAGGAGCGTTTTATTATATTTTATTAGATATGCCCGAAATATTAGATAATATCAAATTAATCATGATTGAAAACGATTTCAAAAAAGAAGAACAAAAAAAATATTTTGATGAGACATTATTGAATCGTGGTTTTTATAATAGTTATTCAGAAGATTTAATCATTGGTCCTGGTAATATTCGTAAAAACTTTTTTCAAGTTTGGAAAAAATAAAAAATAAATTATATTTTTACAAATAAATATAATTTATTCACATGTTTTTTATCTTTTATATGTTTTTAATGTATTTAATATTTCCGTCAAAAATATCCGTTGGATAATATCTATTTTCTGTCTTTATTTCTAGAAAATTATACAATAAATCAAAATAAGATTCATTCAAATACATCATCGTTTCATAATTCCATATAAAAAACCTTTCTGTTTTTGTTATTTCTGTGAGTATTTTTTTAGATATATCATAATTATCAATAAGCTGTTCTTCTCTTCGTTGAAATCTATGTTTTTTGGAATGATTTGATATCACATGGTATCTTGTACATAATATAAAAAATAATTCATAATCTTTGAACAATTCTTTAAATTCATTCAAATCACAATATTTATCATGTTGTAAATATGGTTGAGAACGGTGTAAAATAATTATATCATTCGTTTCATTTTTATCGGTTTCATTTATTTTCTGTTTCTTAAAAAAACCGTATCCACTCCACTCATTAATATCTTTTGTTTCGCCCAATACATATGCTATAATTTTTGAAATATAAACACTTCCTGAACTTTCTGGTCCAATTATAATATATGCTTTTTTCATTTTTATTATTATATTGATTGATATTTTTATATTTATTTTTATACTTATTTTTATATTTATTTTTATATTTCACATATTACACATATTACACATATTGTTTACAAATACCAAAACTACGACGATGCCATATAGTGATTCCATGTTGTTGAATCCCCTCTAAATGTTTTTTTGCTCCATAACCTTTATTGCTATCAATACTATAATATTCAATCAACTCTGGGTTTTCTTTACATAATTCATCGATATATGTATCACGCGCGACCTTTGCCAAAATTGATGCCGCAGCAATTGATGAATATTTATTATCACCACCTTCAATACAAATATGAGATAATGACTCCAATATTTTACGTTTTTTATTATACATTGTATATGGGTTGAAATAATTTCCATCAATTAATAATTGTATTTTTTTTTCAGGGTCAAATAATTCAGGATTTTTTTTTATTAATTCTCCAATACATTTATGCATCGCTTGTTGAGTTGCTTGTAAAATATTTATTTCATCGATTACCTTTTCATCTTCATAACAAACAACCCATGCCAATGAACTATTTTTAATATATTCTGATGTCTCTTCAATTTTCTTTTTTGAATGAAATTTTTTGCTGTCTTTCATTTTTGAATGATCAAAACTGTCATCTTTAGGTAAAATAACAGCGGATACATACACTCTTCCAAAAAGAGGTCCTCTTCCAACCTCATCAATACCAATTTCAATAATATTTGGATCTTCAACAAAATATTTTTGTAGAGGTTGTTGCTTTACTCTTTCTCTTTTTTTTGACGATTCTGGTAATGCTTCTACGCATATTTCTTGATGTGTTTCATTCATATTTATTAGTGAATATTATATCTATAATTTATTTACTATCATTTATATCCTATATTTTATTTCAATTTTTTACTAAAATCAAAAGTCATATGAAAAACAACATGAAAATCTAAATAGGATTCATAGTTAACCAGGATTTATAATTTTCTGTTTTTTGACATTCCATAAAATATAAACATTGTAATAAGGAATTACCATTTTTGTTATGAAACAATATATTTCCATGCGTATCTCTTACAATTTCAATATTCGGCTCAAATTTCAAAAAATGTATTTTGCCGTGATTTCCTTCTAATCCAACAAAAGAATCTGTTTCATTACGACCCAATATTTGATTCGCAGCTCTACCAAGTAATCCGGGACCACAAAAGTCTAATCTGGATGGCGGGATTCTTTTGTTTTCAACATTAGATACAATTCTCTCAATCGCATTCAACAAGATTGGATTTCCCGGATTGGAAGCAATCAAGGTATTAAATAAATTATGTTGACCCTCTACAGGATTTGTATTCAAATCAATTGGCACCATAAATTCAGTTTCTTCTGTCAAAAACTTGTCTATTCCACTTAAACATAACGTATCTATATCCGCATACACACCGCCATATTTGTACAACACGCAATATCTCCATAAATCCGCTTTAAAGGCACCTGGAATAATTCTACAATAGGCATTATATGTTCGTTCATCAAAGTGTTCTTTTATAAAGATTTCACAATCATTATTATCATATAAAAAATACTCGTATTCTGGATTTAATATTTTCCATAAATCAACAATTTGTTGAAATGGTTGTGAAATATTTTTTATTGACCATGTTTGAAAAATCTTTTTTGGTATTTTAGACATATTATTAGTTACAAATTATATTTAAGTCATTATAACTTTAGGTAATTTTATGTTGCGAATTTTAATTATTTAATTTCATAATTATTTTTTTTCACATTATAAATTATACATGAATAAATTATTAATTCTTTTTATCATTTTATTACTTGGACTTGTTTTATGTCAAGTTTTAGGATATAATTCTTATACTGAAGGTTTCACAAGTGATGTTACAACCATTACTGGTGTAACTGGAAAAACCGCAACCATTACAACATATGACACATCTAGCACACCTAGCACACCTACTTTAACCACATCAAATCCATATGATAATTATAATCATTATGATAAATCGAGTTATCCTACAAAATTTTATGGTCCAAATGGAACAACTGCGACTATTTTAAACAAAGATAGTAAGTATTCTCTTGTAATCACCGAGACTTCTGGTAAAACAACAATCTATACTGTAGATAGTCCATCAACAGATACAACCATCACTCAAACTACATTTTATGGTCCAAATGGAGGAACCGCTAAAATAACTAAAGATAATAATGGTAATTATATCGTAAATGTTACAATGCCTGATGGAAAAACAAGTATTTATACAGTAACAACGACCCAGGGTCAAACTGTCCCTCCACCTCCCCCATCGCAAGAAGACATTACTAGCACTAAATCAACTTTTACATTAGGTCAAGGATATAGTTCATTAAGTAGTAGTGCTTCAACCGGTTACGATTATAGCTCATCTTTACCAAAAGGAATCCCAAAAAGTATGATTCCAAAAGGTCAAGAAGATTTATATATTTTAAAATCAGAAGTTGTACCACCTGTATGCCCAGCGTGTCCTGCGTGCTCTCGTGGTATGAGTAGTGGCAGTTCAAACAGCGGTTTAACTCCAAGTAGTCAAGGAGGCGCAACTAGTAATGTATCCGGAAATAGTAGTAACGCAACAACAAGTGGAGGATCATTTTTAGACAGTTTTTCTAATAATTATATGGAATCAACCAAATGCCCACCATGTCCAGCTTGTGCGCGTTGTCCTGAACCCGCATTCGATTGTAAAAAAGTACCAAATTATAATTCAATAAATAACAGTTATTTACCAATGCCCGTATTGAGCGATTTCAGCAATTTTGGAATGTAACATGATAAATATATAACATTCTTATGTTTTTATAAAAATATTATTATCAAAACATAAGTGTTTTATTTATTCCGAATTTTTCTAGTTTTCACACACTTTTTATCCATTTGAAATGTCGAGCCTTTTTCTTCTTGCGGTACAATCTTGATAATACATTTTGATTTCTTACCATACAAAGGCTCTGTACATCCTTTGCTTTCTAGTTTGGCATTTTCTTTCCTTTCATATTTGAAAATTTTAGGTATATCATCAGTACATCTTGATCGGAAATGTTCATATCTTTCTCTCACATCACAATATTTTAAATTGGATTTCTTTTTTAATTTACGATTCACCAATTCATGTAATTCATAAATATATTTTGAAAAAGTGTCTCGATTTTTCATACAATCCATAGTTAATGGTAATTCTCTTAAATTCGTCTTTAAATTCATACGACAATATTTACAAGGAAGAACATTTTTCAAACTTAAAACATAATTCCTATATTGATGTTTTTGTTCCGTTGTTGGCTCAACAGGATAATTGAAACTCATTGTATGAAGAAAATGCCAAGCACCAGGACCCCAAACTGTGGTAAGCATACCATCACCACTATTGTAGTCATCATTTGAATAAACCTTTTTTGTTTTATTTTTTATAGATTTATTTTTTATAGATTTATTTTTTATAGATTTATTTTTTATAGATTTATTTTTTATAGATTTATTTTTTATAGATTTATTTTTTATACTCTTATTTTTATTGTTTTTTTTAGAAATTGTCATATTGATTTATGTTTGTATATATTATACAGATATTATAATATTTACAATAATTATGAACGATACTGTTTACATAAATAGTTATGTAGAAAATACAAAAAATACTTGTTTTTATATTATATTTTCCATGTTTCTCATTTTTTTATTTATTTTTGGACCTCTAGATCGTTTTATTATCGCATCAATTATTGGTAGATTTATTATAATTATAGTTTTATCATACGCACTTTATCAAAATACAAAATCAACCATGGATTTTTCTAAATTTACAAATACCGTATTCAAAGATGGATCGTGGACGAATATAAAAACAAATATTACTTGTAGTTATATATTTTCTCTATTTATATTATTCTTGATTATCAAGATCATTACCGGATCTTTTTAACAAATTAAAAATCAAACTATTTGAATAATTTGTGGCATTTTGTGAACTATTTAAGACATTATTTTTAGAAAATTTAATATTTTTTATTTTTTTATAATATAGATCGTCATTTTTGTAATCATATTTATTGATAATAACCATCAAACCAGTATCACTTCTAAATAACATTTATAAAAATATACTTTTTTATTTATTATATTAAATAAATAATATTTAAATCATTATTTAATATTTATTTTCCATTATTTCGTTTGAAGATATTTACTAATTTATTCTCAATATACATATATGGCATTAAGTAGTTTAATGAGCTCAACATCACCATCTAGTTTTTTGAATAAACTAAAAGAATTAACATGTAAAATGAATATAAAAAATATATTGATAATTTTTTTGGCTATCGTTTTGATTATTGTCATTTACTATATTTACACCAAATATTTCAGTAATGGTTTTGGAAGAACAATTGAAAATATGGAGAATCAAACTAGTGATAAAACCGCGGAATTAATGTTGTTTCATGTAGATTGGTGTCCTCATTGTAAAACTGCTAAACCAGAATGGGATCAAGTAAAAGCAGAATATGAAAACAAATCCATTAATGGATATAAAGTAATGTTTAATGAAATTAACTGTACAGATGAAACCTCTGATAAGGTAAAAATGATTGAAACTTATAAAATTGAAGGTTATCCAACCATTAAATTGGTCAAGGATAATCAAGTGATTGATTTTGATGCTAAACCTACCAAAGAGACGTTGACCAAATTTTTAAATACTGTATTATAATAATTCAAGTGATTTTGAGGAATCTAATAATTCTGGATGTATTATATTTGTTTGTTCTTTATCATTCTTTTCTTCATTTTTACTTTCTTTCTTTTGTTTCAAAGAGAGAAACTGCTGAGAAGCCTCTATTCCATCATTTAATAGTTGTTGTCTAACTTCACTCGAAGAAACCGCAGATTTTAAAAATGAAAAACTTGTATGTTTTGTATCATATAATACTTCATTTTCAATAATAGGCTGATTCTTTTCAGTATCTACATTTAGCACAAGTTTATTTATAAAAGTCATAATATAATCTAATATAGTTGATTCTTGATTTACTATATTATTATTTCCATTATCATTTTTGGTATCTGTATCTTTTACATAATTATTTCTTAATCCCAGAATTTCATTATATCCATTTGTATCGGTTATACAATTATTCTTAATACAATAATTCAACGGATAATTTGAAATCATTCCCCCGTCTACAAAACAATCGTTACCTATACAACACGGTGAAATAACGAGGGGTAAAGCGATTGTCATATGGATTGCCTTTAATAATTCTAAATCCGGGTGAGAATTATATGATACATCTACGATTTCAAAACGATTCATTTCTAGAGAAAATACATGAAAATCTATTTTTGTGTATTCATAAAATTCACGCATGGTCATTTTCATGGATATATCTCTCGAATTAAAAAATGGTTTATAAAAAATATCAATCACTTTTTTGTCAAAAAGACCTTTTTTGTTATATGCCTCAAAAATTTGATTTACTCCGATTTGATATGCTTCATGCCATGGGCGTTTTATAATATAATCATTAATGGTCGTCCAGTCAAATTTAAGTGCGATCAATAATCCAATAATGGCACCTGCTGATGTACAATACATGGATTCTATATTCTCTATATTCCAATATTTTTCTTTTTCCAGATACTGTAGCGCACCCAATGCTTTTATTCCAGTCGGGCCTCCTCCAGATATTACAATATGTTTGATTGTCATTAATTATAAAAATAAATTACTTTTAATAACTTTTTTTCCCTATATTTTGTAAATGGCAAATATATTTACTTTGGAAAATATAAGTGACTTTTCAGAAAAATTAAACATTGATGAATTATATGAAAAAAAACGACAATATGATTTGAATAAATTGGAATTATACAATAAAATTTTAAACAGAATACATGTTAGAATAAAAACAACCTCTCGACAAAAAATAGACGAACAATTTTGCTGGTTTGTTGTTCCCGAAGTAATTATAGGCGTTCCCAAATACGATCAAGGCGCATGTATTGCTTATATCATAGATAAATTACGAGAAAACGGGTTTAATGTGAAATACATTCATCCAAATACTTTGTTTATATCCTGGCAACACTGGGTACCTTCCTATGTAAGATCCGAAATTAAGAAAAAAACAGGAATGGTTATTGATGAATACGGTAATAAGGTAATAAATGAAATGGAGGAAATGACAAATGGTCCAGTGAATGATATGTTTAATATAAAATCACAACCTCAAACAAAAGTGGTAAAAAGCTCGATGAAACAACAAAAGAATTTCACTCCAATTAATTCTTATAAACCACAAGGTAATTTTATTTATGACAATGAATTATTAAGTAGTTTAGAAGAAAAAATAACATAAATCTTATGTATGAAAAAATATGTATATATATATATTTGTAATTTATGACAAATAAGTCTAAAAAACAGAAGGGATCGCATAATCATAATAAAACCAAAAAAAAATTTAATATAAATAAAATACGGGATGTATTTGATTCATTTGAAGATGCTTATGAAAAAAAAGTACATGAAAGTATTAAGAACAAAAACAAAAAATATGCTTCCAATGTAGAAAAATTATTAAACCAAAGTAGAGTGGCGATTTACAAGAAACAGGACAGTGGTAATTTATGGCAAAAAAAACTGGTACAATTATTCAATATTCCATTTACACCATCCAGTATTAAACCCAATGACGATTTTTACACCTATATTAATTATAGATGGTTACAAAATACTGAAAAAGAGTTTGATAGTAGAGGAAAACCAAAAAATAAAAAATATTTTTCACAAATAGATGATTTTAGATTAGTTCAAGACAAGACCTATCGCGACGTATTGAGATTAGTAGATGAATATATTAAGAAAACAGGTTCAACTACAAGCAAAGATGAGAGAATGAGCCATGTAAAAAAGTCATTTGAAAAATTAAACGATTTATCCCATACAAAAAAGCATATTGCCGAATTTACCAAAATGTATGAGGGGTGTGTGGAAAAAAATGATTTATGGGATTTTTTAGCAGAAATAAATAAAAATGAAATTATTTCTTGGGGATGTCCAATACAATGGCAAGTGACTTCTGACCAAAAAGATGCGAAAACATATCGTAGTTTTATTACTAGTCCAGAATTAACCATGTTTGATATTAATGTATATTTTGATGATGATTTTGGATCGACCGCCGAAGAAAAAGAATATAGAAAAACATTGAAAAATAGATATTTAAAATATATTAACGATATTTTTGAGGCTTGTTTAGGAAAAAATCATGGACTTCGCGCAAAAGATGTATTTGATATGGAAATAGAAATTGTAAATGCGATTGGTTGTTCCTCTGTTAAAAAAGATTCACCAGAATTTTACAATATTGTTCAAAAAGGTGAGGCACTAAAAAAATATGGTTTTGACTGGGAGAAATTTACCAAATGTTTAGGATATCAACATACTCCTGATTTTTTTATTTGTGGAAGTCTAAATTATTTGAAATGTATGTGTGAAAATCTTACCGCAAATTGGACAGGCGACAAATGGAAAAGTTACTGGTATTACATCTATTTACGTCAATTGATTCGTTTTGACAGAAATTTAAATGAAATACATTATGAATTCAAAGGTAAATTTATAAATGGAATACCTACGAATTTTCCATATGATTTGTATCCTGTATTTGGATTATCCATCACATTTAATACAACATTAGCAAATATATATTTAGACTCGTTTAAAAATGAAGAGGTGATTCAATATGTGAAAAATATGTTTTATGATTTAGTAAAAGTATTTAAGAGAATTATTAAACGTAACAACTGGATGGATCCAAAAACAAAAAAGAATGCCTTGATTAAATTAGACCATATAAAAATAGATATTGGTAGACCCGATGTATTAAGAGAAGATCCTTTATTAGATTATGTTGCTAATGATCCTTGGGTAAACATGATGATAATTACTAAATGGAGACACAGAAAGTTTTTAAAATTAGACGGAGGAAAAGTCATTGATATCCCAATGGTTGATTGGGCAAGCACTCCATTTAAATTAACTGGTTATCAACCTTATATTGTAAATGCGTTTTACACACCAACCATGAATTCTATCTATATTCCTTATGCGTATTTACAAAAGCCATTTATTGATTTAGAAGAAAGAGGTATTGAATATAATTTGGTTCATATTGGTTATACTTTAGGACATGAAATGTCTCATTGTTTAGACAGTACTGGAAGTAAATATGATTACAAGGGTAATTTATATGATTGGTGGACAAAGAACGACAAAATACAGTATAAACATATTTTAGACAATATAATCAAACAATACGAGGCATATGCGTTAAAAGATGGAATTAAATTCGATGCCGAACCAAGTATTGGGGAAGATGTAGCAGATATTTCAGGTTTAGCAATTTGTGAAGAATATTTAAAAGATTTCCAAGACCACAATGATTATATAGTGCCAATTAGAGCATTGTCATTTGAAATGTTTTACGTTTACTTTGCGGTTCAACAAAGACAGCATATTTACAAAAGTGCTCTCCGAGCTCAATTATTGACAAATCCTCATCCTTTAGATAAATATCGTACAAATGTTCCATTATCTCGTTTGGAAATATTTAGAAATATTTACAATGTCAAAAAAGGAGATGGAATGTATTGGCCAGATATGAGAACCGTTTTTTAATTTAACATTATTCATTATATTTAGGAATTTTATGTCATCATTTATAAAAATTTACACATAATATTAAGAAAAACTATTATACTTTATTATTTAGAATTTTAGAATTATTATTTAGAATTTTAGAATTATTATTTAGAACTATTATTCAGAATTATTATTTAGAACTATTATTCAGAATTATTATTTAGAACTATTATTTAGAATTATTATTTAGAATTATTATTTTAAATAATTTTTAATATTAAAAACCACATTTTTAAAATTTTTTTGTTACGTATATATATAAAATGGCAAGTCGTCGTCATAGAGGAAGTCGTCGTTCAAGAAAGATGGGTACTAAGAGAGCATTTAAAGCCGCCGCTAAGCGTGCTGCTTCATTACAAAAATCCGCAAAGAAGGCTGCAAGTGCTGCCCAAGCAAAGGCAAAGTCCGCATCAAAGGCTCAAGCTGCTGCCCAAGCAAAGGCACAAGCTGCTGCCGCCGCCCAAGCCCAAGCTCAAGCAAAGGCATCCGCTGCTGCCCAAGCACAAATGTAAAATAAATCTGAATCATTTTGTTAGAATTTGATTCATTTTATACATATGTTATATTCCGTAATGGAATATAATATATTCATTTTTAATTCATTTTTAATTCATTCTGTGAATAACTAATAAGATAGTCGTTCATTTCTTCCAAATTTGTAATTTGATTTGTCGTAGTTTCAAGAATTCGTGATTCTAAAATTGCTTCATATATTTGTATTCCTTCTACAAAGTCTTTTTCACAATTCATGTATAAATCGTGAATATAATCTCTTGTTTCTACCAATATATTTTGTAATGAATATTCATTTAAATCTGGATTAATTGTAACACGTTTATGTTCACCCTCACCCATGTAAACAAAAATTTTATCTAAAATTTCGACTAGGTCATCGTGTTTTTTATTTACCGAATGTATCATCTTTTTCAAATTATTGGCATATGCTTGGAAAAGATCATTATTACTAGTTATTTCATAAAACACTGGGGTAGATGTTTGTGTTTGGCAATATTTCTTTTTACTATAATCTCGCAAAGGTATGTCGCTGAATTTTTTTATATTTTCAGGAACTGCTAAATTACCAGTATACTCAGTATAAAAATTATTTAAATCTTTTTGAAATTGTGTAATTGTTTTTGGTGTCATACTAGTGAATTTTCCGGTTTCAAAATCAAAGTCGGTGTCATAATACAAATCAACTAATTCTGGTATACCTGGTTCATTTTCAAGGGTTTTAGCTTTTTCAAAAAAACATAGTTTCTCGGGTTCAGGATTAACAACAGGAATTTCACTCGGTGACATTATATTCAAAAAAAGGTCATTTTTTAGTATATCAATTCGCTCACCACATAAATTTGTTTTAAAAATTTCTATATTTCCATTTTTAGGAATTTTATGTTTTTCGCTTAATTTGTATTTAGTTATTTTACCCGAATTATCGGTATGAATATATTCAGGATTGATTGTCATGATAATTGCCGCAAATATTTTAGCAATTTTTATATAAAATTCTGATATTTTGTAGCATTTATCCATTTTATCGTCTTGATTTGAAAGCTTAATAACATTATCTATATCATTTTTATTTATAAAAACAATATTTTCTCCAGATCCATTTTCCACCCGATCGGTCATTTTATTCACTTGTAAGTCGTTAAAATATTTATTTATAATTTCAGAAGTCAATATAATTAGGTCATCACAATATTTTTCTTTATAAACATTTCTTAAACTTTGAAAATTCATCGTTAAAATATAGTGTGTAGCAATATAGTCAATTTCATTTTCTAATAAATCCTTTGTAGTTTCATTATTATAACTACTTCCTCCTTTTAAATTAGAAATTGTATTACCCATATATGATAAATATATAAAAATTATAAATTAAAATTGAATTAAAATTATATTTTCTTATCAAAATAAAAACATGAGTAAAGATAAAAGTATTAAAAAAAGAGATAACGATCTACTTGTCAACAAAAAAGATTTATGGAATATATTTGATTGCGAAATAAACAAAAATAACACACCACTTGAATGTATGTTTCGAGAATCTGGCAATAGAGAAAACTGTGACCGCTGTGAATCTAGTTTAGCGTTTTCAGATGAAGGATTTTTAACTTGTACCAATAATCGTTGTGGCATTATTTACAAAGATATTGTAGATCACTCTGCCGAATGGAGGTATTATGGTGCGGATGACAATCAAAATTCTGATCCAACCAGATGTGGTATGCCAATTAATCCTTTATTACAAGAATCATCGTTTGGTTGTAAAGTTTTATGTTATGGGTCTACCAGTTATGAAATGAGAAAAATCAGAAGATATACAGAATGGCAATCTATGCCATACAAGGAAAAATCGCAATATGAGGAATTTCAACGTATCACTATTATGGCACAAAATGGTGGTATTCCAAAATTAATTATTGATGACGCGATTCGTTATCACAAAAAAATATCTGAGTACGAATTAACATTTCGCGGAGATAATCGAGACGGAATATTGGCGGCATCTATTTATATTTCATGCCGAATCAACAATTATCCTCGCACAGCAAAAGAAATTGCCACTATATTTAATTTAGACGTTACTAGTGCGACGAAGGGCTGTAAAAACGCACAATTGATAATTAATAATCTTGAAAAAGACATGGATCATTCCGAAAAAACCTTATTTTGTAAGACAAAACCAGAAGCATTTATTGAGCGTTATTGTAGTAAATTAAGTATTAATAATGAATTGACCAAGTTATGTCAATTTATCTCGATGAAGATTGAAAAAAAAGGATTTATGCCAGAAAATACTCCACACTCCATTGCTGCAGGTGTTGTTTATTTTATAGCACAATTATGTAATTTAAATATCAGTAAAAAAGATATTAAAAATACAAGTGAAATCAGTGAAGTAACAATTAATAAATGTTTCAAAAAAATAGAAAAAATGAAGGAAGAATTAGTTCCGGCTGTGATACTTAAAAAATATGGATGTGGTTTTTGAATAAATAAAAAATATTAGTTAAAAAATATTTAAAAATTTATTTTTTAATTATAACAATAAAATAAGATGGAATTTATTGAAAAAGATAAAGATATCTTGGATCATATTTGTATTATTTTGACAACCACAATATACGTAAACCCAAAAAAAAATCATTTATGTAATACAGAACCAAGTAATCGATTAGAAACATATTTAAAATCTATTAAACAATGGTTAGAAAAAACGAATTTTAAAATTGTTTTAGTAGAAAATTCTGGTTATAAATACCCAGAATTAAAAGAATACGCCGAAAAATACAAAGATCGTTTTGAAATGATTTTATTTAAAGAAGATGAATTAAATAATGAAGTATTTGATGAAATTGGAGCACAAGCTGTTAGATTACCTGATGATTATTTATATACAAGTAAAGGAACAAGTGAAATGTTTGCGATTTATTATGCTTATCAACAGTCATTACTAGCAAAAAGTTGTTATTTTTTTATAAAAATTACTTGTAGATATTTTATTCCACAATTACAAGATTTTTTAAAATACAAAAACATGAATGATTATGAAGCATTAAGACAAAATGACGGAGTTGATAATCCTGAAATATTCAAAGAAGAAAAGGGTAATTGTAAATGTGAGATAGTTGGTGCTCATAAAAATAAATTTGATGAAGTGTTTAGACCAGACCATTTTAGATGTAGTGATGGGTTTTGGTATCATCACGCAGAAAGTATTTATAGAGATCGTCTCTTTACACGTTTAACATCATTGGATAAAATATTAGTTTGTGACACATTTAAAATAGAGCCAACCTTACAAGGAGGTACGTTTGAATTGATGAGATATTTATAATTTTAGTATTTTTTAATTTTTATATTTATATAGTATATAGAATGGCTAAAGGAAGAAAAAGTCATAGTATTAAAAAAATTAGAGGAGGACAACAAGAAAATAAATATCCAGTTTCACCTATAGATATATCAAAATATGTAAAAATAGGAAAAATGAATGAATCTCCATTAGGAAAAGAAACTACTTTTGGTGAAACATCTTCTATAATAGATATATCAAAATTTCGTGGACAAGCAGTACCGAAACCAACCTTAGAAGAGATAGACAGTGTCACATTAACTAAAGATGATATAATGGGAGGCAAATTAAGAAGAACTAGAAAACGAAGAATGAGTAAAAGAAAAAGAAATATTAGAAAAAATCGTAAAGTTAAATCTAGAAGAATACGTGGTGGTGCTATGAGTGATTATTTACCAAATTTTATTACTGGAAAAAAATCACAACAAGAAAATTATGACATTATGCGTGAATCAAACAGTGGTTTTGAAAACCAACAACATAATGCCGCAGAACCAATAAGAGAATTTACACAAGAAGAATATAAAGAATATAGAAATAATCCAAACAATTATTCATCTAATAAACCGATAGATGAAATAACCATGAAAGAAAAATCATGGTTTAGTTGGTAATTTTATTTATAAATGCGTTTTTAGTTTATTTTTATTATAAATAACTTTAATATTTGATTGCTATATATGTCGTTATCAAATATTATACCCAAAAGAATTTTTATTGTTCCTTATAGAAATCGTAGAGAACAAAAGTTTTTTTTCAGTAATCAAATGACATTTATATTAGGTAATGCTGATGATTATGAAATTTATTTCGTTCATCAATGCGATAATCGTAATTTTAATCGTGGTGCTACGAAAAATATTGGATTTTTAGCAATGAAAGAAAAATATCCAAATGATTACAAAAATATAAATTTTATATTCAATGACGTAGATACATTGCCATTTCATAAATTATTCGATTATGACACAATACCAGGTGTTATTAAACATTATTATGGATTTACAACTGCTTTAGGTGGAATTGTTGTTATTCGTGGGTGCGATTTTGAAATCATTAATGGTTATCCTAATTATTGGGGTTGGGGAATGGAAGATGCCTGTCTGGAAAAAAGAGCATCTTTTATGAAAATAAAAATTGACCGATCACAATTTTATACCATCGGCAGCCCCGAAATTCTCCAATTATTTGACGGGGTCTCTCGTATGGTTTCACGAAAAGATCCTTTTCGAATGAAGAATGATAATGGTGTAGATGGTATTCGTTCCATAAAAAATCTTTCTTATACAATTGATGACAAATCATTGAATCCCAACGATAATGTATACATTGTTGAAAATCCTCGTATTCAAGTAATTAATGTCACACATTTTACAACACTCGTAGATGCGAATGCTGATGTATACCATGATTACGATTTGAGAGAACCCGTAAGAAATATAATGTTTCCAGCAGCAAATGTCAAAAAATCGGAAAAAAGTGTTATTAGTACAGAAGATTGGAAAAATATTCCATATTATCCAACTGTTTTAGAAAAAAAAGAAAATGAAATGAAGGAGATAGAGAGAAAGTATATACATAGTCCTTCTCTTCAACAACAATCACACCAACAACCAATATCAGCAAAATATTATTTTTCGAAAGAATATGCCAAGAATCATTACCCCAAACCAAGGTCTGTCGCAAGTGTCAATATTCCTCTAGGAGGTGCCAGGAGCACAAGTGCCGGTAGTGGCGCAGCAGCAGGTAGTAGAAGAAGATAAAACTAGTATTTTCATTCGGTAAAACCGGGTTTATCTCTTTCTCTCATTATAGTATATGTTAAAAAGTAAAAAGAAGGATGAAATATGTTTACAAATTAAAAATATTTCATATAACAAGGTTCTTACTGAATGGACCAAGATGACAAATTTAATACAAGAAAAACAAGATTTAAATGGTCGAAGCAAGCTCGGTTGTGATTTTCTGGATTATTATTTTTTTGCGCATCGTCTGGAAACTATAGGTAATAAGGGTATAAACTTTTTCGATTTTTTAGAAAATATTGAATATTACAAAACCAAGAAATATATTCAAACATTGCTCACTTTTTGTGATGAAAAAAACCGTTATGTCGGTGAAGAAATCAAAAAATACTATTATATTTATGGTCTTTGTTTTGGTAGATGTAATGCGTTTAAAATAACGAATGCGCTTGAATTCTACCAAAAATACAAACCGACCCATATTTTGGATCCCTTTTGTGGATTTGGAGGAAGACTTGTTGCTGCAATGTTACTCGGGACTGATTATACCGGTATTGATTTGAATGTTGATTTAAAGACTGGTTATGACAAATTATTAAACGATTTTCAAAATAAAACAGCGTCCAATATTTCTCTCATCTATCACGATTCAAAAGAGGTTGATTATAAAAAATTTAATTATGATATGATTTTTACATCACCTCCTTATGAGAATATTGAGATTTATAAAAATGGAGAAAAAAAAACGAATGATGAATGGTTGGAATTTTACAAAATCGTATTTCAAAATACCTGGGACGGACTTCTACCTGGAGGTATTTATGCGATTAATATAAATTCTACTATTTATGAAAAATCTTTACTTCCTCTTTTGGGCGCATGTCATGAAAAAATCGAACTCAAGAAATCCACCCGAAATACTAAATACAAGGAATATATTTATATATGGAGAAAACTAGCTTAAATACTTATTTACGATTACATGTATTCGACACGCCCTGAAATGACAACCAAACTATCAGGTATAGAAGATATTCAACATACGTTGTATATTAATTTAGAAAAACGAGCAGACCGTAGAGCACATGTGGAAAATGAACTCAAGAAAATCGGGATTCAGGCTATACGGTTTAATGCGATCAGAGTGGAAAATGGCGCACTTGGTTGTAGTATGAGTCATTTAAAATGTATTCAAATCGCAAAAGAAAACAATTGGTCACATGTGTTGGTTTGTGAAGATGATATTCAATTTTTAGACCCGGAATTATTTAAAACGCAATTAAACACGTTTTTGAAAAATCACTCTGATGATTGGGACGTTGTTTTATTGGCTGGGAATAATATGCCACCTTTTGAAAAAATAGATGACACATGTGTAAAAGTATCACATTGTCAAACCACCACTGGGTATATTGTGAAACAACATTATTATGACACGTTGATTAATAATTTCAAATTGGGAATTCAGTTTTTACTACGAGAACCACAAAAACACCTTCTTTATGCGATTGATAAAAACTGGTTCTATTTACAACAAAGCGATCGTTGGTTTTTAATCATACCATTGACAGTTGTTCAAAAAACAGATTATAGTGATATTGAAAAAAGAATCGTAAATTACAAACGAATCATGACTGATTTGGATAAACATTTTTTAATCCAACAAATTCGGGAAAGCAAAAAATAAAACATAATATACGTTTGTATTATTAAATTATATTATTATGATTTAATAATGGAACAGTTGGTTTTGTTTTCCGCTGGTTCTATGAATGACCATTCACATCAACATTTATGGTTAAAAGGCGCATCATTATTTATACCTCAAATAAATAAATTATTAGAACATACTAATTATAATTTTGATATTGTAGATATAGAAAAATTTGAAAATAATAATTCTACATTATTAGGTAATATATTAAAAAAAAATAAATCAGACAAATCTACTGGTCACAATTATCATATTTTATATTCATTCATTTTTAATAAAATAGGCGGAGATATAAATATTTTAGAAATTGGTTTAGGCACAAATAATCCACATATAGTTTCGTCTATGGGTCATGGTGGAACACCTGGAGCATCTTTATATTCTTTTAGAGAATATTTACCAAACGCAAGAATTTATGGTGGTGATGTTGATAAAGATATTTTATTTGATAGCGACCGAATTAAGACCTGTTTTGTAGATCAGTTAGATATAACAACCTTTGAAAATTTTTCAAATATTTTTGGAAAAATAAAATATGATTTAATCATTGATGATGGTCTTCATTCGATTGGTGCTAATTTAAATACACTTTTATATGCGTTAGAAAATATAAATGAAAATGGTTGGATTGTAATAGAAGATATTCATATTATAAATAATTGGAAATCTATAGATTTTATACTAAAATCATCAAATAAGTTTAAAACTTATATTGTAAAATCAAAAATAGCACACTTATATGTTATAAATAAATTATAGTTATAAAATAATACTAGTATGAAATTTAAAATATTTGATTCTCGTCCTCAAACAAAATTAAACACAACTTACTTTTATCCAGGCTTCTGGAAATAAATCTAACGTATCATGTGGTGCTTTGGGTCCAAACCATGTTTCCGGGTAACACACTATTTTATCCGGATTTGAGTTTAAATATGCACCCCACCAACTAAACGTACTATTCGCAATAATGTTGTGTCCGCAACTACTCATCATTAACAATTGTTCCCAGTCAGCTATTTGGTCATTTACCTTTATAAAGGCACAGTTGGTAAATTTTCTATTTAATAATGATATGGTTTTATTTACATCTTCATTGTCTTGATGTTCGCAAAAATATAAAATTTTAATCACTTGAGTCGGTTTTATTTTATTCAACAATATTTGGATACTGTTTTTGTAATATTCAACAGGCATAATGGGGTGCCTGTCTTGTAATTCTTTATAATCTCCTAGCCTAAAATGAAGACTGATAAAATCCTTGTAATTATAATTATATTTTTGAGTAACCTTTTTTTTCAAATCGTTCATGCGCAATAAATGGTAAATTTTTTCGTAATAATCCTCAAAATAATATGGGCTTTGAAAATAACCGTCCAAAATAATATTTTGAGCCATACTCGTTTTATCTGGTAATTTTTCATAACTGAATGATTTTTCTCGCACAATATCCATCATCATAAATTTATTGTTCAAAAAACCTTTCAAAGATATAAAAAAAGTATTCCAATAAGTATGTCGTTGTGTTATACCATTCAACAAATCAACGTTTTTGAAAAAAAAGACATCCTTATTTGACAACGCATACGCAATGGTTGTAAATATTTCAAACAGTTGATTCCCTAAACCTCCTTTTAAATTACAAGTAATCATATTGATTCGTGTATATTATATATAATATGTAATAATATTTATACTCTTATTACATTTTATTCAATACTTAAAAATCCTCGCTAAAATTAAATGTCTCTTCCGAGACGGTTTTATCCGCTAAAGCATAAGAATCGACACGTTTCTCGAAAAAATTCGATTTTGCTTCAAGACTAATCAATTCCATAAAATCAAATGGATTGACCACATCATAGATCTTGTCATATCCCAATTGAAGACACAAACGATCCGCAACAAATTGTATATATTGTGTCATCATTTTTGAATTCATACCAATGAGACGACATGGCAACGCTTCGCAAATAAACTCGGTCTCAATTTCAACAGCCTCTTTCACCAATTCATGAATTCGTGCCTTGCTCATCTTTTTCACTAATTTACTGTACAACAAAATGGCAAACTCACAGTGTAGCGCCTCATCACGCGATATTAATTCATTTGAAAATGTCAATCCTGGCATCAATCCACGTTTTTTCAACCAGTATATACTACAAAAAGCACCTGAAAAAAAGATTCCCTCTACACAGGCAAACGCAACTAGACGCGTGGCGAAATTACTGCGATTATCCTTGATCCATTTTTGCGCCCAATCCGACTTCTTCTTGATACAAGGGAAATTATCTATAGCACGAAACAAACGCATCTTTTCATCTTCATTTTTTATATAGGTCTCTATCAATAAACTATATGTCTGGGAATGTATATTTTCCATTGCGATTTGAAATCCATAAAACGCTCTTGCCTCAGATAATTGTACATCTGACATGAAACGCACAGCCAGATTCTCCAAAACAATACCATCACTCGCGGCGAAAAAAGCCAATATCATAGATACAAAATGTTTTTCGTCATCAGTTAAGGTCTCCCAATGAGTTAAATCTTTTGATAAATCAATTTCCTCAGCACGCCAAAAACAATCTACTTGTTTCTTATACATTTCCCATATATCCTGGTGTTGGATTGGAAACATTACAAAGCGATTATCGTCAGGTGATAGTAACGGTTCATGAACAGTCTTTGACATCCTAAATAATATATAGTTAAGATTTTATATTTTAATAAAAATATATATTGTTTAATTTCAAAATAAAAAGATTTTTAATATATTTATACAAGTTAACATAATAATGGTTCGTGTAGCAATTTGTTATTGGGGAATGACGCGGTCAATTAGACTTGTTCATCATGCGCATAAAAATCAAATTTTTGATATATTCAAAAATAATAACATTGATTATGATGTATATATTCATACCTGGAAAACCGCGAAGAATATGGTGTGGGGTGTTTCTTGGGATGTACCGAATGATTATAATGAATATAAATTATTGAATCCAACACACTATGAGATTGATAATCAAGATGAATTTTTGAACACAGTAAATTTTTCAGATTATTTCAAAAAAGAATTATACGATACCTATGGAGACCACCCAGATTATGAATGGCGCCCAGAATTAATACGCAACATGATTTGTGCTCTAGAAAGCCAAAAGAGGGTAACACAAATATGTATAGATTCTCAAAAAAAATACGATTTCATGCTGTATATCAGACCAGACGTGGATATATATACACCTTTTTTACTTGAATGGCTTGAGTTGGTGAAACCTGGCGAAATCGCATTGACAAATGAAAGTTATCGTCATTTTGAAGGGTATAACGACAAATTCGCTTTGATGCGATTTGCCGATTGTCAATTATATGCTAACAGGTTGGACGGGTTGAAAAGTTACCGCGATACCAAGGGGCGAATCGTTGCCGAAAAATACTTGAAATATATCATCGAAAAAAACTTTTCAAATGTTCATTTTATAAACATGACTGTGCGTTTAATTCGTCCAAAATAATTTTTTAATTTATTTTCTTGTTTTCTTTATTGTTTGATTTGTTTTCTTTTTTTAGAGATAAATCACATAATTCTTGTAATCTCGCCTTATAATATTCAGAATAATAATTAGACGCTTCATTTAATTCATCGGAATGGTCTAAATAACTTAAATCCACGTAGCGATGATCGTATAAATTACGAATGTTCATTTTGTAATATTCTGGGTCTAAGTCCACATCATTTACATGATTGTAATTTTCATATATACTTGCTGGGCTATTATCATGCTGATTATCTTGAATCATCATTTTTTGATTATGTATTCGTGTTGTTGTAAATAATAGTAAAACCAATAAAGTCGTAACTACTATAAACGCAAGTATATCCCAATTATTTACTCTATGGTATAATTTTGATTTAGGAGAATAAGGTCTATTTTTAGATATATAAGGAACGTTTGATTCAAGAGCATCATATTCATCATTGGAACAGGATTTATAGGCGTGTTCGTTGATATTCACTGGGTAATTCATATTCACTGGGTAATTCATATTCGCTGGGTAATTCATATTTTCAGGATGACTCATTTTTATGGGTAATGTTTTTATTTATTACAAATTCATTATAATAAATAACTTTTCAATTTTTTTTACATTGGTTTAATATAAGAAGTAAATTAAGAAAATGGTGAATGTTAAAATGACTTTAGAGGATAGAAATAAATATTTGTCAATCATTGATCATGAAATTGATTCAAAATTAAGTGATTTATCAAAAAGCAGAAATGTAGAACAAGAACAAGAAAACCCTGATTTATTAAATACAATGAATGAATCTTCTTCTGTGAAAAAAGAATTATTACCTACTATGAATTTAGCACAAAGAGATAAGTATTTATCACAAATTGACCAAGAAATAAAATCAAAAAAAAAATTATTATTGGAAAAAAGAAAATATTTAAAAAATATTTCTGGAGACAACAGTTTTTTATCAAGCGTCAATAATGATTATCAAACATATTATGATTTTATTATAAAACAAAAAGAGGACCAAATGAAAACATTGAATTATTTGAATGATTACATTCAAGATATTATGGTAAATATGAATTTAACTGAACAAGATATACTTGAAGCGAATAAGGAAAAAAAACGCATATTGGGTGAAATTAAAAATATTAGAAAAAGTTTAGAAGAAATTATTGAAACATGATTTTTATAATAATAAAAATAATATTTTGTTATTATATATGGCAGATATAGAAGGTCCTATTACAGTTAAAACAAATATACTTAATAACTTGAATGAAATTAAAAATACTTTACGTGGAAATAATAAATTTTTATCTGATATCAATACTAGTGTGGAAGAATTGAAAGAATTTGTTGAGAATTTAATTAAAACTTGTAGAGTCGCAAAACAAAATTTATCTATTCAAATGAATACTGTTGCGTCTGGTAATGAAAAAATAGGTGAATTAGAAAATAAAGCAAATGGTCTTCAAGAAAAAATTTCTGCGTTAGAGAGTGATTTGAATACTTTAAAAGCCACTTCAGAAAGTGATAAAACTAGTAGAGATAATGCTTTAAATGAAGAAATAAAGAGATTACAAGAAGAAATAAATAAAATAACCGCTGATAGAGATAATATAAAACTTGAAAAAGATACTGTAGTCGCAGAACGCGATGGTGCGTTGGAAAATATCAATAAATTAAATGCCGATTTACAAGAAATAAATGATTCAGTAGAAGGTCTGAAAACAGATGTAAATAACCCAGATGTTAGTGCTCTATATCAAAAAATACTAGACAAAATTAAAGAACTACAGGCAATGATTACTAATTTTAATTCAGAAGAAGGACCTGGTGCTGGAGTAGGAGGTCGCCGAAGACATCATCGTAAACATATTACAAAAAAAATGAAAAAGAGTATGAAAAAAGGTATGATTATGAGAGGAGGGTTTATAGCCGATTACAAATCAAAAACACATCGCCGTCATAAACATAAAAAGAGATCTTCTTCGTCGCGTCGTAGTAAGAAGTATAGATACACTACGACAACATCACCATCAAGATCAACATCAAGAACTACATCAAGTTATTAAATGGGAATTTTTATGGTCTAAAACCAAAAAACAAATTTATTTTTTTTGAATTCATTCCATAAAAAATGTTTGTTTTTATATAAATGAAAGCCTACATACGGAAGCGGTATGATAATAAATGGCAAATGAGTATAATATTCGTTTTCCATCATATATCCAAAACACCCTCCCATAAGTATTCCTGTCCATACATCGGATTTTTCTGAATAATATTTTTTATATAATTTTTGTATATGTGATATGTCTCGCATGATTGTTTGTATTGTTTTCATTTTTATTAGGTGTAAATTTATTGAAATATATTATAATATATATAATATCTTTATATTGTTACCCAAACCAAAACATTCCGTTAATACTAGGTATACGTATGTGATAATGTGGATTGATTTCTCTCAATCGTTGGGATTTTATAATATTTTGGGGTTTCAACATTTCTTTACGCGTTCTATAAACACGTTTCCAACATCTTTGTATAATTCTTAACCAAAATGTTTTCAATATAGCAACACATTCGTTTCCAGATAAGTATACTTTATATCCAATTTGGGGTATTATGTAATTTTCTGAAGATATAATATTGAAATAATTTCGAATTGTTGGATGTATTATTTCCAAATTATTTTTTTTATAACATGACGTTAGGTATTTGTATTTTTTTCTATAAATATCTATCATTACTTGATTTAATATAAAATAATCATCCTCGTTATCACTATCACTATCACTATAGTATTCACTGTCTTGATCGCTATTCTCATCTATATGAATCATTATATAATGCCCCATAATATTTGGGTCACTTTCATTCGCGTCATAACCGTGTAAATCCGGATGAAATAATTCGCATATCAATAAATAATTTTTATTCATTTATGACAAATATATATACATTTATGAAATATAGTTTAAATTATTATTATTTATCAATTTTTTTAGTTATAATATATATAGTAATGAAAATTACAAAAATAATGAATAATTCCAATTTATCAAAAATGGTTGATAATAAATATGTTTTATACTTTGTAATTATTTTATCAGCAATATATCTTTTAGGATATTTACTAAGTGGAAATTTTAGCTCCATCATATTTTTTGTTTGTATTGGATATTTAACATCTTTATTTAGTAAAAATAATACTATTGTATTAACCATACCTTTGGTATTAACGAGTATTTTAATGATTGGAGAAAAAGTTAAAGAAACTTTTGCAAACATGGCTCCTCAAAAAAATCTACATACACAATTCATTGAAACCCAATCAGAAATTAATGATATGATTGCGAACGGAGTAAATACGACTCAACAAAAAAATGCGTTAAAAGTAAAAAACGACAAATTAAAAAGTTTACTAAAACAAATTGACGCAAAATCCAATATGAGAAAAAAAACAAAGGGTTATGTTGCTAAAAAACAAACAGTGTCTAGTAAACCTGTAGTTGCTCAAAAATAAAATGTCGCTAGTAAACCTATTCTCTCTCAAGCTGTATCATCAAGTAAAGTTACAAAAAAATAAAATGTAATTTTTTCAAATTCAAAAAAGTAATAAATAATTAATAATATTTATTATTTTTTTTTAATTGTAATATATATAATCATGAAAATACCAAAAATACTGGATAAAAAAAATTTATCAAAAATACTTGAAAATAAATATGTTTTATATTTTGTTTTTATTTTAGCAATAATCAATCTTTTTGGATACATGGTTACTGGAAATTTGAATTCTATTATATTTTTTGTTTTAGTTGGTTTCTTAACACATTTTTTTAGCAAAAATATGATTATTATTTTAACAATTCCTTTAGTATTAACAAGTGTGTTAATGGTCGGAAAAAACGTAAAGGAAAGTTTTGAAAATGCTAGTAAAAGTATAGATGAGCAAATAAAAGATCTCAAAGGTGAAATTGATAATATGATTGAAAAAGGTCTATCTACTGAATCTGACAAATCCGCGTTTAAAGAAAAAAATGAAAAATTACAAAATTTAATGAAACAAAAAAATGAATCTAATAAATCGACTGATGAAAAGGATAAAAGTGATAAAACAAGCGAATCCATGTCATCTATGTATAATAAACCAAACAGAATCGATTATGCTTCTACTGTAGAAGACGCATACGAGGACTTAAACAAGATTTTAGGAGGAAATGGTATTAAACAATTAACTGATGATACTCAAAAATTAATGCAGCAACAGCTACAATTAGCTGACGCAATGAAAAGTATGAGTCCATTAATGGAACAAGCAAAAAATTTATTACAAGGTTTTGATTTGAAAAACTTGAGCAGCTTAACAAATGTGAGCAAAAATTTACAAATGCCAGTTGATGGAAATTAAACAGTCATTATTTGATTGACATATTCTTTGACATATATTATATATATAATATATATGCCAAACAAAAAATGTATACCAGGAGTTATATGTATTGAAAATGTAACACTTTTTTTTCTTATATTGTTTATTTTTATTTTAGGATATTTACTTTATATTAGTGTTATTAAGAAAGAAAATAATGTCATTGTCAATGTAAAAAAAGAACGCGATCCTCGAGTCCAACTAGTTCCCGATTTGATTCCCAATTACCCATATAATAATCAAACGCCTGATGTATTATTGAACCCCTACATACCACCTCTTGCGGATGAACGTTATTTTGTACCTAATCCTAGAAGGGTAATTCCGATTAATATTTCAACGAATCCTGGTGTAGTTGATACGAGTTATCGACAAATGGGAATTTTAACTCCTCTACACAATAACAGTAAAAAAGACAAAATATTGCCTTTAATGGGGCGACCTCTATATGTAAATCGCGACAAATGGCAGTATTATACCATGAGTGACCAGAATAATAGTGTAAAATTACCTATTATTTATAACGGTCGTAGTTGTACAAATGAATATGGTTGTGACCAGTTGAATAGTGGTGATCGTGTTTTCGTAGAGGGTTATAATGAGGGATTTAAAGTAACTATTTACGAAACAAACACCATACAGTATCTACCTTGGTAACACCATTTTTGAAATACTATATTCTTCATTTCTGTTATACAATATGTAGATGCACGAAATTGTAAATAATAATAAATCACTTGATCCACGAACAGTAATTGGTAAATCTGAAACAATAATACTATAATTTATCCATAATGATGACGATATGATATTCAATATACAAAAAATCAGCGAATATATATTTGTTGATTTTTTTGTATAAAGCAAATACATAAAAATGAATCTAGCAATAATAGAAATACCTGTAGCTGAATACGGAATTATGTAGAGACTATTCATTCCAAATACTGATAAAATTTTAAATTATTAAAATATATTTTATTAATTTTCTAAACGTTTTAATGTTGTATTATGTAAATTCACTGCTTTATTTTTCTTGACTGATTTATTTTTTTCTGTTGTTTTTTGACATGATGATTTGTATTTTTTCATTGTTTGCTTTTTTTTATCGTATAATTTTATTAATTTACCTTTAGTTAATTTCATAATTATATATAATTTAAAAATAATATTTAATTATTTATCTCATTATTTATATAATATATAATTATGGCAATTAAAAATAAACCAAAACCTATTCCAAAGATTAATGTTAATCCTAAAAATAATAAAAAAGCATCATCACAACCAGTTATAGAAAAATCAAAAACTACCTCTATCGTGGGAACCGCTGCGATTGTTTCAACTATGAAACCAATCAATATATCCTCACAAAATATTGCGGGTGAATGTAAATTAAAATGTGATTATTCATTTAATTATAGCTCCGTATCTAATCCAACAGCAACAAATTTTGGAACATATATACAACTCACATATAATGATAATCCGGGTGTTACATACAATAATACACAATACAAGGTTTCTAGTATAAATATTTATTCTCCATCATTACATTATTATAATGGGGGATATGTAAGTGGTGAAATTTGTATAACACATGTTCCATTATACGGTGGAAATACTCTTATGGTTTATATTCCAATTAGTACATATGGTATTACGGTTAGTGGATCTATTATCATAAATAATATTATTAAAGCAGTATCAACCATGGCTCCATCCGCCGGACAAAACACAAATAAAGGAACAGGTACATTTACCCTAAATGATGTAGTACCAAAAAAATCATTTTATACTTATACTAGTGGATCACGTGACGTCATTGTGTATGGATTTTCAGACGCGATTGGTATAACAAATGATAGTTTGAAGATATTACAGAAAATAATAATGCCTGTTACTAGTAATCCTGCTTTTGTATCGGTGCCGATATATGTAAATAATGGAGGTCCAAGTATGTCGGCTTCACTGAGCAATTTGACGATGGATTGTCAAGCACTGGATATTGGTGAGCCAATGGAGGATTATGTAAAACAAAAATCATCATCTATGAACGACCTTATCAAAGGTGATAGTATATTATATTTCGCCATTATTATCATTATTGTTACTGTTTTTGTGTTGGCATATTTTTTGAAAAATTATTTTATAAAAACATTTGAAATGGATAATAATTAAATGATATTAAAGATTAAAGATTAAATGTATAATAGTAATAATAGTAATGATAAATCAGTCAAATGTAATTATTATAACTACAACAATTCCAAATAATGATACATCTTTAAAAAGAATGAATAATATAATAAATAATTTTAGTAATTATAATATACCTATTCTTTTGAATGATTATGTTTTAAAAAATAAATCTATAAATGATATATCATTTGAGATGATTACAAATAGTATAAATTTATTTAAAAAAATTAATTTTGAATATGCGATTATTTGTGACAATGATTTTTTTCCAATTGATAATTTTTTGGAAGAAATAAATAAAACGGTTCAATTGTTACCTGATAATTGGAGATGTTTACATTTATGTCCTGGTTACTTGTGGGGTAGAAAATATAATGATATTTCTAAAATAGGACATTTAAATCCAGAATATAATATGGAAGGAATTGACTATCATGAATCGGGTAGATTTTATAATAATTGTGATGCTGAAAAATATAATAAAAACAATTTTTGGTTAGGAGGTCCAATTGCTATATTAGTAAATAAAAATAATGTAGATATTTTATTGAATGACTTTATACATGAATATAATAATAATAATAATAATCCAAACGACGTTATTTTTACAAAAATTTTAAAACCACTCGATTTCATTTGTAGAGAACCACTACTAGGTTATGAAAAAGAAGAAGGAAATAGCACATTTCTTTTAAAAAATAAAGAAATAAATAATAATTATATTTCTGGATATTCTTTTTATAAAATATCACAATGGTGTATTTGTCCTAGATACAATGGAGGTTTTTCATCAAATGATGTGAAATTAAATGATTTTGTCTTTTTAAATTTAGATTATTTTGATTTATTTGTTACTCACTTGATTAATAATCCACCTAAAAATAAGTTTAATTTAATTACACATAATAGTGATATTCGTTTTAGTGATAATCATTATCATTTAATCAAAGATTATGTATTTAGAATATATTCAATCAACAACACGTGTAATAATATAAATGTAAAATCAATTCCAATTGGTTTTAGAGATTATCCTAATGATACAGTATCCATAATACAAAATATTCCTGTCATAAATAAAGATGAAAAAACAAATATACTTTATATGAATTTTGTTATCAATACAAATATACAAAAAAGAAGTGAATGTTATAATACATTTCATTATTTAGATTGGGTTATAAATGAAGAAAATGTAGAAATACAAAAATTTTATATAAATATGTCACAATCAAAATATGTTTTATCGCCAGAAGGAACTGGTATTGATTGTCATCGTATATATGAATCATTATATCTAAATTCAATACCAATCATTAAATATACAAATACTGAAATGGATAAATTTTATGATGACTTACCAATAGTTATTGTATCCGAATGGAATTTAATTACAAAAGATTATTTAATAGAAAATTATGATACATATTATTCTAAAATGATTGAATGGAAAAATAAAAATGATTGGTTGAATCCTTTATATTGGATCAATAAATAACGTATTGTATCATATAAAATAATATTTTGTATAATACAATAATAAAAATATATTTATACTGGTAAAGCATCATGCGTATTGTCTAATAATGGGACAAAAGAAGCAGGCTCATATACAGTATGTTCAATAGGTGCCATTTTACTCACCATTTCCTGTTCTAAAGTATAAGGAAATTGATTAAATGCGGTCAAATTAGATGCCTTTTTTTCTTCGGTTGGCATATATTTTTCAAGGGCATATGTTCCTGTTTTCATTTCAGATCTGCGAATTAATACGTAAGCAACTACGAATCCTAATAAACCTAAAATTGGATTACATTTGCAAAATAACAAAACTGCTACAATAACAACAACGAATTTTCCAATCATAGTGTCGATTCCTTTTGCTAATAATTCAGGGGTCTTGTATCCGGCAAGTAAATAAATAATGAATAAAATGAATAAAATGACTTGACCCATATTTTGTTTTTTGAATAGACTATCAAAACTCTCCATATATCATATTCATAGATTATATTCTTTGATAATTTGATATTTAATTTCAAAAATCAAAATAAATGAAAATAAAAATTGACTTTAAAATATTTTTCTAAATGAATACAATATACAAAAAATATATACAGATAATAAAATGTATTTTAAAAAGAGATCCCAGTGTGAACCTCCAAAATCTTCGAATTTACTAAATGATTTTATAACCTCCAGTTTGGGGTCTTTTGAAAATACTCCTCCTTTGAAACCACGTGGATACCTCGGTCAAAAAGGATACACACTGTTGAAAACCGAATTAACACCAGACCAACAAGAAGAATTAAAACGAGAATTAACCGCAAAACCAATCACACAAGGTGTGGGCATGGGTCAGGCACACCATACTTTCCCAGTCTATCGCGAATCCGATAATAAATTTTACGTGCCGCGTTATTTTGGAGAATCCTATTTTGGACCACATACAAAAAATAAAATACCTCCTGGTGAAAATATTAGCGTTCAATTTATGGGTGAATTACGAGAAAACCAAAAACCTGTAGTAAAATCATATATTGATCATGTAAGTAAATTCAATGATGCTGGAGGTTGTGGTTTACTTGAGCTACCATGCGCATACGGTAAAACTATATTGTCTATCAATATTATTAGCGTATTACGTAAGAAAACCTTGGTGATTGTACACAAAGAATTCCTCATGAATCAGTGGATTGAACGCATCAGCCAATTTCTTCCTAGCGCACGCGTAGGAAAAATTCAGGGTCAAATTGTTGATATTGAAGAGAAGGATATTGTCATTGGTATGTTACAGTCATTGTCCATGAAAGATTATCCTGGATCTATGTTTGACAGTTTTGGATTAACTATTATAGACGAAGTACATCATATATCAAGTGAGGTATTTTCATGTGCCCTCTTTAAAATCGTAACCAAATATATGTTGGGGTTATCCGCAACTATGAATCGCAAAGATGGTACGACCAAAATATTTAAAATGTTTTTAGGTGATGTCGTTTATAAGGGAGAACGAGATGAAAAATACAGTGTTGTAGTTAGAGCAATTGATTATGTATCCAATGATGAGGATTTCAAAGAAGTCGTGACAGATTACCGCGGTCAAGTTCAATATAGTACCATGATTACGAAATTATGTGGGTTTAATCATCGTAGTGAATTTATATTGACTGTGCTGGTGGATTTATTACGCGAAAGCAGTGAAAAAAATATAAAACAACAAATCATGATTTTGGCACACAATAAAAATTTGTTGAAATATTTATATGATGCGATTGAAGCACGAAATATTGCGACGGTCGGTTATTATGTTGGCGGTATGAAAGAGGCTGCGTTGAAAGAAAGCGAAACCAAAAAGGTCATTATTGCGACATATTCTATGGCGGCAGAGGCGTTAGATATCAAGACATTAACCACGCTTATTATGGCGACTCCTAAAACGGATATAGAACAAGCCGTAGGTCGTATTCTTCGTGAAAAACACGGGTCGCCTATTGTGGTAGATATTATTGACGAGCATCAACCATTCAAGAACCAATGGTCCAAAAGAAAAACATTTTATAGAAAACAAAACTATAAAATCATTCATTCGTCTAATTTAAATTACAACCCGGATGTAAGGACATGGAAAGTTGTATATAACCCTAAAGTTGAAGCAGGTGGGTGTGCTGTTTCAACGAATGATGAAACAAATGAAACAAATGAAAAAAACGATTTATTACAAGGAAAATGTTTGATTTCGATTAAAAAGAAAACGGAACAAAAATAATCTAACAGGACCAATTCGGACATTGTAAAAACTCCATATCATCGTTTCTTGGAAATTTTCTCATTATTTTTTTCAAAAACTCTGTCATTTCATCAGTATTTCCATGTTTATGTTCATAATATTTTCCTTTTTTACCACACATATCTTCACTATTTCTTACAACGATACATTTTTCATAATCTACTAGAATGTTATGTCCATTAACATTTTTTTTATCCGTTTTTTTTATCTGAAATAATAAACATTTTCCATTTTCCACATTCGACAAAGGATGGTCTAATAAAAAATGTTTACAATTCACACATAATTTTGCCAGTTTTACTTCTATACTGTATACTGAATACAGTGAATGAATAAATAAAAATATGTATAAATATAACATTTATATTTATGTTTATACATAATAAACATTTGCTTTTAATATTTTTTAGTAAAATATCTATCTATACAAGTTGCTCTAAATATAGACTCTTCTTCTTCTTTTTTTAGTCTTGTGAACATTATGTTTGAATTTATCTAAATAGTATTGTCTTTTTTCTAAACTATTCATACTGCTTGTGTTTTTTCTTTTGCGAAAACTCGTTTTTTTTCTATTGTCAGGACTCGTATGTTTGGTATCACGAGGTTTATTTATCAAATTAAATAATTTATTATATGATTTAGCAGTTATTTTTTTGTTATTTAAATCTTTTAATAATGATTTCTGCGATTTATTTTTTCTTGATTTTTTGAATAATCCAAAAAAATCATTTTTGGATCTAGATCTAGATCTGGATTTCGATAAGCCTTGATTATGTATTGATCTTTCACGATAGTGTTTTGTTTTATGATGCGATTTTGTTTCATTATATAATTCATATGATGTTCCGCCAATAATTAATACGCTAAATACTATTAATAATGTTTCGAAAGGACTCATATATAATAAAAAGAAAAACTTTATTTCAAATATAAAATTGATTTATTTTAATTTATGAATTAATTTATTTTACTAATATAAAACAAAAAAATGTATCAAAAATTCATATGTAAAATCGAATATCAAAATAAGGATAAATATTGTATTGAAAACCCAAATAAAAATTTATATAAAGTTTCACCTCATTTTTATGTAAATAATAACTGTAAATATTGTAAATGCTCTAAAATTGTCTCAGTAGGAATATTTGAATATATTTTTAGATATATATTCAGATTACGACGATTATGATTCATTTACCAGATTTGTTTTCCACTATTGGTAAAATGATTGTAATTATCTGTACAAGCACCAGTATTTGTTAATACTTGATATGGAACTGGATTTGCTAATGCTAACTGGCTTGGGGGTAAAACACCACCGGTGGAGTATACAGGTGTATTCGGTACATTTCCCATATATTGATGGTATCCACCGCCACGCATTTTCATTTTGCGCGACCCACGATGTTTTCTTGAATGTCTTGTATGTCTTGTATGTCTTGATTTTTTCATGCCAAACATTTTTGATAATCTTCGTTTCATTTTCTTTAATGTCATCTTTTTACTAAATTTTGACTTCATCTTCTTATACTTATTCACAATATTTTTTATTTTTAATTTAAATATGTTTTTATTTTTTCTTGTTTTTCCACCAGATTGTAATTTTGACGCGGCTGCTGCTTCAACATTACTAATTGGGGTTTTATCCAAAGAAAATTGCCTCGACGTTTCGTTGCTTCCAAAACCCCCCGGATAATTTGAATTATCTACATTTACTAAATTGGGATTTATATTCGCACCAGGAGTCATAATGTCGCCTTTAAATGTAAAGGGATTTAACGGTGAATTTATATTCATTGTTGCCATTATATATAAGATGCGATTATATTTTGTTTGTTTTGTATTTTGATTCAAAAATTATAAACGACCTAAATCATTTTTATTCACCACGCGTTGCCCCCGCGGCGCTAAACGCAAAGGTGTCCATTTTTTATGTTTGTAATTATACTCACATATCATATTATATTCTCTGTCCAAATGTACGTATTTATCTATATCCTGGTTTTCGAATTCTTCCTCATCGTCACTTTCTTCTAAAGCATCCAAATTTTCGTTTTCTTTGATTTTTCTGAACAATTTATTCATCATCACACTCGTTTTATAATCTGGTATACATGCTGTCTCTACATAATAATCACATTTCTTACTATCGTTACTATATACATACAAACCATAAATATCACTTTGTATTTCTGGTTTCACATTGAATATATATTCCTTCTTTTGTTGAGGGGCTGCGTGATTGTTGCCATACCTCTTTTCTCCTAAATTTGACTTGTAATATACGCAATTTACGATTGGCGAATTTTTGTTGTTTTGTCTAAATTGTAAATATTTGATTTTATAAGGAAGAATGGTCGCTATATTCAAAATATGTTGGTAATTCGTATCAATGACTGGAAGACCAAACACCATTTGGTATTGATAATATGATACCTGTTTGATGTCATTGGTGAAAATATGTTTCATTAATTCAAGTTTTTCACTATAATTTTTCATATGTACTGGGCGACCCTTGACATAATACAAGTCCTCTACTGAAAAGAAACGTGTATTTTCATATTTAAAAACTGTTCCATAAAAAATGGTGCCAAAACTCAAATGATCATGAAAACAACATACAGCATATTCGATATTTATAATTTGTTTTGTTTCCGTATTCAATTCCATGAGAAAACATACATTTTGTTTTTTATATGTAGTAAACCAGGCAAAAACCTTTTTTCCTTCTGGAATACATAAAATGAAATCGTAAACTTTATTATGTCCTATTGTTTCATAAGAAAGTTCTATATTAGGGAAATTTTTGATGATGTCTTCTTTTTCGTAATCTTTCAACATTCTTTGCTTATACTTTGTATTTATATTTATGATGAAACCTTTAAATCAATTAAAAATATTATTATTTCCCCAATAAACTTTTCATGTATTGTATTTCGTCTTCTTGAGTATTGATAATTTTAGACGCCAAAATTTTCACTTTTGGATCACTTGTCTTTTTCAATATTTCACCAGAAGTTGTTAGAGCCATGGAATGATGTTCTATCATTTCGTTCAAATAATCACGATCATATATATATTGTTGGGTCTTGTACATGTAATATAATAATCCCAAAAGGATAAATAAAACAATATAATATTTCGCGGAAATCATTTTCATGTAATAATCATTCATGGCAACTTCCACAATTCCCATCAAGAGTGCCATCATTCCAGACATGTACACTTTTCCTAAACTATTGCGGATATTTGTCATGTCATTCGTCATAATCACACTCATGACATAATATTGTATAAAAAAACTCAACAACATCATAAAAATCACACTTTGTAAAAGAGTCATTTATATTTTAGAATTAGATTATATAATTATATTTTTATATTCCAAAAATCGGGATAAACACTAATAATTCGAATAATAGGACGAAGATCCAAATGAATCTAATGTCGATATATCTGTCGTTGATGACGCGTTATTTGATGAAGCCTGAGTCATTTGCTTTTTCAAAAAACTTTTTAACTCATTTTTCATCTCTTGATTTACATCATTTTTTATTTCTTCTGGTGTAAAACCAGGTTTTGGCAAATAATCTTCTATATTTATATTTGTCGGGATCGCATTAAAATTCGACGATTCGGCTCCGCTAATAATTTTAAACATATCATTGTATTTTTGAATCGGCGAATTTACTAAATCTTTTGTTTTAGGAACCGTCAATATTTGTTTGAAATAAGTAATTAAATGATGAACTAAATAAATTAAAATGAATGATATAAGAATGGTTTGAACTGTCCAAAATAACATATAATTATACTATGTAAATATTAGAATAACTGGGATAAAAACTCATTGAGTGTTTCTTTACAAAAATAATTATCAAAATCAAAATTTTCATTTACTAAAAAATAAAAATCATGTGGAACAAAACGATAATATTTATTATTCATATTATTTGAGTTTGTTTGTAAATTTATCTCATTATCCTTATATGTTCCTTCTACGACTAACTGTATAGTATAATCATTCTTTTTTTTCTTAGATAATAAATTCGGGTCACAAACATCATAATAAAAACAAGTTATATCCCGTATTTCATGATCATGTGGCATTTGTGAATATATATTTTCTGGTTTAAAATAACTTTTGTCAATAAATAATACTAGATTTTTATAAAAATGTTTCAACAGCTGTACTGGATAATCAACCGGGTGTAGTTTAAATAAATTGTTGTTTTCAATTTTATAAACTCCCTCGTTGGAAACAATTTCTATATATTTCGTACATTTGCTAAAATTCGCATCTATTTTTTTTATTTTATCCAACATATCAATGGGATTATATGAATTTACATATATTCTCATTTGTATTTCCTAAATATTTAATCTTAATATTATTAATGTAAACTATTTAAACCCATTTATAATATTATTAGTAAGTAGTAACAATGGAAATACAAAATATTTCAGTGATTATTGTTGAAAAAAATGGCACTTTAAAAAGTGTCACTATAAAGGAATACAAAGAAGAAGAATTATACAAGAAATGTGGTTTCAAAAAGGCGGAAGATTTTGTAAAGCAAACAGAATGGTGTAATATTAAAATCGATGGAAAAAAATATGTTGTATTGCTTTATGGTAAGACCGAAGGTAAGGCAAATACCGAAAATAAATATGATTTTCCGCCACCAGTAGATAGCAGTTTATTTTTCGGTAATTGCGTTTTGGTTGCGCGCGTGAAAAAGGACAATTCAGAATACGGATTGTGTAACTTGACCATTGAATTATGGAAGAAAATATATGAAAAATTATTTGGAGGGTTTGAAGATTTGGCAGTGACTTGTGCTGAAGATGAAAATGAGGTGGATGAATTAGAATGCGTCCCGGCAGAGAAAAAGACGAAACATGGATATTTGAAAGACGGATTTGTAGTGGATAGTGATGAGGATGAAGAATATGGAAGTGGTGATGATGATGAAAGTGATGAATTGGATCAAAGTGATGATGTAGATGGGTCTGATGATGTGGATGAAGAATTAGAATTGGAAGATATTGGGTCTGAATTGAGTGAGGAAGAATATGATTATAGTCATGATGATGATGATGATGGTGATGCGGGTGTTACGAGCGTATTTTCATGTCTAAATACAAAAAAGAAGAAGGATTAGAAATAAAATTGATTTTGATATAAATACATATTATGTGTTATAGTAAAAGACACATAATATGCGACAAGTTGAAAACCCCGAGGTGTTTCGTAAAAATATTCGTTCAAAAATAAACGCGGTGATTCAAAATGAGAAAAAAACCGAAAATTTAGAAAAAGGAATTTATAATTATTGTTTAAAAGAAGCGACCAATCGTAAAGTGGTAAAGAAATGGGATAACCCCTATTTTGTTCAAATTTATGTCGACCGTTTGCGCAGTATTTATTTCAATTTGAAAAACCCCGAATTATTAGGGCAATTAACCAGTGGACAAATAAAAGCGCACACTATTGCTTTCATGACGCATCAAGAAATGAACCCGGTGAAATGGGATCCTCTTATTCAAGCGAAAATAAAACGTGACAAGAATAAATACGAGACCACTATGGAAGCAGCGACAGATACTTTCACTTGTCGTAAATGCCGTTCAAAGAAATGTACCTATTATCAGATGCAGACACGATCCGCGGATGAACCGATGACTACATTTGTCACCTGTATTGATTGTGGTAATAGATGGAAGTGTTAAACTCCGCGTTGTTACGGGCTTGGAATATTTGGTACATCGGTTGATCCAAAACCTCCTGATCCACGTTTGGTTTCTGTATGTTCAGTCACGATTCCTATGATTGGACGATTTATTTTCTCCATGATTAATTGCGCGATTTTATCACCCTTTTTTACTTCAAATGTGTTTTCGTTGTGATTATTCACAAGTAAAACAAATACCTCGCCTCGGTAATCATAATCTACGACACCCGCACCGACATCTACCCATGATTTAGCAGCTAATCCGGATCGTGGTGCGACACGAAGATAGTAATGTTCTGCGTCACAACCTTTCCATGAAACGGAAATACCTGTGCCGATCAGTTTTCGCGTTCTGGGAGGGATGGATTCATCAACGGCTGAAAATACATCCATACCGGCGGCATAATCAGAGCCATATACAGGTTCACGAGCGTCTTCGCGTAGGTATTTTACATTCAACTGTAATTGCGACATTTTATAATATAAAAACAATATGAAAACCTGTTTATATTGTTTTTTCTAAATTAACGTTTCTTTTTTATGGCGTTTGGGAATTTTCTTGGAAATTTCTTAGTTTTCCTTGTTTTTCGGGACTTTTTATGTTTGCTGATTTTTCCGAGAAATTTCTTGGTTTTCTTACTTGATTTTTTTTGTTTTATTGTTTTTCTAAAATACTTTTTTCCACCTAGTGGGTGTATTTTTTCATATTCCTCAACTAATCTTTCAATTAAATAACAATTATAATTCTCTTTAATTTGACAATTTTTCATTTTATACAATATATCTTCTTGTATTATAATACCGCGTCTTATCAGTTTTATCAATAATGATTCATATTCGTTCGCATGAATATATATTTTTTGATTCAATATTCGGTCTATAATACCATTCAAAACACTTTCTTTGTCTAAAACACGTTTATTATCAGTTATTCGTTCTATATCTATTTTTTCATTATTTGGAGTTGCTTCTATATTTGATATGTCTATATTTAATTCATCATACTGTGGAAATGGTGATGATGTAGTTGTTCTTGGTGATGCTGTCGTGGTCCGAGGTGATGTTGTTGTTGATCTAGGTGATGATCGTGGTGATGATGATGTTAGAGATGAAAATTTTAAACTAGTATTATTATCTATTTCATTTTCATCGTCAGAATCAACGTCCTCTAATGTCCAATTTGGTTCTTTATTCATATTTTGAGTAGTCATATATATTACAAATAAAATATTTGACTTTCTCTCATTGATACAAAAATCTAAAAAGAATTTCATCTGGAAATTCTGGTGAAAGCTTTCTTAAAAACATAGTATACTTGTTTTCTTTGATAAATTTGTCAATATATTTTACATCTTCTGGGGTACCATGTTTAAACACATATGGACTTGTAGGACTACTCCTTCTATTCCAATCCACACAATGAGTGATTTCGTTAATGACGTCCCCGAGTGTTCCCATCGAATACAATATGATGGCAAAAATACTTTCATTGGCTAAACCTCCATTACATATTAATTTAAATATACCTCGATTCACCTTTGAATACAGGAGGCAACGATTGATATCTTGTTTATTCAAAATAAACCACGGATCATTTGCGAGTCTAAATTCGGGCGCCAACAAACGCAAATTGGCGCGTTTATGTAATTCCGGGTTCCACCATGCTGGTTTCCACCCCATAATGCTTTTGTCGTGGTTTTTCATAAAGATTTCCCTAAATTTGACGGGTGGCACAATCGGCGCACACGCTTCGGTTAAAAAGCAGAATTGTCTGTTTTCATTGTCATGTAACATTGCATAATATGCGGTCGACAAATAAGCATTCACTACATGATAATAAGAGGTTTCAACTATGTATTCCCTCGGTATTGCGTGTTCTTTTATCCAATGTGACTTAACCATATTGATGTCTTTGTAATGGAAATATACATTGATTATATCCTTGTTGTATTCTATCCATTCTCTCCATATACGTTCCTTATTCACCTCGTGATTGTAACTAATTAAAAAGCATAATGCTATTTTCATTTATTTATATATATACTTTTGTTTACATTTTTATTCTCAAAACTACTTGTTTGAGAGAAAAAGGTGTTCGAATAAAAAGTATTTTATTTACTTGTTTTTTATTCAAAAAACTCGAAGGTCTATATTTATAAAAATTCTAATTTTCAAACAAAAGTAATTGGAAAAAGTAAAAATGGACATTTTTGGTATGTCCATTTTTGAAAATCCCAGGGATTCATGTTAAAAACACTGTTTTTTAGGTCATTTTACAGCATAAAGCTGTCAATCTCGAAATAAATATTTTACCACGACAGCATAATTTTGTGAGCATAAATTTAGATATTTGTTGGAAAAGGATTTAGGCATTTTTTTGTCAGTATAATATACGAATGGATACTTACATTTTTGGGGAAAAAAAATGCCAAAAAAATGCCAAAAATGCCGAAAAATATGTATGTGAAGTGTGTAACTTCAAATGCTCTAAATATAGTAATTATAAAAAACATATTGATACCATAAAACACGCGTCAATGTCAAATACTGACGGATACTTACACAATACTTCCAAAAATACTCCCACATCATATTTTTGTGATTGTGGAAAAAAATACACTCATCGGCAGAGCTTATATACTCACAAAAAGAAATGTACCTTTGTAAATGAAAATATTCCACTTGTTATTGAAGAAAACAATAATGAAAACAATGATGATAATCATGTCGAAAAGAATGATGTTATACAGGTAATCAATGAGAATGAAAATCACCCAAATGGTCAAATGGACGTATTAATTAATTTGTTTCAAGAACAACTTAAAGAAAATAAGGAATTGAAAGAATTGATTATCGAACAACAAAAGAAGATTTTAGAAATGGGAGTAGGAACAACCAATATTATAAATACCCAAAACAATAACAAATTCAATTTGAATGTATTCTTAAATGAGACTTGTAAAGACGCACTGAATTTGAGCGATTTTTTGGAATCACTCATTTTAACCCTAACCGACTTTGAAAATTTTGGACCTCTTGGGTATTGTGGAGGGATTAGTAACATATTGGTCAATGGATTGAACAAATTAGACATTAGCAAACGCCCGATTCACTGTAGTGATCTGAAAAGAGAAGTGATTCATATTAAAAACAACGATACATGGCATAAAGATGAGGATAAACAGCAAATGATTAAAGTAATCAAAGCTATTGAACACAAGAATATTAAGCAAATGTCTCTTTGGGGAAAAGCTAACCCGGAATACAAAGACCCGAATCATAAAAAGAGTGACTTGTATACCAAATTAATCGACCAGAGCTTGTGTGATACCGACAAAGAAAAAGCTATGAAAAATTACAATAAAATAATTCGAACCGTCGCCAAGGAAATATTAGTAGATAAATAAATTGGTAATAAAGATAGTATGTGTAATAAATATATGTATTCATTAAATAAATATATTTTTGAGGAAGTATGTGATAATAATATGGAATTATATAATGACATCATGGAGACTATCCGGTGCGATTATAATGAAATAATAGATAAAATGGCTCACGAGTTATGTATTCCAGAAATACGACAACTTGTTCATAAATTGGTAGGTGTTATTCTTATTCTTGAAGGAAAAAACTATGAAATCATGTATTACTTGAAATTGTTGTTGAATATTGATAAAACAGCGACGAACCTGAAGCATTACCAAACATACATCAAAATGATAACAGATTACGACAAAAGTTTTTTGGGATTATAGATGTAGCTTACTTCCGAGTGTTTTGAAATATGTATTATTATAAGTTATATTTTTATCCAATGCTTTGGCTAGTGTTTTGTCGCTTATTTTTATTTTTTTTATACAATCATATTTACATGTAAACTCATTTATTAAATGACCTGCTGAATTATATTGTCCTATACCGGTCTTATATAAAAGCGGATCTCCATGTTTTTCAATAAAAGCATCTTTTATTTCAGACGGACATTTATCAAATAATACATAATAATTTCCCTTTGTGATTATTCCATTTTTTACTGGATTATCAAGAGCGGAAGATGATTCATAACCATTACTTATTGATGCGGTTTTTCTATCCAAATAAACATTTAAAATTTCTGTTTTTTCACTATTTAATTTCGCAATATATCCAAGATTTTGGCTTTTTGTTACCTTTGTGGGAATTATATTATCAATAATATTTGGGTCTTTATCCCGCTCAACATACAACCAGCGAAATCCTTGATATATGGTATTTTCTTTTACTGCTTTATCAATAGTAGGTCGTTTCATAACAAAATTAGATTCTTTTATACATTCAGCAACACTTTCATATACTTTGACTAAATTCAAATTTTCCGGGTTTATTTTTTGTAATCTGGGTCCTAATGTTACAAGTGGTTGTTCAAACCCAGTGGTAACTTTTATTTGCGTTGGAGATAATTTTTCTAATATTTCTTTGTTAGATTTTTCTAAATTTTGGATAATTTTCATCATTTCTTTTTGATTGTTCAACAATTCTTGTATAATAGAAATATTATCGTATTGCTGTTGTGTTTGATTTGACGACGCAATCACTTGTTTAAGTGTTTCATTTTCAACACGCAAGTATTCAACATTATTGTTAAATGACTTTATATTTGTATTGATAATATGTAATAACATTTTATATGTTAAATTCTTTCCAATCAAAAACAACTCTTTTTCACTTTCATGCTTTTCTAAGTCAGTAACTTTGTTGAATTTTACATTTTCATGGTTTAAAATAAAATCTTCAAAGTTTTTACTTTTATCTACTAAAAAACAATCTAATAGTAAAGTTTCTTCATAATTGGTTTTATGTTGATTGTATCTATCTTGAATACCTCTTCTACTTTCACCAATTTTTACTATATAAGTTCCATCACTATTTGTTTTTACTTTTACTATATAAAATAATGAACCAATATGACCATATTCACGAAGTAGCATTTTTTCCCTTTCTCGCAATACTTTTTCGTCCAATTCTTTTTTGTTACTTTCCTCGATTTGAACGATTTCATTTTTTGCTTGTTCGAGTTGTAATTTCAATTCATTACTTTCTTCTTGTATAGTTTGTTGTAATATTTCTTCTAATTTTACAAAATATTCATGAATTTCTTTTGCTTTTTGTGTTTCTGCTTTGATACAAAATAATTTGAAGGTTTTTATGGTAAGCATAATTGTTTCTTTATTGTGACCGCCGTGTTTTTTTTCTTCGGTAGATTCTTGCTTTCCCAGTTGGGAAAGCAAGATTTTGTAGTCAGTATTAATAATAAAATTTTTTTCCAATAATGTTTTTGCCTTAACTTTTTGTTGAAAACCTACCCATTTCCATACATTATCCAAGTCAATAACAAAATCTGTCGTAGAATTGTAATTCAAGTAACAATAAAACGAAGAAACGAATAATTGTTGTTCGGTTTCTGTGAAGTTTTCCTTAATTTTCATTAGTAATTTGTTGTTGTAGTCATTTGTGAGTTTTGTGATTGGATTAGACTCAATCAAATTAACAATATCAAGCGATTGCATTATTATAATCTATATTATAGATATCTTTTTAAGTTGTTAATTGCTTTTAATAAACAAAAGCAACTATTTTTAATACTATATGTGACTATAGTATTAAATTACTTCAATAAAAAGTAAAATAAATTTGTAAAATATAACACGAAATATGCTGTATAACCCGCTCAATTACTGTATGCTAATCCACCCATGCCCGACATAATTCTTAGCACGTTATAGTTGGTGGCATAGACACGAACCTTAGCGGTTCTGGTACCTTCAACAGTTGCGTTGGAAAGAACTAATTGAAGAGTAGCGTTATCAATTCTGGAGAAGTTGCATGTGCCCGAAGGTTGATGTTCTTCTGGGCGAAGAGCAAATGAGTACACGTTAATACCCTCATCAGGATTGCGGGTATGTGTTTGGTATGGTTGTACCCATGAGAAGTATGATCCTTCACGCTCGGAGAAACGATCTTGTCCGTTAAGTTGTAGCTTGGCAACAACAACTGGGTTTTGTCCCCAACAATGCATGTCCAAAGAGGTTTCGGATAATACGAAGGTACCAGCATCAGATACTGATGATCCTTCGTTGTGTGATTTACCACCGAAATCAGAGGTAGTTAAACCTAGAGCAGCTAATGCGGCAGCATTATCAACAGCAGGGTTTAATGGGACAGCAGATCCACCAAAGTTGGTTTCATTGTATGCGTTGTTGTTGACTCCTCCGTGCCAGTATCCGGTGAATCCATCAGGGATGGCAGCATCAAGAGCACCAGCATCTTGGAATAAACCACGAGCATCAATGAAAGCATTGGCTCCAGCAGTGGCATCAGGACCTCCAAAGGCATGGATTGCGTTTGGAAGAGCATCGATGGCATCAGTGTAGTTGAATGGTTGGGCACCCAATACCTTGAATAAAGTGGCATCACATAAAAGGGATGAACAGTAATCAACGTTTTGATCAGGTTGGACGACCCAGATTAATTCCTTAACAGGGTGGTTGAAGTTCAACTTGATTTTGTTGGATGAGGAACCAACAGATTCATCACCAGTGAATTGTAATTGGGTGATTAAGTATTCATGAGGATTTTGTGCGAATCTTCTGCGTTCATCAGTATCTAAGAAGACATAGTCAACATATAAGGAAGCAGCAACTAAGGATTGGTTGTATGCGATGGTGGCAGTGACTGGAGTTCCAACTTGGTATTGGTTAGCGGCACTGTTGGCATATGGACCTTGTTTTGGGTTTGAGGTGGTGTTGCAACTTAATGAAGTAACAGCCCATAAACATTCATCAATTGGACGTAAATCAAGGTTAATCTTGACTTCGTGGTACTGTAAGGCAATTAATGGAAGGGCTAAACCAGGGTTGGTGCAAAACCAAAATTGTAATGGAACATACAAGGTAGTCTCTGGTAAAGCGTTACGAGGAGCACACACTTGACGAGGTGCGGTGGAGTCACAAGGACCATCAACATCAGCGAAGGATGGATCAGTGATGAAGGTTAATTGGGTGGTGTTACCAATCATCTTGAAGTATCCACGTTGTTGTTCGGAGGTCATGGTAAGTTGGTTCCAGATGTGCATCCAATCACCGTATTGACGATCAATGCGTTGACCACCAATTTCGACTTCAACTTGGGCGATTAATTGCTCACCAGGGAAATCTAACCAACGTGCGTAGACTGAGTGAGCACCTGAGGATAAGGTGGATGAGTTGCCCATCAATTGGTTGATTTCAGGTAAAGTGACCTGTAAGTAGGTTCTGTAAGCAAGATCACCATTTCTGGAGATGATGCAGGTGACACGGCGACCGAAATCGGCTTGACCGTTGAAAGTTTGTTCGATTGACTCAATCGAAAAGTTGGTGTAACGTCTGTAAGTTACTTTCCAAAAAGTAATCTGTGGATTGCCTGTTAAGTACACATCTTGCTTTTGTGTTCCCTAATATTTCTAAGAGGGGCAGAGTACACCTTAAGAAATTTCCGGTTTTGCTAGAACCATCATAAATTCCCGATTGCCGTCTACTCGTTGAACCTTAATCTTATATCTGCGGTATTTCAAAATCGATATAAGATTCTTGGCTGCGGATTATCCAATCTTTAACGTTTTTACTATGCCATTGGACATTACCCAATGGTATTATTTATGTCACCACAAATAAGTAGTAGTTAAAGCTCTAAGGAAGTCCCCGCAATTTGACAATCTTGCGAAATAAATATTTAATTTTTTTATAATAATTGTTCAATATTTAATTCACTAGCGAGTTATATGTTAAATATTATAATTTATATTTAACCACATATTTACACTGTTTCTCTATTATGGTGATATGTGAACCATAATAGCAGCTCACTGTTGACGCCCAAGAGTTAAGCGCCGTAAGCTACGAGTTGCATTAAACCGCCTCCCATTTTATAATATTGCTAAAGAAAAAAAATATTTGGATTTTAATTTAATTATAAAATTAATTAATAATCTTATAATTCAACGCTCCCTCTCGTAAATCTACGAAACACAATTGTTTATGTCCATATTCATCTTCATGAAAGTAAGCAAATAAGAATCATGTAGTATTTCCTTTTTTCCTTCGTGATTTTTTGTAAAAATATAACTGTCGTTTTTCTTTTTGATTTTCCACCCGTCGTTTAATGCGTTATACAAGAATACCATTTTGTGAAACTTGTCATTATCAATGGACAAGACATGGTTTTTGTTTTGTTTATTTTCAATATTAATTTTGATTTTTATTGGTTCTATATCCATTTTATATTTTGTTCTTAATATTTCCAAGAAAAGTAATCTACCATTTTAAACTATATTTTATTTTCAAAAATTTTAAAAAATGTAAAAATTCTAAAAATATAATTATTATACAAGAATAACAAGTTAAAAAAATTTCATTATTTTTATTTAAATACATTATATATGCCTAGTTTCAAACCAAAAACCACCAAAAAAATCAAGGTGAATAAAAAAAGCAATGTTACTTTGGATGGAAAACATAATGAATTTATCAATGAATTCACTAAAGATGAACAAAATAATTTGCCCAAATTAAAAAATGAAAAAAGAGAAATCATTTCTAAAATCGAAGAAAATGATAAATCCCAGTCAATGAATATTGAAGAATTGATGGATTACAAAGATCGCCTTAATGAAATCAATAATGAAATCAAAAACATTAAAACCAAAAAAAAAGAATATTTCCTAGATAATTCTAAATATATTTTTGATTATTTTGAAAACAAGAAAAACATTTCCAATGGCGTTGAAAATTCTTCTAAATCAAAAAATAAAATACTTAATTCATTCTTTAAAATAGATTCAAACGCAAATAATGTCATTACGAATCAAAACAACAATATATTTCAAAAATATTTGGCAAATATTGATGATTCTTTTTTGGACATTAATTCATTTTTGAAACCGTCTGATGTTTGTAACTCGTGTTATAAAGGTGAATTAATACCATTAGAAGATGAAGGCATATTGATATGTAATCATTGTTCTAAAAATGTACAGTTTTTAATTGAAAATGAAAAGCCGTCTTATAAAGAGCCGCCAAAAGAAGTATGTTTTTATGCTTATAAAAAAATAAATCATTTCAAAGAAATATTAGCGCAATTTCAAGGTAAAGAAACAACACAAATACCGGATGATGTTTTGGAGAATTTAAAATTACAGATAAAAAAGGAACGTATTGATATAAAAAACATCACCTATATCAAGACCAAAGAAATATTGAAAAAACTGGGATATAACAAGTATTACGAACATATTAATTTTATCAAAGACAAGTTGGGATTAAATCCACCCATTATTGCTCAGGAATTGGAAGAAATATTGTGTAATTTGTTTATGGAAATACAATATCCTTACGCAAAACACTGTCCGGATTACCGCGTGAATTTTTTACATTATTATTATGTTTTGTTTAAATTGTTTGAATTGCTGGGTGAACATTCGTATTTACCCGAAATACCGATGTTGAAAGACCGTGAAAAATTGATCGAACAGGATACAATATGGAAAAAGATATGTGAAGAATTGGATTGGGAATTTATCGCGACAATTTAAGATTTGATTGATACAAATATAATTATGGTATAGAATACTAGTGCTTTACTAGTATTTTATTTATTATTTATGACCAACACATTTATAGACCTCCTGGGAAACCTACTAGATTCGCGCCAATACCGAAACCGGCACCAGATCGTGCGGTGACACCAATACTTGGAATGTACGAATCCAAAATACTAAATGTTGCGGCAGCAGTTAAAGCAAGTAACATGATTTCATCTAACTTAAGGGATTGCTTTGGAATTGCGTAGGCGGCAATGGCAACCATTAAACCTTCTACTAAATACTTGATTATTCTTTTTACTAGTTCGTAAACGTCAAACATATTTATATTAATTGAAAAGAAAAAATTATTTATTTTTGATAATATTTAATTTTTAATTTTTAACTATTCAATTATTCTAAATTGTTTGAATTATTTGAAATTTATTAATTTTGTTAATTATAATAAATTATAAAATAAATACTTAAACGAATTATATTACATTATTTATAAATATGAAAGCTGGAGTAGAACCAAAAATGGATCAAAATGGAAAACCAAATCCTAGATACGTAGATTTACTTGAAGAGGATAAACCGATTGCTGGTCAAAAATTTGTGTGTGTATCTTTTGTATCGCCAGATAAGATTTTAAAACAGAAAGAAATATTTTTATTTGAGGAATTCCTAAAGAAGTGGGAATTTAACAAATCTATGGAAAAATTCCATCAATTTTTGAATTTTGTATCTTATAAATACAAATTAACGTTTGATGATGTGATGAAGGATTTTCAAGATTTTATCAAAGAGGAACAGGAAAATTTGACCAAGACTAGTTTAGAGGACGATTATAAAACATTTTTGGATAAAAATGAAGAAGAATTGGAAAACGCATTTAATGTAAAGCATAGTTTTCAAACATGCACACGTGGTTTAAAAATCCGAGGTGTATATCCAACTATGGAAGAAGCCGAATTGCGCTGTAAAATGTTGCGCGAATTAGATCCAAACCATGATGTATTTGTTGGTCCTGTTGGATTATGGATGCCTTGGGACCCAGAGGCTTACAAGACAGGTCGTGTTGAATATATGGAAGAAGAATTAAATCAATTAATGCAAGAAAAGGTGAAGAATGAGGATTTCGCCAAATCCGCCTTTGAACAAAGAGTTAAGGAAACGAAAAAGAAGGCAATTGAGGAAAATATCAAGAATGCTGAAAAGACTGGATCGTCATTAACTCAGACGATTGATGAGAATGGAAATTTAATTGGTGTTCAAAATATGAATACACAAGAAAGTTTTTTGAAGGATCAAGATGTTATTTCTGCTGCGGATATTAGAAAAGAGTTATTCGAAGGTGAAAATATAATCACTGGTAAAACGGATAATGGACAGAGTGAATTGATTAGTGGACCATTTGCTACAAAGAAGAATGATTAAATCATATTTAGAAATTACATTGTTTTGATTATTTGATTATTCAAAAAGAAAAATTATATATATGTATAATATATATAAATTTATAATTCATGAGTATGATAATAACAGATCCACCAGTAAAAACAGAAACAATAAAAGAAGTAGTTACAAAAAATGATATAAAATCTGAGAAAGAAACGAATATGAAAGAAACTATAACTAAGAAAAAACAAATAACAAAAAGAGTTGTTTCTTTAATCGTTACTCATCAAGCCCGAATACGTTGTTTTTTGGATATGATTATAAAAGGGAAAAGAATTGAAAAAAAAGAAGATATTTTTGATAAAATCGCTAATAATCGGTCATTCATTAATTCAACTAGGTCTTTTAAAAATGGCGTTAATATGTTAGTTACTAATATTACGAATAAAATTAATAGTACAGATGAAAGCCCTCGTAAATATGATCTTATAGAAAAGGAAGAAAAGGAAGAAGAAATACGATTTAAAAATTGTTCAATTCTTCGTTTATGTATCAATAAAGAAAATGGTGTATGTCTTCAACTTGTTCATGAAGGTGAATTAGACCCTGGTGAAGGTAAAGGTGGACGTTCTTATTATATTACAAATGACAATCATGAAACATTTAAAAAAACTTTTGATGTAACTGATAAGGACGATGTAAACGAAATTATTTTTGAAAATATAAATACAGGTTTAAATAGATTAGGGTTGAAAAGTAATGATTTTTTAAAGGATATAGATGAATATGTTTTTTATATAGGAAGACATGGACAAGCTGATCATAATTTAAAACGCTCGACACATTTAATAACTGACACGAATGTAACGAATCTTGGTAAAGAACAAGCCTTTCGTGCTGGTAAAAAATTAATAACAGTTTTGAAAAATAATAATGAATACATAAATTATGTATTTGCGTCAGATTTAACACGGACAAGACAAACTATTGAAAATATATTAAAAGGAATGAATGAAAATCAAAATAAAATATATTTTCCAAAAGAAATTATCATATTACCGTGCTCGCATGAGTTAAAATATAATTCAAAAGGATGTGACAAAAAACAATTCATAAAAATTGGTACAAAAGAAAATGACCCAAAATGTTCAAAAACAACTTATTGTACAGGAAATAATATTGAAAATTTAAAAAGTGATTGTAGTCAAATAACAATTGTTATTGTAAATTCCGGTAATAAAGTGATTAAAAAAATTCCTTTAAACTGGGATTTTTATTTTAAAAAAAATGAAAATAAAGTGAGAAACATGGATTGTTCTAAAACAAATATGATTAAGTTAGCAGTTGAATATATAAATACATCTGTACCTATAAATATTAATGAAAATGTGTTAACTACTACAAAAATTATAACAGAACCAGTATCTTTAGTAAATGATGATTGTTTAGCTGAATGTATGAATAATCTTTTTTTTGATAATTCTACAATAAATATAGATCCAATTAAAGAAAGTGTATATTTTAAAATTTTTAAAGAATTTTTTAAAGACGTTTATGAAATGAAAGATTTTGATAAAAAAAATTTTGATGAATTTCATAAATTTATAGGAAAAAATACAAGTGATTATGATAATAAGGACCATGATAATGATATTTTTAATAAATTTATAGAATGTTTAAAAAATAAATGTGGTAAAAAAATAGGACCCCCATCTCCATCTCAAAAACTAGGTGAAAAATCTGATCCTCTATCTGAGGAACGAAGTGATCAACATGAGCCTTTACCTGAGGAAACACGTGAAAAACCGCCACCTCCACTTTCGAAAAAAACAAAAACGTCAACAAATGGTAGTGATAAGAGTGTGAATAATATAAATTCCCCATTATTTTGGTATCAAAGTTTAAATAATAATCCAGAGATTTTTTACAATAAAATTAAAAATATTGCAAGAAAAGATGATACTAGAGACTTATTTGATGAAATTATGGACAGAATTATTGAATCTTCAGAGAAATTTTATAAAATGATACAAGAATATAAAATTAATAAAGACAATGACATTGGTTTTATTATTGATTATTTGGATGATAGATTATACGTAAATGATAAAAATGCGATTAATTTTATGGAGTATATAAAGTCAAGAGACATTGATTTGTATAATGAAATTCATACAAAAAAAGAAACAGGTGGTAAAAAAACAAGAAAAAACAGAAAAGCCAAAAAACGATTTGTAAAAAAAACCAAGCGTACTTATAAAAAAAATAAAACTCGTCGTCGCCTTGTTCGTAAAATAATATAAAGAGAATATAATGACTACACGAACAAAAAATAAAATTGTTTTGATTACTATATTTATTTGTATAATTTTGGTCTCGTGTATAATTATTTTCGTATAATATTGTATAATATTGTATAATATGCGAAAATACATGTATTTATTGTCAATCATTGTCTTTGCCGTAGCAAGTTTATTGGTGTTTAAAGGTGTTGAAGGATTTCGCGGAGGTGGTGGCGGAGGAGGACACGGAGGTGGAGGTGGTCGTGGAGGTGGCGGAGGACGTGGAGGTGGCGGAGGACATGGTCACGGAGGACACGGACATGGAGGTCATGGAGGATGGGGAGGACGCGGTGGAAGAGGTTGGGGTTGGGGATATTATGGTGGAGGTACTGGTTCAACCAGTTATGCGGTGAATCCCCTTTATTTAGACTATTATGGCGGATATAATCCAAACTATTATTATTTGTATGATGATGCGGATTATTTATTGGTAAAAAGACCTCGCGGTGATTATATTCTTGATTTATAAAAAAAATATATGAATATATATATATAAAATATGGATACAGATCTTAGTATACAAAACGCTATTGAAATTATAAATACAAGAACCGATGATATTAACATTCTTTTGAATCATTGGAATGAAAATCAAAACAATGATAGATATAGACAAGATTTCAATAATCATACAAATGATATTTTAAGAATTTTTGAACAATTTGTAGATATTATAAACCGTACTCCTGACAACAGATATCTTAGATTGTCAACGCATTTGTATCATAATTTAGAATGGCTATTGGGTAATATATATAATATGTTGGGAGATCCAAATGATGTGAATGATTCAAGACATCAGCTAAGATCGGAAATAGGTCTTTTAGATAAAACACAGAGAATGACAAATATGATAAATATTTTAGATGCGTATATAATTCGCCATTCCCCAAGAGAAGTAATACTTCCACCACCGCCACCATCAAGTGGTGGAACTAGAAAATATAAAAAATCAAAGAAAACTCGGAAAACAAGAAAGTCTAAAAAAACAAAAAGGTGTAAAAAATCTGTTAAATAATGATTTTGTGAAATAAATAAAATCATTATTTTCATGGTCATGCTGTATCATATAGTTGTTGTATAAAAATAATCATTATTAAAAATCTTTTTTAAACGCACAGCATGACTCATTTTAGTAGAAGATATATTTTCATATTGTGATGCTTTCGCAATTGTATCCCATGTTCCTAAAATTTCATTTGTCTCAACGTGTATTTTATAAACTTTTTTACCAGTCGACGATGTTTTTTTACATTTATGTTCGTCACTTTTTAAATATAATCCATAATAACCCTGTCCATTTCCATAAGGAGTCCAAATAGTTGAATACATTGTATATTCACAATCTTTCAAATAATCTTTAATTTCATTCGCTTCATTTCCATTGATTTCTTTACATACACTTTGTTTCCATTTTTGATATTCTTCTAATAAAGTGGTATTTAAAATTGTTCCACTTGGTGAAAATTTACATACTTGAAAAATGAATATTTGAGCGTCACTTTGAACCACTTTTTTTTTATATTCAATTTCTTTTAATGAAACACCCTTATATCCATAAACAACATGATTTTTATCCTGTTTTTCTAATCTACATGGTTTGAAACGAGTGTCCAAGTAATGTTTAAACGCATGAAATGTTTCTTTTTTAGGTTTCTCCTTATTCCATAAACGATATAGACCTTCAATATCTTTACTTGAAACTTCTACATCATTTCTAACAATACACATTTTATCAATGAACTGATTGAAATTATCTTTGATATTAGTGTCATAAAACAACAAAGGTGTTGTTTCTGGAATATTTTCATCAAAATCTGTTTGACACGCGATTTCCGCCGTTGAAATTTTTATTTCTGGTTTTGTTTTTTCAAGTAACTGATTTAATTTCAAAACTTTTTCTGAATTATTTGTTATACTGACTGTCTCAAATAAATTGATTACATTTAATACAATTAATTTTGCTTGTTCAACATCTATTTGAAAAACCTCGTCTTTTACTCTAGAAAACGATAATAATGAATGTATGTAATATTCCATAGTTTTTAGGTTTGTATTTTCAACAGTATAAGTAAATTCTAATTTACCGTGTTTACATATTTGCTTGTATGGTTTGATTCTTTTTGACACATTATGTGTAACACCAATTTTTAACTCTGGGGTTTCCCTTGTGGTGTCAATATTGAAAATATAAATTGTTGGAATTTCGTTACACTTGGTTATTTTTTCAGTTTCTTCCAACATTTTTTTATTTTCTTCCAATTCTTTTTCTTTTATTGATAACTGTTCATTTTTTTCGCTAAGTTGTTTTTTTAATTCGTCACTTTCTTCTTGTATAGTTTGTTGTAATATTTCTTCTAATTTCACAAAATATTCGTGAATTTCTTTTGCTTTTTTTGTTTCTGCTTTTATACAAAATAATTTGAAAGTTTTTATTGTAAGCATAATTGTTTCTTTATTATGTCCGCCACGACCATCTTTTTTTGCTCCGCCAATTTGCGGAGCAAAACTTTTGTAATCCTTATCAAGAATAAAATTTTTTTCTAAAACCCTTTTTGATGAATCTTTTTGTCCAAATCCCAACCATTTCCATACATTATCTAAATCAATAACAAAATCAGTGGTTGAATTGTAATTCAAATAACAATAAAACGAAGAAACAAATAGCTGTTGTTCTGTTTCTGTGAAATTTTGTTTTATTTTCATTAATAATTTGTTGTTGTAGTCATTTGTGAGTTTTGTGATTGGATTAGATTCAATCAAGTTAACAATATCAAGCGATTCTGTCATTATAATCTATATTATAGATTTCTCTTTAAGTTGTTTTGTTTGTTTTTGTTTTTTAGAAGCAAAAACGAAATGTGTTGTAATTAGTAATGACATTACCATTTCGTCTTTTTGACATTGATTTTCGGACCTTGTCCGCGTTTTTTGACATTATTCGGGTCATATTTCTCGTCCTCGTCATCAGAAGGGATATTTTTCGATAAATCCCAGAATTCCTTGCTGCCTAATTTGAAATCGTTATGATTGTCCGCCTTGTACCACATGACTTGATCAAACAATTTGTTCGACTTGGCATTGTTATTTATCACCAGACACTCGTAATTTTCCGTACATTGATCCATGACTTGACAAAAGGATTCAAAAGTTGGAAACATACCCGCGTAGTTTTCATAGATTCTTTTACGGTTTGCGATATATGGTTCTCGCAAGATAAAAACGTAATCTATATTGGTGCGGAGAGTTGGGGGTATTCCTAATGGATATTGCATAGTAATGATCAACATTATCTTCCAATGTCTCCCATTCATGAACAGCAATTTCATCATCTTGTCGCGCGCCCAGGTGCCATCGTATAAACAATCATCTAAAATAACAAATGCGCGGGGATCAATGGTAGTTCGCTTAAATGTTTCCATTTCTTTTTTGATTTGTTTCAAGACGGATTTTTGTCGTTTTAAAATGTTTTCAATGATGGCGGTGTTGTATTCATTATGTATGAAAAGTTTTGGCACCAACTTTCCGTAAAAGCCGTTACCTTCTTCTGTACCGGCAATGACGACGCCAATAGGTATGTCTTGGTGATAAAAGAGTAAATCGCGGACTAAAAAACTTTTACCGGTATCTCTTCGTCCGATTAATACAACCACGGGACCTTTAGATTCATTAGGTTTGAAACTAATGGTTTTCATATCAAATTTTCTTAATTCAAGATTCATATTATACTAATTAAGAAAAATTAATAAAAATTATTTACGAAAATCATTTTTAAATTTGATGTAAAGAGAGAAACCACTAAACTTAAATTACGAATTATCACTTAATAATGAATGATTCGTAAATAAAGTATTTTTAATGAGTTTGATTTAAAAAAAAATAGTTATTAAGTATAATTATTAATGAGCACTATGAATAAATCGTTAAAGATTCATTATGAAAAAAGAAAAAACGGAGAATTATTTAAAAGTTTTCAAAATGAGCAATTAACTAATCTCTCTGAAGTACAAAATTATGTTCCCATTTACAATAAATTTTTTGATTTAAATGAAACAAATTATAATTCGATTAATTTGAATCATGAATGGTATATTAGCAAAGTTGAAAAACAAACCGACTACAATTTGTACAAGTGTGAAATCAAAAATTCCCAAAAAGACAAAACCAAAAGTAAAAATTTGTTTTTCAAAATGGCTCCGCTAATCGATCCCTTTAAATTAATCGTCGGCAAATATGATTTCGCTGATCAAACCCTTTACAGCTTGCCCAAATACAATTCAACCACCAGTGAGGTCAATGAGAAAATATTGGATCAAAACAACACTGCCTATGTGGATGGATTGTTTTCATATTGTTCAAGTCTTTTGAATCATAATCACCATTTTGTACACGGTATTGAATTTTATGGTTCTTTTTTAGCAATCAAAAAGAATTTCAAATTTAATATTATAGATGATTTGGATTTCGTCAATCGGTCTGATTTTTTTAATAAAAACAAAAATATTTTATTCAAAGTTCATGATGAAAACAACCGTTTAAAGGACTTGTCTGAGACGAAAAAGTTGAAACCAATTAAAATCCAGGAAGATGCCGACAGCAAACCTTTAAATATATCTGCTAAATCAATCAATAATGAATTATTTGAAAATGTCTTTACTGAAGATGAGAATATTTTGGAGGAAGGTCAAATAATCGAGGATCAACATATATCGCTGGATACATTAAAAGAGTTTTCAATTGATTTATCTCATTTGACAGATGATTATGGAAACAACAAGAGTGAAACAATTCATTCGGTATTATCCTGTTCATCATGCTCATCCAGGACCTCTTATACATCCGAAGACACAGAAAACAATGATGAAGATTTTGATGAAACCGTCGCAAAATCTGGATCAAATGGGTCATTCAATTCAGGAAAAAAAACATCGACATCTGGTTATAGTGAGGAATCAGATGAATATAGTGATGATTCAGATTACGACGATGATGAGCGTCTTGATGTAACTCTTGATAAATTTCCTGTTCAAATTATTTGTATGGAAAATTGCGAAAATACATTTGACAGTTTAATTGCCAACGAAGAATTGGAGGAAAAAGAATGGTTTTCCGCATTGATGCAAATCATCATGACTTTGGTAACTTATCAAAAGGTGTTTTTATTTACTCACAACGATTTACACACGAATAATATCATGTATAACAAGACGGACAAAAAATTCTTGTATTACAAGTTTAACAACAAGTATTATAAAGTGCCAACGTATGGCAGAATATACAAGATCATCGATTTCGGTAGAGGTGTTTATAAATTTAGTGGAAAACAGTTTTGTAGTGATTGTTTTAAAAATGGTGAGGATGCTGCGACTCAATATAATTTTGAGCCATATTTTAATGAGAAAAAACCTCGTTTAGATCCCAATTCTAGTTTTGACTTGTGCCGTTTAGCATGTTCTATATGGGATTATTTGATTGATGACATGGATGAAATCTCTAATTTAGAAGAATGTTCGCCGTTGGTTCAACTCATTGTTGATTGGTGTTTAGATGATAATGGTGTGAATATTTTGTATAAAAACAATGGTCAAGAGAGATATCCGGATTTTAAATTATACAAAATGATTGCGCGAAATGTTCATCATCATGTGCCATATTATCAATTGGAGAGAAAAGAATTTAAAAAATATGTTGTCACATCAGTACCAAACAATGAAAATATAATGGATATTGATGCCATGCCGGTTTTTATATAGCCTGGTTTCTCTTTTTCTCTCTATGAATGTAAAATGAAAAACAAAATAAAATAAATAAATTTAACATTATTATATGATTTTTTTATAACTATATAATAATAAATATAAGAATGACTTTCGGTTTCATCGTATTAAGACATGTGAATTCTGAATTGACGAATCATTATTGGAATGAATGTGTACAATGTATTCGTCGTTTGTATCCTTTGAAAAAAATTGTCGTGATAGATGATAACAGTAAAAAAGAATTTGTCAAGGCTTATTACGAATACCAAAATATTGAATATATTCAATCAGAATTTCCACAACGAGGCGAACTATTGCCTTATTATTATTTTCATAAACACCGGTTTTTCGAGAATGCGATTATTTTACACGATAGTGTTTTCATACATAAAAGAATCAATTTTGATTTATTTAAAGGCGTTCCAGTATTACCATTATGGCATTTTAGAAATTCGCGTGATGAAAATTATGATAGACTTATTCAAATATCAAAATATTTAAATTATAGCAACAAATTTCAAGAAGAATTTAAAAATGTAAAGGAAAATAAATATTTGAATATGAGCATTATTGATGGAATGAATAAATGGAATGGTTGTTTTGGGGTTCAAACATATATAAATTATGGGTTTTTGGATTATATACAAAAAAAATACAATATATTCAACATGTTAAAAGTAGTGAGATGTCGGAAAGACCGTTGTTGTCTTGAGCGAATACTGGGATTAATCATTTCCATGGAAAATTCAAGATTGAAAAATATGCCTTCTTTGTTTGGAGATATCATAAAGTACACAAACGGAGAATACCGTTGGGGATACACTTTTCATAATTATAAGAAAAAACTTGAAAACGAAAGAAAAATAATGGTACCCTATGTGAAAGTATGGAGTGGGCGTTAATGTTTTGTTTTCCTGGATTTCCTGGATTTCCTGGATTTCCTGGATTTTCTGGATTTCCTGGATTTCCTGGATTTTCGGGGTTTACCCGCGACGCGTGTCACGTCTGTTTTATAAAATGGAACATTTATTGCGAGATCACTTATTTTAAATACATTTTCGGGTGGTATTTCAACAGCTTTATTGATTGTAGCTTGGTCTAAATATAAATAAAAATAGGTAGCATTTGGATCATTATAATGATAAGTATTTCCATGTTGAAAAGTATAATAAGTATATTCTCCCATATCATGTTTTATTTCTATCAATTTTCCATAATTTTGAAATGGACCACTACTATAAAATATTCCATTACGAATTTCTATTTGACCTTTTATTACATTTTTTGGGTCTGTTATATCTATGACATAATACGATTCTCCAATTTTAAGTTCATCGGGTTTTAATAAGTTATGTGGTGACGGCAAATATATATTTTTATCTGTTACATCATGAGGAATCGCAGAAGATTCTAATGAAGTTGTATTATCACGAATAATATCATTCATTTCATTTATTCTTCTACGTAAGTCAATTCCTTGATTCTGTAATTGTGTTCTACGTAATTCTCGTTCATTATTATCCATATTATTCATATTATTTTATTGGTATATAAATACTCTATAAAATAATATTATTATTATTTAAAACCCTGGATTATCGGTGAAGACCGCGGGTGCGATTTTATCTCCCCCATCTTGCATCACTGGTTTCAACTGGTCAATGATAAAAGTACCACAAACGACACTGAAATAAACAAGCAATGAGTCTCTCACTAAAAATTTCAATGGTTTATTTTCTTTTTCAACAAATCTCATTTCAACAAATCGAATAATAAAATATATGATTGAAATTACGGCAGAAATTACAAAAACACTCGCCATGGATATAAAATAATATAGAACAAAGTTATTTATTATTTTACGCAATTATGCCAAAATTTCAATATCATCAATTAATAAATCAGGCATTAAAGTCATTTCATTGGGTGTATCAATATTATGAATATCTAAATAATCTAATTTAACATCTTCATCCGCAATTTTTAATCGAGGATTGTCTTCATCGTCATCCTCCTCGGTTTCTAATTTACGCTGTTCGTTTCGCATGTCACTGATTTCTTCTAAACGACTGATATCTTTTGGAGCTTCTACTATGATTTCATTATTATGCTCATCTCTCGCGTAATCAATATCATTAAATGATAATCTGGAAGATTTTTCAGTTTCTGTCATCACTTCCAATGTTTTTGGCAAGGCCAAGTCACTTTCAAGTGAAGGAGACGCTCCTGCGATTTGATCCGCATTTTTATTATCGACATCACTTGTTTCCTTAATAATTTGAGTTTCACCTTTTGATTCAGCAGGTTTTTCAATAACTTGCTCTTTAATTTCTTCAACTACATCTTCTTCGATCGTCTCGCCCATATAGGCCTGTAAAATACTTTCCACAGGTATACTTTCTCTCACCGTATTTAAAATACATTCTTGAACTATAATTTCAGTTTCTCGAAAATGTTTTTGTACTTGTAAAGGTGGAATGTTTATTTCAAACAAATAAACATTTTTATATATTTTTCTGGCAACGTTAATGTAGACCTTGTGTATAAAATCATCCAATTTTGGAATACTAATATCTATTTTTCGTTGTTTTTGACCAGCTCTAATAGCAGTTAATAATTTTAATTGAATAATATGTACACATGTCACTAAATCTTCTAAATAATTACAGCCACTTTTTTCAACAATTCGTCGACGTTCACTTTCAATAATTACTGGATTCCATTTTGGAATACGAGTAATGAAATTTTGAAATGTCATTAAATATTTGTCCATTTCATTATTCTCTTTACATAATTTAATTGCCTCATCAAAAATAGATTTTAAACCATCCACAATATGAGGCGTTAAAATAGTGAGTAAACGTGACCCCCATTCATTTTTGGATTCATGTAAGCTAGAAACGTTAAAATCATCCATATTACATAAAAGAAATATTTTCTAAATTGTATTCTAAACTCAAAAAAAGAAAATTCAATATAAACATGATGAGTAATTTTTCATTTCTAAATTCTTTGCGAATTTTATGAAAAGTAAAAAGTAATTCATATTTTTTCACCAAAGGTAATTCATGTTTTTTATTGATATATTCGATTAAATCCAACCCACTATAGCCCTTTTCATACAATTTTGTAGAGTAATTCATTATTTTTTCGTGATTCATATTTTCCTTGTTTTTTATCAAATATTTATGTAACCAATCTTCTCTCGAATATTTTTGTTCTCTCAAATTAAAAGTTTTATCAAGTATATGTTGATATAAATTAACACTTTTTTCATGAATCACTGGTTCGGGCACATATATTTCACAAAAACGGGATAAAATAGGTTTTAATAATTTATATTTATCTTCTACTATAATAAAAAAACGAGTCGTATGATTAAATAATTCAATACATCGTCTTAATGCGGATTGCGCGTCAATTGTTAATTTATCAGCATTTAATAATATGATACTTTTGAAATTATATCCACCATTTGAATTTATATGTGTTTTTGCGAAAAATTTTAATTCCTCGCGAATAAATTTAATCCCTTTACCGTGTGCGCAATTTACATATATTACGTAATTTTTTATTTTTTCCTTGTCATTGTTATAAATAATATCAATAAAATTATTTACAATGGTACGTTTTCCGTTTCCAGATTCTCCATGAAATATAATATTTGGAATTTTACGGGTTTTATGAAAGTATTTTAATTTTTCCATGATTGATTGATGAATATGATACTTCATTTTTATATTTTGATTATTACTAATATAATAGTCAAAATATTTATATGTTATTTAACGTAATATACTTTATTTCAATTACACAGCCGATGTCAAACTATGTGTAAATGGATTTTTCCTGAACGCATCAAGTAAATCTGGCGCAATACGGTCGCAATTGATACTTTGGTCATATTGTTGGGGTTGTCTTATTTCACCATAGTTTTCTTTCAATACTGGACGATATCCCATATTGTTTGGTACATACATACGAGTATTGTAACGATCACTATCAATTTTTGCCACATTTACATTCATGGTTTGATTATATATTTGCGTATTTCCGTGATTTGTTCTTGCATAGGTGAGTGGCTCCTTCAATGTATTGTTGGTTTGTATATATGCCGCATTGTAATTCATGCTTCCCCATTTGGATGAATTGCCTCCAGGATTACCTACAGTGCTACAATTTGTAGAGTCGCGTTGATTTTGGATTGCTTGTTGATCAGCCACCATGTAACCACCACCTTCCACTTGATTACCAACATAAAAGTTGGGCGAATACAAGGTGGTTTCTTTTACAGTTGTTGGCGTGACATCATTTGGATTGATTACATAATTTTGTTTTACACTTCCATTTGCGTCGCCGTAAATTCTTACATTATCTTGCGTTTCATTTTTCCTGGTTGGTTTCAAGAAATCCATTAAAGGCGCAATCACCGCACCTAAAGTTCTGCCAAAACCACTTCTCATGGTATCGGGTTGTCTTTGTACAGTACGATTATTTACATTGGTAGTGTAATTTTTTATAATATTCTCACGATCGTCACAAGGTCCACGACCAACAGCAGCACAAATAGGGACATCTTTTGGACTGAGCTCTGGTCTTTTTGCTTCTTCATATTCACCGGCAATGTATCCGCCATTTTTTTCTGCTGGGGCGGCTACACCTGTGTATGGTCTAGTAGTGGCATTTCTCATAGTATCATGGACTTCTTGGACTGGTTGAAGCATTTGTCCTTTTTCTTGACCAGTCGTAGTTAGCCAACGGTCTTGAGTTTGTATATAAAAGGTGTCCGGTCTATATTTTTCAATTTTACCCTCAATACCTACATTTTTGATCGTAGAATAGGATGGACCCTCGTGATTATCAAGGGAGTATTCTAATTTTGGATTGGTTGCGACTCTTAATTCATCTACTGATTTTGGTAACCAAGCATTTCGGGCTTCCATGCCGGAATTGTAACCACCACTGCCGTCGCTTGAAAAACCTTTTCCTAAACCAGGACCAACATATTCACTATCAAATGGTTTGACATTATTACTTTTCATACCTGGATTTACACGCGATTGATAAAAATCACTCATATTGGGTGCGCCATATGCCCACTGCATATTTTCTTGAGGTTTAAAAAGAGGAGCTTGTTCAATTTTCTTAATCATTTGTGACCCATTGCCAACGGTGTTATCTAAAATTGTTTCAGCAATATTTACGTCATATACTTGTCCCTTAATTTTTCCTCCATAAAAAGGAACCATATTGTTGTGTTTAAAATTACTTGCGTCAACATATTTACCGGTTAGTGAATATACTTCTTGAATCATATTTCCCACCTTTACACCACGATTCTGTTGAGTTTGATAATTGTTTTGATCAAAATATTTGTCAGTGGCAACATTTGGATTCGCATAATTTTGAACAGTATTGGCAAGTTGATTTGTATTTATAACTGGATAATTTTGAGGTAATTCATCCACATTTGGTAGATAATTTGCTCGTGCGCCCATATTGGTAAAATTTTCTTTCATTTGTTCGGATTGTTGTTGTTCCACATTTTCTGTTTCTTCGCCTCGTTGTCCTTTTTTTAATACTCTTTCATTTGTTTTATTTTCATTTTTTTGATTTGATACAACATATAATCCGCCTAATGCTAAAATAGGTATTGCTAACTCCATTATTATATATAAGTATTATATTTTTTCAATAAAATACTTATCCTTATTATCTGTATTATTTATATTTTTTGTTTTTATTATTGAATGATAAAATTATTTTTTTTGTCCTTTTTTCCCAGATGATTCATTATTGCTTTGTATCGGTAATGGAAATAGATGATTATTTGTTTCGCATGGTAATTTTGCCACAAAGTTATCTTTTTCTAAAATTCGTGTGCTTACATTATTTTCAAATGAATAACAAGTATTTTCTTGTGGATTCAAAGGTAAATAATACCAATCTACTTGTTCTAAATCTCGCGCGGTCCATGCTGGTGCGATGGTTCTTGATTCTTCGGTATACATGGATTTATTACTTGGGTATTGTATAGGTTGTGAATATACATTAAATTTGGTATATTCATCTTTTCCTAAACAATCTCTACTGAGGGGTTTGTTGATTCCTTTTAAACTACTTTCAAGCTCAATAGAATTTGTCATTAAATTTCCTCCCCATGTTTGAATTCTAATATGGGGGTCTTCCATATATTGTGGTCGATCACCATAACCAGGAACATTTAATATCCATCTTCCTGGATCGGTTGATTGTTGTAATTGTTTTTTAATTCTACAAGGATCATCATGAAATCTAGTAAATGCCATCTTATTTATAGTGAATATTTTATATTGTTGTTGTTAATTTATTTTTCTATTTATTGTAATTTTTCGAATTATTTAACTTGTAAAATTTCAAATTTCAAAAATATTAAAATCAGTTGTTTATCCATTTGTAAGGTCCATCACCTAATACATTTACATCTGATTTATTTGGTTCTACAACAATGTCTAGACGTTTGCCGAAAACAGTCCAGAAAAATTCACCATTTTCACCGTAAACTGTAAATTTATTATTCAATACACGTGATACATGTAATGGTTTTTTATTTAAATCACCATTGTAAATTGGTGTTAGTTGAACAGTTAAAAATTTGGTTAAATTATTTACATAATCAGGTAAATCAATCACTACATATTCATTGTTGGTAATTTTTCCCTCACCTCTGTAATAAACACCTGCTTCAGGACCTTCTAAACAACCATGAACTAAATATTTATCCTTGTTTATTGGATGGTCAATTACGAATGATTTTACATTTCGCCAAGTCGATCCATCGGATACTCTAAATCCAGAAGCACCGGAAACAGTTGTGTCATAATATATAGATCCAGATATAGCACCTATAGCACTGGATCCCGCGGGATAACGACCTACAGTTATTAGACCGGTAACGCCAATGTTTCTGAATATTCCAGTAGAGCCAATGATACTTCCTCCGGTAGTGAAACCGGCTGCGCTTACTATTCCTGAAAAAGCCGCAGTAGAGCCAATGATACTTCCTCCGGTAGTGAAACCGGCTGCGCTTACTATTCCTGAAAAAGCCGCAGTAATACCTTTACTAGAAATTTCACTCCATGTTATGCCATCTGAATATTTCATGGTTGTTGTTGTTGTATCATAATAAATGGATCCGGCAATACCCGTGACACCAGATCCTGATGTATAACTGCCTACATTTATTACACCTTGCGCATTGATGCTATTATAACTCATGTAGACCCGAGTGTTTGCGCCTATATCATTTAGCGCACCTATAATCTGACCAGATGATGATATCGCACAAGCCTTCCAAACTAAGGTTGATGCGGTGGCTGCCCAATTATTACCATAATTTGTAGATACATAAATAAGACCGTTATTAATTACCCCAACTTGATACTGACCCGATGATGATATTGCTACTGAAGTCCAATTTTTTGCTCCAAGACTTGACGTGACAATATTCCAACTTACACCGTAATCCATTGATAAATAAATCTGTCCACTAGCAGCACCATTAACGCTTACTAATTGATATTGTCCTGATGATGATATTACTATTGAAGACCAACTTCTTGTTCCTAGAGTAGTATCAGTAATCGCATTCCAACTTACTCCATAATCACTTGATAAATAAATATAATTATTATTTATACCTGCTAAATGATATTGTCCAGTCGCAGACATTGCTATTCTAACCCAATTTTGTTCTGAAGCAACGGTATTCCAAGTTATACCGTAATCTGTTGATAAATAAATATATCCTACATTTCCTGTTACTGTAATATATTGTCCTGAGGCTGATATCGCACAATCACTATATTCAGAAACATTAGATGGATCAACTCCGGCTGGATAATATTGTGTAAAGTTTGTGCCATAATCACTTGAGAAAAAAAGACTTATTGAAAAAATAGTAGTATAATTATTACCATGTAAGACTAATTGATATTTTCCTGAAGCTGAAATCGCAGATGATACAAACCTTTTTCCATTAGAAAAAACTTCACTCCATGATTTTCCATAATTACTTGATTTATAAAAGTTATTTTCGTCATAACCATTATTACCAAATATTAAATATTGTCCTGACGCAGAAATAGTTAGTTTAGTTGGGTCACTTGCAACATTCAAAAATGTATCTGAAATAAAATTTCTGCCATAATTACCTGTTGGACCCGCTACACCATAATCAGTGGTTTGGGTTGAGAAAATATCCGAATATGATCCAGGTTGTAATCCGGGTGTATTGGTTGTTCCACCACCAATCGCATATGCGAATTGTAAATAACCATTAGAGGGTGCTGTTAAGGTAGCTCCATAAATTAATCCGGCGCTACTTAATCCGGTGATACCATTAATACCAGCGCCTCCCGGTGGTCCAGTCGCACCAGTAGAACCAGTAACACCAGTAGCACCGGTAGAACCAGTAACGCCCGTGTTACCAGTAGCACCAGTAGCACCAGTAGCACCAGTAACACCTGTATTACCACTAGCACCAGTCGCACCAGTAACACCAGTAGCACCAGTAGCACCAGTAGCACCAGTAACACCTGTATTACCACTAGCACCAGTAGCACCAGTAACGCCAGTTGCTCCAGTAGATCCACTTGCTCCAGTAGCACCAGTAGCACCAGTAACACCTGTATTACCACTAGCACCAGTAGCACCAGTAACGCCAGTTGCTCCAGTAGCGCCGGTTGCTCCAGTGGATCCAGTTGCTCCAGTAGCGCCTGTTTCTCCAGTTGCTCCAGTTGCTCCAGTAACGCCAGTAGCGCCCGTTACTCCAGTAGCACCGGTTGCTCCAGTGGATCCAGTTGATCCGGTTGCTCCAGTAGCGCCTGTTTCTCCAGTTGCTCCAGTAGCGCCAGTAGCGCCCGTTGCTCCAGTAGAGCCGGTTGCTCCAGTGGATCCACTTGCTCCAGTAGCACCTGTTTCTCCAGTTGCTCCAGTAGCGCCAGTAGCGCCCGTTACTCCAGTAGCACCGGTTGCTCCAGTGGATCCAGTTGATCCGGTTGCTCCAGTAGCGCCTGTTTCTCCAGTTGCTCCACTAGCGCCAGTAGCTCCAGTTGCTCCAGTAGCGCCGGTTGCTCCAGTGGATCCAGTTGCTCCAGTAGCGCCTGTTTCTCCAGTTGCTCCAGTTGCTCCAGTAACGCCAGTAGCGCCCGTTGCTCCAGTAGCACCAGTTGATCCGGTTGCTCCTGTTTCACCAGTAGCACCAGTTGCTCCAGTTGCTCCACTAGCGCCAGTAGCTCCAGTTGCTCCAGTGGCACCCGTTACTCCGGTAGCACCAGTTTCACCAATAGCGCCAGTTGCTCCAGTAGCACCAGTAGCGCCCGTTGCTCCAGTAGAACCACTTGATCCGGTTGCTCCTGTTTCACCAGTAGCACCAGTTGCTCCAGTAGCACCAGTTTCACCAGTAACACCGGTTGCTCCAGTAGGACCAGTTGATCCAGTTGATCCAGTTGCTCCTGTTTCACCGGTAGCACCAGTTGCTCCAGTAGCACCAGTTTCACCAGTAACACCGGTTGCTCCAGTAGGACCAGTTGATCCAGTTGATCCAGTTGCTCCTGTTTCACCGGTAGCACCAGTAGAACCAGTAGCACCAGTTGCTCCTGTTTCACCAGTTGTGCCGGTCGCTCCAGTGGCACCCGTTACTCCGGTAGCACCAGTTTCACCAATAGCGCCAGTTGCTCCAGTAGCACCAGTTTCACCAATAGCACCCGTTGCTCCACTAGCACCAGTTTCACCAATAGCGCCAGTTGCTCCAGTCGCACCAGTAGAACCAGTCGCACCAGTTTCACCAATAGCACCCGTTGCTCCAGTAGCACCACTTTCACCAGTAGCACCAGTAGCACCAGTAGCACCAGTAGCACCAGTAGCACCAGTAGCACCAGTCGCACCAGTTTCACCAGTTGCGCCGGTCGCTCCAGTAGCGCCTGTTACTCCAGTCGCACCAGTTTCACCAGTTGCGCCTGTTGCTCCAGTAGCACCAGTTTCACCAATTGCGCCGGTTGCGCCAGTTGCTCCTGTTTCACCAGTTACACCGGTCGCTCCAGTAGCGCCAGTTACTCCGGTAGGACCAGTTTCACCAATAGCACCAGTTGCTCCAGTCGCACCAGTTTCGCCAGTAGCGCCCGTTCCTCCAGTAGCGCCCGTTACTCCGGTAGCACCAGTTTCACCAATAGCGCCAGTTGCTCCAGTCGCACCAGTTTCGCCAGTAGCGCCCGTTGCTCCAGTAGCACCAGTTTCACCAGTAGCGCCGGTTGCTCCAGTTTCACCAATAGCTCCAGTAGCACCAGTAGATCCAGTAGCACCAGTAGTACCAGTTGATCCAGTAGCACCAGTTTCACCAGTTGCACCAGTTGCTCCAGTAGAACCCGTTGCTCCAGTAGCACCAGTTTCACCAATAACGCCGGTTGATCCAGTAGCACCAGTTGCTCCAGTTTCACCAGCACCAGTTGCTCCAGTGGAGCCAGTTGCTCCAGTAGACCCACTTGATCCAGTAGCACCAGTTGCTCCAGTAGCACCAGTAGCACCAGTTTCACCAGCACCCGTAGCACCAGTAGATCCAGTAGAGCCAGTTTCTCCAATAGCACCAGTAGAACCTGTTGCTCCGGTTCCGCCAGTTTCACCAGCACCGGTAGCACCCGTAGCACCAGTAGATCCAGTCTCGCCGGTAGAACCAGTAGCACCCGTAGCACCAGTTGCGCCAGTTTCACCAGCACCAGTAGCACCTGTAGATCCAGTAGCACCTGTATTTCCAGTAGGACCAGTAGCACCAGTAGGACCACTAGAACCAGTAACACCTGTATTACCAGTAGCACCAGTAGCACCAGTAGCACCAGTCTCACCGGTAGAACCAGTAGCACCAGTCGATCCAGTCACACCAGTATTACCAGTCACACCAGTATTACCGGTTGCTCCAGTGACACCAGTTGCACCAGCAGCACCAGTTGCTCCAGTAGATCCAGTTGATCCGGTTTCACCAGTAACACCTGTATTACCAGTAGCACCAGTAGCACCAGTAGCACCAGTCTCACCGGTAGAACCAGTAGCACCAGTCGATCCAGTCACACCGGTATTACCAGTCACACCAGTATTACCGGTTGCTCCAGTGACACCAGTTGCACCAGCAGCACCAGTTGCTCCAGTAGATCCAGTTGATCCGGTTTCACCAGTAGCACCAGTGGCACCAGTCGCACCAGTATTACCAGTTACACCAGTATTACCAGTGGCGCCAGTTGCTCCAGTAACACCACTGGCACCAGTAGCACCAGTCGCACCAGTAACACCAGTCGAGCCAGACGAGCCAGTCGAACCAGTAGTGCCTGTGGAACCAGTGAATCCAGTCGCACCTGTTGCACCAGTATTACCAGTCGCGCCGGTAGAACCAGTATTACCAGTCACACCAGTATTACCAGTCACACCAGTAGCACCAGTAGAACCAGTCGCACCAGTACTACCAGTACATCCAGTAGTACCAGTAGATCCAGTGACACCAGTTGCGCCAGTAGCACCAGTTGCTCCAGTAGCACCAGTCGGACCAGTAGCACCAGTCTCACCGGTTTCGCCAATCGCACCAGTAACACCAGTTGGACCAGTATAACCAGTAGCGCCAGGTAAACCAGGTATTCCTTGTGGTCCCTGTCCACCAGTGGCACCAGTTCTACCTGTCGCACCAGTCCTACCTGTCGCACCAGTGGCACCAGTAGCACCAGTGGCACCAGTGGCACCAGTGGCACCAGTAGCACCAGTAGCACCTGTATTACCAGTATCACCAGTCGTACCAGTTGCGCCAGTCGCGCCAGTAACACCAGTTGATCCAGTAGCACCAGTAGGACCAGTATTACCAGTTACACCAGTATTACCAGTGGCGCCAGTTGCTCCAGTAACACCAGTCGCACCAGTCGCACCAGTCGCACCAGTAACACCAGTCGAGCCAGACGAGCCAGTCGCACCAGTAGTGCCTGTGGAACCAGTGAATCCAGTCGCACCCGTTGCACCAGTATTACCAGTCGCGCCGGTATTACCAGTTGCTCCAGTTTCACCAGTAGCACCAGTTGCTCCAGTAGCACCAGTAGTACCAGTTGCTCCAGTTTCACCAGTCGCACCAGTTGCTCCAGTAGATCCAGTAGATCCAGTGACACCAGTCACACCAGTCGCACCAGTCGCACCAGTCGCACCAGTCGCACCAGTTTCACCAATAGCGCCAGTTGCACCAGTAGAACCTGTTTCACCAGTTGCGCCGGTTGCTCCAGTCGCACCAGTTTCACCAGTCCCACCAATAGCACCAGTAGCACCAGTTTTTCCAGTAGCTCCAGTAGCGCCAGTTGCGCCAGTTGCGCCGGTTGCTCCAGTAGATCCCATTGCTCCAGTCGCACCAGTTTCTCCAGTAGCACCAGTTGCGCCGGTTGCTCCAGTAGATCCCATTGCTCCAGTCGCACCAGTTTCACCAGTTGCTCCAGTTGCTCCAGTAGTGCCCGTTGATCCAGTCGCACCAGTTTCACCAATAGCACCAGTTGCTCCAGTATTACCAGTCGCTCCAGTAAATCCGGTCGCACCAGTAGCACCAGTATTACCAGTCGCACCGGTTACGCCAGTCGCGCCGGTAGATCCAGTGACACCCGTATTACCAGTAGCTCCAGTAAAACCAGTTGCGCCAGTACCACCCGTACAACCAGTAGCACCTGTAGATCCAATGGCACCGGTTGCTCCAGTAGCACCAGTAGGACCAGTAGATCCGATTGGTCCAGCAAGTGTAACATATGAATCCGAAATCCAACTGCTTGTATCTCCAAAAATATTCTGAATTGTAATATCATAAAAAGTAGTCGCACCAATTATTGTAGATGTTAAATCCTTTACCAAAAAATAATAACAAGATGTATTACCCGTCAAAGGATAATCGTTTATAACAATATAACTATTTATTACTAAATAATTATTATTTGAATTATTATCTTGTAAAGCATACATTCCAGTTGCTCCCGGACCTAATTGTCCACTATCTTTTATTAAAGTAGTTACTAATGGTCCTGGTAAACCTTGACTTCCCGGAGTACCAGTAAAACCGCGCGGACCTTGTGGTCCTTGTGGTCCCCGTCCACCAGTTGATCCTGTGTAACCAGTACATCCAGTTGCTCCCGTGCGACCAACAGCACCCGTCGCTCCAGTAAAACCTCGAGGACCCTGTTTGCCGAGTCCTCCAGTAGCACCAGTCGCACCAGTTTTTCCTCTAGAATGACAAGAATCACTATCAGATGAACATGCCGAATCACAGTCATTATCTGATGAGCTACTGCTACAATAATGTTTTGATTTATTTAAATTTATTTTATATATATCGAGTGAATTATGACCAACAAAACGAGTAATTCGAACATGTAACAATCCACTATATAATGAATATTTTTCAACAATTCCTTCAAAATAACTATTTAAATCATTCAATTTTTTACATATAATGTATTGTCCAGGAACATATTCTAAATTTTTATCAACCGCAAAACATTTAATTTCACCGATATTCAAAGGCAAAGGATTTATAATATCAATTGTTTGCGTTGTATAACCATCTATTTTTTTCAATTTACCTTTCATTATAATATTCCTTTATAAAATATTATTTTACTAAAAATATATTAATTTAACATATTTTTATGATTAAATGAATCTTGTCATTAAAATATAATGTGTATATTATATAAATAATATGAAATACAAAAATCATACAAAAAAAATAAATGTGAAATATTTACCCAAATATCTTTCTGTAAAAGATAAAAAAATACAAAGCAAAATGCTTCAACGATCTCAAAAAATGTATAAAAGAGGAATCTATTATACAAGAAAACGTGTTCATTCTTTTCATTCAAAAAAATCCAAACATGTTATAAAAGCATTGAAAATGTATAATGTAGAAAAAATCGGTGCTACAGATGAATTGGCTAAAAAAACAAAATGTTCTAAAGATTCCTTACAGAAAATAATCAATAAAGGTCAGGGCGCATATTATTCGTCAGGCTCAAGGCCAAATCAAACGGCTCAATCCTGGGGAGTCGCTCGTTTAGCAAGTGCGCTTACTTCGGGTAAAGCATCAATCGTAGATTATGATATTTTGGAAAAAGGTTGCCAAAAATCTAGCAAAGCTTTACGAATGGCTAGAAAAGTAAAAAGAAATACTATGAAATTAAGAAAATCTCACAAAACAAAGTTAATTTTGTAATTTTTGTAATTTTTGTAATTTTTGTAATTTTTATTATTTATAATGCGTTTAAATTTAACATAAAAAGTATTTAAAGATTTTTAATAAAAAATACTTATAATGAACACGCCAAAAAATACTCCCACTACATATGAAGGAAATGTATTGACAATACAAACAGTTCAAATTGCGCCATTTAGAACATTAATGACTGCTCTAAAAGATATATTATTGGAAACAAATATATCATTTCAACCAGATGGTATTCGAATTATAAACATGGACAAGTCTCATACTATATTAGCACATTTATATTTGGCATCGCATAATTTTGAATTTTATGAATGTAAAAAGGAGAAAATAATTATCGGTGTCAATATGTTTCATTTATTCAAGTTGATTAATTCTATAGACAATGATGATACATTAAGTATTTATATTGAAAACGGTGATTATGTTGATGGAGTTGTATCTCATTTAGCCCTTAAATTTGAAAATGGTGAAATCAAGCAATGTAAAACTCAAAAACTACGTTTGATTGAACCAGATACAGAAGAATTAGAATATCCAGATGTAAAATTCTCATCTGTTATTAATTTACCATCTGCCGATTTTCAAAAAATAATAAGAGACTTGTCTAGTATTTCAGATAAATTGGAAATAAAATCTGTTGGAAGTGAATTAATTTTTAAGTGTTCGGGACAATTCGCATCAGCGGAAATTCATAGAGCAGAATCGGATGGAAGTCTCGGTTTTATATTAAAACAAGAATCTTCTAAGATTATACAAGGCGAGTTTTCTTTAAAGAATTTAGGATATTTTATTAAATGTACAAATCTATGTTCCCAAATAGAGGTTTTTTTAGAGAATGATTTGCCTTTAGTAGTGAAATATAATGTGGCTTCTTTAGGAGAAATTAAGTTGTGTTTAGCACCTTTACCAAGTTGCTAAAATAGTAAAACTACTTAATTCAATGGTAAGTTAAAGATATTAATAAATGTTAATTTATACTTTATAAATAAATATAATTTTTCTAATGTAAATTATATATATGTCACTGTCAAATGGTTATTTAACGTATTTAGGATCAAAAAAATGTTGTGATTTAAGAGGTCTTGGACCAACTGGTGCTACTGGTGCTGAAGGACCAAGAGGTACACAAGGATTACCAGGTATTCCCGGACCAACCGGTCCGGCTGGTGCTGCTGGTCCGCTTGGTGCTGGTAGTTATGGACAATTAACATTAGGGGGACAATCTATTTCAACGACAACTCCATTTCAAATACCTATTGCGGGTTCTTTAGTTCCTGGAAAAATGTATGCCGTTCAAGCATCTGTTTTTGTTTCTGGAACAGTACAGCTAACAAACCCAAATATTTCATTTAATTTTACAGATGTTCCTTCTTCTGTACCTTTTTACCCTTCTATATTTGGTAATACAGGAAATACTGTGACAACCCCATTTTATTTAACAGCCACATCAGGACCATCACCATATTCATATACAGGAACTATTACTGATTATTTTTTATATGACGGAGTAACCGGTATACAACTTCATAATCTGAATGTTTATATAAACCCAGCAAGTGTATCTCCGAACACTTATAATTTAAAAATGACATCAACTGTAACCCCAATTAATTAAAATAAATGTTGATTTTAAAAATATTTTTCTTGTTAGTTATATAAAAATATTTTACGTGTTAAATATATAATGGAAAAAAATCATAAAGATCATAAAAAATCTAGTTATACAGTTAGTTTAGGTGATTCTAAGAAAAGTAAGCATTGTAATAACGATTGTGGCAATAGTAGTAGCGATGATGAATGTAAAAAAAAATCTTGTTCTAAAAAAAAATGTAAAAAATGTGTTGGACCTCCTGGACCTTTAGTTGTAACGGTTATGGCGACAGGCGAACCAAATGGTTTAGAGCCAGGACCAGATAATACCGGAACATATTGTATCATTTATGATTGTAATACAAAATATTTGTCGGTTGGATGCTATATTACCATTGTATGTACTTCAATAGATACAGCCTATTTTTTAATTAAAAATATTGTTATTGATGATACTGGAATAGTTATAAGTATAGAAAATGTAAATGAAGAAACTGCTACATGGGAAGTGGGAGCCAAAGTTGCTTTAGTCGGTCCAATGGGTCAAACGGGTGCTACGGGCGCGACTTTATTCGATGTTGCTCCTATTGCAGAGGTAAGTTGGCCTTATGGTGCTACTTTAATAACTGGTGTCAGTGGGTTGATTTCGTTACAATTAGCCCCTGCTGATAATGCCAATCCAGGTTTATTAACAGCAAGTCAGCAACTAATCGCAGGAACCAAATACTTTCAAGATGTATTTGTTGCTGCGAATTTTAATGGTAATCCATTTTCACCTTGGGGGGGATTTGATCCGGGTAGTATGTATTTTGACACCGGTTTAAACGCATTACAAGTTTATTTAGGATCAACCGTGGGTTCTACTTTTAGAGGAACTACTTGGTGCTCAGTTTTGACTGATTGTAGTGGTTATACAGGAGGTTTAAATGGCGTTACCGCTCTAGGTGCGACTGGATTATCTTATGGCGCGACACTGACTAGTGATAGGTATTTACAATTTGGAAGTGCGAATTCAACAAATCCTGGTATAGTGAGTACTACGGGTCAAACTTTTTCAGGAAATAAATATTTTACTGGATTAATTGGTGTCGGTAATTATTCTTCCGCACCATATGTTGGAATAACTGGGTCGATTTATTTTAATACTACAATTTCTGGTGCTTCTGGATTACAACTTTCTAACGGTTCTTCGTGGAGTTCAGTGAAATCTTTCGTCATTGACCATCCAAAAAACCAAGAAAAATTATTAGTCCACGGTTGTTTGGAAGGACCCGAAGCCGGCGTCTATTACAGAGGTAAAGGTCTCATCACCAATAATGAGTCTGTTGTTATCGAATTGCCTGATTATGTTGATAAATTAGCAACGAATTTAACTGTTCAATTGACACCTATTTATGACGGAAATATATATAAACCTCAATATTTCTCCAGCGAAGTCGCTGGTAATAAATTTGAGGTTCACGGTGTAAATGGTGCGTTTTATTGGACTGTATATGGACAACGTATCTCATTCATTGTTGAACCAAACAAAAAAGAAGTAGAAATAAAAGGCGATGGACCTTACAAATGGTTATAATTTTTATATTTTTATAAATTTTTAACCGTTTTTAATATTATATTTTGATATCAAAGAGAGAAAACAAAAACATCAAAATATATATGTAAAGTAATTTAAAGGAATCTAAACAACATTATATAATTGTGAATCGCGGATTTTAAAATGAATGAAACCACGGATGAAACCCCAACAATGATAAAACACTCAGACCCATCAATCATAAATGACGAAACAAAGGCATATGCGATTAATAATGTATATCAATTATTTGAAAAGTATTATGGTGACGAATATATGATTCAACGCCTTCAATATCATTTAATAAATATATTACCAACTACACTTGATACGGAGGACAAGACTCACCAGGAGAAAATCAAGAGAAACGATTTTTTGACGAGCGAACAACAAATATTTATTCAGGTATTCTTGAGTAAGAATCGATATTATTATTTGCCCAATAATAATTGTTTTTATGAATATACCAACAATACCTTTGCGTCGGTAAAGGAAGACCATATACAACATAAGCTGTTGACCAATATTTCAAAGGACGGAGTATTGATACAATGGAAATACAAGACAAAGGTAAATATTATAAAACAAATCAAGGACCGCCATTTATTCAAGTGTGTTCCTGAACCGGAAACCATCCAAAATGTCTTGAATCATTTATATCCGGCAGGGTTGTTTAAAACAAAAACAGAGGCGAAATATTTTCTTACTGTATTGGGTGATAACATATTGAAAAAAAATACGGACTTGATTTTTTTCATCAAACCGTCAGTAAAAAAAATACTGACGGAATTGGAAAATATTATATACATCACAAGTGGGTTTACAAATCCGACATTTAATTTTATGACCAAATATCACGAGAGTTATTCATTCGATAAATGTCGTATAATAAACATGAATCATACAATTCAAGTCGATATATGGAAAAATATTTTGAAAAACATTGGATTAGACTTGTTATGCGTTGCGGTTCATTATTCAAACCGGTATGACGATTCTGAGTCTTATATTCATAACAAAGTGGATGACGAAGAAATCAAAAAATATACATTGTATTTCAAAAACAATAATCAACAAGTCATATTGGACAATTTTTGTAATACATGTATTCAAAAGGTTGATGCCACTGGTATGGGATTTGCGTCTTCCATTAATTGGAAAAATATGCATTATTTATGGAAAAATTATATATCGGGGTGTTCTCTCCCCAATATGATTTATTCAAATCATTTGAAGACACTTTTAAAAGAAAAATATCAATATGATGAGGCTGGTGATTGTTATTTGAATGTGATTAGCAAATACACTCCTTATGTAAGCGATTTCATTCATTTTTGGGATACAAGTATTCAAGTTTTGCCACTGGACAAATTTGAAAACGATTTTGAAATCGATGAATTATGTAGTTTATTCAAAAAATGGATCCAAACATGCGATAGTGGATCATATTTGAGTTCAAAAACCGGAAACATTTCCGAAAATGATGTAGTGAAAATCATCCATCATTTTTATCCGTCGATTGAAATCGTCGATCATAAATATGTGCTAAATATTTCGTGTAACCTCTGGGATAAGACTGGCGAGGTTGACAATTATTTAAAAATGTTTAAAAAACACTACGCTGAGGTAAGCTTAAAAAAAGGCACTAATGAATCCCTCATTTCATTTGACGAGGTGTATGATTTTTACTGTGAAAAGGTAAAGGAAAACGATTCCAGGTGTGTAAATAAACGATTCTTTGAAAAATATTTGTTTTATAATTTTACACCGTATATCAAATACGAAAAATTTATTAGTTTGGATTGGTTATTATGTTAATTAATCGCGTATAATTTACTATAACCTACATATAAGTCGGAATCCGTATAATGAGTCACCCCAATGTATATGGTTCCATCTAAACCAATCGCAGGAGATGTAGAATATTCTATATCTACTGTTCCACCAGAGGTATTTACCGAGCTTGTTATTTTTTTCCATTTTAATTGTCCTTCTGGTGTGATTGCGTACATGGTTAAATAAATACTGGTTGGTGATCCTGGATCACTAGATAATACATCATAAATTTCAACACCAACATAGATTGTGTCATCACCTCCTATAACCGGACTTGTATCTACAAAAGAACCGGTCGTTTCACTAATCACTCCAAAAAGATAGGTCCATTTTTCAGCACCACTTGATGGATCAATCGCAACTAATTTTCCATAATTATTATTGTTATCAATAACTATACCGCCATTCGTTACACAATATATTGTACCATCAGAACCAATCGCAATTGAATCTTGCGGAAATGTATCATATGTTCCATTATAACTAGAAGTATTATATTCCCATTTTGTAGTTCCACTGCTAGTATAAACCGCAAATAAAGAATTCGGTTGAGAACCACCGGATGTATTGAAAGTGAAATAAACAATACTTTCATCATTACTTAATGCTGGACGAGATTGGGGAACACCCTCATCCACATCGAATTCCCAAATTTTACTCTTGGTAATTGTATTTATTGAATATAATATACCATTATTTCCACCACTATAGCTATAAGCACAAAGATATAATGTGGAACCGTTACTTGAAATCGCAGGACCATCAACAATAACAGATTCAGGATACGAATCACTTGTTATGGTAAGTGGATAACCAGAAAGAACATACCCATATTCACTGACCGCATATATAATGCTTTCAAATGAAGAATTATACCCACAGACAAATATTTCTCCATTTGTACCAATCGTAATTGACGCACTTGTATTATAACATGAAGTCAGTGCGAATCTCCATTTTTTATTTCCACTTGATGTAATTGCGTATAAGTAACAAAAATTATCACTATCATTAGTAGCAACAAAATAATTTGTTCCGTCTGGTCCAATTGCGGATGATGCTTGTTCGTTTATATCTCCGCTGTCAAGTTGTAGAGCCCATTTGGCAGTTCCGTCTGAATTAAAAGCAGTAAAATATTGACTTGTTGGTGTTTCCGGGTCATCCCCTTCGGAAACATTATATCCAATATAAATCGTTCCATCATTCGCAATAATTGGCGACGAAGTACTAATGGTTACTAAACTACTCGTGCTTTGACCCTCCCATAAAATATTCCCCTGTTGGCTTGATACAATCGGTGTTCGTCTCTGTTGATTGTTATATAAACCACCAAATTGAGGATGGGGACTACATATTTGATAAGGTGTAATACTAGGTAATATATCACATACATTTGTTTTCACTGGACAAAACTGACGACATTTTGATGCGCGTATTTTTTGGGCTCGTCTATTTGAAACTGTAACAGCGCCAACACCCGAACCACTTATGTATTTATTGTATATATATTGAGGTTGATTACATATTGCTCCTAAAGAGGGATTTCTGCGATTTCCAACTCCGCCCATTTTTTTATAAAGAAATCCTGATTTTCCATAATAGAAATTACCATAAGGCATTTATATTATTTTTATATTTTTTATTTTTTATTCTAATAAAGTAAATCATATACCTTATTTTTATTTTCTGGATTTGCGGGTGCCGGTTAATTTGACATATCCGAATTTTCCCTTTTTGGTGCCATAACCTGCCTTGACCAATCGCTTTTCTTTTTTGGCGGTAGCATGTTTTACTTTTGACACAATACGTCCATTCTTGTTTTGAATTAAATCAACCTTGGTTAATCCACCTGCGGTCTTGTAAGCAGTACCGTGAAAAACTTCCGCTCTTGATCCAATCAAGATTTGAAACTTGCGTCCATGAATATGGTAATGTCCATCTGCTGCTTTTGAGAAACGAGTCATTATAAAATGAATAGAGAAAATAATTATTTTTATTTCTAAATATAAATATAATTTTAAATTTAACTCGAGGTTATTAAAATAAATAGAATTTTTAATTTTCTAGAATTTATTTCTAGGTGGACCATTTAATCCCCCTGGTTGTCCCTCGGTTTTTCCTAAAAAGGTGATGGGTCTAGAATAAGCAATATTTTCATTACCAAAACTTACGCGTCCACCCGGATAATAATTAATGATAGTTGCAGCACGTTGACTTTGCGTTTGGGTTTCATCTACAATACCATTATTGAAATAAAAACTTGTTGTTTTTATATTTTTAGGACAACTTGCCGGAGAATTATCTACACATTTTTTGGGAAACTCCAAATTATTCATACCAGGTCTAAAATATAATGACGCATATGATTTTGACATTTACTTATTTATATATACTATATTGTTATATTCTTAATACAAAAATACAAAAAATACAAAAATATGAAATAATATAAAAATTGAAACAAAATAATCCATGTACTTGACTTAAACATATATACACTATTTACTTATACCCAACATGACAACTACCAGTGACGAATTAGCAAACAAATATCAACAAAAAACCGATAAACAACATATATTAGACAATCCCGATACTTATATTGGATCCGTTGAAAAAGTCGAAACCGATTTATGGATCCTTAATGATGATCAAACTCGTATTGTTGAGAAAAACATTTCCTATATACCAGCGCTTTTTAAGCTATTTGATGAAGGTATTGTCAATTGTCGCGATCATGTGATTCGTATGCAACAGGCTATTCAAAACAAAGTGGATAACGCTCTACCAGTGAATTATATCGATATATCGATTCAAGACGATGGAACAATTGTCATGATGAATGATGGCAATGGTATTGATATTGCGGAACACCCAGAATACAAAATATGGATTCCTGAATTGATTTTCGGTCACTTACGGACTTCCACGAATTATGACAAAACCGAGAAAAAAATCGTTGGTGGAAAAAATGGGTTTGGATTTAAATTAGTATTAATATGGTCGACTTATGGATCCGTTGAAACGGTCGATCATGTGCGTGGTTTGAAATATGTACAAGAATTCAAGAATAATTTGGATATTATTGAAAAACCGAAAATCACGAAATGTAAAACAAAGCCATATACGAAAATTGTATTTAAACCCGATTATGCGCGTCTTGGAATCACTGGGTTGACACCTGATATTATTTCCTTGTTGAAAAAACGTGTCTATGATGTGGCAGCAGTTACAGACAAAAGTCTGAAAGTAAAATACAATTCCAACTTGATTCCCGTAAAGAATTTTCAACAATATATTGATTTGTATATTGGTGCTGCATCAAAAGAAGTGGTCTCGTCTGTAAGAGCATATGAAGATTCTGGCGAACGCTGGGAATACGCTGTTGCTCTTTCTCCAACCCACGAATTCATACAAGTATCGTTTGTAAATGGTATTCATACAGCAAAAGGTGGTAAGCATGTGGAATATATTTTAGGTCAAATCACTCGTAAATTAGTCGCATATATTGAAAAAAAGAAAAAAGTTTTAGTAAACGCAAATAGTATTAAAGAACAACTGATTTTATTCTTGAGATGCGATATTGAGAATCCGGCATTCGATAGTCAGACCAAGGATTTCATGAATACGCCATCCGCGAAATTCGGATCAAGTTGTAGTGTTACGGATAAGTTTATTGAAAAAATCGCAAAAATGGGTGTCATGGATGCTGCTTGTGCTTTGACAGAAGTAAAAGAAAACAAGGCGGTTAAAAAGACCGACGGATCAAAGACGAAAAGCATTCGTGGAATTCCTAAACTGATTGATGCGAATTGGGCGGGCACTGAAAAGTCGGCACAATGTAGTATTATATTTTGCGAAGGAGATTCAGCCAAGGCAGGTATTGTTTCTGGTTTGTCATCCGAAGACCGTAATATTATTGGCGTGTATCCAATGAAAGGTAAGATCTTGAATGTTCGTGGTGAACAGACCAAGAAAATCGCGGAAAATAAGGAAATCGCGGAAATAAAGAAAATTTTAGGTTTAGAATCAGGTCGCGTATATAAAAACGCGGAAGACGTTGCGAAATCCTTGCGTTATGGTAAAGTGATGATTATGTGTGACCAAGACCATGATGGAAGTCATATTAAAGGATTAGTCATTAATTTGTTTCAAAGTGAATGGTCATCGTTAGTTCAAATACCGGGTTTCATTGGATTTATGAATACGCCGATATTAAAAGCACGCAAGGGGACACAAGAATTGGTCTTTTATAATGAGGGTGAATATGAAACCTGGAAAAACGCAAACGCACAAGGAAAAGGTTGGAATGTGAAATATTACAAGGGTTTAGGTACAAGTACCGGTAAGGAATTTCGTGAATATTTTGAAAAGAAAAAGACGGTTGGTTTTGAATACAAGGGTAAAGACAGTGATGATAAAATAGATATGGTTTTCAATAAGAAACGCGCGGATGATCGTAAATTGTGGCTAGGTGAATATAATCGTGAATCATTCTTGAATACCAATGACAAGATGGTCACCTATGAAGAATTTATCAACAAGGAATTAATCCACTTTTCGAAATACGATTGTGATCGTAGTATTCCAAATTTAATGGATGGTTTGAAAATCAGTTTGCGTAAAATCTTGTATTCCGCATTCAAGAAAAATTTGACCACGGAAATCAAAGTGGCGCAATTCAGTGGTTATGTTTCTGAGCATTCTGGGTATCACCATGGTGAGGCGAGTTTAAACGCAGCGATTGTTGGTATGGCACAAAATTTCGTCGGATCTAACAATATCAATTTGTTGATGCCCAACGGTCAATTCGGGACACGATTACAAGGTGGTAAAGACAGTGCGTCGGAAAGATATATATTTACTCAGCTGAATAAAATCACGCGATACATCTTTCCTGAAATGGATGACAATATATTGACTTATTTGAATGATGATGGTCTGCTTGTAGAACCAATCTTTTACGCACCTATTATTCCTATGGTTTTGGTAAATGGATCCAAAGGTATTGGCACTGGATTCAGCACAGATATTATGTCTTATAATCCAGGTCAAATCATTCAATACATTCGTGGAAAACTTTCTGGAGCGTTAGCCGGGAGCGACGTTGAGTTCGTCCCATATTACGAAGGATTTCGTGGGACAATACAAAAGGTATCCGAGGAGGGAAAATATTTATTCAAAGGAAAGTATGAAAAAATGGGAGTTGATAAAATCCGCGTAACGGAATTACCGGTGGGTTACTGGACGGATGATTTCAAAGAATACATTGAAGGTTTGACTGAAACGGTAGATAAAGCTGGTAAGAAAATCGTGCCGGTGGTGAAAGAATATGACGATATGAGTAAAGATACATCGGTTGATTTTATCATTACTTTACAAAAAGGTAAATTAGCCGAATTAGAGGCAATACAATTGGACCACGGATGTAATGGGGTGGAGAAACAATTCAAGTTATTTTCAACAAATAATTCGACAAATATGCACTTGTTTGATGCCAATGACAAGTTAAAAAAGTATGACCGTGTTCAAGATATTATTGATGATTATTTTGTAACTCGATTAGAGTTATATCAAAAACGAAAGGATTATATGGTGGATGCCTTGAGTAAAGAATTGTTGGTATTGTCGAATAAATCTAGATACATTAGCGAATTACTAGCGGGAACGATTGATTTTAGAAACAAGAAAAAAGATGCGGTCATACAAATGTTGAATGAGAAAAAGTATTCCGTAATGAATGATGATGATGAATTCAAATATTTGACCAAGTTGCCACTTGATAGTGTTACCGAGGAAAATGTGGCGCGTTTAAACAAGGAACACGCGGATAAGGTTACTGAATTGGATTATGTAAAGACCACCACTACATCACAAATGTGGTTAAAAGAATTGGAAATCTTAGAAAAAGAATATGTGAAAATGCGTGAGAGTGGTGCGGCTTTAGAAAAGAAAAAGGTAGTTAAAAAATAAAACTTGAGGTTTGAATAGGAATACGGGTTATTTACTGTAAATAAAAAATATAAACTATATTGTATTTTTTATTTTGGGTCACGGTTAAAACCATGGTTTCAATACCAATTGTTTGTCATTATTGGATGACATAATTGGTGGATCCATGGGGGTATACATAGTAGACGCATCTTGTATATATTTGTAATATCCAATTGCTTCAGAATATACTTGGTCCACGGCATAGTTCAACACTATTTTATTTAATTGTTCGACTTGTCCCTTAATATTGGTAGGTTGATTTGCCGCATTCTGTAAAAAAATACTTCGCATGATTATTTTCAAAGTGTCGCCGTCTTGATCACTAATAATATATTGACCATTGGATTTTTTATATACACCTGCACGAATACCATTTTGTATAATTCCCATGTTTTCTGCTGAAAAAAAGGTTTTGGACAAGGCGGTGTTATCCCACAATCCTTCGGTTGGATCTCTAAAGGTACTACATTGATTTACGGGTATTTTATCATACATTTGAAATAAATCGCTTGTTTTAGGATATTTCGCATTTACTCTTCCATTGGTTGCCAATTGATTCTTTGTTATTTCCATTATATATTAAATACAAAATATTTTTTATTTATATTTTTATTTTATAATGTAATTATATAATATGGGCGGATTTCAGAAAATTGTTATATTATTATTGATCCTTCTTTTAATTTTTATATTAATAATTGTTGGATTATCATTATCAAATAAAAATAAAAATAAAACCTGGCCACCTATTGTAGGTGATTGCCCGGATTATTGGTTAGATGCAGCGGGTGATGGTTCTAAATGTGTAAATGTACAAGATTTAGGAACTTGTAATGGAAGTGTTGCTCCTGGACAACATTTAAGTATGGATTTTACTGTCGCGCCATATAATGGGGTAGATGGTTTATGTAAAAAATATACATGGGCAAATACTTGCGGAGTTACTTGGGACGGTATTACTAATTTATCAACTGATCCATGTTTACAAGTTTCAACCTCTAAATAAAAAATACCATAATATACAATTATGAAATATATTATAGTATTCGCATAAAATAATATACATTGACTATAATAATGAATGCTGAAGAAAAAGAAAAAAAATATTTATTATTAATTCTTAGATTACCAGAAGATATACAAAAATATATTCAAAAGTTTTTACCATTAAAAACATTGGTATGGCTAGATAAAAAAACATATGTAAAAAATCATTATATGATTACAAAATCTATAAAACGGTATGATAGTTATATTCGCGATATTATTCGCAATGATAATCACTTTGTATTTTTACAAGTGATGAGAGAAAAATTCAATTTGTGGAATGTTAAAAAAAAGTATTTTTATAAAAAAATAATTTATGGGAATTTTATTCATTTTTTAATTCATTTGTGTAACGCGAATGAAGCCACCAATTGTGTGAATATCATCAAAGAAATGATGAATAACTAGCTTAGAATAAATAACTTAAATATAATATCTATATAATATCATGCGCTATATCTCAAATATAATTAGTTTATTTGTAAAAAATGAAAAAAAAGTGTTGGGTAGATGGAATATTGATTATTGTAATCAAAAAGTAAATAGTAAAATAGATTTATCAAACGAAGACCATTGTGGACCGTGTGGTCAATACATTTTGAATAAAACTTTAAATAAAGATTGTATAAAAAATGAAAATCATCCAAGTGAAAATTTTGAAGTGAAAAATTCAAAATAACAAATGAGTAAAATTAGTATAAAAAGAATATGTATAAAAATATAATGGATGAATTAGACATAAATAAATATTTAAATAGAGAACATGAAGTGAAAAAAATGAAAGATATTTTAAAAGGATTTGAATCAAATAAACAAAATGCGTTATTTAAAAAAGGGATATACGTTTACGGTGAACCTGGTACCGGTAAAACCCAATTTGTTATGGATATTTTGAAAGGGATGGATTACGATGTGATTCGGTATAATGCCGGGGATATTCGCAATAAGGCAATCATTGATACCATAACAAATCACAATATGTCTGACCGTAATATCATGAGCATGTTTAAGAAAAAGGTGAAAAAAATAGTCATTGTCATGGACGAAATCGACGGGATGAATAGTGGTGACAAAGGGGGGATCAATAGTCTCATTAAATTAATCAGACCGAAAAAGACTAAAAAACAGAAATTAGAAGAATACACAAATAATCCGATTATTTGTATTGGGAATTACCATATTGACAAAAAAATCAAAGACTTGATGAAGGTTTGTAATACAATAGAACTCAAAATACCTACAAAAAGACAAATTATTGAAATTATCAAGATGATTATGCCTTATATAAATGAAGACATGAGAGAACAAATACATCAGTTTGTACAATATGATTTACGAAAATTAAATACGATTTTTGAAATTTACAAGAAAAACCAGAATGTTTTAAAGGGAGATTTAATTAAAAATATCTTTCATACGAAATCGTATAATGACGACACGAAAAAAATAACACACAAATTGATTAATAACCACTATAGTTTAAGTGATCACAATGTTATTATGAATGATACAGATCGCACGATTGTTGCGCTTTTGTGGCATGAAAATATTATAGATGTTTTAGATAAAATGGATAAACAAATATCGGTTCCGATTTATATCAAATTACTTGATAATATGTGTTTTGCGGATTATATTGATCGTATTACTTTTCAAAAACAGATTTGGCAATTCAATGAAATGAGTTCTCTCATCAAGACATTTAAGAATAATAAATTGTTTCATGAAAATGTCGATGTTTTGAATAATAAAGAGTTGAAATACAATCCAGGGGAGGTGCGTTTTACAAAAGTGCTCACCAAGTATTCAACCGAATACAATAATTTGTTGTTTATACAGAATTTATGTCAGCAACTTGGAATGGATAAAAAGGATATATTTTCTTTTTTCATGGATATAAGAGATAAATACGATGATGTCGAAATTTTGAATTTATTTGAAAATTATGAAATATCAAAATTGGATATTAATCGTATTTATAGGTATTTAGACAAATTTACGAATGAAAATGCTGAGGGGATTGAAGACGATCTAGTGGTTGATTATGAAAATATATGTGAAGAAATCAATTGTGAATAAATATTTTACAAATATGAAAATAAAATATTTATGTAATATATGAGTTCTATTGAAGAAAAGGTAAATAAAATTGAAAAAATATTAAATAATGTTTCTGAAAGAGTTGAGAAGCTAGAAGAAGGTATAAATGAATACAAAATAGGAATGAAAGATATTGAAGATGTAGATGATATAGATACTGTAGAAGAAATTATTGAAACACCTATGCCAGCTCCAGTTAAAATGGATTGGGTAACAAATAAAGATATTAAATTTAAAGATAGTCAGGGCAGCAGGGTTACACTTTCATTTGATAGAATTATGACACTTTTAAATGAAAAAATAAAAAAAGGTGATGGAAATAAATCATGGGGACTTATTCAATCTAATTTGATTGGTGCCAATAGTATGGATGATGTAAATAAAGTAATTCAAGATAATGAATTAAAATTTTATAATAACTTAATTATGGGCGGACGAAGAACTCGACGAATAAGAAAGGGTCGTGTAACCAAACGTCATGTAAAAAATAGAAAAATTTATAAATCACATAAAAAAAGGCACTAAACATCAGGATCATCCCAAGAATTATATAGTCCTCCTGATTCAATATTCGTAAGATACTTGCGTTTTTCAAATAAATAATTGTATTCATTAATTGCCTCTAATTTACATGGTTCTGCTATTTTATTGCTTTCTAGTTTTTTTAACAATTTCATCTGGTAACTAAATTTCGCCAATTTTTCCATTTGAATTTGATAATTTGTTTCATTATCTGTATTTGTTGAATATCTTTCATCCATCCCACTACCTTTAAAGGTATATTTATAGCTTAATTTCTTTTTATTTGGATCAGTCTTGAGAATCGCGCTTTCCCGAGTTTGTGTTTCTCCTCCAGAATTATTTTTATCTTGATTACCTTGTATTTTTGAATTAGGATCTAAACAGTAATAGGACTTCGTGTTTTTTGGTCTACGTAAAAAATGAAAACATTCATATAATGGGATTGACAATAAAAATAATATAATAACTCTCATATTATATTATTAATGTATATATTTTTATATCCTTATTTTTTTATTATTTTTGTTTCATTTTCGCATCATTGTACTTACTATACCAACGTTCTTTATCACACGCATCAACTTGTGTATAAAAATGTCTTTCATATTGCTCCGGATTTTCAAAAAATAATACGACACCTTCATTACCCGTTTCACCAGTAGAAACACTTGCCTTGTAAAATAAATCTTCCTTTATCGTACCTACTTTATAACCATAATAATATTCTCCGGTAATCGCATTTCGAATATTTGTTCCTAATCCCCCACTCGCATATACATCTACGCTAACCTTGTTATTATTTACTTTTCTTTTTAATGAATAAAAACCTTTTTTGGTTGTAGAAACCATGAATTTTTTAACAATATTGTTATTGACGATTTGAGACTCGGGATTCAAAGGATGAAACATATCTTCTTCGTAAAGCATTTTTCTTTTGCTACTTGATGTATATTACTACAATATTGTATTTATATTGGTTTTATTGTTATTTATTATTTGGTAGCCGATTTCATTTCTTGAATTCTACTCGATATTAAATCCTTAATTTTCTTTTCCAAATAATCCATTTTTTCCTTTAATTCCCTATTTTCTCTCATCAACTCCATTATTAAAGATGTTTGTTCTTGAAATTTATTAGAATAATCAATATTTTTACTGTTATTAACAATTGAATTCATCTTTTGTTTTGATTCATCTTGTTCTTTTTTGTGGTGTTCTATTATTTTTTCTCGTCGTTCTTTCATTTCCGACATTTGTTTCAAAACATCAGGTTTATGTTTGGGATCACCTGGTTCATACTTTTCAAGGAAGTCGTCGATGGTTACCATAATAAAATGTTTAATACTCGGGTCCTTTACAAAATCATCCACCTTTTTATCAGAAAGTTTAATAAATCTGTCTTTTTCTTTGTTTTCTAACAACATTTTTTTATCAAAAGAATTATGGTTATGAGAGAAAACCAAAATACTTTTCATGGGGTCCAACTGTACTAAAGGTATTGTATAATTTTTTAGAAATTGTTTTTCCTCTGCAATACAAGCATCGTTATCATATTGGGTTTGTTTTAATAATTCTCTTCGAAAAGCAAATGTCGCTGCGGTTGAATGTTTCTCTCCATAGGGTCCAAATTGATACATTTCATTGATGTGTTTAAAATAGATATACATTTCACTTGATCCAGCACATAAAGCATGTGGATTTTGTAATAAAGTTTCTACCGCATGTGAGATTCTTTCAGGTGGGTAATAGTCATCGTCGTCCATGTAAATAATAATTTCGCCTTTACATTTTTCATGCATGACATTTCTTTTTTTACCAAGTGTCATTTTTTCATTGTAGCCAAAGTATTTCACTTGAGGTATATTGGAAACGAGGTCATATATCTTATCCGTACCGTCGTCAACAATAACCCATTCAATACGGTCTTTGGGATATGTTTGACTTAAAAAACAACTCATTATCATGGGAATAAAAGGGCGACGATTAAATGTGGGTGTACATACACTTACAAAAGGTACATTTACTAGATTTTGCATTTTACTTGGTTTAATATAAGTAATTAAAAATTATTTATATTATAATTTATACTATTTTATTTTTCCAAAATGTAAAAAAAGAAAAATAAAGAAAGCTCCCAGCGAGGATTGAACTCGCGATCTTACGCTTACTAAGCGCACGCTATAACCACTAAGCCATGGGAGCACTGTGGATTACCCCAGTAATAAATAATTGCGAATTCTTTATATTGTTTTTCTTCTTATTTATTTTTTGCGGGATTATATACCAAAAACTCCAAGAGTAACATACCAATTGTTTCTGTATCAATATTTTTGGTTCGGCATATATCATCCACCATTAAATAGTGTTTCACATAGTTTTTAATTTGATTTACCCGTTTTATTTCGTTCAAAATATCTTTGATTTGATTTGCTGGAGACCACATATTTCTATTCGAAATGGAAGTACAACACATACAAGAAATTTTATGTACATGTAATATATCTTGTATTCTTTCGCTTGTCGGGTATTTCAAATAATTCAAATAGGGTTTGTTTTGAATCATCACTTTGGGTGGATAAAATGGATATTTATTTGATAAAATAAAAGTATAATTATCAATTTTAATACGTACTTTATCATTAGACAAATTCATTTGAATATCTTTGTATTCTTTTTTTTTATGAAAATCTAATAATTCAACATTCCATCTTTTTATAAATGTATTATTGTAATGAGTGAACATATAGTCATTATATTGCGATAGGTTTTGTATTTCCATTCTTGTTTTTCATATATCATATAATCTTTATTATCCTATCAATTTTTATATTATTGTGAATCATTTATTTTAAGATCGTCTTTTTTTACCACCACTTATTTTTTTATCAAACTCATTTTCGGGACTACTTACAGATAAATGAGCGGCTTCAATCGTGTTTTGTGTATCAACAGTAAATTCTGGTGCGCCTTCTATAGGTATAGGTACCGCATCAACAACAGGTGTATTTATAGGTACTGCCTGGGCTTCTGGGATAATACCAGGTGTTAAATTGTCTTTATAATTTAATTTATAGGATTCAAACAAGGGCGTGAAAAAAAACATGATTAAAAATATTACAAAGGATATTGCGGTTACAGTATTACCAAAATATGTGTGTGCGCCAGATATTATATAATATGATAGAATCAACATAATTAATTGAGATTTATATTTGAGAACATCCGCAATCGCATTTTTAAAACTATATTGTGTTGGTTTATTATACGTTTTTACATCATTTGCCTTCATAAACAATGGAAGAGAAAAACAATAAATAATTGTTGCGACTGAGATAAATGGATATACAAATACGAAACCAGCAAAAATAGTGAATAATATGATTAAAATGATATATATGATTGTAGTAAGTATATTCATACCAGACCATATATTTCCTGGTTTCCAATTTTTAGGACCGTCATCATCATTATATATTTCATCAGAAGATGAAAACATACTCGTGAAATATCCAATTGGATTAGAAAAAAGCGACGCTTTTGTAGAACTCTCGCGTGTACTGAATAACCATTTTAAATTAGTGAATAAACGGAGAATTATATTGGCAAAATTTATAAAAAACATCAAAATACACCAAAAAACAAATATAACTGGCGCAATAAAAATATTCATAGATTCGGTAAAAATGGATCCAAATAATTTATAAAATGTTTTATTTAATTGTAAATTTGTTGCTAAAATATCTTGTAAAACACTACAAAAATACAATAAAAACGCGTTTTTATATTTCATATTTCTTAAATATCCAAATAAACCACTTTCGAGTATTTTATCATTTTCTTCTTTGGAAAATTCTAATTTCGTAGAATAATTTTTGTCACCCCCCAATTTCACATTATTAATGCTTGTTTGAAGAGGAGTATTACTATTATCTGTATCCGGAATTATATTTGTATACGGAAAATACTTGGTATTTACTGGAACAACACTAGATAAAAATGCCTTATTACTATATACAATTCCTGTTCCAACCCCTATAATAATCGCCAGAGTAATTAATTGTCTAAATAAATATACACCATAATTATAAGTATTTTTAAAATTTATTTGATCGGGTTTAGTTTCTTGTTTTTTTTTATCAATTTCCGATGTATTTGATTGATTACTTGTACTCATATTATTATTTAATATTATATTTTCTTTCAATTTACCTTGAATTTACCAAAACCAAAATATTTTTTCTCTAGTTATCATAAATGAAAATAAATTTATTATTATATGGTTTCATAACTGTTTTTTCAGTTATCGTGCTTTTTTACTGGACCGATTATTTATTTAAAAACCATTATATTCAAGAGGCTTTTTCAAATATATCCCCCATTAAAGAAGGACCCGATACCACGCATAGTGTGAATTTACCCAATCCAGCTTTTAATAAATATACATGTAAAAATATTTGTGGACCACCCGGGCGTTGTCGTATAACTGGTGAGGATTGTGTATCTGATGTTGATTGTTATGGTTGTGTTCCTCCTCCAATTTATAATCGTGAAATAAAGGACCAAACAACCAACATAAAACCTGTGATGAGCACATTTTCAAAAGACATTACTAAAACCGCAGAAAATATTAATCCTGGAGCAAAACCAGCAAAATATAATATGGGTGTTGACATGTGGAAATCCGATTTTGATTTAGAAGAAAATATTTTTAAAGAAAAATATTATCCGTCGGGAGATTTAACATTTATGATGAAATATCCGGTAAGAACCACTTTTAGTGGCGAATTTATAGATGACGGGGCTTATGCGTTTAACGCGTCCACATAAAAAATACAAAAATAAGTAATATGTTAACTGGTACCATATTTTCTTTTATTTTTAACAAAAACAGCAACATATATTTAATCATTAATCTATCATATTGATTTCCAAATTTTTGTAATAATAAACCTAAATCTTCATCCTGTTCTTCACCCTCGTCTTCTTCTTCTTCTTGCTCATCATTATTAGTAACTTCATGATTCTCATCATCATCGTCATCTTGACTAATATTTTTGTCTTCATTACTATCCTGAATTATACAACTTTTTACATGATTATTATATGATATTTTTGTATAAAACAAATTCTTACAATGTTGACATTCGAGAGGATTTTCATTTATTTTATGTTTATCTGTTTTTAAATGCTTCATAAAACTATTTTTTAAAGGCGTATAATAACTACACGTAGTACAAGTATATAAATTCGTATCAGGATCTTTCAATAAAATAATGTCATTATTGAACTCAACTGTTGTCATTTTTATATTGTTTTGAATAATATAATTAGTAAAATCTTTTTATATTATTTATTTTGTATTTGTTTTCTATTTGTTTTTCTTATTTTTTGTTTTTATTTTTTTAGTTTTCTTGGTTTTCTTAGTTTTCTTAGTTTTTTTAGTTTTCTTAGTTTTCTTCACAAAAATCATCATCTTTTTTGTTTTTTTTTTAATATTATTCAACTTTATTTTTTTCATTCCCCCTTTAGAACCATTCGTTATTTGATGTTGTAATTGTTGTTCATTCATTTTATCAATAAAAGTTGGTTCATCCGTATCTACGTATATTTTTGTATCTTCTGGATTACCATCTCCATATCTATCGATATTACTTTTTATAATATATTTATTTTCACTTGATTCAGAATTATTATTATAAACAAAAAGTGGAAAAGTTATATTTATTTCTCTAAAACCTAAACCCTTCTTTTCCATTATACCTATTGGGATAAAAGTGTTGTCACTATAATTTATTTCTAATATAATTAAACGAGTACCATCAAAACAAATTAGTCGTGTATTTTCTTCATTGAATGCGATATCTAGTATACCAGAAATTTCAAAATTATCAAATATTAAATTATTGTTTGATATTTCTGCTATCAACTCACCAGTTTGAATCTCTTTTACAAGTAATTTATTTTTAATATTTCCCATATCATTACTAGTTACACTATTATTGCTACTTACACTATTATTTCTACTTTCACTATCATTTATACTTTCACTATCATCATAATTCATTTCACAATTATATGCGACCATTTTATGATTTAAACTAAACGCGTAATATATTACATTTTCTTCATGATGAGAATCACTTAAGTACCGTACGTTTTCCCAAATATATTGGTGTTCTCTTTCATCTTTATTAATATGTGGAATTTGAAATAAAATGAGACTATTATTATTTTTAAATTGTTTAATCGCTGCTATTATTGTATCATTCTCATGATTATCTGTATCTTCATCACCATCACTTTCTGTATTTTCATATATATCGTTGTAATTAAATATTTGAATTGAATATAATTCAGTTCTGTGATTTCTATCATATAGTTCTAAATGTTCTAATAATTTATTTTCTTCTTTAAAATTTAATATGGTTAATTCTAAACGATTAAAAATATCATAATAAATAGCAACTTTATTACCATCCATGCTAAACATATATTTATATTTATAACTAAGGTAAGGGTCGTTATATATAACTTTAGTTCCATCATTTTTTTTATAGTAAAAATGATTACAATCTAAATAGGGTTGTTCTATCTTTATTCCATTCAAATCAAATAAATAATAATCTCCTTTTTTAGTTATACAACGAATAAAATTACCCGTATTATCAAATGTTAAAATTTTTATAGTATCATCTTCAAACAAATTAACATCTAAATCAAGTATTGTTTTCCCGTCTCTGATATCTACTACCTTAATTCGTTCAGGTATAATAACGCGATTTGATAAAGAACTATTAACATTAGTTTTACGATAATATTTTTCTCCAATAAAAACATTTTCTGTTATCCACCCAGTTTTAGGTGGTTGTTCTATTAACTTATTTCTACTTTTGACAGTATTATATATAATTTTTGTATTGTCTGGACTAATGTTAGGTGGTAAAATAGAATCAGATACATCAATATGATTTATTAATTTTCCAGTAAAACTATCCCATACGTATATATCTTCATTATTATGTAATATAATTTTTGTATCGTTATCTATATATTTTAATAAAGATTTTGGATCTTCATCCATAAAATATTAAAATATTTTAATTTTGATAATTTTCATATTATATTTATAATTCAAAAACATCTCTTGTTAAACTATAAAAATTATAAAAATATATTATTATGTTGCGTACATCAATCCACAGTTTCCACCCACAAATGTCACCATATTGATTCGTTCTTCAAAAACAACCAAATTAAAGTTATAATTATATATTCTCCAGGTTGGCTTGTTAATTCCAATAATTTGTCCTGATTCGGGATCACATATGGTAAGTGACTGAGCATACGGATCAAGCGATGGTACAATCGTATTTATTTCAAATTCAATTGTCGTAAAACGACTCATATTAATTGCTCCAGACGGCTGTAAATCAAAAGGGGATGTATTCATACAAAAATTATACACATATAAACCATCTGGCGCATTACCAGCGGTTCTTGTATATTTTTCTACATAATTATATACTCCAACGGGCTGTGCGTTTTCACGATATGACCCGTCCAATAATAATGCCATCGATACTAATATATTTTTTTCATTCTCTAAATTGTAATTTCCAGTCAACATCCAACCTGTTAATTTACCATCAGAATTTACTCCTGGACCAATATATACAACATTGGTCGATCCATCTGGATTTGTCCTGGTTATTTTATAATCCCCATTTGTTGTCGCGGGTGTTAAATCATATGGCAAATAATTATAAGGCCAATTTGTATAATTACTCCACTCATTGCGCAAATTCGCATCACTTCTCTGCATATAAAATGTATAATTTGAAATCATGCCAATCGAATCCAATTGTACTTTATTGGGTCCAGTCACATTATAGAAAACATTTTCTCTCACTTGCCTGAATAAATATTTCTGTTCATTTAAAGCAAATATCCGCGATTCAGCATTTGATAAAAAACAATAAGTACAATTCAAATGAACATCCGCATTCCATAATGTCCTTGTATCTGTATATGAACTTACACCTAAAGAAATATCCGGAGGTGTTTGTAAAAAGCGATAAAATTGCATATAATATAAATTAAAATTAGGCGCTACATATGGATAATTATTCACACTATCCATCACATCACGTATTTGAAACAATTCCTGTATTGGTCTCATTGTAACATTTATATGTAATTCATTGTATTGTAAAGCCACTAAAGGAAACGCCATTTGACTCTTCATAGTAAACCATGAATTTAATGGAATATATAATGTTCTACCACGTATTGATGGCTCCGCGCCAGCCGGATTTGTAGTATAATATGCGTTTGGATATGAATTCACACGACTTCCCGAATTACCGGGATTATTTAATTCTGGAACATTCCCTATCATTTTATCAAAAAGCGCCTTTTTTTCCGTAGAAAAATCACGCTGTGCCATTGCAAGTATGTAGGCTCCCGAATATTCTTGTAATGTTTGGTTCCCACAAGTAATTGTAATTCGTGATATCATCTGTGCTCCAATATTTTCAATCCATTTAAATTCATATGGTATCCATGCTCCAGTATTATTTTCTGTACTGGCTGTGTCGGTATTTGGTGGAAATATGGGACTCCATATATTCGGCAAATCTACACTCAAATAACAATCCATTAAAAGATCAGCATAACGCTTTACTTTAAATGTAAAGTTTGATTCTTCTGATAAACGCAAGGTTCGCGCTCCTTCAAAATCAAGTCTAAATTTTTGTAATGAAAAATTAGTATATTTATGATATGTCGATTTAAAAAATGTTTTACTTGGATTACCTGTTAAAACAATATCTTGATTACTTGCCGATACCAATTGTATTAATCCTCCACTCATTTATCTATTATATTATAGTAATAAATTTATATTTAACTGATTTTAAATATTTTTATTAATTTTATTAATTTTTGAATAGTTTAATAATTTTAAAATTATTTTAAAATACTTTTATTAGTATATAATAGATACTACTAAAAGATGGATAATATAAAAGATTTTAAAAAAATATTCCAACGTGATGATATTGTCCCATATATGTTTGGAGGTGTTATGGTAATACTTGTCATTTCATTTTTTGTTTATTATTTATACATGAAAAATTTAATGAGTTCTGAGTGTAATTATATGAATAATTTATATGGAACAATAAATGGAAAAATACAATCAGTTAATTCAAAAAGTCCCAACTCAAATTATACATTGAAAGATTATTACATAAAAACTGCTTATAATTGTTGTAGTGGTGGTTCATACAAGAATGATTACGTAAATACATGTAATTTAACAAATGTTCTTAAAGAAGGATGTAGAGGTCTAGACTTTGAAATATATTCAATTAACGACCAACCAGTTATCGCAACTTCAACAAGTGATAGTTATTATATTAAGGAAACATACAATAGTGTTCCTTTTGCTGATGCTATGAAAATAATTGTAAGTTATGCGTTTTCAACAACTGGCGCACCTAATCCAAATGACCCCATCTTAATTCATTTAAGAATTAAAAGTACTAATCAAAAAATGTTCCAAAATTTAGCAAATATTTTGGATAGTTACGATCAATATTTTATGGGACCTGGAACAAGTTATGAAAACAGACAAAGCAATTTTGGAAATACCAAATTGCTCGATTTATCCAAAAAAATTATTTTAATCATTGACAATAGTAACAAAGCATTTATGGATAATCGTGATCTATATGAATATGTAAATATATTGAGTAATTCAGTATTTATGCGCGCTCTTCGTAATTATGATATTAAAAACACCCCAGATCTAGCCGAATTACAAAATTTCAATAAAAAAAATATGACGATTGCGATGCCAGATAAAGGATCAAACCCGTCAAACCCAAGTGGTGTCGCAGCAAGATTAACTGGTTGCCAAATGATTTCCATGCGTTATCAATTGAATGACGTGAATTTACAAGAAAATAATAAGTTTTTCAATGATGCTGGTTGTGCTTTTGTATTAAAACCAGAAAATTTACGTGATATACCTGTAACTGTTCCAGCACCAAAACAACAAAATCCCGCGGTTAGTTATCAACCTCGATCGGTAAAAACAAAAAATTACAGTTTTAATATTTAAGGGAATTTTAGTGATTGGGGATTAAGTTGGTGGAGGATGGGCGAATATATAAATATATTATCTCTACATATGTTAGATAATATATCTAGGAAAATATGAATAAACTATGCGATAAAAATATGTCATTTGATGATTGCGAATTAGTTATTTTACGATCAGCAGTGGATAAGGCGGAACACCAGGTTCGTAAAAAAGCAATTAATTCTCCTGATATTAATAAAATATTAACAATTGTAGAAAATTTTATCAAGAAAAAAAGTCTTATTTGCTACGGAGGAACCGCAATTAATAATATACTTCCTAAACAAGATCAGTTTTATGATAAGGATATAGAAATTCCAGATTACGATTTTTTTAGTTCAAATGCGTTAAATGATGCCAAAGAATTGGCAGATTTGTATTTTAAAGAAGGTTTTGTCGAGGTTGAAACCAAATCTGGTGTACATCACGGAACTTATAAAGTATTTGTTAATTTTTTTCCAATTGCTGATATTACCTTGTTACATGTTGAATTATATAAAAGCATTAAACGCGAAAGTATTAGCGTGGGTGGTATTTTATATGCGCCTGCCAATTTTTTAAGAATGTCCATGTATCTTGAATTGAGTCGTCCTGCGGGGGACATATCCCGATGGGAAAAAATATTAAAAAGACTCACTTTGTTAAATAAACATTATCCAGTTAAAAGTGAAAATTGCAGCGAAATTGATTTTCAAAGAGAAATGTATGACGATAAAAAAGAAGCTCAAATTTATGATAATGTAAAAAATACACTCATTAATCAATCTGTTGTATTTTTCGGAGGTTATGCTATGTCAATGTATGCTAAATATATGCCAAAAGAAATACATCACCAAGTCAAAAAAATCCCTGATTTTGATGTCATTTCTGAAGATGCTGGGTTAACTGCTGAAATTGTAGTGGAGCGATTAAAAGATATAGATGTAAATAACGCGCGTATTGTAGTAAACGATGCGATCGGTGATGTTATTCCAAAAAATTATCAAATCATGATTGGTAAAGATACCATTGCTTTTGTATATGAGCCAATCGCTTGCCATAGTTATAATCAAATTACGGTTCGAGGGCAGAAAATAAAAATAGCTACGATAGATACCATGTTGAGTTATTATTTAGCTTTTGTATATGCTGAAAAAAAATATTATAATGTAGATCGTATTTTGTGTATGGCAAACTATTTATTTGAATTACAACAAAAAAATAGATTAAGTCAAAAAGGTCTTTTAAAAAGATTTAATATTCATTGTTATGGGCATCAAAAAACAATTGAAGAAATACGTTCTGATAAGGCTCAAAAATTTCGAGAATTAAAACAACATCGAGGTAGTAAGGAATTTCAAGAGTGGTTTTTATCTTATAGACCCGCCGATATAAAAATAGCAAAGGTGAAAACCAAAAAATATGGAAAACTTAAAAAAAAATACGTAAAAACATTACGACGACAAAATAAAAAAAATAAAACACTCGGACAAAAGAAACGCGGGTTCTTTTTTTAGATTTTTGGGAATTTGATACCTTAAATAAACACTCTAAAATGTGCTAAATAATGTCGTTGTTTTTGATAATATATAATATATGACACCAAATAAAATACTTGTAAATAAATACCCATATATATTTATATTTCCGTCTTTAAAAAATAAAAAGGGCAAATACTTGAACAATAATCTTTTGAAAATAGGTAATTGAAACAAAAAATATAATATACATAACAATAAAGGTGTTTGTATTTCATCGTACATTTGATCCATTGTTCCCATTCTTTCATGTTGTTTATTATATTCGGCTATAATATCTTCGTTTTCTTGGTAATCCCTAATATAATCTTGCGATTCAATGGATGTTGGAGGAATATAGTTGGGTTGTATAGAAGGGTCTTGTACAATACCATCAGTGTTTCTTGGAATATCTCTTGATTGTAATTGGGTTAAACCAGTGGAGCTGGCATGTTGTAATCCGCTTACTAATTGATTAATTGTAGATTGGTCTAAACTCATTCCGGATGAGGGGGACTGATTGTTACCATCCGCAGCAGGAATTCTTTCATTAATGGAAAACGATACATTTCCTCCTATAGTTCCGCCACCCGTAGGGTCGGTAGGCAAGTCTAATATACTTGTGGTATCCCCGGACATATTATTATAATATAGTTTGATTATTATAATCATACAAGATACGCAAATTCGTGAATTTATTTATCATCTATTATTTTTTTACTTTTGTCGCATTTGGTAGAAACATTTTTATATGTATAACATTTATCTCCAAATTTATATACATTATCGTCGATTTCATCTATAGGCGGTGCCTTGTAAATGACACAGTTTTTACCTTTACAAACTGTTCTAAATAATGTGGCTAAACCCAATCCTAAAATAATTGACATTAATATTCTCCCACTTTCGGTATGTAAAAATTTAGATAATCTCAACATATATTTACATACGATTATTATTTAACCATTCGCTAAAATATTCATGTTTGTGATTTACCGTTGTATTGGCGTTGATTTTATTTTTGATTTATCAGCAGGACATTTGACTTCATTTGCCTGATAGATGTAACAGTTGTCCGCCTTATCACGGTATTGTACAGAATCACTATTTTCTGGAGTTGGGTACATATAAACCTCTTTTAATTCTGGTCCCATAATATAGACAAAAAAAAGACCAAATGCTAAACTACACAAAAATACAGGAATCGATATATATTTTGTTATTGACATTATTTCTATTATATATTAATATATTATTAAAATATTATTTTTATAGAGATAGGGATAATTTTTCTTATAGAGATAACGATTCTCCCTCTTCAATAACAACCTTTTTCCTTGAAACATTTTTCGGTTCTCCGCGTCGTGATTTACGAGACTTGTCTTTTTTACCAGATGACGACGCTCCAAATTTCATTTTAATCACTCCAGTATCACCTAAAGTATATTCTACATTTTCAAAAGAAATGGGTTCTTGAATTAAAAGATTTATATTGTTCTCCTTATCAACATAAGAGGCCGCGTATTTTTCTTCCATAATTTCCTTTAAACGTGGTGTCATATCTTGATAATATATACGCGCAATATCACTCATGAATTGTTTGTTATGTGTCTTCTTGTATTCATCCGCGTATTTTTTAATATTTGAGATGTTTGTATATACCTCGGTTTGTATTTTTTTTAAATTGTTTTTTTTATCTACATTATAGATTTTGTCATTCAACAATGACATGTAATATTCTGAGCTTTCAATTGATCCATTAATTTCGTTTTTAATTTCGTCAAATTTTTCAACAGCCTGTTCAGAATCTATATATCCAAATAAAAAATCATTCTTATCCAATATGATTTGATGTTTGAATTTCCTAGTTTCTTCTTCATTTTCATTCATTAAATCTCGTAAATCATAGGTTACTCCTAAATTGATTTCTATGTCAAATGGACAAGGATCTTTTCTGTCACCACACATTGCCTTTAATACTCTTTCAAACTCATCATTGATTTTGGTTTCAAAAATAGATCCTACCCGTCGTTGGCAATTTACACATTTGGGAACAATTTTTTTAAATTCAAAACGTTTGTCTTTCCAACTTAATTTATTCGTTTTTTTACCATACATGATTTCTTTTTTTTCTTTTTCATAATCATGGTGATATTTTGATTTCAACATGTAATATTTATTTGTTGCGTCCATGATGGGATTTTCATTGTTTTCTTTCTTATTTTCTTCAATATTTTCAATATTTTCAATATCTACGATTTCTGCCATATTACTTATAAATTGGTGATATTTTATTTACCATCATATAACAAATATATTTGGTTATTGGTATTTAAAAAATATTCCTAGATATTAGCCATCCATGGGCATAATGTTATATGCAAAACATTTAATGAAATAACATGTATATGATATAATACACATGATACATAATTGGAATTTTTTATATTCAACTTCTGAACTTGAAAAAGACTTCCTAAATATTCCCAAGAAAATATGTGTCGCAGCACATTCAACTCCATTTTTTGACGGATACATCTTATACAACGCATTCAAATCATTTGGAGAAAATAATCCTCACGTGTATGCCAGAGGTCCTTCTCCATATTTTCCGGATTGGTGTATACAAATAACGAATAAGGGTGGATTTGTAAAAAATGAAATTTTATCACTACAAAATACGCCAAAATTTTGTCGTATTCTGTTTCCTTCAGGCGGAACTATAACATGGAAAACCGGTTTTTATGTTTTGGCAAAGCAATTAGACGCTAAAATTGTTGTTTGTGGAATAGACTATGATACAAACAGTGTAATCGTGGATAGTATTATAGACCCATTAGATACGTTTGAAGAAACAAAGGAATATTGTGTTTCACGATTACGCAAATATACTCCAGGACCGTTTTGTTTTATTTTGAGAGTTTTGTGTAATTATGGTTGTGAAACACACAAATACAATAAAAAAATCATATATTTTTGTAGAGGTGTATCAATCTTTCTATTATTCTATATTTTTTATTATACCTTTCGATGTAACAAGGTGTGCTCATCGTCCCATTGAGGTAATCCAGTGATTAATGATTGTTGTGCTCTTAATTTTGTTTCCTGGTAATTTCGGATTTTAGATAAAACATATTGTTGTTTTTCCTGATTTTTTCGTTGTTTTTCGGAAGGGGTTAGTTTTCCCTTGTATTTGAATAGAAGAATTGTTCCTAAAAGTAGAAAAAAACCAACCGCCAATGATATATTGAATATGAGATTGTTGTATTTATTTTTAAATTCGTGACATTGTTTTAATGTTTGATTTAAAAAAAATTTTACACCAGGTTCAATTAAGGTTGGTTTAGAAAAATCGTTAAAGTTCATGAATTATATAATAATATATAATAATTACTTTTATTATTTCAAAATAAATTATACACAATATACATAATATATGAATAGTTCCTACATTTCTGTATTTGTATTTATCATTATTACAATTATTTATTATACTATTCTTAAACCCAAACTTACCTATGAAAAATTAAAAAGTGCGGAAAGTAGTGATGAAATGTCAACATACACTTCTTCGAATAATACAGCATTAATTATTTATATGATATTGGTTTTAATCAGTCAACTTGTGATTAATATTGGATATATTATAAACACATGTGGTGGAGATATTGCGAGTAACATTGGTGCGGGATTTTTAATTACACTTATTCCGTGGGTTTTTATTTTTGGATTATTGGTTTCCATGTTGATTATTTTTCCTGGTTTTAAGTCAGCGTTTTCAAATGTAATTGGTTATTTCTGTGTATATGGATCAGCAAATGATGTGTTGACTCAACTATTAATAAATCCAGATATTGAAAATACAATGAAACAAGATAATTTGAGCGAAGAAGATAAGAAAAAATACCAATCTGTAGCAGATGCTATTATTAAAATATGTGGTAATACATCTATTATCATTAATCAAATCGTTCCTGAAAACTTTTTAGAAAGTTTAGCAACATTGTCTCCATTAATGAAACCAGAATATCAACAAGACAATTCGGATAGTATTGAATTAAAACAAAAATTATTAAATACTGTTTTAATCAGAGATAATATAGGTGAGGCGTTATGGTATGTCAACACTGCCATTTTAGTAACAAGTGTTGTTCAATACAATATAGCAATGCGTGGTTGTAATAAAGATTTAAAATCTATTCAAGAACAACAGGCTAATTTTGAGAAAAAACAAGAAACTATACAAAATAATAATAAAAAGGCAACATCAACTACGTACACCATGAGTTAGTCTTTCGGATTTCAAAACTGTAACCTAGGTTGTGCTAAATAAAATAATACAAACAAATACGACAATATTCCTAAAATGATTGCCAATAGCCAGATTGGAAGAATTGTCTTGTTTCTATATCCAACTCCAAACTGGCGAATACTTCCATCTTCATTATATAAAAAACCTGGTTGGCAATAATGAAATGTTCCAAATATCACTAAAAATAAAAGTATAGATACGATGATTGGATGGTTACTAATATAATTTCGATACATATATATTATAATTATAAACAAATTTATTTATTTTACTGTTTTTTATTTATTTATAAATATTTTACAATGAAACCACTGTCAAATATTGAGAACTACACGTATCTTCTTTTTGTACAGATTCTGGACATTCTATTTGTAAGACTGGTGAATGAGACCAGCACGTATAGACGCCAGTAAGAATATTCGAATCACTACATTGTAATGCCGTATATGTAGGTCCACCAAAAGAATTACGTGCGGCATTCGCCGATAGTGAATTGGTTGTATTTATATAGTCATGTATTATTTCAGGTGTAGTAAATGTTTCTACGAGCGAAATTGCTTGTTGGAAATAATCGTATTGTGATAATTCTGAACAAGTGCCATGTTTATCCCATTCGTGTTCCCAAAAACTATCGTAATCTGGGTCAGTTTCCTCATATTTTACATCAGGGTAATACGTAGTCATTGTGGTCCAACCAATTTCAATAGGTATATTGGGATCAAAGCTTTCGGTAGAACAATACGACGGATACCCAGTTGTATCATATTGAGCCCATAGTCCATGTAATGTAAAATTCTCTTGCCAATAAGGTTTTGGGTCTAAACAACCTGGATAGTTAGGGTTATTTGTGAAACAAAATCCAGGGGTCCATGAATAGGCTAATACATATATAATATTGGTTGCACATGAAAATGGTAATAGTGCAGAAGCAGCAAGTAATCTACGAAACATTTTATATTATATTTATATTATATATTTATAATTTATCGAAGAATCTAGATTCTAAAATTTTTAATTTTCAAACAAAAGTGAATGGAAAAAGTAAAAATGGACATTTTTGGTATGTCCATTTTTGAAAATCCCAGGGATTCATATTAAAAACACTGTTTTTTAGGGTGTTTTAAAGCATAAAGCTCTCCCGTATTTTTCATGGAAAAATGTATGAGAGCATAATTTTGTGAGCATAAAAATAGAATTTAATTAGGAAAGGATTTAGGGAAATTTTATGTTAACAAAATATATAACATGTCTTTAACAAATGTCCTCCCTTTATCCCATGTCGATAACATAATTTACGAATGTTGTTTTTGCAACATCAAAACACATAATAAAAAAGATTATAATAAACATATTTTAACAAAAAAACATCTAAAAAACGTGGATTTAACAGCTTTTAACAAATCTTTAACAAAAAATCCCCAAATTTCCCAACAGCATAATTGTGATTTTTGTAATAAAATATACAAATCTCGTGTTGGTTTATGGTATCACAAAAAAAAGTGTGAAATAAAACAATCAGAAAACATAACAATCACTCTAGAAGAGGAACCATCCGCAGAAAACAACCAATATTCCACGGATTTGATCCTGGAGCTTTTGAAACAGAATCAGGAATTCAAAGAACTTATTCTTGAACAGAATAAACAAATGCTTGAAATGAGTAAGGATCGGAATATAACCAATAATAATAATATAACACAAAACAATAACAAATTCAACTTGAATGTATTCTTAAATGAGACTTGTAAAGACGCATTAAATTTGAGCGATTTTTTGGAATCACTCATTTTAACCCTAACCGACTTTGAAAATTTTGGACCCCTCGGGTATTGTGGAGGGATTAGTAATATTTTGGTGAATGGATTAAACAGGTTAGATATAAGCAAAAGACCCATTCACTGTAGCGATTTGAAAAGGGAGGTGATTCATGTCAAGAACAATGATACTTGGCATAAAGATGACGATAAAGAACAAATGATAAAAGCAATTAAGGCGATTGAACATAAAAATATTAAACAAATGAATCTTTGGGCAAAAGCTAACCCTGAATACAAAGATCCAAATCATAAAAAGAGTGACTTGTATACCAAATTGATCGACCAGAGCTTGTGCGATACAGACAAAGAAAAAGCACAAAAGAATTATAACAAAATAATTCGTGCGATCGCAAAAGAAATTTTGGTTGACAAAGATAAATAAAGATAAATAAAGATAAATATAAATTTTTTTGTATATATCAGCTACATATTGATAATGTAGTATTATAAAATAGTCTAGGTTTCTTTATTTTTTACATGTAGGTATTAAGATAGAAACCCTGTTATTTTTCATTTTAGGTTAAAAAAATACAATATCATTATCAAGTAAATATTTTTCAGTAAAGTTATAAATATTCACACCAGAATTAATAATATGTAGTAAAAATTCAGTAGGAAGAAGTTTTGTTTTTACAAATACATCATTAATATTTTCTTCTTGAATAAATTCTTTACAAGAATTATTATATTTTCCAATTGTTATTAATATTTCTTTTATAAACTTTTTACAATTATTTGTAAATAAATTCCAATTGTAATAATTAGTCACTCCTATTCTCTCTTCAGTTGTTAATAATATTTTGTTAATTGTTGTTTTATTTTTAATATTAATGAATTTCATATCTTGTGTATTTTGTATTGTAAAGTTTTCACAAATATTTATAGAATTATTTTTTTCAAGTAATATGAATTTACGTTTATTTTTTGGTAATTTAATTTCAAAAACTAATAATGTGTGGTATGGAAAAATATTTGAATGATTAACTATTTTATTATAATTATAAAACGTAAGAATATTTAATAATAATGTCATTAATTTGGTAAATGGTTGTCGTATTAAAAATATTTTTTTTATTTCATAATCACCATATTTTTCGAGTGTAGCTTTACTTTTTTTGTTGTATTGATAAAAAAGAATACTATTGTTATCAATATTCATTTTTACTTTTTTAAATATAATATAGCTAACCACAATAAAAAATATAATACTAAAAATAACAATACATAAAAGAATGAATAAAAAAATACCCGAAAGAAAAATTCCATATTTTATATTTTTAACATTCGAATAAAGATAATTACTCATGTAACTCATGTAATTCATGTAATTCAAAACAATATCAATAAACATATATTTATACATATAAAAATATAAATATATAAATGAATAATCGCAAAATTTACTTTTGTAATATGAAAACAATGAGAGAAAGTATATTACACAACCGAATACATTTTTAAGGCCGCTTTTCTCTGTTCGCTAAAATCGCATATAGGTTTGACATATTGAATATCTTTATATTCACCCCAATATTTATACCATGAGTGTATCACTTTTGGATCCAACTCATTCAACTCGGGTATCCATTTTTTAATATAAATGCATTTGGGGTCATGTTCTTCCGATTGTGTCCAGGGATTAAAAATACGATTATATTGTTGACTATCTGCCCCGGTACCGGCAACCCATTGCCAGTTACCATTATTGGATGCCACGTCATAGTCAGTCAATTTCGTGGCAAAGTATTTCTCTCCTTCCCTCCAATTTATTAAAAGGGTTTTGACTAAAAAAGAAGCAACAATTAATCTGGCGCGGTTATGCATGAACCCGGTTGTATTAAGTTCCCGCATTGCCGCATCAACAACGGGAAACCCAGTCATCCCTGTTTTCCAGGCGTCTAACCATCGTGAATTATGATGCCATTTTATTTTTGAATACGCGGGTTTCATGGGGTGACCCAGCACACGCGGATAACTATACAAAATATTCATATAAAAGTCTCTCCAAATAAGCTGACGATTTAAATCATGATAATTTTTTGTTTTAAATGCCCAAAAAACTTCTCTGATGGAGAGACAACCGAATTTGATGTATGCCGATAATTTACTACTTGGTTTGTCTAAATCATTTCTGGTTGATGCGTAATGATTTTGAGTTTTCAACGCGGCTTTTAAAGCCCGAATTGCCTGTTTTCTTCCACCAATTAATATATTTTCATTTGTTTTTGTGAATTTGAAAAAGGCATCGTTGAGAGAAATCAAGTGATTCCCTGGAGGTGTTCCGGATTTTTTTACGAATTTCATTTGTTTTTTCTGGGGCGCTGGTTTTTCCACGGGGTGTTTCATAGAAGTCTCGTAATATGGGGTGAATTTTTGGTATGCGGTGCCAGATCCATTGAATATCGTCCCTGGTTCGTGTAAATAGTAATCCCCTACTTGAATACATTCCACGCCCATTTTTTTACACACTTCAGTAATCGCGTCATCTCTCTTTAAAGCATACGGAGTATAGTCCTTATTGAAACCAACAACGTCGATATGGTAATATTTGATACAATTAGATAAGACACTTTCATTATGTCCATAAAAGGTATAGAGACGACCTCCCTTTTGTGATATTGAAGCGGACAAATCTTCTAAAGATTCAATCATGAATTGTACAGCATTATTTGATTTATATGAATTTCCGCTACCTACTTGTTCAGGAGTGAATATGAATATAGTATATACATTTTTACACATGGAAACCAATTGATTTAAGCCATTATTGTCTGTAATTCTAAAATCACGACGAAATATGAATAATCCATTTTCCAATGATTTTTTTTCAGGTGTGGATAAGGATTTTGTTAGGGTTTCGGGGTCCATAGTTTAATATTATATATATATGAATATAATATTGAATACAATAATTACACAATTAGAGAATTGGGCAATTACACAATATTCATTTTGTTGATAAACCATTCTACTGTATTTTTACAACCCTCTTGAATTGATGTGAATTCAAATTTGATGTCATTTCCAAGAATTTCTTGTAGTCTATGATTTGTTACTGTCTTTTTATATTGTCCGTCGCTATAACTCGGGTTAAAGACGATTCTGTCCTCATAATCAAAACAGCGCGCTATAGTACGCGCAACACATTCTATACTCACCTCGTCTGTTTCATCTACTGATAAAATAATATTATCACCGTTATAATTTTCAATGACCATCATAATAAGCAACGCTAAATCCTTCGAATAAATAAATTGCCGCAATGGTTTACCTGATCCCCTGACAACAAAATCCTGATCATATAATTTGGCTAAATAACACTTATGTATTAGAGCTGGTAATACATGCGCGTTTTCTAGATCAAAATTATCATGCGGTCCGTATATGTTAGTAGGAATAATACAGACAAAATTATCACCATAGGATTCGCGATAGGCACGACAATGGACTTCCAACATGCGTTTCGCATAAGCGTACGCGTCATTGGATTCATGCGGTGGTCCATTGTGTAACATGGTTTCATCAATGGGGTATTCTATTTGGTCGGGGAAAATACAGGTTGATAAACATGCTATTAATTTTTCTACACGATGATCGTGTGAGCATTTCACCACGTTGAAATTAATCATTAAATTTTTTTCCAACATGTCTACTTTTTGATTCATGTTTTTGTATAAACCTCCTACATTTGCGGCTAAATGAATGACTATGTGGGGTTTTATGTGTTCAAACATTTGATTGGTTTGTTGAAAATCATATAAATCGTAATCTTTGGACGAAACAAATATAAATTCGTATTTATCGCCAAATTCTCCTACAATAGATTGTATTCCGTGACCGACTAAACCGGACCCACCAGTAACTAATATTTTTTTCATTTTTGCTTTATAATATTATAATATGTAAAAATAAAAAATATTAGTTTATTCTACGAGTTTTTCTACCTTGTTTTTTTCTTTTTTCCATGATTTTCTTTTTGTATTTTTTAATCGTTTTTCGAGGTATTTTTTTTCTGTATTTTTTATTTGTCTTGATGTATTTTGTTCCTTTTCTTCTTCCTTTACGATGCTTAATTGTTTTTCCACCGATTGTACCATATCTGTCATAATCATTTCTTTTAACTGGGTCAGATAAAACACTATAAGCTAGTGAAATTTGTTGGAATCTTTCAGTCGCTGGACCAACATTACCTGGATTTTTGTCAGGATGCCACCGTCTTGCTAATTCACGATACGCTGTTTTAATTTGTTCCTGAGTCGCATTAGGCTCTATTTGTAATTCATTATACAATTGGTTTGGTTGATTTCTACTATTCGATCGATTATAAAGTCCTTCATTATCACGCTGCGCACCGCGTTCATTCATATCATCTACAAAATCTTGCGCTTCTTCTCTTCTCGCTTGTTGTTCTTCGGCATCTCTTTCTCCAAGTTGCGGAGTATTTGGTCTTCTTCCTCGTGGATTAGAAGGAGCTCTAGGTCTTGTTGGTCGTTGTCTTATTATCAAATCAATTTGTTCCTGAGTAACATGTGGAATAATATCAATCTGATTTTCCGGAATAACGGCAATCCGAGTTTCATTCGCTGGAATTTCATCTCTCAGTGGTGGGTTTATTCTTCTTAAAAGTTCATTCAATCTATCAATCATATTATTCCAAATTCTTAAAAGCCAATCACGAAATGCTGGAGTGTTATCTATCAAACGACCCGTAAAATAAATGACACTATCTCTTATATAACGAATACCTACATGACACCCACGTAAAATAGGAGGTGCTACTATATCTAACGCATATGGGTAAATTGTCTCTTCATCTTGGTTATCTTCTTCATATTCATTTTCTTGTGTTCCAAAAATATATCGAAGCATTTCAAAAAATCGTTCTTTTGTTCTATATTCTTTTTCAGCGACACCATTGAGATAATTTTCAAGATATTTATCATTTTCATCTTGATTTGTAAATATATTTTGAATCACTTGTTTGATACCTTCAAACGCGTTTTTAAATTCCGGATTTTCAATATATGTTTCAATGTTATTCAAATCAAACGCGTCTTCTGGTAAAACAATTGGAAATTCTGACTCTCTTATATTAACACGATAACATTTCATTGGTTTTACATTGTCTTTTACTTGATCATCTGGAAAAACGATTTCTCTAATAGGATTATTACCTCCCGTATAGTATACATATTGTTGAAGATTTGGAAATCTGTATTCTCTAGTAACCGGGTCAATATTGTATTCTGGATTATAATATCCAATATACCATTTACCATTCACCCTTACAATACAATTATAATGTTTAGATTCGTTAAATAAATAAACCATTCTTCCAGATAAATCTATTGGTTCCGGATTACCGGGTAAATAATATTCGATTTCATTTTTTATTTTTACGCGCTGACCAATCCTACGTTCCGTTTCAAGGTCTTGTTTATGAACAATGATTTTTAAGGCTTTATTTATTTCAGGAATCGAATTAATGTCATTTATCATTTTGTTGATACAATCTTCTGTATTATCGCACTCATATTTTTTCATTAGCTCATCCATAATTTCAAGAGGAATATCACCAGAAAATAGTTCTTTTAATTTGTTTTCATCTAACACATATTTACGTTCTGTATCACCGTCAACAAATTTAATATATTGTTTACCAGTCACATTACCATGACAACACGTTAAGTTTGCGAGTAATACATAAAGTTTTGCCTCAAGAAGTAACAAATAATCTTCAAATGCTTTATATCTTTGAATTTCGGTTACGTCCGGTCGAGTATTTATATATTTATCTACAAGTAATTCTAAATTTTCATTTAACCATTTTAATGAATCAATAATTAAATGATAATAATAATTACTCTCACTACCTGTGTTTAATTTTAAAAAATTTAAAATAAATATTATAACAAATGTGGTATTTTCAACACCATAACAAAATACAAATTTTAAAAACAATACAATAATTAAAAAATATTGTTCTTCAAATGGAATTTTTTTTATAGCTTCTAATACTCTATCTTCCATATACATTGTTAATTCTTCATTATTAATACTACTTCTATCCATTTACAAATAAATATACTAATATAGATCAATAAAATAATTATTATATATTCTAAATGAAATAAATGATTATAAAGATCCACAATCTTGAATTACCATTTCTTTGACTAAATCGTCAAAACTATATTCCGATTTCCACCCTAATTCACTACGTGCTTTGCTTGAATCACCTAACAATTCATCTACTTCTGTGGGTCTAAAATATTTATCCGAGACAAAAATCAATTCACGGCCGGTTTTTGCGTCATAACCAACCTCGTTTAAACCTTCGCCTTTCCATTGAATATCAAATCCCTTCAATGCGAAAGATTTTTCAACAAATTCCTTAACACTGTGAAATTCATTGGTGGATAAAATATAATCTTCTGCGTGGTCTTGTTGTAGCATTAACCACATACCGCGCACATAATCTTTAGCGTGTCCCCAATCCCGTTTGGAATAAATATTGCCCAATACCAATTTTGTATCTTGTCCTATTAATATCTTATTGAGGCCAATTGTTATTTTCCTGGTAACAAAATTATGCGCTCTTCTAGGAGATTCGTGATTGAAAAGAATACCTGAACAAGCATACATACCATATGCCTCACGGTAATTTTTGGTGATCCAATGTCCATATACCTTGGCAACACCATAAGGCGATCGCGGGTAGAAAGGCGTCGTTTCTTTTTGTGGAACTTCTTGAACTTTACCAAACATTTCAGATGTGGATGCCTGGTAAAATCGGATTTTTTCCAAAGGGATACTCGAATTTCGAAGAGTTTCCAAGAGACGAAGTGTCCCCAGTCCATCCACATTTCCAGTATATTCTGGCATATCAAAGGATACTTTCACATGACTCATCGCGCCTAAATTATAGACTTCCAAAACACCAACACACTCCTTATAGGTGTTGTATATTTCATTCAATATATTGGATAAATTAATTCCATCACTCAAATCTCCATAACGGAGATTTAATTTTTTGAAAATATGCTCAATACGTTGAGTATTAATATTCGACCCACGACGGATAAGACCCCAAACACAATAATTTTTTTCCAATAATAATTCTGCTAAATAAGACCCATCTTGACCCGTAATACCAGTGATTAACGCAATTTTTAATTCACTCATAATTCTAATAATGTAATAATTATATAATTTTTATATAGTTATTTTCATAAAATAGTTATTTTTATTATATTATTCATAACACAATTCATTTTCATTTATTGCATTTTTAAGATAACACTGTAATTCATTATTTTTTATAACTTCATTAATATCATTAGAACAAAATAATGGAATATTCATATAATATAAATTTTCAATTAATAATTTTGTAAAATCATAACAATCTTGTATGGTCATTAAATGACACGTTACAATATGGTCAGTATAAACAGGTTTAATTTCATATATTGGATAACTTTCATTATGTGTCAAACCCCTGTAATTACAATAATAAAAGAGTTTTGGTAAATGTATTAAAGAAGTATTTAATTCAGGTTGTTGTAAAAAATAAGCAATAGAAATATCGCATGAACTTATATTTTCTTTATTAATAATTAAATCTTTTTCTGTATTATAAAATTTATCAGTTGGATCAAATTCTGTTTTATTATGAATACATATTTCACTCCATTTATCCATAATATTTGGTAACAATGGATATAATAATGATAATGCTTTATTAGTTAATATAAAACCAGCACCACCAAAAAAAAACAAATATCTACTACTATTAATTATTCTCCATCCAATGTCACCGCCAATTAAATTATTTACATTGTAATCAAAATAATTTTTTAGTTTCAACATTTTTGGAATATTCACATAAGTATCTGTTCCACAACAAAATACAAATTTATATTTAAAATTTTCATGAATATATTTTAACCCTTGGTATTGCTTATGGGATGCTGATGAATAATCATCTAATACACCATGTAAATGAATATAGTTATTTCCTATAAAGGAATCTTCATTTGTTTTTTCTCCAAGAAAATATAAAAGTTTTACACTGTACTCACTTGTGTTACATAATTTTCCCCAGGTATCATTAATGACACGTATTTGTTCATTATATTTTGGAATTGTATCGCAACCATATACACAAATAATCAAATCATACTCTTTTTCATCCATATTTGTATTCGTATAAAAATGTATCGTATATTTTATTTAAAAATACATTTTTATATCCTTTTTCACCATATTAATAAATAATCATAAGAATTAAATATCCAAACTTAATGTGTTTTTATCGCTCTTTTGTCGTCTTTTACTTTTCTTAGGCATAGTTCCCTCACTTTGTAATTCTTTTAAATCACTGATTGAAATCGTACTGTTTTCATTTTGTGATGTTGTAGCATGCGTATTTTGTCTTTGTACAGAAATAGGTGCTATTGGTGCGGCAGATTCTTGTATATTGATGGTCTTGGTTTTTAATCCAGACAATATATCTGAAATATCACTTGGTCCTTTCATTTCAGGACGAGATGATCTAGATGTTTTTTCCGAATCACTTATACCCCCGAAATTTTCTCGAATATTAATACCATCGTTGAAATTACTGCGTCCACCGGCACCCATACTCAAATCAGGGCGTGACATATAGGCACTGTTATTACCTCCACGCGATACAGATGGAGGAACCGCATTTGGACCTTGGGTCGCCATAGGTGGTGGCGGTCCTCCTCCGCCATTCATAGCCTCTGGATTCATTAGACCATTCATAAATCCAGAAAATCCAGGACTGGTTTGACTCATGGAATTTGCTGCAGCAGATTGGAATTGTCGCATTAAATCGGGATTTTGTCGTAAAATATCATCCATTCCAGGCATTGCGGATTTAAACATAGTGTTTGTCATGTGTACCATCATAGCACTACCGCCAAGTTGGAATAATAATTTCAATTCGGGTGCCATAGATGCTCGTGATTTATATTTATCATATAATTCTCCAAAAATCTCATCGTAGTCAGTCAAATTTTCGTTGACTTGTTCACTCCAGCCGTCTAATTTGACATCAAATGGATCAAAACGGTTATTCAAAAATTCAATACCATTAATACACGCCATTAACATATTTCCCTGGAATTTAATAGAATTTTGTTTTATTTTTTCCTCCATAATCATTTCATATTCACCTTGCATTTCAGCAAGAGGTGAATCCATGGTATATTTTTTTGTTAAATTCACTCCTTTGGATTCTAAATTTTCTAGCTTTCTTAAATACTTGAATTTTTCCCTTAATAATTCTTCTTTGGTCATTTGGGGCTCAGCATGACCTGCTTTATCGGGATTCATGGGAATATTGTTGAATTTACCATAACCATCCCAAGTTTGTGAGTCATGATGTTGATCCGCGGTTGCTTGACCAATGCTTGGACCAGAGCCAGAATCGTTGAATCTTACATTTTGTTTTTCACTTGAAAATGATGATGATTCTATTTTTGCGTCAAACAAACCAGATTTTGATTCATATGTGTTTCTAGTTGGGAAATCATCGTCAACTAAATCATTTAATTCGTTTTCCAAGTTTTCTAAATCATCAATATGAATGTCACTGGTTGGTGTTTTTGATCCTTCTTTCATTTTATCGTTCATTAATAATTCAAGTCCACCACCAAAATTACTTGATTTTAATTTCATAGGTGAGTCGTTTAAAGTTATATCTGAAATATCAATGATTTCATTATCCATGTCTTATGAATTAATAAGAACATATAATTTTAAGTCTTACGAATAATAAATATATTTATTTTATATAAAAATATACTTATCTATTTTTACATTTTTATCTAAACATTACCAAATTATCACTACATTTTATTTTTAACATACCATAATCCTTGTAAAAAAGAATCAGCTAAATCATCCTTTTTTGTATGTTTTGAAAAAAATGCTTCCCAACATTGATAATAATGTGTATTGGTAATTATTTCTAAACATTTTTGTATTCCCTTTTTTTTACGATCGCTATATTTTATCTTTTCGTCGCTTTTTTCCATATTTGTCTCCTTATCATCCTTTAATTTATTCACAGAGGAAACAAATTCAATACAAATATTATTATTCTTCATAATAAAATATTGAGCAATCATTCCTTGTATTGTTTTCATTCGATTCGCAATAGGACTGATTTGATTTTCAATAATAACCTTGTCTATAGTTTGTAAATGCTCATCCAGTATCATGTCAAATTTTGACTGAATATTTCTTCCGATTGTTACTAAATCAATTTTTGATGCGCTACTACTTTCAATTTGTTCAAAACATGTATTGTGTATATAATCGTTAATAAGAGAGATCAATTCATTCTTCTTAATGGGTGTGATGTATGTTATCTTATATTTTTCTGCTAAATCATATAATTCCTGAATTTTTTTCTTGTTTAAATTCGTTTTTAATTCACCATTTGGAATTTGATAGTCTTGTTTCTTTGAATGTTTTAAACAGTAGCATTTTCCGTTTTTAGTAAATTTTGCGGGCTTATCACATACTTGATTATTTTTATCGAATTCTTTACATTTTGTTTCACATTGTTGTGCTAAATTAATAACATCCCATTTTTCAATAGTATAGTGTTCTTCTTTTTTCACTAAAAGGCAGAATGCTAAATTTTTAATTCCGACATCTATACTCAAAATTTTCGAAGAATCTGGACAACAATGATTCATATATAACAAGTCTATATCTATTTTTACATAAAAAATATTATATCCTTTTTTTATAATACTTTTTTATTCTATTATTCTATTCAGGAACAACAATAGAAGGCGATATGAGTCGCGCTTGTAATTGCTCCCGCGTTAAATAAGGTGATTTCAAGTCACTATTATTATATCCGTAACCCGGACGAGTATTATCATAAGTGGATTTATACAATAATGGAACATTGGATGACGGTGTTTTTCCCGTTTGAATATGTGAAGGAAGACCCATATCATAACAAGCTTCTGATGTATTATATTTCATGATTTCAATACCATTATGAGTTAAATATTGTCTATACTCCCAACTGCTTTTAATATTTTCTTGTTGTTGTATTCTTTTATTTACAACCGCTTCTGGTTGCCAGGTTGCGTAATTTCTCCCATCTGCCATGATAGGTGGATAATTAAAATGAATATTATTTGATCCGGAATAACAAGTTCCCCAAGACATATATATTTAAATGCTATAATAAATTTTAATATATAATAAAATAATATTATACAAAATAACATTAATTATTAAAACAAAATTTTATTCAAGTAATTTTAGTAATTCATTTTTTTTCATTTTTGATGAATCAGTTGCTAAGTTTCTCTCAACAACAATTTCCCTTAATTTGGTTAATGACATTTTTTTGTAATCAATATTTTCATTCGAACTACTATTAGATATATTTATGGTTTTTAATATTGACAAATCAATATTGCTGATATCATCGTTATTAATAATTTCAATTTTATCATTTTTCGTAAATGTATTATAATTTGTTTGATCTTCTAAAACATCATGATTAATTAAATCAATTAATTCAACTGGCTCATCATCGTCATTACTTAAATCATTATCATCATCATTATCATCATCATGATTGTCGTCATCATCGTTATCATCAATTATTTCAACATCATTTTTCTCACTACCATATATAGAATCACTTAATATATTTATTATTTTAATATTTTTTGTGTTTTTTTCTTCGTAATCATCATTGTCATGATCTTCATCGTCTTCCCCATCATCATCCTCATCCTCATCATCCTCATCCTCATCATCCTCATCGTCATCCTCATCATCCTCATCATCTTCTTCATCGTCATCCTCATCATCTTCCTCATCTGAAACTTGTATTAATTCACTATCACTCTGTCTAAATCCGCCACTTAAATTTGCTAATACTTGTTGTCTTTGATCCGCAAATGGTTGTAAACTTATACCACTAGATTCAGAGCTACGAATATAATTCAATTCTTGTGCCATAGTATTTACTAAATCGAACATACCATTAATTTTATGATTTTGTTGACTTATTTTTTGATTTAAATACATAAATATACCACCAATTAGAATAATAATGATTGCTAAAATAATTAGAAATGAAGGACTAAATATCGATAACATTATTAAAAAATATATATATATTTATATTTTTTAACAAACGAATATTATTTATTAAAATGCTGTTTAATATAATCAATTGTTTCTTTATTAGATAATCCGTTTTTAAATTTTTTCCAATATTCATTGAATATTTTTGACCCAAAGAAAGAATCCAATATTTTCAACAATAATTTTTCAGATTGGTCTATTTTATCTCTTCGTTCATCATTTTCTGTTTTTTTATAGGTATTTATATAATTAATAATAGAACTCATTCTTGAAAATATAATGATACTTATTTGTGATTCTAATTCTTTATTTCGTTCTCTTTTTTCATAATCACTTTTATTATAAAATAATTCATCATAATAATAATTCATTTCAGGATGATCTATAAAAAATTTGATTGTCTCATCTAAAAATTCTTTATAAAAATTATCAAAATATTGTACTTCCTGATTATTTACACTGTCTTTATAAGCAACGATTTGAAAATATACGGAATAAACTGTAATGATAATTGTCGCAGCGATCAATACTTGTACATAAGTTTGAAATTTTGGGTCATATCCAGATTTTGTTTTCCAGTAATATTTGGTTAATAAAACAAATGCGATGAAATATAATAAATAGGATATATAGTATAAAATATCTACTAAACTACTATTATGACTAAAGTTATATTTTATAAAATTGTTAATTTCTGTTAAATAATTCATAGTGATACTATATAATATAATCATATTATTTTTTGGGATGGGGCGTTAAATTTTCCTGGATTCTTCTATAATTTCACTCGGGTAATCCATGTCGTATAATACCTTAATTCCTCCTCGTACATTTGATATTCCTTTTTTTAAAATATACTTGTATTTGAAATTTTCGATACCGTTATCTCGACCATCGTCTACATATTCAGTTTCCATATAAAAGTTTTCAATTTTCTTATTTTTATCTAAATGTTCACATAATTTTATGAAATGAGTCGTTAAAATACAGTATATACTATTGGTTTTTATTAAATAATTCATAAACGCCAGTGCGCTTCGTACCGCCTCATCCGGATTTGTCCCAGAATAGAGTTCATCAAATACACAAAAATGATTTTCTTTTGGATTCATTTTAATCAAATCCAATATTTCTTTACATCTCCGAGCTTCTGCTTGAAATAAGCTGTCTCTTCCAGAAGTGTCGGGTATATTCAAATAGCAATGTATATATTTATATGGACATAATGTCGCACTATCGTAAAATCCGCAACCCATTTGTTGAGTCAAAATTACATTGATTAACACTGATTTTAATACTGTCGTTTTACCTGATGCGTTTGGACCGGTAATGATTAAATTTTTCTTCATTTTCACCGAGTTTTTAACCGGGTTTTCATTCACTGGATAATATAAATTCTTCATATTTGCTTTTGATTTTTTCTTGTCAAATTTCACATGATTCATCTTTTTACTTGCTACATTTGTCACAATACCTTCTAGATTGTCTATATAACCATTTATTCCAAATGTATATAATATCTGATTGTTTAAATCAGCATTTGTATACAAAGCATAAAATGATTTTAATATAACTCCTAATTCACTGATTTTTTTGATATTTAATTTATATTCACTTACTTTTTCCAATTCTTCCTTTATTTTAGTTAATTCTACTATTTTTTCCTTTATTTGATCGTTGAAATGTTGATATGTTTTTAATTTGTAGGTGAATGTTAATAAATGATTCATCTTACATATGCTATATTCAATGTATTCCTTAATACTTTTAATATGTGAGTGAATTTTAATCATATTTTTATTGAATTTGATACAGGTCATTATATTTTGATAAATTGAAAAAATATAAAATCCTGCGGATATTAATAAATATATTTTTTCATTCATATTCACCTCACTGAATTCAGTGAATAATCTACCAATTGCGTGATTCGATGCGATCACTTTTAAAACTTCTACATATTCATTGAAAGTAATTGTCATTCCTTTCATTTTAATAATTAAAAAAGGGATTAACAAAATAATAAACGGTACAAATAAAGAAAGCACAGGTGATGCCAAATTATATATACTCATTATTTGTAAAAAAGGGCTTGATTGATTTAAAAATTCCAACATAGGAAAATCAACATAATGATATCTATCTTTAAATCCAATATCGTTTTTAATTTCGTCCCATATATCAAGAATATTTGTGAAATATTTGTTTTTTGATTCCATGTTTTCATCATTGATTAATTCGAGTTTTTTGTAATTTTTTAATAATTCTTGTGTTTCTTTCAAAAATTCGATGTCTGTTGTATAATATTCTGAAAATTGTCGAACCACTTTTTTTCCAAAACATGTTTGCGGTTGAAACACATATGAATAAATGGGATTACATGAGGCATCAATGGTGTCAATTAATTCTAAATCCGTTATAATATTTTTATTTAATTCTATTTTTTTTTCATTAAAACAAATGGGTATCTTAAAAAGATCATTTATTTTTTCTATATTTGAAATAATAGGCATACTTAAAAGAAATATATATTTTATATTTCTTTTACGAATAATATTTTTCACTAAATTTTATGTACCTTTATACCAATATTATTTTAATAGAGTATCAAAATCCGCAGGTAATTCACTAATTTGACAAGAATAATGTGATTCTATATCTTTCATAATAATAACATCACGTCTTGTAATTAAATTAATACCGATCCCTTTACGACCCCAACGACCACTGCGTCCAATTCTATGTAAATAATTATGAACGCATTTTGGTACATCAAAATTTATAACCACACTTACTTGTTGAATATCTATACCACGAGATGTTACATTTGAAGAAATTAAAACACGGTATTTACCTGATCGAAATTCGCTAAATGCTATATTACGATCAGCTTTATCCATTCCACCGTGGATTCTACAAACAGGAAAACCATCTTCAACCATAGCATCATATAAATCAGCGACTCTTTTAACACTGTTACAATATATAATACACTGTGACATTGAAATTACCGAATATAAATCCTTTAACGTTGCGTATTTTTGTCGATCATCTTCAATTGCTACATAATATTGTGAGATTCCCTCTAAAGTTAATTGTTCTGTCTTTACTGAAATTTTAACCGGATTCCGCATAAACTTGTTGGTTATATTATAAATATAATCTGGCAATGTAGCGCTAAATAATGCTACTTGTATGTCATTATTAAAATATTGGAAAATATTATATACTTGTTCTTTAAAACCAGAAGATAACATTTCATCTGCCTCATCCAATATAACAAGTTTAATTGTCTTACTATTAATATGTCCCCTTCGTATCATATCAAAAATACGACCAGGACAACCAGTAATTACGTGTGGTGTGTTAGTTTTTAAAGTATATGAATCTTCATTAATAGATGTGCCACCAACAATTGTTTGTATAGTTAAACCATTCATCATAATTCCAATACTTGTAATTACACTTGCTGTTTGTTTACTTAATTCCCTGGTGGGAGATAATATCAATATTTGAGTTGTTTTATCATTTACATCAACTAAAGATAAAGCACCAATTGAAAAAGTACCAGTTTTACCCGTACCAGATTGAGCTTGAGCAATTAAATCTCTTTTTTCCATAATTGGTTTTATAGCTTTTTTTTGTATAGGACTTGGTTTTTCAAAACCATACGCATAAATACCCCTTAAAAGGTCTTTATTTATGTCTAGATCATCCCAATTATTTATTTCATCATAATAATTTTCTAAATCGCTACTACTATCTAACTTATTTTTTTCAAGTGACATGATAATCATATTTGTATTATATGTTTAAGTGTATTTTAATATAAAATAATTATTATTATAAAAAATCAATATAAATGAAAGAGTATTAATATATATATACAAGTTAAAAGATGAAGTATACATTAGAGAATTTTTCAAATATTTTATTCAATGGTTTTGAAATTAAATTACCAGATGAAACATTAAATATTATAAGCGATATTTCTCAACATGTTGGATCTCCTACTTATATAAAGAGTCCAGTATTTCATAAAAGAGAATTTATTTCTGGAAAAAACAATCAATTAATACAGGGAGATGTTTATAAGAAAAAGCGTCGTAATAAAAATAGTGAAAATATAAATGATGAAGATTGGGAAACCATTCGTAATTTTCAGGCTACTAAAATAGAACAAAAGGTTGGTATTGATTCAAAGATTGTTATTATTCGTTCATTGATAAATAAAATAACTGATAAGACATATGTTGAATTAAGTAATAAAATAATCGAGACACTAGATGAATTAATACAAGATGAAACTTGCGAGGAAGAAATGATGAAAGTTAGTAATTCGATATTTGACATAGCATCAAATAATCGTTTTTATTCAAAAATATATGCTGATTTATATGCGGTTTTGATTCATCGTTATGAAATTATAAAGGTTGTATTTGAAAAAAGTTTCAATACATTTTTAGAGTTATTCCAGAATATTGAACACGTGAATCCGGAGGAGGATTATAATAAATTTATAAAAATAAATGGTGAAAATGAAAAAAGAAAATCTTTGAGTTCATTTTTTGTGAATTTAATGTTGAATGGTATTATCACAAAGGAAAAAATAATAGAAATAACGAATGATTTGATGATGGAGGTTTTAAAATTAATAAAAGAGGAAGATAAAAAAAGTGTAGTGGATGAAATTACTGAAAATATTTCACTTTTGTATAATAAAGATCTTTTTGAAAATGTTAAAGTAAATAATGAATTATTTACAGATATTATAAATAGATTATCCCTATGTAAAGTGAAAACATATCCAAGTTTATCGAATAAATCTATATTTAAGTATATGGATCTGAATGAAATGTAACATATATTTCATTTAAAATAACATAAAATAATAATATTATAATTATATTATAACTATAAAATGATTGATGAAAATATAATAATAGATGAAAACATAAATATTCAAATGGTAGAGGATTTTGATAAATCAAACGCGGATTTTAATTTAAAAAAATTAATGGAGGATTTTGAAAATATATCTTTACATGAAATTGATCATGATGAAAGTGATCAATTATATACGGACATGTTAAATTATGATATGAATTTTACAGTAAAACAATTATTATTGATTTGTGATTATTATGGATTATTAAAAGATGTAAAAACAAATAAAATGAAAAAACAAGATATTATTGAACAAATATTACTCTTTGAAAATAATAATGATAATTATAACACTGTTATTAGACGTAAAGAGTTGTGGTATTACATAAATGAATTAAAAGAGGATAAAATAATGAAAAAATTTGTAATTTGGAGTTGATATCTCTTGAATTTAATGAAATAAATTAATTGATGGAATAAAAATATAAAATATTGTTATATTTTAATTCATATGGTATTGTCAAAATTAGATAAAAAGGTCAGTTATCCTGAATTGAAAAAGGTGGATCCTAGTGATTTAAAAAAGGAGGTAAATTTGTATGAAACTGAAATCAAAGGAGTGAATGTAATTATTGCTGTTGGAAACGCAAAAACAAATTATGAGGATAAAAATATTATATATTTCCCGATATATTTAGTAAAATCAAATAACAAGGTCATTCAAATTGGTGTATATGAAATTAAAGCGAGTGATAAAAATGTATATATTGACGAAGATGGAAATTTAGATATTGAAAATATGGACGATCCGTTAATTTACGTATTTGTCAAAAAAGATATGCTTGATAAATTAAGATTGGTACCAGACGATGAATTAACAGGTGTATCTGTAAAAAAAACGAGTGATTATGAAAATCATGATCAAACAAGTGATTCCGAAAGTGCGGATGAAAGTGAATCAAGTGATAAAGCTGGTAAAATTAGTAAAAAAATAAAAACTAACAAATCAGAGGATCCAGAAGAAATAAATATATCGCCACTCAGAAAAGATATTTTTTCTAAAACTACTGATGCTTTTGTAATTCCTGAAATGTTGAATGAAGAAAATAAAGAACAAGCCGAAAAGTTAAGAGGAAAATTTTTAGTAGAAGAAAAAACATCAAAAAAAGAATATAATTGGATACAAAAATTCATGGAAAATAATTATTATTCAATTATAGATAATGAACGCGGAGGTGATTGTTTATTTGCGACCATTCGCGATGCATTTGCTCAAATCGGACAAATAACAAGCGTACAAAAAATAAGAGAAAAATTATCAGGAGAAGTTAGTGAAAAATTATTTTTTGATTATAAAGAACGTTATGATATTCTTAAAACAACATTAGTAAAGGATTCTCAGGATATAAAAAGTTTAGAGGGAGAATATATAAATGTGAAACAAAAATATGAAAATACTTTGGATAGAAATGAAAAAAAGATGCTTATCGATTCTGCTAAGGGAATTAACAATCAAAGAGAAAAAATATTGAGAGAGAAAAAAGTAACATCAGAGGTTTCGCAAGATGTGAAATTTATGAAAGATATAGATACATTAGATAAATTTAAAGAAAAAATAAAAAGTTGCGAATTTTGGGGTGAAAAATGGGCGTTGTCTACATTGGAACGTATTTTAAATATTAAGTTTATAATATTATCAAGTGAGGCATATAAAGAAAAAGATTACGCAAATGTATTGAATTGTGATGAATTAAATGATCCTCTTTTGGAGTCACGTGGTGAATTTATGCCGGAATATTATATTATATTAGAAAACAGTGGATGGCATTATAATTTAGTTGGATACAAGAAAAAACAAATATTTAAATTCAAAGAAATACCATATGATATTAAAAAAATGATAGTAAATAGATGTATGGAAAAAAGTGACGGTCTTTTTTCTTTGATTCCCGATTTTATAGAATTTAAAAAAAATGAATTTGCTGGATCCTTGAATGTAGAAAAAATTAAATTTGAGGAATTGTCCGAAGCAAAAATACGTGGATTATATGATGAAAATATAGTATTTGTATTTTATGATAAATCTTCCTCCAAAAAGTTACCGGGAAAAGGTGTTCATGAAAAAATGCCAGATGTTATGATGTTGCGAAATTTTTCTGAATTAATAGCGATACCTGATTGGCGTCGTAAATTAGATAACTTTTGGATACAGCCATTTACTTTGGACGGTAAACGGTGGAATAGTGTGGAACATTATTATCAGGGGTCGAAATTCAAGGAAAATAATCCTGAATTTTATACGTCTTTCAGTATGGAATCTGGTACTGAATTATCGAAAAATCCGGAAATGGCAAAAGCCGCTGCAGGAACAAGTGGAAAATACAAGGGAACACTTGTTCGTCCGGTTGAGGTGAAGATAGATTCTGAATTTTATGGAAAACGTAAAGAAAAAGAAAATAATGATGCTTTGTATGCAAAGTTCTCACAAAATGATGAATTAAAAAGAGTATTATTGGGAACAAAGAATGCGAAATTATTACAATATAAAGTTGGTAAAGAACCTCTTATTCGAGAAGATTTAATGTTGATTCGTGATAAACTTTTACATGAAAAATAGTAAGGTAATAAGGTAAATTATTATGAGATGTATTTTCATAATAATATACGGCGACAATTCAAAATTTAAAAGAACTTAAATCTTGATAAATGATGTCTAACTGGTTTGATTATTCTGTTGAAAGAAAATTGTTTATTTTGTTGTGGTTTATTAATTTTATCGTTTGATGGCGTATTTATATTTTCTTGTAATTCAATTGTAATTTCTTCGTTATCTGATGTTTGAAATACAACATGTTTTTCTTTAACAACTGGTTCTTGAATAATCACTTGGGGCTCGACCACTGGATCGACGACTGGCTCGACCACTGGATCGACCACTGGTTCGACGACTTGCTCGACGACTGGTTCGACCACTGGCTCGACGACTGGCTCGACGACTTGCTCGACGACTGGCTCGACGACTGGCTCGACGACTTGCTCGACGACTTGCTCGACGACTGGCCCGACGACTGGCTCGACCACTGATTCGACGACTGATTCTTCAGTGGACTCCTCGATAACTTCTTCTTTAGCAATTATTTTGTCTTGTTCTTGATCACTAGTTATTACTTGTTGTTCCGGATTATTATCCATATAATATAATTATATAAATAAAAAATATAATAAAAATAACTTATTAATTTATATAAATAAAGTAATAAATGAAAATTACAAATCATAGTAAATTATTAATGTCATTTTTTTTAGACAATAAATGTATTAACCATGTTGAGAGAACAAATAAAACAACGAATATATTAAAAAAATTATTTAAAGAATTAAAAGACGCAGCTGGATATATTCATTTAAAAAAACAAAATGAAGGCACAAATTTTTACAAGATACATATTGAAAAAATAAAAAATATATTAAATGTTCCTAAGCCCAAAACTTTTAATGCTACCAGTTTTCCTAAAGAAATCCGTGAACATATTGATACTGAAACATCATATTCTTTGTCATATACCTTTTCTCTCTTCAATAAGGAAATCAAAATATATTTTATAGTAGAAGAAGACAATCCAGAATTATATATAGACTATTACAATCAATATATTGAAAAAATTTTGGTTTGGTTATACATCGTTAACCAGTATTCATCTAAAAAATGTTCCAAACATTTAACACTGTATATTTATTTCACAAGTTTAACTAAAAAATTACCTCCATCAAATATTTATGTATTAAATGAAAACAATGTCAACACCGCATTTACATATTCGTGTCATGATGATCCAGAAATTGTTATTTTTCGTAAAGAAGAATGGTTTAAGGTTTTACTACATGAAACATTTCATAATTATGCCTTGGATTTTTCTGATATGAATACACATCGAGAGATATGTAACCCTGCGATTTTATCGTTATTTCCAGTACAATCTGATGTAAATTTATACGAGGCATATACTGAATTTTGGGCAGAAATTATGAATGTCATTTTTTGTAGTTATTATGTTGCGTTGGACCAGAATTCCACCAGCGATGAAGAGTTACTTTCTAATTTTGATTTTTTTATTAATTTTGAAAGGACATATGGTTTTTTTCAAATGATTAAAACATTGAATTTTATGGGTTTAACTTATAAAAATTTGTATTCCAAGAAAGAAGAATCGCAACTCATGAGAAAAACATTATACAAGGAAGATTCCAATATTTTGGCATATTATATTATTCGTCCTATTTTATTACACAATTACCAGGGATTTTTGTCGTGGTGTGATAAAAACAATTTTTCCTTGTTACAATTCAAAAAGACGAATGCGAATTTGTCGGAATTTTGTAAATTCATTGAAAAAAATTATAAAACAAAATCAATGAATGAATCCGTGGATTGTATGCAAAAATTCATGATGAAAGTCAACAAAATGAAAACCATGAAATCAAAAAAATCCGATTCTCAATCCAAAAAAGCAAATGAAGAAGATTTGGATTTCACACTTTCAAATATGAGAATGACCATTTGCGAGTTGGGTTAGTTAGGATTTAATGTTTATTTTTGCGACTTTTTCCTTTACGTTGTTTTCTTTTGGTCTTTTTATGTTTGCGGGTTGTTTTTTTATGGGGTCCGCGTTTTTTCTTGCCTCCGTAGAAACCAGTATCAAACGCAACATCATAATCTAATTGTTTATTATTGAAATTATCTTGATTTACGTTTTTGAGTAATTCGTCATTTTCACGCTTTTCTTTTACACTTTTTTCATAAGAAATATATTGTGAAAAAAAATTTCTTTCAAAAAAAAGTATTCCTTTCTCTTCAATTGACATTTCAGTTGGAATTGGAATTTCTCCAAAGATATATTTGATATTTATTTCGTAATTATCGTATAATGATGTAAAAAATTTTATTTGATTTGCTAATTTTAATTTTATTCCAGAATAATTAATTGGTACTTTTTTTATTCTAAATAAATTATCAATTACCGAATACAACGGTAAATATAGGGGAAAATTACCTGGGTTTGATACATTATTTTCATAAAAGAAAAAATTCACTAATGTATCAAAATTTTTTAATGAATTCTCTAAAATTATTTTTTTTGTTTTTTCGTTTAAATTTGAGAAACCGGATTTTGCGTTTTCTAAATATTTTTGAATATATTTTCTTAAATATGCCCTTTGAATTTCAACTTGTTGTTGTAATCCTGGAGATAATGATTTCTCAGTTTGGTCTAAAAGACTTCTTGCGAAACTATCCTCAACTGCTATAATAGGATTAAAATTTACAATTTCAGGATTATTTATATCTTCAAACGCACTCATGTAATATGAATATATATACTACAAATATTATTTTTTATGAAAATGACAGGTTTCACAATCAACCCCGGGTTCTCTCATACAACGTTTCCCATTTTTCAAAACTTGACCGCAAATATAGGTATAACAACCATTACCCTTGGATTTTTTGTTTGATTTCCATGACTCACTTGCGTCATTAAAATCGATATCAACACTATAAGGAGCATTGTTTTCATAATTTGTTTTACTTCTTGTATTCATTTTTTACTTTTGGTTTTACATATCAATGAGAGAATCAAAGTATTTCAATTTTATTTTCTCTCTTTAATTATAAAAATTGAAAGTGATTTTTATATTTTATAATAAATATAAAAAACAAAATACTATCTAATTACAAATAAAAAGATGGGAATTAAATATTTAAATCATTACATAAGAGAGAACTGTTCAAAAGAATCTGTGAAATGTATATCGTTAAAAGAATTAAATGGTAAGAAAATCGCAGTGGATATTAGTATTTATTTGTATAAATACACAAGTGGTAACTCACTTATAGAAAATTTCTATTTAATGATGTCTGTATTTAAAAAATATAATATCACTCCCATATTTGTATTTGATGGTAAATCTAGAACTGAAAAAAAGGAACTACTTATTAAAAGACATCAAGACAAAAAATATGCTGAAAATGAATACAATTTATTAAAAGAAAAATTAGAAAACCAAGATATTGATGATGTTGAAAAACAAGAAATACAATCTACTATGGATTCATTGAAAAAAAAATTTGTCTATATACAAAAAGAAGATATTCATATTGTAAAAGAATTAATTAATTCATATGGAATGACGTATTTTGACGCTGAAGGTGAGGCGGACGAATTATGCGCCCTTCTTGTATTGAAAAAAAAAGTCTGGGCTTGTTTAAGTGAAGACATGGATATGTTTGTTTATGGTTGTTCACGTGTATTGCGTTATTTAAGTTTAATTAATCATACATGCGTTTTATACGATACCAAAAAAATATTAGAAGAATTCGAAATGAATCAAGATGATTTTCGACAAGTATGTGTATTGTCTGGTACTGATTATAATATACATAAATTTAGAGATGACCATACATCATACGATTTATATAAAGTTATGAAATTATATCATAAATATGCCAAAGAAAAAGAAACCATTGGCTTTTACAATTGGATTGAGAAAAATAAATTATTGAATCAAGACTTGGATTTACTATTAAATGTATATAATATGTTTGATTTATCTTGTGTAAATTATAATATTGATAAAATTAAAATCGTAAATGGCGTTATTGAGAAAGAAAAAATGAAAAGTATTTTAGAATTAGATGGATTTATATTTGCTAATTAGTATTTGATTTATGATATAAACATAAAAATACAGGAAAAGGTATTTTTATATTTTTTGTTTTATAATATTTTTGTTTTATATTTTTGTTTTATATTTTTTGTTTTATATTTTTTGTTTTATATTATTTTTGTTTTATATTATTTTTGTTTTATATTTTTATTTGCTTTTATATTAACGAATTAAGCAGTAGTTGATGCTCCAGCCTTGTCAAAATGATGACTCATGAATTTTTGTAAGTTGAAATAGGTTAATTGATCAGTCTTACTTAACTTAAGAAGGGATGATAACTTAGTATCTGGGTTGATCTTGCGACCATTGGCAGGATCTTGTAACTTGTTAGCACGGATGTATGCGTTGATCTCCTTGGTAACAGCAGTTCTTGCCATTTCGGATCCCTTGTCCTTTCCTAAGAATGAGGCAAGCTCATCACTGATACGGGTTGGCTTAACAAAACCACTTGGCTTGCGGTTGCCTGACTTTCTCTTGTTCTTTGAGTTTAACTTTTCAACAGCCTTCTTTTCCTTTGACCATTGCTTCTCAATTAAACGATACTCAGTCTTTAATGCGGAGATTAAAGCACCGACTTGTTGTAATTTGGCGAAAAATTCAGTGGATTTCTCACTCAATACAGCGTCAACTGGGGCACTTTCAGATGATACTTGTTGCTCAACCTTTGGGGCTTCAACAACTGGAGCAGCGGGTTCCTTTGGAGCCTTGACCTTCTTTACTTTTGGGGCTGCGGTTTGGACTGGTGCGGATTCGACGACTGGTGCTTGTTCAGCGGACTTTGCTTTTACGGTTTTTGCCATATTATATACTATATAAATATTTACTTTTTAAGTCTTTTAACGCATTATATATATTATTATATATATTTGTGAGTATATGGCATCACAAACATATTCCTAAATAATAAAAAACGAGCACATCTGGTTTTTTATTATTTTTAACGCAATATAAATATTTATTTATTTTTTAAATTATCCTAAAGCATTTTGTAATCAAAAAATTCAAAGTCTTAATTTTATAATATTTGTTAAATGGATCGATTTTTCATTCAAAAAATTAATGTATTTTTTCATTATGAAAATAGGGGATATTTAATTAAATAAAATATATTATTCTTTAATTAAATACGTAATCGAATACGTTTTTTATTTTTAAATGTTTTGCGTCTTTTGTGCGTTAATTTTCTACGACGAATCGTTTTTTTATGAGTATGTTTTTTACTTCGTTTACCACCTTTACGGTCGGGAGAATTATCTCTACTTCTAGATCTATCTAGTAGCGTAAGCGGAGTTCTACTGTTTACTCTAATAATATCCGATGATGAATTTCTACGTAATCTACGAGTTGCTCTAGCTAAGTCTATTTCATCTGGATCAATTAGACTATATTTACCATTATTTTTACTAATTACATCATTGTATGTAGAACACGATAAATCTACAATAATAAATTCATTCATTTTCTTGATGTTTTTTATATAACCTATTATTCCACTTAATAATACTTCATCATGTGGACCTTGCTTTTCTTTTTGATATTCAATAACATCATCAAATATATCTTGAATTCTTGGTCCCAAATACCGATTATCATATCTTAATTCTCTCGGTTCTATTAAATTAATTCTCACATCATATTCAGTGTCGTTGTATCTGTCTAAATCCTTAGTATCTTCTGAATCTTCTAAATCTTTTTTAATATCTCTTGTAAAAAATTTTTCGTAAAATAGTGGTTTTTTATTTGGGTCTTTATTATCTAAACTATTTATTTCTTGATATGTATTCATTTCTCCGCGATTAAATGCCTTAGCATAATTGTTTATTAATTCACGGTTATCATCGTCATGTGTATCAAGTATTTCGGCTTTATTTTTAATATGAGATTTATGAATATTTTCAAAAATACCAACTAATTCGTTTACAAATTGTTCTAGGGGTCGTTCATCGTGCATATATCTTTTTATATTCTCATATACATCGAATATATTTGTATTCGTCGTAATACTACATACTCCTAATCCAGCGGCTTCAATTTTATGTATTTTCATTCCTTCTGGGAGCTTACCTTGAATTATTTTGACTTCTTCTACTTTATCAACAATTCCTGTACCCGTTGTCTCTTGTATTATTCTATAATTACCGTGTGTAGTTATTAATACAACTGGTAAAATTTTTTTATGAGGCGTATTTGAATCAGGTGTAGATGCTTGGTATATGTATTTAAATATGGTGTTCATTAATTATCTCTTATATTATGATAATAAAAAATAATTAGACAAAAATGATTTTGATATTCCTAATGTTATTGTTACATGTTCTAAAAATAAGCAACCGATTGAAATAACCATGGTAATGCTGCTGCTGCGTTTGGATTTACTAAAGTGAGCGCACCCAAAACATAATATGCTCCCAGCGCCATGTGATCCTTGTCTTGCGCACTTTTCACAATTCGTTCCATATAATAAAGAGCCATTTTTTGTAATTTTATAATATTGTTTTCATTCACAAATGAATTTAAATTCAACGTGACAAATGGGTTGCCTCCTGGCGGATAAATCAGACGCTTTACCTCACTTGGTAATTGTGCCCTATAATTCCATATATCTACTAATTCTCGCATGAATTTTATGATTTGTGGTTTCACCAAAGAGAGAAACCATTCAGGATTACTGTAATTACCTAAAGAATCAATAAACTGAAATAGATCCAGTATTTTCAATTCGACACTTTTTGTATCCGATAAATCATCGCAAACGTCCTTTATATCTACCTCAATAGGTATTTTCAATATTTTACTTGTTCGTATTAAACATTTGAAATCATGAATCACACTACTAGGTATCACATTTCTGTTATATGGATTTTGTATTGTCTTTCCTGATTTTAAAATTAGGTTGTAGAGAGAAATAATATCAAATCCATATATAAACCCATCTGTGTCTTTAAAACTAAAAAATTGGGTTGCCTCCATGTCTTTCATTTCCTCCATTGTTAAAAAATCACTCTGATTTGTACATAAATCACGCTTTAAAAATGCTGGTCCATGTAAAACATTGTATTTTCTTTGTACATTTCCCCTAAATATCTTTTGGATTTTTACAATAATCGATGATAATTTTAAAAAAACGTAGAGACGATTTACCAATTCGTTTTTATTCCCCGAAATTTTCATTTTGTAATGTTTGGCAATCGTTTTCAACTGTTGTAAATTATAATTATTGCGTAATAAAATATCATATGACTTTACAGTTGGTATAATAACATTTTCATCTGAAACCTTTCCGGTTTTCTTTATTTGTGGCATGTTTTTTTCACAATTGCTGTAAATATAATCAATGTATTCATCAATGTTTTGATGATGTGTATTTTTTTTTGTTTTACTATTTTCTTGTAATATATTATTTTTTGTATTCATTATAATACTATATATACTCATAATAAAATCTTTTTGAGTTATTTTTATTAAATAATAATTATTTCATTTGTAACCAACAGGATTATCATAAACGAAAACAAAAAACGAAAACAAAAAACAAAAACAAAAAACAAAAACAAAAAACAAAAACAAAAAATAAATCAATTGATTTTTATAATTAAAAAAAAAATTGATTCTAAAAAATATACATAGTGAATATTACATATACAACACAGACATGGCAGACACAATCGTAGACGGAACCCTATTCAACGCAGAAAATATTCGTTATACCTCACCAAAAGCTGGTGGATCAGGTGGAAAAAGTGTGAATATATTAAACAAGGCAACAAATACTGGTCTTCGTTTATCCACTCCATTAATGTTAACATGGGGTGCTGCGGATTATGTAGACGCATCCACTGGCAAAGGCAACGGTAAATATGAAATGTCATTGGTATTTCCTAATGACGAGTATAAAGATGATGATACCACATCATTCTTAACCAATATGCAAAACTTGGAAAAGAAAATCAAAGCAGACGCGCTTACCAACTCTAAAGAATGGTTTGGTAAAATTCACAAGAATGCCGAGGTTGTTGATGCTTTATACAGTCCAATGTTGAAATATACCAAGGACAAGAATACAGGTGAAGCTGATATGAGCAAGTCGCCTCTATTAAAAGTGAAAATTCCATTATGGGATGGTGTTTGGAAATGCGAGGTTTATGATGAGGATGGTGCTAAATTATTTCCAAATCCATCAAATCCAACTGTTTCGCCTCTTGATTTGATTCAAAAGGGATCTCAAGTTGCTGTTATCATGCAGTGTGGTGGTTTATGGTTTGCCAATGGTAAGTTTGGTATTACTTGGAAATTAGTACAAGCAATGGTACAAAAACCAAAGACCTCACTTGTCGGTCATTGTTTCATCAAGTTAAAGTCAACGGATAAGGAAAAGTTAAAGAAAGCACCTGCTCCAATTGAAGAGGCTGATGTTGATTTCCCTGAGCCAACAAATACAGCTGTAGAAGAATCTGATGAGGAATCTGATGATGAAGATGATGAAGAAACCGCACCAGCTCCAGCACCAGTTGTTGTCAAAGTTGAAGCACCTGTAGCTGTTCAAGAAGAGCCTAAGAAAGTAGTAAAGAAAGTAGTAAAGAAAAAGACAGACGCATAAAGCCAAAAAAAAAATAAATATAGTAGCCAAAAATAAAGACAAAAATATAGACAGTAATCTAACGAATTTATTATTATTATCAATTATGTAATTAAATAACCCTTTTTTCATTGTTACTGTTATAATAAGTGCCAAATAATATATCAAATATGGGTATCGATAAACAAAAATTACAAAAAAATTTTTTATGGTGTATATGATGATGATCGCCTAATATTTTTGAATGTGTTAAATATGAATAACTTAAATAATAATACAAGGTTAGTATGTGCTCAAACATGTTTAAATTTACAATCATTAACGGGAGTCCAAGTGATAAAATCAAAAACTGATAATCGTAGAAGTTGATGTAAAATGTATCAAACGGATATACATCTAATGATAAATGATGGTCTGCATGTATATACTTGTAAAGAGAATTTTTATGTATCCAAATATGATACGTATAGTAAAATAATTCAACACATAATACATATAAAAATATATTTGTTGTTGAGTGTATCAGTGAATGGGGTTGTTTATCTAGACGCGGGTATAATATATTTGTCGTTAAAAAAACACTTTCGCTTGTTATGATGAATAAATTTGTGACCATTGTTTTTGATCGTTTGTATATTTTTTCAACTGTATATTGAGGATTTACAAATGGATAATTATACAATTTGCATATTGCGTAAGATGTAAATGTTGACATGAATAAAACCCCACCCAATATTTGTATTGAGCATAAAAATTCAAACATTCGGTTTTATTACTTTATTATAAATATTTATTTTTTTATTTTATTTAAAACTAATTTTATTTTTATATAAAATTTATCCGTATTACAACATCACCTTTTTTTTTAATATTATACATGTCAATCTCATCTATTTGTGATATACCACGATTCTTGAAAATATAATTCTGATTTTGTTTACAATACAATTCTTCATTAGGTATGTCATACCTTTTTTTTCCCACAAAAATACTTGTTGTTTTCTCCTTGAGGAGAGAAAGACTGAATTTTATATTTACATTTACATATAAATGATTATTTTCATCTATACACATATGATCTGGTAATTCTGGCATACATTTTACAATTATTTCCTTTATATCATTCTCCATAGCATCTACATCAAAATAAACCTCGCCGTGCCACAATGGAACAAAATATAATTTACTATTGTATTCTAATTTATATACATTATTTTCAAATAAATCGTCAATACTTGGATTTAATGTAAAGATTTGTATATCCTTGAATTTTTCGAGAATGATATCTCTCACACTCGTTAAAATAGAATCATTTAAATGAAATAAATCTTTGTATTTGATAATGAAATTATATATATATAATGATGTTTCCCTATCCATTTTATCAAACATTTTTAAAGAAATATCTTTACAACCACTTACTATATCTCTTATGATTGTCTTGACACTTTCACTATATTGCCCATTAATAATATTTTGTAAAAACATATTCAACAAAAAGGAATATCCGTTGCTTTCACTTGGATTGTTAAATATGGGATCTTCTGTTTCCATTTCGGTATCATGATTCATATAACCCAATTCTTTTTTTAATAATTCATAAGCAATACCCAATTTTTGAAATTTTTCTTTTGCCTCTATACTATTCCCATTCTTATCTGGATGATGAATTAATGCCAATTTATGATATTTTTTTTTTAATGTATCGATAGAAAGATTGTTAAATCCGTTATCTATTTTCATGATTTGTAATGCTTCTTGTAAATTCATTATAGATTGTCGATTATAAATTAATTACTATAATGAATATTATAAATAAATATTTAAGTTATTATTTATTGCTTACTATAGTTGATAAATAGAGAATAAAATTTTCTATATGATAAATAGGTCTATAATTATTGTTATAATATTGAAAAAAAGTATATGTCTTTATCAATACATCTGATATATTTTCTTGTTTAATTTTTTTATGACTTACTAATACATCCATGATATACCATATACATTCGCTAATATCCAAATTATAAATAAACATGTCATAAAGTAAATCACGTAATTTTAAAAATTTACAACTTTCAACATCAATTATTACATTAATAATTTTATTACATATTAATTTATACGGCTGCATCAATAATTGATTCACCTCTGAATTTACATTCTTTATGTTGGATATTTGATTTAATGGAGTATATATTTTTTTGTTTAGACATTTTTCATAATTTGTTTTCATTGGTCGTGCAATATTTATAATTTCACAACAATTCAATATATTATCTGGTATAAAACTAATTTGTTCGCTAATAATAATAAATTTTAAATCTATTGACGAAGCATTGTTTTGCTGCATATAACTATAAAAATTTTCAAGTAATTCACTATGAATATCCTGAAAATTTTTACATAATATAATTCCAATTTTATTTGTTTTTGCTGAAATAATGTCAATAATTTGTACATATATTTCATGCCATAATAATTTGGAATTACACCCAAGTAATGATAAATCCACCTCATAATGTATATCACTTATTTTGAAATAATACTGTATTTTATTATACAATATACTTATTTTTTTTTCGTATTTCAATTCAGATGGACTATATTTTTTAATACATTTCAAGACAATCGAATATTTACCAACACCACTCGCGCCATAAAAAATAATATTTTTCAAATCTTTTATTTCATTCGGTATTTTTTTAACAATTTTATCAAATGTTGGATGTAAATTTTTTTTTTCACAGGAATGTACATATTCTTCAAAATGGCTTTCATGAAATTTCATAAAATCTATCTATTATATCTATTGAATTATTCTTTATTTAATTTTATAACTAATTAATCATATTTATTTTATTATTCTATCTAAATCAATTCATTATCCGTTACATTATTCAACAAATAATTAAACTTAAAAACAAAATGATTATTTATAGTAAATTACCATTATAAAATGAATATAGCATTAAATACAAATCAATTCGATATAAATAACATATATTTCTGTGATTCAATTAAAAATAATGTAGTAAACGATGGTGTTTTTATCAGACTCATTTATTCTACGGAATATTTTGTTACAAATGGAATTAATTTATTTATTCAGTTATATGATGTAATGATTGAAAAATTCTATAATAAATATAAATGTTCTTTTAATTTAGTAAATAACAAAAATATTATTGATGGTATACAAAAAATTGAAGAAGAAATACTCAAAAAATTAAATAATAAAAATAAGATTATACAAAAAACAATATATGAGCAATTGCGCGGAGGAAATATTAAAATATTTTCAGAAAATATTGATATAGATAAAACACATAATTCTTTATTTATATTAAAAATTTCGGGTATTTGGGAAACCGAAACACAAATTGGATTGACTTTTAAATTTTCTAAAATTAATCAGTGTTAATAATTAATAAGAGATATTATATGGTAATATTTCTAAAACCATCTGTTGTAAAATATGTTAAAGTTGTATACATGATAATTAAAAATATTGAATTAAATATTCCAAATATATAGATTAAATAATCAGATTTTTTCTTGTCACCTGGTTTAGAATAGTAATAAAGAATAGATGCTACTTGAAATATTGTGAAAATAATAAACCAATTTTTAAAAAGTTTAAAACTATCACTTACTTTATCCGTTGATATTTTGGTAAAATACATTCCAATTATATAAATACAAATAATAATGGAGGATATAATCAACAAGTGAGGCATTATATCTAATATTAATTCAAATATATTTTTTACATTGTATATTTCATTTATTCTTGTATTACAATATATTAAAACACCAAATAGAATAAAACCCAACCCTATTTCTAGACCGGTTAATGTATTTGGATTATTTGACCCAATGATCATTGTAATGAAAGTAATAATAATTCCAGTGATTATAATGATATCAAACATTGTATTATATAATTATGATATTTTAATTTTAAAATTATGGTATTTTATTTTTCAAAACATCTATTTGTTGTTGAAGATCCTTAATTTTTAATAGTAATATGGGTATTAATTCCACGTAATTTATTGTTTTAGATCCCTTATCATTATAAACTAAATCGGGGTATACTTGTTCCATTTCTTGGGCAATCAAACCGTAATGTATTTTTTTATCCTTTTTATCTTTTTTGTATGTATACGATTTAGGATTTAATTCCATAATTTTATTTACATCAATCGTTAATCCTAAATCTGTTATATTTTCTTTAAGTGCTATATCAGATGGCGCCGTTACAGTTCCTACTAAATTTCCATATATTGTTCCGTCCACATATAAATTTTGCGTTATATATATACTATAACTAGAAGGAGATGGAGTGATTGTGTTTACGGTAGATGAGCCATAGGTGTATGATTTATATACCCAATCATTAGTAGTTGGAGGAATACTGGTGGTAAGTTGTTTAATACCTAAACTGACAAACGACTGATTTTTACCTCCGCTTGTATTTGGGTAACTTTGTTTATTATTAAATGATGTAGAAAGACCAGCTGTTCCTAATGGATTTCCACCAGACATATTTATTATATATAGATATAGATTTATATTTATATTATATAATAGTTAAAATAAAATAAATATTTGTTATTATTATATATAATATATAAAATGAATAGTTTTATAAGTAATACCTTTACAAACCATCCAGTAATGCCTGTGCCACGCGATACAGCGGAATATCAGGAAGTGAAGTATTATGTATCCATTCATTCAGAAGATAGGAACATTTTAAAATATCCGAATTCATCTACATTTGAAATTGAATTACCTCGGGATTTTTATAATGTGAAAACTTTAAATGTTTCAGAATTGGCACTTCCTATTAATATTGATACATTTAATGAATTATATAATAATGTCTTTATGGTTTTTAAGATTCCAAATCCATATAATCCATATGATAATCTTTTGCCAGGTGAAACAGTTGACCCTCTACAACAAGTAATATATAACGCATTAATTAGTAATTCAAAAAATGAATATTTAATTAAAATAGAATCTGGGTTTTATAGTGTAGGACAATTAGCAACCGAATTAACAAATAAATTTAATTGGGCGGTTACCGTATATATAAAAGAATATATTGCGGAAAATGCGCCAAATTTAATACCGCTATTTAGCGAATATAGTGAATTTGTCATTGTATACAATTATGTAACACAATATATGTGGTTTGGAAATAGGAGTTCATCTTTTGAAATTACGAATGATTCGTCTTTTTATACTGAGCAAGAATTATATTTTAATGCTTTGTGTGTAAACTCAAAACGTTTTACGGAATACACGAATTGGGGTTTACCCAATAATTTAGGATTTATTTTAAAAATGAATGAATATTCAAAACCTGCTGAGGCAGACGGTTCAGATGTTAGATTTTTTTATGGAGATGTTGTAGCAGGAGATAATGGTTATTGGTTAACGCCAAACCCAGATTTAACTGGGGCGGTTGCTTATTATGTTAAGGCACCATTAAAAATAAATATTTTAGGTGAATCTTATATTTATTTATTAATTAATGGTTGGAATAATATTGATATGACGTATCCATTTAACGATGATGCTTTTACTCAAAAAACAAATGTGACAAATGGTGCGGTTGAATATGCGTTTGGTAAAATACCTATCGGAAGTACACCTGTGGCATTATCCTATTGTAGTGGTTTTTTTAATCCAAAAACATTTGAACCTCCATTAAATAGTATACGAAAACTCAATATAGAATTTAGGTATCACAATGGATTGATTGTGGATTTTCAAAATATGCCATTGTCATTGACATTTGAAATTACTTGTTTGGATTTAAAACGAAAAACAAAGTAGACGGTTTTTGAGTGAGTTATTCGTTTTTTACAAATGAATTATTTTATCTTGACTATATTATAAAATACTTACTCGGTGTAATATATATTTTACACGCTATCTTTTGTTAGAATAACAAGTTAGTAAATCCTTCTTTTCTTAACAAGGTGAGTAAATAATACAGGGCAAAAATAATAAGCGCACCATAAAAGTAAAAATATTTTTTATTTTTTTTGTATATGGGGTTGTTTTCTCTCATGATGATAATTATATAAAGTAAAATATTATATAATTTTCAGATTTTATAATTTATAATTACAAACACCTGGTTGGTCTAATAAATATGATATGTATCATTGATCCAGGCAATGAGTTGGTTTTTATTGCATGATTTATAATCATCATGAAAACCATTTAATTTGAAAAATTCCGGTTTAAACATTTTCTCATTCTTGTAAAAAATATAATCCCCGAATTTACCGCGGCGAATACTTATTGTCTCTGTGAGGTTACGAACCGTATTACTTGTTGAGTTTGGGGTTGTTTCTTCAATAACTTTCACCACATCATTATATGTAATGTTTTCTATTGGGCGATTACCAAAAACTTTTAAGGATTTTGTGTTTTCACCCCATTCCACATACAAACCGAATTTACCTTTTTTAAGAATGAGATCTTGGTCCTCATAGGTGCCAAGAACATTTGTATTGATTCCACCAATACCTCCTTTTGATGAAACCGTCCACGCTGCGGTGTCAACAAGGTCTTGTAATTTGTATCCACCGTTTTCTAGTATAGAAATATCGATATCTTTTTTCACTGGGAGAAACATCGTTTTTTTAGGGTCCAATGTACATTTAATCACTGGTCCGTATTTTCCAATAATATAACTATGAGTATCATCTATTTGTATTTCGTATTTATCACTGCGTTTTCCTGTGGTAGTTTTTTTAGGGGTATTTTCTGTTTCCACATTTTTCAATTTTCCGATAAGTCCCTCAATTTCACCTAAACAAGTGTTACAACATTCGGTCCATACTTTTTCACCTTTGCTAATTTTATCCAAGATTGTTTCCATTTCACTCGTGTATTCATAATTGAATAATTCGTTGAAATGTTTATATAAAAACTCCATGACCACGACTCCCATTTGTTGTATGACTAATTTGTTCTTTTCATTCCCAAATTCACGACTCGTTTCCGTTTCACTAATAGTGTCGTCTTCCAATTCAAAATCCTTACATACAATGCGCTTTCCTGGTATATCTTCTTTTTTCACATATGCTTTGTCCTGGATTTTATCGACAATCATTGAAAATGTTGATGGTCTTCCAATACCTTTTTCCTCTAATAATTGTACTAATTTCGCCTCGGTGTAATGTTGTTTTAGATTTTTCAATACAAATTTACATGTTATTTTGTTATACTTTACACTAATCCCCTGTTTTATCTGGTTCAAACGATGATACGTCTTGTTTTCTTTTTCGTCTTTCAATGATTTATCGTTTGCAACGATTTTCCATCCCATAAAATCTAGTAATTCACTGGTGAGAGCATATTTAGCATCCATGGGCGCGCTAATGTTTGCTGTGATGGAATAATATTCAGCTGGAGCCATACAACTTTCTAGTGTGGTTTCCCAAATCAGTTTATACATTCGTTTCTCTCTTGCTTTGATTTTCTCATTGTCATCGCCTAATTCTCTCATTTCTAAATGAGTTGGACGGATCGCCTCATGCGCTTCCTGTGGTTTCACTTCGTTTTCGGTTCTGGCTTCCGTTGCTTTTTTTGATGTACCTTTGGTTTTTTTGGTTTTGGATTTGGTTTTTTCTGGAGGAGGACTCGGGTTATCGTCATTTTCTCTCTTCATGTTGTTTTTTAAAGAGTCAATTTCATTATGAATATACCGTTTATCATTATAATTTTGTATAATATAGGTTTTTACATTTTCAACAAATTCCGCACTGTATTTTTTACTGTCTGTTCTCATGTAAGTAATATAGCCTTCCTCATATAAAGTCTGACATAATTTCATGGTTTCCTTGGGTGATATATGTAATTCATTGCTCGCCAATTGTTGTATACGGGACGTTGTTAATGGTTGGGGTGGTTCTTTAAATACTTTTTTTGGATCACTACGGGTAAATACATGGTCGTGTTCGCAAGTCTTTTCCAAAAATTCGCACATGGTAGTTTCGCTCTCGTATTCCTTATTTAATTCAAACGCAATCCCTCCGCTGAAATATCCAGTCGTGTTGTATAATGTATTACCAGGATGATTTGCGATTTCAGTATGATTATCGTAAATGATTTTTAGGGCAGGGGTTTGGCATCTACCAGCACTCAAACCATTGCTAGAAATATATTTCCATAAAACGGGTGAAACTTTGAAACCAACCATCAAATCAAGCACCTGGCGTGTTTGTTGAGAATTCACTTTATTCATATCTAATGTTTTAGGATTCATCATGGCATTTTGAATGGCGGATTCTGTTATTTCATGAAATATGATTCTTTTTGTGGTTTGAATGGGGAGATCAAAGAGAGAACAAATATGCCACGCTATCGCTTCACCTTCGCGATCATCATCCGTCGCTAATATTACTTCTTGGGCTTGTGATATTTCTCTCCTCAACTTGTCTATTTGTTTTTCTTTTTTTTCATCATTTTTGTATTTAATATTAAAATATTGGTCAATATCGTCCAGTGATTCTAGTTTTCGCAAATGACCAAAACTAGCCACGCACTTGTAATTCGCGCCTAAAAACGATTCTATTTTTGCGCACTTGGCGGGCGATTCTACAATCACTAATGTGGTTTTTGATTTGTTATAAGATTTGGTAGACATACCTATAAATGAAGTTATATATGTATTATAATAATAATTTTAAACCCTTTTACCTTTTTGAAAATAGAGTCAAAGAGAGAAACCAAGTAGTGTTTTAGGTAGTGTTTCATATTTAGACATTTTTATTTATTATTTTTATTATTATTTTTGAATTAGATTTGAAATTCTAAAAATAATAATATGTCTATAATATATACTATTATATGCGTTGTAAAAATGGAACAAGAAGAAATAATAAAACTGGTGATTGTATCAGAATATCGCAAATTGTGAGTCATCGTTGTATAAACGGGACACGTAAAAACAGGAAAACTGGAGAATGTCAGATAAAATCAGAAATTAAACGCGTGCGTTGTCCAAATGGAAGCAGAAAAAATGTCATTACAAAAGAGTGCGAAAAAATGAAAGTTGCGAATAAAACAATGAAAATCAGAAGCTCTAGAAAAGTATCTACTATAAAATCATCCACTAGAAAGCCATCCAGTAGAAAATCATCGTCTTCATCATTATCTTTTAAAATGCCTGTTCGTAAAACGCCTTTGTCTCAAAGAACACCAATTGACATGAGTAAACCCATTGATTTTGGAACATCTTCTTTAAAAAAATCAACAACACCTGTACAAGAAATAGGGGTTTCTTTACCCGTGCCTGATATTGTTTCTATTGTAGAAAAAGACACTACTCCAAAAAAGAGTTCATCTGTATCTTCGCTAAAAAAATCGTCTAGTGTAAATAAACCAATAGATTTTGGGACATCATCATTGTCATCAAAAACAAAAATAGCAACACCAATACCAGTGATTGAAACCGTGATTGAACCAGTGAAAGAAAAACAATCATCAAATAAATTGTCAGATACTCTTGTTCTTGAAGAACCAATTGTTTTTGAAAATTCATCATTCAAAAAACCATCATCATCCAAAAAATCATCGTCCTCCAAAAAATCATCGTCCTCCAAAAAATCATCATCCTCCAAAAAATCATCGTCCTCCAAAAAATCATCATCATCCAAAAAATCATCATCATCCATAAAATTAAAACCATCTTTAAGTTTTAGTAATAGTAGTGATAGTAGTAGTGATACTAATGATAAAGAATCAAATGACAAAAAAATACCAATTGTTTTAAAACCAACCATGGTAATGAGTATGAAAAACGCACCCACTGAAACTACAAAACGTGTAAACGATCAATTTATTTTAAATCGTTTGAAAAAAAATCGCGGTAAATAATATTCGCGGTAAGTAATTATTTTAAATTTTGTAATATAAAATAATTATATATTGTATAAATCGCATCAATTATAAGGTTTTTTTGAAATCTTTCCATGAAATATTTACCACCTCACGGGGTTGTATTATCTCGGGCTCATCTTGATTTAATTTTTCGGCTTTTCTCAAAGCACTATCAACATACAATTCTTTGAGTAGTGTTCCAATAATAAAAGACCCTTCATGTTGGTCGATTTCTCCATCTTCAATTCTTCTTAATATATTCAAAAATTGATTTAGGATTTTCAAATCAATCTCATCTTTGCGGATTTTATTGTAAATATCCGTATAATACGTGAATAAAAAACCGCATTCACTCATACCTTCTTCATTAATTTTATCTTGATTATTTCTATGTTTTGCCTTTAACATGATTAAATTATTTATATCATTTTGAAGTAAATGACTATGTTTTAATTCCCGAATTAATTCTGTTTGGTCTTCCACATTATTTGCTTTGATCATTTTTTGGAGTTGTAGTCTTGCTTTATCGTCCATTTATTTATTTTCATATTTTTATTTTTATATTTTAATTTATTATAATAATATATATGTCAAATAGTACTACTTTAAACCCACAAGACTTAAACGGAGAAATAAGTAATGTATTACCTGCTCCACAAGTAAAAGGTATGCTTGCTGGAACTCCAATGGAAAGCGCATATGTTGCTGGTAAACAAAATGGTGAACTTTTATCTTCATTATCAAAAGTTGGCGGAAAAAAAAGAAATAGGAGAATAAAACATAAAGGTGGTGCCGGAACTGTAGTAATTCCAACTATGCCTGTACCATATAATGATCAAATGTCTGGGTCTCAATCTGTGAATGGTCAATTTGTTGGTAATGCTTCTACAATATTACAAGCTAGCGCAAATAGTAAATATGATAAGGTCACTCTTGTTGGTGGTCGTAGTCGTCGAAAATCCAGGAAATCCAGGAAATCCAGGAAATCCAGGAAATCAAGAAAATCAAGAAAATCAAGAAAATAATTTATTTAGTGTTAGAGTATATAAATAATATCTACATAATATTTAACTATGCCTACTTTTTTTGATAACTCAAGATTATTATTTGTTATTATTGGATTTATAACAATTACATTGACCATGTTTCTATTTGTATCAATTACTGATATTAAAGCTAATTGGGCGAATTACAGATGTAACCCTATTTATATGCCTTTATCCGATAATATTGAAAAAGACTTTGTATTTTGTATTCAAAATATGCAAACAAATTATATGGGTTATTTACTTCAACCATTGACTTATATTACCTCTACATTATCTACATTAGCAGATCAATTTGTTGGAAATATTGATGCTATTAGAACTGTATTAAGTAATGTACGTACATTTGCTACAACTATTTTAACTGGTATATTTTCAGTTTTGATGAGTATCGTTGTATCTTATCAAAAATTGATTATATCAATCAAAGATTTAGCGGGAAAATTAATTGGATCCATGGTAAGTTTAATGTATATAATGTATGGTAGTATGATGACAATTCAAAGTTCTTGGAATGGTCCACCTGGTAAAATGGTAAGGGCGCTTTGTTTTCATCCAGAGACAAAAATAAAATTAAAAAATGGTCAGGTACGTTTTATGAAAGATTTAGATTTAGGAGATGTTTTGGAAAATGATATAAAAATACAATCCATCATGAAAATAAATAATTTAGAAAATCAAAACAACTTATACAAGTTTGAAAAAATGGGTGTTGGAAGTAGTGATATTTATGTCACCGGAAAGCATATGGTATTTTGTGATGAAATCGAAAAATTTATATATGTTGATCAACATCCAGATGCTGTAAAACAACACGACATTTCAAGTGACTGGTTAAGTTGTTTGATTACATCAAACCACCGAATACCTATTGGTAAACTTATATTTTGGGATTGGGAAGATGATGAGATCGCATATTAAAATATATTAATTTAAATAATAAATTCATATAATAAATAAAAATAAAAACATTATTATCCATCATTTATATATGGATAATAATATGAATAAAAATGATACATCTGACAATACATTAAATGATTCATATAATACTGTAAAAAATTTATACAAAAATATTGGATTTATTGATCAATATGGTGGTGATGTATTTTTATGTTTTGTATATTTTCTTATACCTATATTTATTTTTTTATATTTTAAAACAATCAAAGATATACAGCCAATCAAAGATGATTGGGCGAATCAAAGATGTAAACCAACAGTCATTCCTTTTGCAGGATTCATTAATAAACCCGAAAATATGAGTATTGCGGATTTTACTCAACAAAATTTTACATTTTGTATTCAAAGTATTTTAGTATCAATGAGTTCATTTGCTCTTCAGCCATTGACCTTTCTTACATCTTCATTGTCCTCTATTTATGGAGATTTGAGTGGCTCAATTGATTCTTCAAGAATACTTGTATCAAATATTAGAACAAATATGGCAAATATTACTAAAGAGATTTTAAATCGTATCATGAATTTTACAGTGCCAGTCACCAAAATGATTATTGGTTTTAATGATCTTGTTAAAAAAGTGGTAGCAGTTCTTACATCAGGCATTTATACTAGTTTAAGTACATATTATGCGTTAAAAGCCTTTTTAGGAGCATTAGTCCAATTAATTATTTATGTATTAATTGCTGCGGTTGCTGTAATCATTAGTTTATGGTTAGTTCCTGTGACATGGCCTATGGCAATTACTGGAACCGCTATATTTAGTGCGGTTTCTATATCGATGGCTATTTTTCTTGTATTTTTAACCCAAGTTTTACACATCAAAACAAGTGGATTTAAAATTCCGAAAGTTCCGTCAAAACCCAAAATACGAATTTGTTTTGATAAAAACACACTGTTGAAAATGTCTGATAGAACAATGAAAAAAATTAGTGAAATAAAAGTTGGAGATGAATTATGGCAAGTAGGTGATAATAAAAATATTGTTACTGCCAAATTAAAATTGTTAGCAATAAATAATAAAATGTATCAATTAGGTGATGTTATTGTCAGTGGATCGCATCGTGTAAGACATAATGGCATTTGGATTTTTGTAAGTAAGCATCCAGATGCTAAAGTGGTTGAAAATTATAATGAGCCAATTATTTATTGTTTAAATACAACTTGTAAGGAATTTACCATTGGGAATTATGTATTTAGCGATTGGGATGAAATCACCGAAGACAATTATTTGGTTATTAATGATTATTTGAAAACAAATAATCCGGAATATAAGGAAAAAGATTTAGACAAAACAAATATACACAAGTTATTTGATACGGGCTTCGATGAATACACATATATTCATTTAAAAGATCGAAAAATATCAAAGATTAGTTGCGTAAAGTTGGGAGATATTTTAAAAAATGGAGAAAAAGTCTATGGTTTAGTGGAAATTTTAAATCAAGATTCTTTAGGTAATTCTAAAAAATTATACCATTTATTGACCGATAAAAATACTTTTTATTTGAATGGAATTAGTATTGGAGATTATAACTCTTTGATTGACAAGTGTTTTAGTTAAAAATGAACAAAATTATTAGAATCATATTTTAATAAAAATCTATGTCTATATTATAAATATGTTCAAGAAGACAAGTTTTGGAAAAAAAATTTTTAATATTTTGTTTTTCATATTTATAGTTTGGTTAATTTATAAATTATTTCAATTTGTCATTTCCAGACAAAAAGAAGGATATTTTGCTCCGCTTGGAAAAGAATCTTTTGCGGCTCTTGGATGTGATCCAAAAAAAGATCCAAATTGTAAATAAAAATGTATATTTTAGTTAAATAAAAATTATCTTATATATAAAAATTATCTTATAATTATATATAATAATGGAAATCGCTATACCTGGATTAAAAATTAATTTAGTAACATTATTTGTTATTATTGTCTTATTTTGGATAATGTTTGGTCATTTGTTATTCTCTACTTGTACCGTTTCAGCATCTGATTTTCACAGTATTTTTAAAAGCACTGCTTCTAGAGTAGTCGAAGCATTTACTGACAGAAAAAAAGAAGCATTCACCGCCATGAAAGATGCGCAATTTGCCAAAGCAAATGATGTCCCTGTTGACACCTCATCATGGTTCACTCCTAACCTATCTTACACCAAGACCACCGACTTGAAAAAAGATAAGGCTATTCAAAATATCTTGAATCGCCCAGAACAACCAATCCCTTTACCAGAAGGCGAATTGGATTTCTTTGCGACTACCGAGTTCAAACCTGAATGTTGCCCAAATGCTTACTCCAACAGTACTGGGTGTGCCTGTATGACGGTTCCGCAATATAATTATCTTGTAACGAGGTCAAGTAATAACGTCCCTTATTCTGAATATTAAGAGCATAAATTTTCAAATAATAATTTTACACAAATAATTATTATTTAAAAATAACTTAAAGACTTAAATTTAAATTAAGTAATTATGTCAAGATACGACTATACATATTTAAAAGATTTATGCGAAAAGAAACATCGCATCTAAGCAAAAACAAACATATATACTAAAAATCCGACAATGGATACTAAAAATGTTGTCGAAAATATGTACAAATGTAAAAGTTCATTATCACATATATTTGTTTCTCGTCTATTTCCATTTTCCAATAATTGAGACGATAGTGTGAAATCACTGCTACTTACCGAATTCATCATTTGTGATTCTTTATTATTATAATTGGGTATAATAATAATAAATATTTAATATTTAAATTATTTTCATATACTTAAAGCCGCGTAACATATTTGTCGATGGAATAAATAAGAGGTGTATTTATTTTATTTTCCTTTACAGCATCATGCCCTTTTTTCGTTAATTGAAAAATACTTTCATTGTTCAACCACAACCAAAAATTAAAGATAATGAATACTATCATTGTTGAAATTATTTCAGGAATACCGAGGGGCATATTTCGTAATGTCCATAAAGGATATATTTTGATACATAATTGAATCAGGATAAATAAAACAATGTAAATGAATGAATTTTTATAGTAAATCATAGTGAATAATTTTATTATATTCGCAAATAACGCAACTACCAAGGCAAATTTGGGATTATATGATACTATTTTGAAATGATATAATAAAAACCAAACAAATACCCAATATGAAAATACAAAATCAAATCTAGATTGCATATAACATACTATAATATTATTTTTCGTTTTGGTAAAAAAAATATTATTTACATTACAAATTATAAATGACGAATACTAGTAGTTGTGGTTGTGGTTTATTATACATATAAACCATATAACGATTTACTTAACGTATCTTTATCTTTTTTAATTAATTTATCTACGACATCATTGGTGACACTCATTGGGAATTCTACTTTTAATGACATTTCTTGTTCAAACAAATTTGTACCTGGTTTCATCAGGCGATATAAGTTGAGTTTGGTATATATGATTTCTAGACAACGCTTCAAGTTACGCACTCCGTCTTCCTTCATACAATATTCTTCAATAATATGATGAATTGTATTATCAGGTATGACGATATCTTCACTCGAGAATTTCACTTGTTCTCTTATTTTTGGCAGTAAATAGTTTGTGGAAATAATCGTCTTTTCCTTCTTATCGTATCCTTTGGTTTGAATTTTATACATACGATCTCGCAAGATTGGATTTACCTTTGACTCGTCATTATAACTGAATATAAACAAACATTTACTCAAATCAAAATCAATTTCCGAGAAATACTTGTCGTGGAATTGCGAGTTTTGGGATGTATCTGTTAAATGTGTTAATATTCCGGCAATTTCCTCACCTTTTGGCGTATCACTGATTTTATCCAATTCATCAAAATATATCACTGGATTCATACATTTACTGTCAATAATGATTTGAACTATTTTACCCCATACACTGCCTTCATATGTATAGGAATGCCCCTCCAAGAAACTACTGTCCGTCGCACCACCAAGGGCAATAAATGAAAATGGACGATTTAATATTTTACTAATGCCTTCTTTTACAAGAGAGGTTTTGCCTGTACCCATGGGTCCCTTAATAGCAATCGCACTGCCAATTGCCTCTGGATTGGTCACAAGTTGTCCTAACATTTGCATGATTTGCATTTTCGCATCGTTTAATCCATATACCGCGTCATCTAGGGTTTTTTGTGCTTTTTCCATGAATTCGTGGCATGCCTCCACGCCATCACTAATATTCACTGGTAGGGTTTCATATTTGCCAAATGGTATACGCATAAAAGTATCTACCCAGTTTTTGATTTTGTAATACTCGCCACTTCCAGGTTCCATGTATCTCAGTGATGCGATTTTTTTCATGGCGGATGCTTTAAATACAGCTGGTATATTGGATTCTAACAATGTCATTCGGTATGGTTTTTCAACACGACTTATTTTATTAATTTCGCGCACCTCTTTGATGATTTTCTTTTGTTCCTCGGTTTCCAACTTTTCGAAAAACTTGAAATCGTTCATCGTATTTTTGTCACGAATCACGCGTTTGAATATACGCGAATTTTTCGCTTTTTGTTTCTTTTCTTTCTTTGCCTTTTTCTTTTTATTTTCTTTGACCTTTTCTTCATAGGTTTCAATACAATCCAAGATCGCTTTGTTGTTTTTGTTTTTACCTTGTAATTCTTTTAATTGTTTCAAAACATCGTCCTCACTTGATTCATTTTCTGAATTGGCATTGGTTTCCTTTTCATTGGTAATTTTCAAGACATGGTTTTTCGATGATTTTTTGGATTTTTTAACAACAACATCTTCCTCTTCTTCCTCTGATTCGTCGTCTTCTTCAACATAATCCTCATCAGAATCATAATCATCGTCATCCTCATCATCACTTGAGGAATCCGTTGAAACACTTTCATCTTCATCCTCGGTTTCCGATTCATCATAATCTTCATCCTCCTCGGAATCATAGTCTTCCCAAATACTTTCTTCATCCTCATCCGCGTGACCACCAATCGTAAAGATAATATTGACTTTGTTTGATCCAGATTTTTCGTTATCATCATCGTCATCATCGTCTTCAGAATCATCACTATTGTTTTCGCTTTCGCTTTCAGAATCCTCCTTTTTGAGATTTTTCTTGCTTTTATCTCGTTTCAAAGATTTCGCTGGTTTTTTTAATTTGTTTCCATACTTTTTAACAGGTTTCTTTTTAGGTGATTTCTTTTTAGGTTGTTCCTTTTCTTCTTCCTCGTCAGCATCTTCTTGTTCGGATTCGTCATCCTCATCGCGCTCTTGTTTTTCCTTCTTTTTCTTATCGTTCTTCATAATATCATCACATAATTTTTTCAATTTATTCGTGTCTTTCACTTTTTTATCCATATATTTTGATGGAAATATTTTTGAAATAAATTTGCGATATTCTGGAATGTCGATTTCATCTTCTTCCTCATCATCCTCCGTTTCAATATAACTGTCACTTTCACTGTCAGATGATTCATTGTTTTTTCTACGTTGCTTTATTTCCTCCCTCTTTTTAGATTTAGTTGAGGATTTATCCTTTTTAGAGGTAGTAGTAGCGGTTTTAACTTTTGAGTCTTTGGTCATTGTGTATAATGTTTATATATTTTTGTATTACTAAAATTTAAATCAATTTTTTTATAATTATTATTTTGATTTAAAAAGATAAATTTAACTATTATTTTAATAAATAAAATTGATTTTAAACAATCTAAATAATATTTATATTAATATATTAAGATGTCGTCTACAAAGATAAATACAGTTACACAAAATAGTTCCAAGATTATCGGCATTCAATTTAGTATTTTATCTCCAGAGGAAATACGTAAAGGATCCGTTGCTGAAATCACCTCGCGCGACACTTATGTCAATAATAAACCAATTATTGGCGGATTATTTGACCCGCGTATGGGTGTATTAGAACCTGGTCTGATCTGTCCAACAGATGGTCTGGACTATATGCAAACTCCTGGTTATTTTGGGCATATTGAATTAGCACGACCCGTGTTTTATATTCAATATTTAAATACTATATTGAAAGTATTACGCTGCGTTTGTTTCAAGTGTAGCAAACTTTTAATCAGTAAAGAAAAATACAAACAAGCGTTGAAATTAACCGGCGATAGTCGATGGAAATATGTGTTTAGTTTAGCAAGTAAAATTAAGCGATGTGGTGAAGATACCGAAAACGGTTGTGGCTGCTTACAAGCAACACGAATTCGTAAAGAAGGTTTAGCAACTATTTTCGCGGAATGGAAAACGAAAGAAGAAGAGGTGGTTATTAAATTGACCCCTGAAATGGTAATGAAAATATTTAAAAGAATATCAGACGAAGATGTATCTTTCATGGGATTTAGTCCTGTATGGTCTCGTCCAGATTGGATGATATGTCAAGTCATGGCGGTGCCACCACCTGCGGTAAGACCATCGGTAAAACACGACGCACAACAACGCAGTGAGGACGATTTAAGTCATATTTTAGTCAATATTATCAAAACCAACAAGACGTTACAGGAAAAAATACAAAACAATGCGCCGGAAAATATTATTGATGATTGGACCACCGTCTTACAATATTATGTTGCCACGCAAGTTGATAACAAAATTCCTGGTATTGCGTCAGTTGCTCAACGATCAGGACGTCCTTTGAAATCCATCAAGGACCGTTTGAATGGAAAAGGTGGGCGTATGAGGGGAAACTTAATGGCAAAACGTGTTGATTTCAGTGCGCGTTCGGTTATTACTGCTGACCCGAATATTTCCATCCGCGAATTGGGTGTGCCTATGAAAATCGCGAAAAATATTACGAAACCGGTTGTCGTAAATAATGTGAATCGAGCATTTCTAATGAAGCTTGTTCAAAATGGTCCAGATATTCATCCTGGTGCCAAAATTTTGGAGAAGAAAAATGGAGATTCTATTACATTACGATATGTTGATCGAAAGTCGATTGTCTTGGAAAACGGGGATATCGTCCATCGTCACATGATGGATGGTGATCCAGTGTTATTCAACAGACAACCTACTTTACATCGTATGTCAATGATGTGTCACATTGCGCGTATTATGAAGCGTGGTGATACTTTTAGAATGAATGTAGCAGATAGATTTTGTGTTTGCAACAGGGAGCATTAAAAGTGTGAAACTCCCTAGTCTCTTATGAGGCAAGATTTCTTGATGCGGGAAACCCCTTAGAGCCTTTACTACCACTTACTTGCGGAAACGCTTGTAAGGAACACGATTAATAGTCGTATCCAATGGTAATAATGTAAAGGATTGGGCAATCCGCAGTGTTACTTCCTAAATCCGTTATGGTAGGATATGGAAGGCATTCAGAGACTGAACGGAAATCGGTGAACTATGAAGGATTAGCCATCCGGAGTTTGCTTGAGATACAGTCCGACCCCTTGGGAAACCTTGGGGATACTTCGACAAAACCGTACAATGCTGATGAAATTTTTATGTCAACGTCGGCAACAGAGAGCATTAAAAGTGTGAAACTCTCTAGTGTCTTTTAAATAATAAAGATGCGAAACACCTTGATGCGGGAAACCCCTTAGAGCCTTTACTACCACTTACTTTCGGAAACGCTTGTAAGGAACACGATTAATAGTCGTATCCAATGGTAATAATGTAAAGGATTGGGCAATCCGCAGTGTTACTTCCTAAATCCGTTATGATAGGATATGGAGGGCACTCAGAGACTGAACGGGTGTTGGTGAACAGTGAAGGATTAACCATCCTGAGTTTGCTTAAGATACAGTCCGGCTCCCTGGGAAACCTTGGAGAACAACCGTTTGACGGGGATAAACAGTGTTAATTATCTTGTCCCCAAAAGGAGGCGTGAAAAGCGTTATACCTCCTAGTGAATAAATAAATAGATGAATGAGGAAAATAATAATTTTAAAATAATTTAAAAAGGTAACATATATTATATATATGGAAGTAACAGATACTAAACCTTTAGAAAAATGTTGTTCAAAATGCGGTCTAATAAAATTAGAAGATAAGTTTATACCAAATAGAAATATATGCAAAGAATGTCGTAATTTAAAATGTAGGGAAAACTATAAAGTATTAGAAATTGATAATGATTTACAAATGAAGTGTAATCTTTGCGATAAAGAAAAATCAGTTTCATTATTTTATAAATGCCGAAAAATATGTAAAGATTGTCTTAATGAAAAACGACGAAATCATTATCATACTGATAATGATCATCGTTTAAAATTAATTCAAAACGCATCTACATTTAAACATAATAAAGTTTTAGAACGACAAAAAAAGAAACTAGAAGAAATTGGTGAAGGCAATAAAAAATGTAGTTGGTGTAATCTTATTAAAGATAATAGTCGTTTTAGATACAATCGTTTAAAATGTAGAGATTGTGAAAGAGATGACCCAAAAGAAAAATTCAAAAGAATAGTTCGTGGAAGAATATGGAGCGCATTAACAAATAAAACGAAACATACAGTTGAATATTTAGGTTGTAATTCAAGCGATTATCTGAATTGGATTTTAAATTATAATGAAAATTATAATCTTGAAAATAGAGGAAAAGAATGGCATATCGACCATGTTATTCCTATTTCAAAATTTGATTTAGATGACCCTGTACAACAATTAATAGCATTCAATTGGAGAAATACAATGCCTTTATCTCCTAAAGAAAACTTATCAAAAAATAGTAAAATATTAGTACCTCAAATTGAAGAGCATTATAAAAAATTATTAGATTATCATAAAGAAAATGATATGGAAATACCTCAGGAATTTATTGATTTATTTGCGAAATACCTTGTTGCGGGAAACCCCTTAGAGCCTTTACTACCACTCACTTACGGAAACGCTTGTGAGGAACACGATTAATAGTCGTATCCAAAGGTAAAAATGTAAAGGATTGGGCAATCCGCAGTGTTACTTCCTAAATCCGTTATGGTAGGATATGGAGGGCATTCAGAGACTGAACGGGTGTTGGTGAACAGTGAAGGATTAACCATCCTGAGTTTGCTTAAGATACAGTCCACCCTCTTGGGAAACCTTGAGGATATTCATGGAGATGAATTTACACATGGCTCAAGACGCCGAATCGGACGCAGAATTGAAACATTTGGCAGCAGTGCCATATCAAATAATCAGTCCTGCGAACAACAAACCAATCATTGGTATCTTTCAAGATTCCATGCTTGGATCAAATCGTTTCACGAGGGAAAGCATCAAGTTCACGCCACGCGAGGCGATGAATATATTAATGATGTTTCAACGCGTGAACGAATATGCGTTATTAGACAAGGGAGATATCATTACAAATTTTGATATATTATCCCAAATATTACCACCACTGACATTAGGTTTCAAGACCAAATTATTTGGCGACAAAGAGGATGCGAAAACATCAAATAATGTCTTGGAAATAAGAAACGGTCAATATATTCGTGGTCAAATGGAAAAGGATATTTTGGGCGGTGGCTCAAAGGGTCTTATCCATCGTATTTGTAATGATTTCGGTAATTTCGCTTCGGCAAATTTCATAGATGATTTACAAAATATCATTACCGAATACATGAAATCCAGTTCCTATAGTGTTGGTATTAGTGATTTGATATCTGATGAAAAAACAAATCAGGCAATTATTAAAGTCATTAGTGAGAAAAAGAATGATGTCAAGAGTTTGATTGACCAAACACAAATTGGTGTTTTTGAAAACAATACAGGTAAGACGAATCAAGAAGAATTCGAGACACAAGTCAATAATATACTGAATCAAGCATCCTCCGAGGCTGGTAAAATCGGTTTAAAATCATTGGATAAAGACAATCGTTTTGTCATCATGGTGAATGCCGGTTCCAAAGGCAGTGATTTAAATATTTCTCAAATGATTTCTTGTTTGGGACAACAAAACGTAGATGGTAAACGTATTCCTTACGGTTTTGAACACAGAACATTACCGCATTACACGAAATACGACGACACCCCAAGTGCTCGTGGTTTTGTTGAAAGTTCTTATATTAATGGTTTATCACCACAAGAATTGTTCTTTCACGCCATGGGTGGTCGTGTTGGTTTAATTGACACTGCGGTTAAGACGTCCACGACAGGTTATATTCAAAGAAGACTTATCAAAGGTTTGGAAGATCTTATGGTAAATTATGACATGACGGTTCGCACAAATAAAGGTAAAGTGGTTCAATTCTCTTATGGTGATGATAATATTGATCCAGTAAAGGTTGAAAACCAAGGAATACCTTTGGTGAATATGAGTATTCAAGATATTTATGCTCACTTTAATATTCCCGAGGACAAGGACAAAATGAAAACATTGTCGTCATTCTTTTTGAAAAATGTAATGACTCGTTATAAGAAACAAATGAAAGAAACCCAGGAAAAATGTAAGTTTTACACCGATTTCATGATTGAACAACGTGACGAAATCATCAAGAAAATATTCAAAAACAAGGGCGATAGTGTTGTAAGCACACCGGTGGCATTTGCTCATTTAATCAATAATGTTCAAGGACAACAGCAAATCAATGCGAATTCCATTGTTGATATTACACCCTTGGAAGCCTTTGAAATGATTGAAAACACTTATTCAAAGTTGGAAAAAATCCGTTGCGCACCACCAACCCTTTTATTCAAGACCCTGTTTTATTTCAATCTGTCACCAAAAGAATTATTGGTAGTGAAACGATTTAATCGCGCGGCATTAACCATATTACTTGAAGACATTCTGGTGAATTACAAGCGCGCAATTGTTGCTCCGGGTGAAATGGTAGGAATGATTGCGGCGCAGAGCATTGGAGAGCCTACAACTCAGATGACACTGAACACTTTCCATTTCGCAGGGGTCTCGTCTAAATCTAACGTGACTCGTGGTGTGCCAAGAATAGAGGAAATCTTATCTTTATCACCTGAACCAAAAAATCCGTCATTAACCATTTACATGAAACCAGAAGAACAAACCGACCGAGAAAAAGCGCAATCCATTATGTATATGTTGGAACATACCAAGATGGAAGAAATCGTGAAATCCATTGATATTTGTTTTGATCCAGATGATTTAAATACACTGATTAGCGAGGACGAGACGACAATGGAACAATTTCAATCATTTGAACAAATGGTGGATGAATGTATGGAGAAATCGGTTGAACCAGAAACCAATGAAAAATCAAAATGGATTCTACGAATGGAGATGGATTCCGAAATCATGTTGGAGAAAAATATTACCATGGATGACGTGAATTTCACCTTGAAAAACAGTTATGGCGATGAGGTGGCATGCGTCTATTCGGATTATAATGCGGACAAATTAGTGTTTAGAATTCGCATGAATACAGTGGTTAATAAAGCAGAAAAAAATGGTATTGCACCCATCGGACAAAATAAAAGCAAAGTCAATCCGCTTGACCAGTCTGACCAAATTTATATATTGAAGAATTTCCAAGACCAAATATTACACAATATAGTAATACGCGGTGTTAAAAATATCAACAAGGTAATTCTTCGTAAGATCAAGGACAATTTGGTGGAAACATCGGGTGTATACAAGAAACAAGATATATGGGTTTTGGATACCATTGGAACAAACATCTTGGATGTATTGGCTCTTGATTACATCGATGCGAAACGCACCTTTAGTAATGATATTGTTGAAATATACGAAATCTTTGGTATTGAGGCAGCCCGACAAACTATTTATAATGAATTGGCAGAAGTGATTGAATTTGATGGCACCTATATTAATTATCATCACATGGCAATGTTGTGTGATAGAATGACATTTACCAACAAGATGATTTCGATATTTAGACACGGTATTAACAATGACAATATTGGTCCAATTGCGAAGGCATCCTTTGAAGAAACACCAGAACAATTCTTGAAGGCGGCAAGACATGCGGAATTGGATATCATGCGCGGTGTATCGGCCAATGTGATGTGTGGTCAAGAAGGTTTATTTGGAACCAACGCATTCCAAGTGGTGCTTGATTTGGACGAAATGCGTAAATTGGAGGATACCATTCAATATGAAGAAGAAGACACCAACAAGATTATTGATGATGTGTTTGGTGGTCTGGAAAATGATGATGATAAATGTAGTAAAAATAAATTGGTGATTGAGAATAATGTCGTCAATATTAAAGCAAGTGATTTAGGTCACGATGATGATTATAATCCAGGATTTTAGGCTCTAGGTTAAAAATAAAAAAAATAAAAATATGTAAATAATAAAAATCTTTGTGTTTTTATTATTTTTTACTGTAAAATTACAACATTGAATGTCTCTTCATATTGGAATAATTCGGTTTATTACAATACGCAAACCCTTTATTCGCATTATTTACAAACCGGAGACATAAATTTATAAAACAAGAAACGGTTTCACCTATTAAATAACCAAATGACCATTCTATATTAGCACAGCATTTTTCTGTATCGCAGCATTTTTTTGTTTCACAACATTTTTTTTGTTTTTTTGGCGTATTTTGTATTATTTTCATCTACTATATACAAATATTAATAATATAAATGTATTAGAAATATGAATTTAATATTATATAATTATTTTGATTTTATTTAATATATGCGTTCATTTTGTTCAATTATAAATAAATACGTATCAAATAAAGCATTTATAAATATCGATAAAAATACAGAAAAAGAAAAATATCCATCATTTTTTTGTGAGTTATTACGTAAAGTGTATAGTATAGAAACAACGAATATAATACAACAAATTATTCATATTGAGCTTTATTGTTATGTAATTAATATATATCGTGTTTTATTAGAAAAAGATTTTGATTATAAAAGCTTTATTAAATATAAATTCACTTTTCTAATCAACGTAATAGAAAATATCTTTTATAATGACGAAACAAAGGATTTATATTTTTCTTATTTTTCAAAAATTCAAAAAACACATTTTGCGTTTATGCGTTTCGCAAGATTATATAAATACAAAAAAGCGGTTGTTCAAATATCAAGTGACCTATATATGAATGATCTTGATGAAAAACATCCGAATGTATTTGTATTGTTTCAAAACAATTGTAAGTATTTATTTTCAGCAAGCGATTTGGTGAATATAATGAATAATAATTTATCAAACGCATATTTATTTTTCAGTGAGCCATTGGCTCCAAAAAATCCGTATAACAATATTGTATTTGACAAGGCAACTTTATATAATATTTATTTTTTCATGAAAAATCGCCCCTTTGTGATGCCGGTTTTGTATCAACAATTTTTCAATGTAGATTTTGATCTTGAAATATTCAGGGAAGACAATGAACAATTAATAAGAGAAGAATCAATCAAAAGATATGTCTATTCAACCAGTCCAAATATATTATATAATACGGTCGTTTCTATGATTGAAACATTGAAATCAAATAATCCAAAATATAAAATTTTGTGTATTCACAAAAATTTCCCTAAAAATAAATTAGTGGAAATTATGCGACCGTATTTACATTTGTATTATTTATCAAAATTTTATCTCGTCGGAACTGAAAAAATTACAAATTCATATGAAAAATTGGTAAAAAAATTCGATTTATTTGTTCGATACAATCCATATTTTGGGAGAAAACTATTTAAACGTGATGATAAAAACAAAGTCTTGATTGATAATTATGATGAAAATCATATGAATTTTTATAAAAAATATGACAAAAGTGTATTCAAAAAACTTCCAAGTATTAACCATGACGAAATGTTTGGCTATAGTGGTGAATTTGATACAGATGATTCTATTGGTACGATGAATCGTAATAATGATACCACATCATTACATAACGCAGTTGAGTATATTCGGTTTCATGGTGTTTCTACTAACGATGATGAAAATGAAGATGATTCTGAAGGTGAAATCGTAGAAAATGATACAGATAATGATGAATTATAATAATTTATAATAAAACAAATATAAACAAAATGCGTTATTATAAATTATATGAAAGTTTTACTTATTGGGTTCGGATTTGTTGGAAAAGCTACTTATTTATTAAAAAATGCCGATGTTGAATTTTTCATCTACGATTGCGTTCCAGAATTATGTTCGCCACCGAATTTAGATTTGGACGAAACCGTTAAAATCGTAGATTTAGTTTTCATCTCATTGCCGACACCAACAAATATTGATGGATCGTGTTATACCAATTTGATTGATATGTATGTGACCCGTTTGAAACATGATTATATTATTATTCGTTCTACTGTACCAATCGGATATTGTGATTCACATAAAGTATTTTTTATGCCCGAATTTTTAACCGAGCAAAACTGGAAAGATGATTTTATCAACAACAAGCATTGGTTATTTGGAATTTATGAAAATTGTACATTTGATAAAGAAATGCAATACCGAGTTTTGATTCGTCAGTTAATTGATAGTGCTTTTAAACACAAGAGTATAAAACATGATGATATTCAGTTTGGAACCAATAAAGAAATGGAAATGAATAAATTAATCAGAAACACATTTTTATCGACCAAAGTAGGTTATTTTAACGAGATTTATGATTTGGCAGAAAAATTGGGTATTAATTATAATAGTGTCATCAATTATGTTAAATTAGATCATCGTATTGGTGCGAGTCATATGACTTGTCCCGGATATAATTATAAAAGAGGTTATGGCGGCACATGTTTTCCCAAAGACACGAATTCAATGTATAGTCAATTAATACAAAATGGTATTCCTTCTTATATTTTACAGGCAAATTTAGATAGAAATGAAAATTACGACAGACCAGAGCGAGATTGGTTACATGATATAAATCGCACAAATGTAAAGGATTGCGCATCGTCTTATATATTGGTGACCGGTGGTGCCGGGTTTTTAGGTCGTCATATTTGCAAGAAACTATTGGAAAATCCTGTGAACAAGGTGGTTTGTATGGATAATTTGATTACTGGTAAAATGGCTAATATTGAGGAATTTGTTGGAAATGCGAATTTCAAATTTGTCAATTTTGATATTACAAATAAAATATTTTTACCCAAAGTAGATGAAATATATCATTTGGCGTGTATTGCCAGTCCAGATAAATACAAGGCGAATTCCATTGAAACACTTATGACTTCTTTTGTGGGAACCAAGAATGTCTTGGATTTGGCAAAAAAGCACGGGGCAAAGGTTTTATTTACTTCTACATCCGAAATTTATGGAGACCCATTGGTTCATCCACAACCTGAAGGCTATTATGGTAATGTCAATACCGTTGGAGAAAGAAGTTGTTATGACGAAGGAAAACGTGTAGCAGAGACATTACTTTACGAATATCGTAAAAAGTTTGACATGAATGTGAAAATTGTGCGTTTATTCAATACGTATGGTCCATATATGGATTTAAATGATGGACGCGTGATTACAAATTTCATAAATCAAATCATGAAGAATGAAAATCTCAAAATATATGGTGATGGTTTCCAAACCCGAAGTTTTTGTTATGTAGATGACCTTATTGAAGGGTTAATTTCCATGATGGCGAGTAACGAATACGGACCGGTGAATCTAGGTAATCCGAATTGTGAATTTACATTGAATGAATTGGTCAATATTTTTGAGAAAATAAGTGGTGCTGAATTAAAAGTGGATTATTTGCCATCCACTGAAAATGATCCAAAACAAAGAAAACCAGATATTAAATTAGCGTGGGAAAAACTAGGATTCAAACCAGTGATTGACTTGGAAACGGGTATTCAAAAAACAATGGAATATTTTAGAACTTTTAACGCAATATAATAATATAATAAAAATTGATTTTTATAGATAAAATACAAATCAATTGAATAAAACTAACATGGAAAATATATTATCAAAAATATTATTATTACCAAAAGAAATACAAGACATTATTCATGAGTTTAATGTTGAACATAGACCCATGATGCAACCTGTGTTTAAAGTTATTCGTTCATTGGATTTTAGATGTGTTACATGTGATACATATCTATATGATAAACCAACTCAGGATATTGTATATATTATGAAAAAGATATTCGTGTGTTCAAACAAATGTGAAATTATTGCGCGTGAAGAATTAAAAAATGTACCCTAATTATTTATATAATATTTTACGTTTCAATCTCGTTATCGCTGTCCTCTTCGATCACTAGTTTGACCTTTGGTTTTTCCGCACCCTTGTTTTTTAAAGAATAATCCTTTTTATTGAATATATTTAAAAACTCACTCATTGATTGTCTGTTGTCAAGTGCCTCATCTACATTGTCGAGTCCCTCACCACGAAGAACACTTTTCTCAATAAATATTTTGCGCTGGTCATTTTGAACTAATTTATAGGTCGATGTCTTTTCACCGCGTGTCAATGGCGATGTTACGATAAAACAAAACTTGTCATTTGTTTCACCGTATATTACATACGCATTATTCGTGTATTTATTTTGACATATTGGTTTCGTAGAAATAAAAAACGACGGGATTTTATATTTTTGTAAAATCAAACAAACATCCAAATTGGAAATAAAATAATCCCCATTATAAATAAAATTCGTAAAGGTAATTAATTTTTCTCGCACCTGTTGTACCAGTATTTTTTTCCCTTCCAAAGCCAATACATCTAACATTTTGTTTTCATAATCACCATTTTGTTTAAAATAAGAAGCGTATTCATGTAGTAAATCAAGTCTGATTTGGTTTGTGGTCAAGTTTTGGGATGTCGCCTTTTTAATGATATCAATCAACAAATAAAAGCCATTCTCATAAGTCAACTCACTATATGACGATGGGAATGATTTTTTCCACACCCCCGATGTTATTTTATCTTTCATTTTGGGCACATATTCAACAAATTCGTTATCGGCATCAATATTAATATTTGTATCATTTAATTGAATTCGATTATCATATACTTGGGTCATTTGCGGTTCAACACTATCATAATTATTATATTTTACATATTTGTTTAATACTGCTGGCACAAGGGTATCAAAATATTCACTTGTCAATAATGATTGTATCATCACTACTTCATTGTTAGTTAAATTATACCCCAAATTATTAAATGACAAATAAGTTTGCGGATCAAACATGAATGATTTTATTCTATTGTAGCGAATAATTTCATCTGCCATTTTATCATAATAATATTCTTCATTATTGTTTGATTTGTTTATTAAATTGTATTTTGGAATCACCAGTTGACATATATTATTTTGCGAGTTTGTAATACAAGAATTTTTTAATAAACATTTATTCGCAGCATTTGTCATACAAGCAGATATATCGGATTTTTTATTTATAACTCCTATATTATAATCCTCTGTAAACAATACTTTATTGCCGACTAGTTTTTTCAATTGATCAGAAATACTGTCCAACTGATCATTATACAAAATGTATGGAGAATTTGCTTCTTTTTCTATTTTCTCTCTTTGTTTGATATTTTTATAATCATTTAATAGTATTCGAATTGTATTTCTAAAAGAATTATACAAGTTTGTCTCCATTTTAATTCTTTGTATAGTTTCAATTCGTTCATCGTCTACCTTATCTGATAATATTGTTTTATTATCTATTTTATAAATGTCGCTCCCTTCAATTATAGTTAAAGAATCTTCCAATGTATCATTCACATTTATGTATTCATTTAATCCGACAAAATTATTAGTTTCGGTTAATATTCCAACCACCATTTTATTTTTATCAACTACTTTGTACAATGGATTACACAAAATTACCTTTTTGCTTGACTTGTATAGTTCTTTTAAAAAACGAATGGTATTTTTGTAGTCGGTGAATATATCTTTACTGAGTAAAAAAAAATCATAATTATTATTAATAGATGACGGATAACATGGTATAAACCCGATAGACGTATCATTAGACGCAATTACACCAATCACTTTCCCTTCATAATTAATAATTTGTTTCATTATAGTATATTTTATTTTTTGTAAATTAGTAATGACATTGTTGAGTAAGTTTTCCCTAGAAAATTTATATTGAAAAGGCATACTATTCAAAGGTTTACACATTGTATGAATGTATGGTTTTATTATTTTTTTAAACAAGTTTCGGATATTTGCTGGTAATTCTGGATTCAGCTCACTGAATTTTTTAATAATGGTTAATTTCTTATTTACATTTTTATACGAATAAATCGGCTCGTAATAATTTCCACTTTTTACAATTAAATAAGTATATTTTCTATGGTCAAATATTTCACTCGAATAATGGTTTGTTGGACAAATTAAATTAACAGATTCAGTAAGGTCTTTAGTATCTACTTCTAATATGATTAAATTTATTCCCGCAGAAAACAGATTTGGGTTAGGTCTACAAATAATGTCCCACAAATAAGTGTAATCTATATTCACGGTATTATCCATTAAAAACGCTTTAAAATTTTCAAAAGAAGATACTATTTTATAAAAAAAATCTAAATTATTTTTGGTAGCTTGATAAATTTTTGAATTCATATATGTTTCAACTAATTGTTGACTAATATTAAATGGTTCTACATCAAAATCAATATATAGGTTTCCGTTTTGATATGTCAAAAAATCGTCTATTGACAAAGATGAAAGAATAAGCTCTCTCATTTCTTTAATTGTTGGAATACGTTTTGAATCAATATAAAACATCATGTCCGCAATACAAGCAATAAAGGACTGATTTTCACTGAATTCAACGCCGTGTCTTAATAAACAGCTATGAATATATCTCACGTTTTGTTTATTTTGACCTTGGTTTTGACATTTTGAATTGTCTTCATGTAAAAAATGCTGAATGCTTATTGGTAAATATCCCCAACGACCCGGATCCAATGGTACTTTTTCTTGCCCCTTTATGTAAAAATCTTCCTTTTCTTTACCAGGACCAGGTTTTATTATTTGCTCGTCCGATACTTGACTTTCACTATAATCTGGTAAATTTTGGGTAATTCCTATATTTTGTCTAGATTTTACGATATTTCGCGCTTCTTCTTCATTTTCGTTTTCTTCCAAGTCGGATTCTTCATCAGATACTGGAATGCTTTCTTCCACCTCCATTTGTTTCTCACATTTTGCCTTTTTACTCACGTGTTCTTTTGTATTCCATTTTTTAAAACAACACGGGATACATAAATCATCTGGATGTAAACCCTCCTTCATGAAACCGGGGTAATGTTGTATATATTTTTCTTGGGTTCCGTGCTCTTGTGGGTCAAAAAATTCATATATATATGCTCCCTTTGGTACTTTTGTAGCGTCTCTCGGAATAACTTCCCCACATGTTGGATGTTTTTTTACTAGTTCTCCTTTTTTATTACGGACTTCTTTCAGCTCAGACGGATCAATCGGAGTATTTGTTTTTAAACACCAGTAACGAGGACAAATATAATAATTGGGGTTTTTCGGATCGCTTCCATATTTTAACACATCTTCTGGTTTCAAAAATCCAGGTTTGTTTTTATTGATTTTTTGAAATTCTTCTTTCGTAAGTAAAACAGGTTGTTTTCTCAAATTAGATGCACATGTTCGTGAATATGGTTTAAATTTACCCTGTTTTTTGGTTAAAAACAATGTTGGATCATATTGTTGTAATTTTTGTTCAAATATATTGGGGTTTTTTAAACTCATTCCGTCCAATTCAATTACATTTTTTTCAATATCTTCAATATCATCGTCGTCAACACCAGGATAAATTGGATCACCAATCACAATTTTATTCTCTTCACCAGAGTCATCCTCTAGTATGTCAAAATCCAAAATTTCGCCTTCCTTAAATATTTCCGAAGACGATGACCTTGTCTTGGAACTACTTTGTCCTCCTGAAAAGTTTGCGTCCTCTTCATCGCCAGATTCACTATTATCACCATAAAACAAGTCAAATGCGGTTTTAATTCGTTCCTTTTTTTCTTCGTTATATTCTTCGTCCTCCTCTTCATTAAATGCGGTAATATATGGTTTATATTCACTATCACCAACGGATGCTGATGATATTTTTGAGCTGGCAGAGCTTAAATCAAACATTTTTTGCTGGTCCATTTCATCTTTTTCAAAATGTTTGAGAATAATTTCGGTTTTCAATTCACTACCACTACAATTATTTTTAATTTGTTTTACAGGATAATTCGTAGATTTCATATCTTGAGTTAATCGGATCAATGTATCCAAATATATAGGAATATTATTCAAGTATTCAATATTATTAATACCATTTACCGAAATGGTAATCACACCAGTGTTTTTATTTAATTCAATTCTTGTTTTAAATCCTGGATTATTTTTAATTTCAATTTCTGATTTTCTAACACCCCTAACAACTTCTAGTTCATTTGCCACTTTTTGTAATAATTCTTTTGCGTCATTTTCAGACATTTTATAATTTTCCATCAAACCTTCGATAATTTCAAGGAGGGTATATTTTTGTTTTTGTTTTTCAATAATAAATGCCTCTTGACTATTGGTTTTACTAAAATTGGATACTCTTTTAAATCGCATTTCAATACCGGTTTTCAAATTGGTGCTTTCAATTACAAAAATACTTGAGAGACATGCTTTTAATTTATCCAAATTAATAGATCGTTCAATTTCAATAGTGGTTTCATAATTGAGATGTTTGATTTCTACATTCTTATCTGTAAAACCTTCAAAATAATTAATACTATATCCGCTTTTTTCAATATATGTTTTTACATCGTCTATAATTGGGTTTACCATTTTTTTGATCAATGATTCAATATCTGCCATAGTTGTTGCTTTTTCAAACTCGCCTTCTATAAAAACATTACCATATTCATCAAATTCGCACAACATAATATGTTGTTTTTTTCCGATTTTATATTCAATGTATACATTGACTGATTTGGTTTTTCCAATACTTTTCATTAATTTAAAAATAGTTGCCCTTGATAAATATGGTATTTTTCGTCCATCTATACTTATTTTATCTGTATACAAACGATAAATATTTTCTTGTTTTAAAGATGGATTAAACTTTATCAAAGGTTTTGTCATATCCGCATGAATCAGTTTGAATATGACATCTAAATGGATTTTTATATCATACGTGGGCTTTACCATGACTTTTATATAATGAATTCCAGCTGTTTTATATTTCAATTCATTTGTTCTCTCTTTGTATATATCATAAAACATGTCTACATTTTTAAAATTATCAAATACATCATCATGAAACAAATCTTTACTTTTATCTATTAACAATTCTCTTTTTGAATTTAATGTGTCGAGAGAAATAATGTCGTCTTTAAGTAGGTTTGGGTAATATATCTTAATCGCCGTTTCCTGGTTTAAACCGCGTGTTTTATTATATTCCAACACATCATTTGCCAAGCAGATATAAATATTGTTATTGTATATTAGACCCGTATTCATTAATAAAAGAGTATTTAAAGACAACATAGATTTTCGAACTTGTTTTTCTATAGTATCATTGTATGATTTAACAAGATATGGGTTACCAATATAAGGGTATTCGTCGGGAATGAGTAAGTGTGATTGTCCTAAATTCCTTGTTATTAAAAAGGTCTGTCCAGTTAAATCGAGAGAAAGTATGTCATCATATGTGTAGGTAGATTTTTCGGGTATATCAAATTCAGGATTATCCACTATATTTAACAATACCAAATCCAACGTTTGTTTCGTGATTTCTTGTTTTTTATTTGTTAATGCCGAATATATATTGGTTGGGTTCAAACTGGTTTCTACAAGTCCAAATAAATAGAGCTCGCTGAGTGAAATGGGATATTTTTGATATTTTTCATGAGACGTATTTAATTCATCTGTTACTTTTATTTTTATGGATAAAATATTATCATCGATGTGTAATTGTTGAAATGAAAAATATACAGGTATTTTATCGGCAATGATTTTTCTTAGCTCGTCATCATTGAAAATGTATGATACATTGTCGAAAAATAACTCATTTTTTGGATCTTTTTTGAATAACTCTTCTAGATTTACATTATTTTTATATACATTCCCATAAAATACATGGATGGATTCTACCTTATTTTCAATATTTAATATATTTACCTTGTATATGGAATTTTGTTTTGGTGTTGCCATTCTATTATATATATAAATAAAGTATTTTTATTTATATAAATACACTAATTATTATTCTTATTTTCATTATACAAACAAGTTTTAATTTTATTTATTTTTTTTCTAATTGTTTCACTTGAATATCCAAGTAAATCACCAATTTCTTTATTTGACCTTATTTTTTGAAAATAAAAATTATACTTATATTTCATTAATTTTTTGTATTCATCGTCCAAGTGATTTATGATATTCCACAATTCGAGTAATTCCTTGTATTTATTCACGAATATATCGGTATTTATTTGAGTGCTTTTATACAAACCATCATAATAGTCATAATTACTCATAAACTTTGTATTGGTCATTTTTTTATACAAGACTAGATTTTGGGTTCTCCACTGTTTATTGATTCTTTTTGATATTGGTAATAATGTCAGTGGATGCATTTCTGACATGCCATAATATAATTCTCCTTTTATGTATATTGACGCATATTTTGAAAATGAAAATGGCATTGAGCTATTATACATCGATATCGCATTTAATAATCCTCGTGAGGCATAAAGTTTTAATTCATTCAATGGTATATGTTGACATTTTCTATAATATGTTGTTTTGAAATCATATGCCATATTGTACGCATAATATTTATAATGTTGAAATATAATTTCATTACATGTATTTATCATAGTATGTGTGCTTTTTGGATGTTTTAAAATATGTTTGATATAATTCCACTGATTTTTTGTAAGATAATTTATACTTTGTACACTCGTAAACCAGCATAAGAATAAGAATAACATAAATAACATTTACATTCTTTATCAATTAATTTTTATATATATTCAAAATATACATTACAAATAACTACGATAATAATTTTTATATAAAACATACAAATATTAATAGATTTTCCGAAGAATCTAGTTATTAAAAATTTCAAATTTCAACAAAAGAAATTCAGAAAAAGTAAAAATGGACATTTTTGGTATGTCCATTTTTCAAAAATGCCAGTATTTTGATGAAAATCACTGTTTTTTATGTCGTTTTACAGCATAAAGCTCTCGTGGAATTTTCCCGGAAAAATGTGTGAGAGCATAATTTTGTGAGCATAAATTTTATATTTTTTAAGAAAAAGGGTTTAGGCTTTTTTCTTGTAGTATAATATACTACAAAATGACTACAATAAAGGCTCCTGAAAATGCCAAAAATGCCATAAAATATAATTGCGAATTTTGTGACTTTAATACGTGTAAAAAGAGTAATTATGATAAACATCTACTTACACCTAAACATGAAAAAAATTCAAAAATACTACAAATACTACAAAATACTACATACTTGGCTCCCGAAAATGCCGAAAATAAAAATTACAATTGTAATTGTGGTAAATCGTATAAACATCATTCAAGCTTATGGAATCATAAAAAAAATTGTTTTCAAACTACAGATAATAAGATTTTTACTGAAAAAAAGGAACCTGAAAAAAAACCAGATGTAGAATTACAAATTGATCATGAAATTAACAATAATAATGAATTAGAAATAGATATGAAAAACACAATTGTTGAATTACTTAAGCAAAATCAGGAATTCCAAAAGCAAATTATTGAATTAATGAAGGATAATATGGGGAATACTACAAATAATAACATTATCAATAACACTACAAATAATAAATTTAACCTTAATGTATTCTTGAATGAGACCTGTAAAGATGCGTTAAATTTAAGCGATTTCTTGGAATCGCTCATTTTAACCCTAACCGACTTTGAAAATTTTGGACCTCTTGGTTATTGTGGTGGGATTAGTAATATTTTAGTGAAAGGATTAAATAAATTAGATATAAGCAAAAGACCGATTCACTGTAGTGATTTAAAAAGGGAGGTGATTCATATTAAAAACAACGATGCGTGGCATAAGGACGAGGATAATCAGCAAATGATAAAGGCCATTAAGGCGATTGAACACAAAAATATCAAACAAATGAATCTTTGGGCAAAAGCCAACCCTGAATACAAAGACCCGAATCATAAAAAGAGTGACCTATATACCAAGTTGATTGATCAGAGTTTATGCGATACAGATAAAGAAAAGGCTATGAAAAATTATAATAAAATTATTCGAACAGTTGCTAAAGAAGTGCTCGTGGATAAGTCTTAAATTTTGTATATTTTTATAATTTGATCTAAAAATAAACAAATATATCGGTTTAGTGTGTTTTACAAGTCATAGTAAGGGTTATCAGTAATGGTCATGCCACAGTATTGTTGAGGCTTTTTCTTATAATCAACCGGATTATAGATCCCTGCTTTTTTCGCATTTTCCAATACAAACTTGAAATTTTGCCAAAATTCTTGTTTATGACCCACTGATGTTGTCATAATGTGTGATAATTCATGTAAAGCAACAAATGTCAATGTATTTAAATCAATCAATGTAGTACTATTTTTCGTACGGTTTAAACAAAAGGCTAATTTCTCTCCTTTGTTTTCACTATAAGCAGTTAATTCGCTTGTTGGTAATGTTTCATTTATTTTTTTTGGATTAAAACCCTCTACTAATTTTTTAACTTTTGGGTCATTTGGATATTTATCTTTCATATATTTTACGAATTCTTTACATTTATTTGTAACATTTGCTAAAAGATCTGCGGCGTCATTGACTTTTTCCCTTTCTCTCACACAATATTTATTTCCATCGACTCCTGAAATAATACATTTCAAATTAAATACATCTGATTCATTATATATTTTTAAACAAATAAATAGAATAAAAAATATAATAATGTATAAGAAAATACTATGTTTATCCAATCCAAGCATTTGTATATGTATTATATAAATACTATTTTTATGATAGTATGATATTGAGAGAAATCGGCATTCTCTCAATATCTCAAATCTAAATTACAAAAAGATCTGAATTTTATTGCATATTAGTGGCACCAATTTCAAGTGGTGGTCTCATGAAATCTGGCTCAATGGTTGAAAGATTCCATGGTCCAACATATAATTGTGGATTTGGTGGTTCAGATCGGATTTGTAAATTGGCATTTCTTAATGTTTGGCCAATTGTGTCAATACCAATATGGTATCCAGCCTTTAATAAATTGATATTTGCTAATTCACCTTTTCCTGAAGGATTTAATTGCGCCCATTCACTGTTGGTATCCTTTGGTAATAATTCAGAAGGATTTTGAATACTTTGTTGAGCACATGATGTTGGAACACCTATAGAAGGAGTTGGTACACCATTTACGGATGAATACATTTCATTACTACCTTCTTGTGCTGGGGTTGGTCCAGATGGTTGTTGTTGAGGTCGTTCTTTACCTGTACCATATGCTTTTTTTGGTGACTCGCCAAATTTTTCAGATCCATATGATGACTTATTGGATAGATAGTTAGCAAATAAATGAACAGCATATGCTAATACTATAAGAATAACAATAGCGCCTACACCATGTTTTTTCCAAAATTCGTTCAAAAAAGAAAAAGGATTCTTCATTATATAAAATTAATGATAAAATATTTTTTTAAATACAGTTTAATTACTTGAATTAAAATTTTGTAAATGATGAATTGTCCTTAATTATTCTTTTCATTTTCATTTTAATTTTCATTATTAAAATATTCATTTTCATCATTTTCTAAATCTAAATCACTTTCTAAACTAATATCACTATCACTATCATCTTCTAAATCATCCAACATATAAGTTTTCTTAATATTCTTTGCTTCTAAATACGCAATAAGCATATCTTTTTTTGCTTGTTTTGCCTTTTCTTTTGCTTTTTTATATATTTCATAATAAAACTCGTTTGGTTTTTTAAGTTTCATTGGTTCTAAAGTATCAATATCAAAATTAATATCATTCATTTCCTTTAATTCGTCGTTGTCCATATCAGTATGAGAGACAAATTCAATATTTATATCATCATTTCCATTTTTAACTTGATCTGGTGTTTCTTTTTCTTCCATGTTTAATTGAATATTTGTTTGTTCTAATTTTTTATTATTTTTATCTAAATCTATACCGCTGTTTATATTTAAAGCATCAACATTTTCTTTAATATCATTCTTTTGTTTTTTATCATTCTCTTTTTCAATATCTTGACTAATTATTTCACTATAATGATTTTCTTCTAAAGCATCATTTTCAATATCTGGTGTAAATTCTTCTAAAGAAGGATCGCCATCAGTATTTATGGAAATCAAGGATTTACTTGAATCATTCAACATTTCTTCCATATTTCGATCAACAGAAAGTGGATCAACAAAAGTTGATTTGTAAATAACTGGCATTTCTTCTAAATTGTTTATTTTGGTTTCAATCACTGGTTTCGTACCAGGATTTCTTTTAATCAAACAACTTTCAAACATTTCATAAGTATTCAATACCATTGCCTGTTTCATTTCCAACTCTACTTGAAAATTACGACTGGTGAATTTAATCCCCTGAATTTCAATAATGGAAATAATATTGGTATCACTCTTAATATCATCAATATTTAATGGTACTTCACTCTCATTGTATATTTTTACTAAAGGTATGTTTGTATTATAATTCATTTTTACATTCACCCGCATCAAGTAATATTTTCCAGATTTGTATATACGAAGCGTAGATGTAAATGCTGTCTCGATATCATTCATTTCTAATTTATTTTGAAACCATTCGTCGCCTTTATCGTGAATCAACTGTTGACATTTTGTTTCTAAATTTTCAACCCAGTTGATAAATTCTTCATTGGTATTATCAAACATTAAATCGCAAAACATTTTTTTCCCATTTTTGACAAATCCTTGTTTAGTCAAAGATTTAGGTGTTTCTATGAAAAAAGGTTTGTCTTTATATAATATTTTAGTAAAATAAGCACCTCCTTGTATAGTCGTTGGTTGTCCTAAAGAAATATTTGAAAAGACAAAATCTTTATTTGGCTCAAATATATGATTTTCCATTATGTTTGTATTAGAAAAAATTACAAAAAGTAAAACGAAATGGAAACAAATGGGAAAAAAAGAGCATTTTTTTTATCTTGAATATTTATGAAAAATACTAATAGCATAGTTAAAGAATGTTTAGAAATGTTAAAAAAAGAGAATATTAAATACGAAATACGGAATTTTTGTAAACCTATTATGGAACTTGTCTTGTTTGAATTTAAACCCTACATTTATATCATTGTTTCTCTCATCATTCTTATTTTTATAATGATTTTAGTAATATTAATTTTACTTTTTTTAATTTTGCGTAATAACAATTTATTATCAAAATAATATCAAAATAATTATTATTTTCTTTTTTAAATATATAATGGCATCACGAAGAAGAAGAGGTCACAAAGGAAAACGTCATAATAAAAGTAGAAAAAGTCGCAGAATATATCGTGTTCCTGGAAAACCAGGAGCTCGTTCTCAAGCAGGCGGAGCAGTAGCCCCTTTAAATCCATCAACCTATGCTGCTGGTGGTAGTGAAGGCGCAGCACCATATGTTTTATCACAATATGGTAACGGAAATACCCAATGGGATAATGTTTTTAGAGGATCTGGACCTTCACCATATGGTAATCAACTTGTAAATTTACAACACCCAGGTGTTACATCACCAGCATCATTATCCCCACCTCCAGCAACTACCACACCTCAAACAGCTCCAGAAGCCACACAAAAGGGTGGATCAAGAAGAAGAAGAGGCGGATTCATGGGAAGTGTATTAAGTCAAGCAGCTGTCCCATTTGGATTATTGGCACTACAGCAAAGTTACGGAAGACGCATGAAAAGTCGTAAAATGGGTCGTAAATAAACGCGCCACACATTGACTATATATAAAATAATATAACATGATATATCGTGTTATATTATAATGCGGTATTTGTATTATTCGTAATCATATTATTTTTATGGTAATAAAAACCTATAATTTTTTTTATTCGTGATACGTATTTATTTTTGACATCAAGATTCTCGACTGTATTGTAACGTTTATGGATTCCACTATCATATTTACGCTTTCCACCAGAATCATCCGTGGGTAATTTTATTTTACGATTCATATAGGTTTCCTCTGATTGATACACATGGTGGGCAATATAGGCGCCCGCATTGTAATATTCGATACGCCATTCATTGAAAAAGGGTTGATTTGTATTGTTTTTTAAATTCAACGACAACATTCTTCTAGGAAATGCGAGAACAAAATAATGCGGATTTGTAACATTCACTACGTATTCGGGGCGAACAAATGTTTTGACATGTTTGTCTAAATATAATTCAGATTTGGTATAATTTTCTAAAATAAGACCACGTGGCTCTTTAATATGATTATTTGTTCCAAACATTAACCAATTTATACTTAAAGAATGCGCAAAATTATAAGTATTTAACAAATGTTTGACTCCCGTGAATTTGTTCAATACCAGAAACTCATCCGCGTCTAAATATAACATCCAATCATATCCATGTTGTTTTGCTATAGTAACTGCACGTTTCATCAAAGGCATTTTCACTGGATTATTCCATGCGCCTCTTTCAATAACAACTCTTTTACTGAAATTATGAAACTCGTTTTTTAATGGGACAATTGATTTATGATCAAAAATATAAATCATGTCGAAATTTAAAAGTAAATGATGTGTGACCCATTCTTTCATGTTTTTTTCATCACGCACATTTGTAAAAAGAATAACACGATTTGATTTATTTTTTTTCGTCGCTAAATGATTCAATGGTGTATAATTCATACGTTTTGACAATAGCATTTTATTATATTATATAATATAAAATAAATATATTATAAATAAATATATTATAAATAAATATATTATAAATAAATATATTATATAAAATAATGACATCAAAAGTAAATTCAATCAATAAAACAAGAGAAGGTAAAGACCCTATAAAACGATCAGGTAGTTTAAATAAATATTTTTTCAGAAGTGGAGAAGAGGGTGAAGAAAAAGAAGAAAATCACAAAACCGATGAAAATGACACAAATAATGATGTAGAAGAATACGTCTCTATAAATATAGAAGAAACCGAATTATTGTATCATTTTTTGGACGTTTCAAATAATGAAGTCACCTATTTAGAAAATTCAAATTATATACGAGATGAAATGAAATTTTTAAATAGTTTTTCCAAGTTTTCAGAAACAATCAATGACGCATTTATTGGAAAGCGCGCATATAATTCAATCACTCTGGATTTAATTGCTCTTTATTTGAAGGGTCAAAAAATACTATATGTAGAATCCAAAACGTATTGCGAGCAATGTCTTTACTTTATAATGTTGCCCACGATTTTTATATCATCTGCCTGTACGGTTTTGAGTATAACGCTTGGATTTTATGAATACGGGTCAACCATTGTATCCGCACTAACCGCTTTTAATTCTTTTATGTTGGCGCTAATCACTTATTTGAAATTGGATGCGAAAGCTGGTGCACACAAAACATCCGCCTATCAATTTGATAAATTAGAAAGCACATGTGAATTTTTGTCAGGAAAAGTGTTGTTGATGAGAGATGACAAATTAATAGAAGAAGTGGGTGAATTCGTAGAATCGGTACAAAAAAAAGTAGAAGAAATTAAAGACACAAATCAGTTTATTATTCCGGAAATCATTCGCAGTCGCTATTCAAATATATATTCCCACAATGTATTTGCGATTGTAAAGAAATTTAGAACCAAATTTTTGTTGGATAAAAATCGTCTTTTTTTGATTTACCAGGAAATCAATCGACAACAACCTATGGTAAGAAAAGAATTGATCGAAGAAAAGAATCGAATATTGTCTAATTTGATTAAATTCAGGGATATTGCTTTGGAAATAAATCAAAAAGTATATCATGAAATCGAGTATTTTAACCGGGCGCGAAATAGTCGGACAAGTATGTGTATGTGGTTGAAAACATGAAAACCTTGAATTATTGATAATTTTTTATTAACTTATATAAATATGTCATTTGAACAAAACATACAAAAATGGGTATCTTTGGATAATAAAATCAAAATTTTAAATGATAATTTAAACCAATTGAGAGAACAAAGGGCCGAATTGTCTAAATCTTTGTATACTTATGCTGAACGAAATAATTTAAACAATGCGAATATTCAAATCAGTGATGGTAAACTGAAATTCGTGACAAATAAAGTATCTAACCCGTTGAGTTTTAAATATGTGGAAAAGAGTTTAGGCGAAATCATATCGAACGAAGAACAGGTGAAAAAAATCGTGAATTATTTGAAAGATCATCGTGAATTCAAGACTGTACAAGAATTGAAACGGTTTTCAAATACGAATTCGAACAGTAGTCAAAACTAACATTTTTACTTTAGTTTATTTCGCTAAAGTAAAAATAAAATTATATATACAATATGTATATACATTAATGAATCAATATATGATAACGGGTGGCGGTGATAATCATAATTATGGCGTATTACCCCCATTATTTAACAAATTTCAAGAAATGACTGGCGGTGCGATTACCGATACCGAACATATGAATCATATAGCAGTACCAATGAGTTTATTATCTGCTGGTGCGAATCATAATAAGAAACGCGATTATGAAGAAATCAATCATGACGAGGTCATTCAAGACGATCTATATGATAAATTACTTGAATTGTTACAAGTGAAGAATAATAAAAAAACAAGTAGAAAAAAACGACAACATATGAAAGATGCGGAGTCAACCGGAGTGAAAAAACGCAATCATACCCGGAAAAACATGTAATTACCACTTCAGATTGGTCTAGTCTAGTGTAATCTAATCCGTTGTTTCATAAAATCCCCGTGCGCTTTCCCAGTTTTCACTGATTAATCCCTCGCTTGTCAATTTATGTAAGATGGATAAATATGTGCGCCCATGTAATTTTGCGATTTGCCTTATAGTTAGTTCTTTTATTTCGTATTCATTATGAAGACGATTGATTTCATTCATACTCCATTTTTTGAAATGTCTTGTAATTTCTATAGGCTCACGTAATATTTGTTCTTGTCTGGCAGTTAGCATCTATTATGTGTAATTTAAGTAATACAGTTTTCTTTAAATAATATTTTACTAAATAAAATATAAATAGAATATATATTTTATTTTTCGTTTATATCATAATTTATAAGTAGGACATTTGTTTATAACTCTCTTTCCTATTTGTGAAGCCATTTCTTTTTTTAATCAATTTCATAAACACGACAATTAAGGCAATAAATAGTATAAACAAAATTATATAAACCAAAATTTCACCACTATCCATAATATATATTACAATATTTTAATTTTATTAGTAATTCATTCGATTTTCAACAATTGCGTCGAAGCCCATACTCCTAAATAATTCCACATATTGTCAATAATATTTCCACCGTTATAAAAGGCCCAGCGTAATGCTTTACATTGGGGGGACGACACCAGGAATGGCGACAACAAGTAGCCAGTGATTCCACTTGGAACACAATAATGGACGTATAATTGACATGATATGTAATGTATGGTAATCCATATGATGTATACTTTGGATATAAAATACAACCATTTCAATACTGGGACGATTGTATTTACAGCGCTTATAATATATTCATAAACTGTGTGTAATATATTTTTATCTGGTGGTTCTTCTGTCTTTTTAATAGATTCTTTTGTTTCCAGGCTTTCTTGGTATGTTTGCGTTTCTTGATTGGTGGACATGTTTTCTTTTTGTTTTTCTAAAACTTTTGATCTTGGCATAAATTTAATTACCTTTATCACATTGAAAAAAAGGGAAATCAATTTTTATTTTTGATTAAAATGAATGAAAAAATTTATACAAAAATATTTAAAGCATAATCGCTTCTTCAAATTTTATATATTTTCTATTATGATCATCTTGACGGTGACCCCCTTTTGGACCAGGACCATATCTTGGAGATCTATATATTTTTGTAATATCTCCAAAATTTTTAAATTCTAAATTTTTTTGTTTTATGATATCATTATGAATAAAAAAACAATTAACACCGTTTTCATTACAATATATCAATGAATAATTATATTTTTTTGCTAGTTTGTCAAAAGATAATAGTGACGCACCGAAATAATTAGTGGCATCCCAAGAACCATTTTTATCATATACAATTATGTTATCTTCATCTGGATTATGTGTTGCGTTATATTCACAAATAATTATGTCACATGTATAATTTTTTAATATTTCATTTAAACAATAAAAATCGTTAAAATCAATGTCAACGGATAATAAATTTATATGTTTCGGAACATTATATTTTACAAATAATTCTACTATATTTTCTTTTGTAATAAATTCTTTTCTTAAATTAATTATATCATTTTCATGATTTCCATCCATTTGTAAACCATTCCATTTATATTTTTCTCTTAGTATTCTGGTATTACATTCATTACCATTTTCAACACCAAATTCAACATAAAATTTATCATCATTATTATCGTAAATTAATTCTATTAATTTCATCGTAATACCATCTTCTCCATTTTGAGAAAAATATTTTTTTTCAAATATTTCCAAATCCATATTTTTATATACTACATTTATTTTTATATAATTTTCAGGTTAAATAATAATTTTAAACCCGACTCCAGGTGTTATAATTAAAAGGTGAAACCAATATTTCATCTAATTTGGTTTTCCAGTAATTCACACGTCGCTCCATTTCTAAATCTTTTTCCGTTTTTGGATAAGGTGTGCTTGTATTCATTAGCTCTTCTTCTTCTTTTGTCATTTTTGGTTTGTATCCATAACAATTTACGCCATATTGGATTTCAGGATTTGCCATATATCCTCCATTTACACCTGGACGACCGCAGTCGTTTTCATGACCCTTAATTTTTTGTAATCCGTCATAAGTTGTTTTTTGAGTAGGGAAAAGTGCCATTTGACCATCGGACCAACCATAATTACACCACTCTGCTCCATTGTTATATGCGTCTTCTACTTCATTATATGTCGCTAAACGCGCTCCCTGTGCCTGACATAAGGTTTTAGCATCATCATAATTAAAATAATTACCAGGAATATTAAATACTTCTTCTTTTAAAACTGGTTTTCTAATTTTTGGAAATATTTTTTTATCACCGTCTGGTTTATCTTTTTCTACAACTTTAATATCTATTTGCGGATTTTGACCAAATAAATCTTTTAATTTCGCAATAATATCAACCCCGAAGTAATATTGAAGACCGTTAATCAATAATAAAATAATGAAAATAATCAAAATGATTACAGTAAGAAAGTTTGTAATAAATGAAGAGGTTGATGATGAATTATTTATAGTGGTCCTTGACAATGAAGTACTAGCTGGCCCCGATGATGTATTAGACCCTAAACCAATTGAGCTGAAAATACCTTCTTCTAAAGAATTAGATGATGAACTGGGTAAAGATGACATATCTGGATTACTATTAAATATACTTGAGTTATTATTTTTTCCTAAACTTAAAAAAAATATAAAATATAAAACAATCACCAACACAAATATGCCAAGTATCACCGGATTCATAAAAAAAGAATTTATATAGTTATACATATTTTCTGGTTTAATCGTTGAACTTGTAGTTACCTCCATAATATTATTGAATAGTTTTTTTTCGGTAGAATAAACAATATGCTTTTGGAGTGATTAATTCATTTAAATTCGTAATTTCTGTTACAAATTGATCATTAAAATGATACCATTTACCATTTGCATTTTTAATAAATGCGGTATAATGTCCTCCCTGTGATACTCCACTATGATTACAAATACCATATAAATCATAAATATATGATTCTTTTTTATATCCGATTACATATTCATGTAAATCTAAATTTTCTAAAGGAAATGAAACCATAATTTGATTCTTACGATTATCTGAATTAAAACGTTTTATATCAATCACTAAAATACTGGGTAAACTCCAATACACTATTTCTTTTTGAACATTTTGTTTCATTTTTGTATTTTCATTGTACCACGAGTTTTCTCCATCAAGGGTTTCGCCTTTTACATAATGATTAAAACAATCTATTAGAGTAGGCGATTTCATATCTGGTGGTATTGACAAATCAATCATAAAAAATGGCTCGGGCACACATGCTAAAATTTCATCACTTACTAAATCTTTTATTTGTGATACATGTATACCATAAAACATATTCCATACTTCAGAATATTCTTTAGAATACATATTTTTAATCATATCAAAACATTGGACCGCCAATTTATCTGTTTTATTCACGACTTCACCGTTGATCGACATATTTACTTCTCTAGATAAACCCGTATGAAAACAATCAACAACAAATAATAAAAATTCAGGTAAATCATTTTGATTGTATCCTGTAAACATATCCATTTTTTTGATTTGTGCTAATTTTTGTATAGTTTTAATGAATTTTCCTGGACTAATTATACAATTGGTTTCCCACATTAGAGACCTCAAATTATCCCACTCTACCAATAATGCGGATTCATAAATATTTTTTAAACGTCTTTTATAATATGACCCACCCTCTTTTTTTAAAAATTCATTCAATTCATATGTATGAGACAATATTTGCATACATGAATTTATAAAACACGTGTTACCTAAATTCGTAAGGCCAGTAAGTCCTTTATTTTCGTAAATTTCAAAATTCATTATTATAACTTGTAATTATATATTAACTTTAAAATACGTTTAAATGTATTTTTTTGTTATTTAATAATAAATGTCAGAAAGAGATTTTTATGGTAGAAGATTGAATCGTTTGAATTTATTAAATAATAATGATCGTTTTATATTGAATATTTACCTAGAAATGTATAATCAAACAATTCATGACATAAATATGATGTATGAAGATATTGATTTAATGTATGAAAATATAAGTGAATTAAGAAATATAATCAATAGTATAACGGGTGTTTCTGATATGAGTGACAATAGAAATATAAACAGAGATATAGATAGAGAACGTAATAGAATAAGATCTAGAAGTAGTCGTGGACCCGGCGATGATACTGAAAATACGCGACGACAAAGAAGAAGAACTGACAATGGTGAAAATTTGTATGATAATATTCATGATATATTTCATAGTGCGAATCGGTCCACTGGATATGATAGAAGAAGTAGCACTATTCCAAATGTATTCCAACGTTTATATGGTGGTCAATCAAATAATAGGACTATACCTTCTACAAGAACAACTACTGGATTGGGTCTAGGAGATTTTTTATTGAATTTTTATGATACAGTACCAGTATATCCAACTCGTGATCAAATAAACAACGGAACTCGGCGTGTCTTGTATTCAAATATAGAAAATCCTTTGAATTCGAGTTGTCCTATAACATTAGAAAATTTTGATGATGCTGATAATGTAACTCAAATTTTGGGGTGTGGACATATATTTAATCATGAGAGTCTGACATCATGGTTTAGAAATCACGTGAGATGTCCGGTGTGTCGATATGATATCCGAAATTATCTACCAAGAACTCAACCGCTTATTCAAGAAATAAATACAACTCGAAGATCATCGCCTAATAGAAATCAACAAGATGATAACCATGATGGCGAAGAGACAAAAGAAGAAGAAAATGATGAACAAGAAACTCCATTGGATAATTCAATGGACCAGAGTGAATCCTCTGGAGGAACAACGCTACAAACCAACGCAAATGAAGATCCTGCTACAGATGATTCTCTTATAAATAATTTATCAAATATTACTGAAAACTTGATCCAGAGTTTATTAAATAATAATCGTCAATCTGGAACCGCAGGTTTATATAATGAAATCGTATATAATTTACCATATATAGACCCGTCCTCGAATGATATTGTGTTTGAAGGATATATACAAAATAATTATAGGATCTAAATATATAATAACATGTTTTATTCGCATGTTATTATTATGTAATAAATATAAACGTATTTGTCATTTTACACCTTTGCACATTTAAAACGCCGACTTAACGGCTAAAATATGAAAATATAATTAAAGGAACTTATAACAGAAGTGAAAAGTTTGTTAAAAATCCATCAAATAGAACAAGAAAGAAAAAGAATTATTTATAAAGCATATGTAAAACTCGGCGTTTTAAATGTGCAAAGGTATAAAAATAGATATTAAATAATAGATTTTATATAATTGTTCATATACTTTCCGAATTCGCAGAGTCCAAATTCCGTATAATGACCTAAATTATCAGACATGACTTGTTCTTGAGTATATTGACCAAGTGCCTCGCGTGGGTTAATAAAAGAAATATTGTGTTTTTGGCAAATCTTATCTAATAGACAAACCAAATTGTTGCGAGAGTCAATAAATTCGCCGTTTAATTTTGAATTATAATGTGATACAATAACCACTTTTCTTGGATATAATATTTTTTGAATTTCTACTATATCATTTTCGATTTCTTCGTCACTTTGAGTTTCAATTGTATAACTGTCCAAAATATGTCTAGGTGTATTATTATTAAAAATTGTCATGCGTTTATCGACACAAATATGATGTAATATGTAATTATTATGTATATATTTCTTACGAGAACAAAGTTCTATAATAAAAACTTGACTATTATCAAATTTACATTTATAATGATTATCCATATTTATACCAATACTTTTATCAATTGCTGTTCTAAAACACAAGGTATTGTATGGCGGCGGAATCACGATTTCACCTTTTAAAAAACTGATGAGTTGTAATACTTCCTTTGTAGTATGAGTATAACTAATCATTTCATTTAAATTCGTATTGTAATCTACTTTTTTGAAACGACATGTGCCGAATATGGTTACTTGTGTATATCTTCTGTTAATATAAAACGCGTCACCCCATTTACAACCATTTTTCCATACTGTTTCAACGCGCTCAAAATTGAATTTTTTTAAATATTCATCAATTTCATCGATAAGTGGACAACCTTTATAAACATAATCACAATTCACCTCTGTATAAATATATTCTACTTTGTCTAAATAATCATCCATACCTTTTAAGGCATTTAATTCAGCACCTTGAATATCTAAACTTAAAAAATTATAATGAATATCATATTTGTAAATAATATCTTTTAACATTTTTGTATCTGTATAAAAGGATTCTACATAATTAATATGTGGATAATAATTTTCATGTAAACCTAGATCAAATATAGATGATGACATTGTGCTATTTGATATATTAAATTTAACGGTTTCATATTTATCAGATACAACCGCTTGTTCAATCAATAAATCCGGATATCTTTGTATACAAGAATCCACTTTATCTTTTAATGCTTCTATCCATAAAATTTTATTTCTTGGTAAAAACACTTCATAATCGCTTATTTCTTCACAATCGTGTGCACCTACATGTAATATACCTTTTAATTTTATGTTATATTTGGCGATTAACTCATATAAAGAAATCAACATGAATTACAAAAATATTATTATAAATAGTATTAAACGAATATATTTATATTTATATTTATATTTATTTTTTATATTTATTTGAATTAGAAGGGATGACGCGTGAACTTATTAGACAGATGAGTATTTACACCCTCGGTAATTTAAAACGCCGTTTTAAATTACCAAGGGTGTAATATTTTAATATTTAATAAACAATACGTATGGAATAAAATACAAGGTAAAAATCAAATTGATGATATTCATATTGAAACTATAGGTGGCAAAATGTGATGCCAATAAACAAGAAAAAATCATAATCATACTATCACCTATAATGGCTTTCTGTCTTATTTCAGTGGCATAATCCTTAAAAACATCTAGCATTGCGTTTATTCCGCGAGGTACCCATGTAAAGAATTTATAAAAGAGAATATCATGTGTGATTTGAAGAAAAAGGGCTAATAAAATGAAGAGTATGAGAGAAAAATGGGAAAAGAAAAACGGATACAAGAAACGCGTTAATATAATGACTAAAAATACGATAGAGACATCGGCTAAAACCGCGGACAATTGGAATTTTTGATACCAAAAAGTGAGTTTTTTTGAACGAAAAACATTGTGTAGAGTGAAAAAAATGATGAATGTTTCCACGAATAAAATACCATTTAAAATCGGTAAATAATCGGAAACATTCTTGAAATTAGATATATCACTAAAAAGTTTCATTTGTTATATATATTTGTTGTGATTTTTATTTTTTGGATTTAGGGTAAAGAGAGAAATTTAAAATATAGGGATATATATATTTTAAATTAAAATGAGTGATGATAATATGGAAACAGTGGCAGAAAATATGGAAACAGTCAAAGAAAATATACCAACAGGAAATATACCAACACTATCAGATAATATAAGTACATATATAAATACAATTATAAATCCATCAAATAATACACAAGCTACAACACAGAATCAGCATATATATCAAATTACAGATACAGATATTTTACAAAATATTGTAAAAGGGAATGTTGATAATGAATTAGGTGATGGAGATCATGATTTAGTTCGTAAAGGTGAAGAAACAAATCCGCTTATAATGTATTGTGACACAAATAAAGAAGGAGAATCATATATAAACGGGATTTTTGTTGATTTTAGTTTTAGTTATCAAGGATATAATAGATCACAAACAAAAATAGTTGAAGAAATGGAAAAAAATATTAAATCAAATACAGTAACACATAAGAATAGAACGATTACACATTTTGAAAGAACGACGGTAAATATCGAAAAATATATGATAAATTTACAGAAATATTTGAGTGATTCTCAACCAGACATTCACACTACTGGACCTATTCCAAATACTATTATTGAAACACATAGAGGTCAAGAATGGGATAATAGTGTTACCTTGGCTAAAATGTATAAAGCAAAAGTAACTACTAGGTTTGATAATCCGGGTCAACCTGATATAGGTATTGGAGATATTTATGATGATGTGAGTGAATTAAACGCAGATAAAAATGAATTAATACAACGTTTTAAAACTAGTCAAAAATATGATTTACCTTTATTGAGGTTTTATCCAAATTATTTACCAAATGCGTTTTCTATTTTTATCCGAAAAAATGAGATTAATGATATTTTTAAAATAATAAAACCATATTTTGAAAAAAAAATACCTCCAGGTGGTATTCTGGATGAAGCTACAAAAATACAAAATTTTTTAAATAAATTACATACAGTAAAAGAAGAAGACTTATTATTGCTACACATGTTTTATGATAATAAAAACAATAAACCTACTTATTCTATACAATACGGACCAATTATTGCAAATGAGGTTACGTATCAATTATACGGTTATCCAAAAAGAGGTTGTATAAGAACAAATTTTGGTAATCCAAATATGGTATTTGAAAATGAGAATGATCCTTTCATGAAAAACTGTCATATTTTATGGGGAAAAACGTGCGGAGACGGTGTATCAATTGAAGCCGCAAATATGTTGTCTTATTTAACCGATGATACAGTGAATGTATTGTCAATTGATGAATGTTGTAATTTAAGAGCAACTTTTATCACTGGTTTATCTACTTGTCAAAAACAATCTACATTCGCAGGGACTGGATTGGGATTTCTTTCTACCCACAGAAATGTGGAATTTTTTAAATCAAAAAATATTGGACAACCTATTGAGGAAATATATAGAGAAAAAATTTTAGGTATCTCAAATAAACCAAATTATTTTAATAATCAATTAGAATTATTGAATGATTTAAAAACACTCCCTCTAGATATAACAATTATAGATAACTTTGTGAATAAATTTATAGATCAAAAAATTTCTGGTCTTGATCTAGTTTTTAGTGATTTTAAAAATTTTATTAACAATAACGGTTTAAAACAAGATGGTAGTTTTGATAGTTCTACATTTTACTATTTGGGAAATTTTAATATTCAAAATTATATTGCTGAAATAGATGAATATAGATCATCATTTACTAAATTATTGAATGATTTTAATACTCGTTTTGAAAATATTTTCATGTATAATCCTCGTAAACCGCTTGTTTATAATAATAATATAGATAGTAATATTGAGCTAGGAGTGCGTTTTATGTCGTCTATAGAAGAAAAACTGATTGAATGTGGAATGACTGGTGCAAAATATTCAGACGACCTGCGTAAACAAATTGTATTTACTTTTTTAAGCACATTAATTACGAGTATAGGTGGCGATAAAGTAAAAAGATATTGCCTTCATTTATATAATAATATACTTGGGTTGTTTCGTATTTTTTTTACCAAATATAATATTGATGGGTTTGTTAAGGATAATTATTCAACTGATGTTGTTATTAATAAAGATGATTATCTATATTTATGTAAAACATTATATGATAAAATCGCAGAAATTGGACCAGATGAAACAAATAAATACAAAGATAAGTGTATCGTTAAAGAAAATATTAATTTATTAAAATTTATATTGAGGCATCAAGAATTTATAAGAGATGAAAACAGCCCGTATAATATGACAAATGATAAAAAATTAATAAACTCAAAAATGAATACAAATACTAAATATTCTGTTTTGGAAAGTAAACTACAAATTTATAAAACTTTTTATGAAGAAACAAGAGAGAAATTTGAGTCACCGACAAAAACCGCACAAAAAAGATTAAGAGATAAAAAACGTAGTGAGGAATCAAATACGAATTCTTCTACAGATACATCTCCTGATAAATCTAATGAAACATCTGGTAAAGGTAAAAAAGTAAAAAGTGATTTTGATATTGGTATTGATATAATCGGCGAAAATAATATAACCTCCATATTTACTTCTCAAGAATTTCCGCAAGATAACAACATACCTTCAGGAGTTATTATAGGATTTAATGAAGATATTTTTGATGAAGATAATTTCAACAACGTATTCCGAGGTGTACAGGATTGTGATGACACCGAAAATAACTTAGTCAGTGTAGAGGAGTGTAATAAGATAAACAATTGTGATGACCCAGACAATCTATTTTTGGGTGTAACTAATTTTATTTCAAATATATCTACGCTATGTTATACTGCTTTTTCAAATATATTTAGTTTCACAACTACCGATGTAACGGATCCAGAAGCAGAAAAATTGGAACAATTTGAAAAAAATCTGGAAGGTATTCAAAAAAAAATGAATGAAAATATTAGACAACGAAATGAATTAAAAGGTATGGCTTTGCGTAGTGGAACTACAGTAGAATCACCGATTTACCAACAACAAATGGCTGAATTAAAACGTCAAGCAGAGGATATTGAAGTAGAAATTAATCAAATAATAGGAATACAACAACAACCACAAGAGAGTGCGACATCATCATCATTATCAAATGCGAACGTTACACCAGAAAAAGAAAAAGGTGGTTCATATTTTTCTTTCTTTTCGGGAAAAAAAGGAGGCAAAAAATCTCCAAAAAAACAAGTAATGACCCGCAGAAAAAACAAGAAGACATTCAAAAGAAAAACTATGAAGAAAAGAAAAATACCCAAAAGAAAGAATAAAACGCGAAGACGACTACGCCAATGCAAATAACCAAGCGACGACTACTATTTTTTCTTAAAGAAACTCGTGACAACCGCGTTACCTTCTTTTTGATTATTGGATTCGCGTAGAAACTCATCAAACAAGAGCGCCTTGACTTCCTTGTTTTTCAAAGACTCTATTTTATCATCTAATTTTTCCGGATCGACCGTCTTTTTTAATTTTTTGATTTCCATATTTAATTTATCGACTTTTCCTTTTTTACCGTCCATGATCCACATCTTTTCAAGAACTAGCGCAAACACTTGTTGTACGGGTTTCATGATTTGGTTCGTAATATAAAACGAATAATCTATTTTTATCTTGTTGTCGCGGATAAAACTAGGTGTTTCTATTTTTTCGCCTTGTAATGCCTTTTTGTCCGCATTGTGGATATATACAAAAGGAATCCGATCGCCCGGTCCTGGTTTGTTCCCCGGATCGCGCGCAGTGATCCTGTCAGCCAATACTTTGTGTGCGATTTGTTGAGGATTTTTGTAACCACTACGCAAAGATTTGGTGATGATTAATTTTTCAATTGGGTATTTCTCCTCGACAATATTTTTCAAACAATGACGCAAAAACTCTTTTGCCTTGACAATATCTTTTTCCTTCATCAAAATATCAATGATCCCGCCATAAATATCCTTTACTATAGGCGCATTATCTCGGCGTTTCAAGACAATACCCATTTCTTTGCGCTTACCCTTGTCCGGGTCGTGTTCATAGAGCATTCCGACATATCTCTTTTTGGACAACAAACAAAACGGCATGAATGTTTTTTCATATTCTAAATCATGTGGACCTTTCAAAAACTTGGACGCCAAATGACCAGCCTCTTGGGCTAACTCAATCGTTATTTCTAACGCGTCTTTGCCACGAATAGGTTTTCCATCGGGCGTTTGTAGATTGAATGTAAAGAATACAGAATCCGTGTTATGAACAATCATATTTCCAATTCCTGCGGCGAAATGATGATTTTCGGTTGTCAAATCATATACATATCCTTCATATGGGATTTCTTTCATTGAAATAACCTGACAAGAGTGTAATAATGAAAGTTCGTCTGTAGTAATACATACCTCATCTTGAAAATACGATATGGCAAAATTTATATGACAACTATTCAAATAATTTGTGTAAAACGACGCATCAAGCATGGTTTTGAATAGTTTTGTTTTTGTAATATTCATATTTATAGGGTTTTCTTTTTGCTCCACTTTTTCTAAAAGTGGACAATGTAGTAATTCAGTGCCAACTTTTACATCTTTTGGAGATATTTCTTCACCTGAATTCAATATTAATGAATGGTCATCTGTAACATCTACCATTCCCGTATGTGTTAATATTCGCACCATTTTTTTATGAGGTGCTAATTTATGACGAATCACCCTTTGTAATTTGGTCCATCCTTTTTCCGTCCATGTTTGAATATCGTATAATTCACAAACTTCTTTTTCTTGTTTTCCAGGTTCTAAACATTGTGTCCATGTATTCTTTCCATATTTGTTTGCTAATTCTTCAATCGTGCAAATATCAAATGTTTCATTGGTCTTTATATACACAGGCGTGTAATTCGCAACACTGTCGCCGTATATATATTCCGCTTTGGTAAGCACCGGTCCATATTTTTCGGTTTGACAAATGGAATCACCGTAGCATTCTTCTATGATTTTTTTGGCATACGTCAATAAGAGACGACCTGTCGCAGTCGTGGAGGCAGCCACATCTTTCTCATAAAAGGTACTCGTTTTCGCACCACATTGTCCATAAAGAGAATTCGCAGTTACCTTGTAACCAAGTTGTCTTTTATCCAAGACATTTTTCATAAATTCATCTGTTTGTTGTGGAATCAGTTTTCGCGTTGATTTTCTTGCCGCCAACAATTCGTCCAAAATAGACGGCATAATGGCTCGCGTTCCATTGGGAAATTGCGCAAAACGGCAAATTTTATAACCGCATTTGATCTTTTCCGCCACAGAGGTCGCCGATTTTCTTTCATACTTGTATGTATCATAGGTGATATTTACATATTCGTATTCCGCAAGGTTGTCATATATGAAATTTCCATCCGCGTCTTGTTCGCCAGTCGTTTCAATCAACTCGCCATCTAAATCATATTCTTTGGTCCATACTTTACTGTCGTGAGACAAGTTTTCACTCATCATGGACGACGGATACAGCGACGCATAATCCACGCATGCCACTGGATTGTCTAAATACAAGTCACATTTGGGGTCCAACACAATCGCGCCTTCGTATCCTTCGTCGCTTTCGGTTTTTTCCATCACTGGCATGAGCGTCTCTTTTTCCCGGCATTTTTTTGCGACATAACTCGTTAGTTTGATGCCTTGACCACGCAAGATAAGGAAACTAATCGGCACACTACAGATTTTCGACATTTCAATATAACCGGTCATGACATCTACTTTGTTCATCAAATAATGGACCAAGTTACAATCCTGAATACAGTATTTCGCAATGATTGCGCGTTCATTCTGGTCACCATTGGTCATTCGAAATATATCTTTTGGAGTGACGTCATCCTTAGCTAAACACCATCTCACCTTTTTTGTCATGTCCGGATTGATCGCACCGCGTATTTCAAATTTTCCACTTGTCTTATCCACATGAGTCACCACGAATTTTTCACCGTCTTTATAATAATCAACGGAATGACCGATTTCCTCAAAATGAATATAACTTCCCACCAATAATCCGGTCAAGTTCGCACTTTGTATAACAGTTGTTTCGTCTCCTCCAGCGCATTCATATTTTTTCACATAATCACCGATAAAATGACCAGCAACATAATCTAATTTATACGATGTCAAGTTTTCTTCACGACGAAAGAAATTATACATATCCACTTGAATTCGTCCGTTCATCTTGATATATTTCAAATCATGCTGACCACTTGCGATTTGAATACTACTTTCTTCTATTTTATATCGTCCATCTTCCAATGTGGCACATAATTCATCCGAATTTCTAGATAATCTCAAGAATTCGTCCGCACAATAATTTTCCTCAGCGCGTCTCACCATGAATTCATAATCAAACCCAAATATATTATAACCGATAATAATATCCGGATTTTCCTTTTGTATTAGATTTTTCCACGCTAAAAGCAACTCTTTTTCTGTTTTATAGGTTTCAATCACTGCATTGTCTACATTGGCACAAGTATTTACCACTGCGCAATGATTGAGGTATGGTTCTTGTTCACCATATTTTAAAAATGTTGATCCAATAAAAGTCACGCGGTCGCCTTGTAATTTTGGAAACGACGAATTCAAAGAAACATTTAATTCGGTTAATTTGGTTTCACGTGCGTATTTTTTATTGGTCAAAATGTCAATGACGGTATCTTTTTTATCAACCTTTTCTTTTTTTGAATAATACGAGTGATAACCAAATCCGACTCCCGCGTCATCTTCTTCTTCATTCATTTTCTCAAATATTTCCTCTATTTTCATTTGATTTTCAAGATCCACCTCACCGCCATTCTCATCCAACTTACGCACATGTGATACTAACCATTTTTCTATAAGTGTCTCAAGGATTTCTTGATTTTTCGGTGGAGTTTTGGGATAGACAAGATCGATTTCAATCATATTTTTGTATCCAAAAGCGGATAATACTATATTTCGCAATACGTCTTTACATTTATCTTTGGTTTCCAAGACATCAGGATTTGCCTCAAAATATTCAATGATATTGGTCGCCAATTTTTTATACGATTTGATCGGTACTGGGAAATCACCGTGACTACTACTGGCTTCAATATCAAAACTACATATCTTGTAAGGGACACGGTCCTCACAAATATTTAAAGGAATAATATTCGTATAACTAATACGGAATTCATAAGTACACGATGTTTTTTTGTCGTTATTGATTTGTATTGTTTTTTTGTTTGGTAAGGCAATCCAACCAGATGGACTAATATCCATGATGTGAAAGAAACGCAATAATGGGGGAATATTTGCCTCATACAATTGGGTCTTGGTTTTGCCATATAACCATCCACCAGGAATCAGTTTGCGGTCTTTTCCATACCATAAATTTTTGACCTTGTTATAAGCAGGCATATTGTCGAATTTGAAACAAATGAATTTATGTTGTTTTCCACCGTCAAACCCGTATAATTTTTTTTTCTTGACGAATTTACAATCGCAAATGGAATTTTCGTAATATTTACCGATTTTCTTTTTGATTTCATCTAAAAAGTTTGTTTTGATTTGCGTCGTCCAAAAATCGTCGACTTTTACATAAAAGAACGGTTTAAAATCCTCAACAATAATGGAGCATGTTTCGCCCTTTTTGTTAATACCAAACATTTGAATCAAGAATGCTTGAGAATCAATACGGGATTTATAATCGGGTTCTTCATCACTACCAGAGGATGATGTCGCGGATTTTAAAATATTTATATTAAAGTCAAATAAGCGAAAGGATTTGTCCATTTTGTTTTGTCTATTTATGATACTATAAAGAGTTGTGTTTATTTCATTTCAATTTTAAAATTTATATTTTATTATTTGAATAAAATATAAAATTATTTGTGTTTTTTTGTCTTTCTCTTCAAGTACTCTTTTTACGTCCGTATTTACAATGTTGTCGTTGAGAAAACCCGCGAGGTCGCTTACAATTAATACTTCTTTTGTATTTTAATGACCATTTTCCTCCTCGTTGTTTTCTTTTATTTTTGCGTGTTCGCATAGGTTGCTTTTTAACACCCTTTTTTTTGGAAATCTTGTCTTCAATCCATTTGATAAAAGAATCAGTTGATCGGTCTCTTATACTACCATCCGGTGTTTGCCAGTTTTCAAATTCTTCTACCTGTTTGTTGGTAACATGTCTTAAAGAAGGAAAACCTCCAGGCTCGCTACCCATGTTTTTTAATAAAGGGAATAAATCTTTATTAATACGCACTGTAAACACATCATTATTATGGTCTACATGACCTTTTATTTTATCTGGTATATTATCCCATTCTGGAATAGTGGAATTACATGGACCACAACCGTCCATATAAGTAAATAAAAATATATTTTTACCATTTTTTAAAAGAGTGTTAATTTCATCAATGATATGTTGGTTGTTTCCATTGTTATTATCTTGAATGATTAAAGATTTCATTATTATATATATTATTAGAATATTATTATTCAAGAAGAAAAATTATTTTTGTAAATAATATATATGTTGGTTATTATTTTTATAATTATAGTATTTTTAGCAGGAATGTATTTTTGTATGAAATATAGTCCAGAGAGAATATTTCAAGAAGGTTTTGAAAGTAACGCAATAAAAAATCCTAGATGTCCAAATATATTAATACAAAACGGCTCAAAAATATATTTATATAATTCAAAATTGGCAAAAATACCTGGAGTCAATCCGCTTCAGTTTGATAATTTAGAAGAATATACAGAATTTATGGAATGGCAACGTAGTCAAGGTATACGCTGTCCTATTTTGTTTTTACAAAAAACATACGATACTCAAGGTGAATCTGTATATAAGGTTCGTCCCAGTGTTACTGAACCCCAAGGCGGTTTACCGCCGGCAATTGTAAACAATCAAACCGCGCTTAGGGATCCAAATCCGACGAAATTAATAGATGCTGGGCGTAATGATCCGCCTTATAATATGAATTCGATGCCTTCCTATGATGAATCTAGTTTTTATGTTGGAGCGACAACCCCTTTAGACAAAATGGATGAAACCCAAGACGGATTATTGTATAGTCCAAATGCTATGGATCCTAATTGGGGCGGTGCCAAATTTACACAAGCATTGGTTGATCGCGGTTATTATGCTGGTAATGAAGTTGCTATTCGTGTTTAAACACTAATACTAAAAAATATTATGTGAAATCACATATCATCACATAATATTTATACTGAATCCACAAATTTCATGATTCCGTTTAAGGATGTTTTTGATGCGTTCAATTTATTAATGTTGTCTAATATAGCGATATTTGCGTTTTTAGATTCTTCACTATCGTCTGTTTTTAGTTTCAATAAATTATCCAACATTAAATAACTAACGTATTCGTCTGTATTAATAACGAGATTTTCATAATTTTTTCTGTATTTTTTGATTAAAAAGGTATCTTGCATTTTAATCGTTTGTTCTCCAATTGCGTTGGCAACGTTTCCAGAAGATCCAGCAATACCGGCGTTTGTACTGGGCTCACCGGTTTCAGTTGTTTTACTAGTTGTATCTGTCATTTTTACAAAACCTTCTAATAAATTATTTTGAATTTTTAAGGCACCAGTTGTCCAGTAAAAAAATATAAATAATACTACTAAAAAACCAATTATTTTTAACCAATGATCACCACCACTGCTCATTTATATATATCTATATATTTAACATAATAAAAATTTAACATAATAATTTTAACATAATAAAAATTTCTTAATATTTTGAATCACTGTTTTATTTATTTTTCTGGTTTGATTTTTGGAATTTACATAAGATACATCATTTAAACAATCATTGTTTTCTTTTAAATTATTCAACAAATTTGGCAAAGTTTGAAATTCTTTTAAAATCGCAATTGCGCTTACCGAACTTATTCCTGGTATTTGACACAACATGATTTCACCGATATTTTGCGGGGTAACATTTTCTTTCTTAACCTTTTTAATAACCGTGCAGTAATCTTTTTCATTTGCTTCATTTGCCTCAGTTTCATTATTATTAAAAATAATATCACCTTTTTCATCAGCAGCAATGGTTGTTTCTTGTATAACAAGATGTGCTTCTTGAGTCATTGATTTTGAAACATCTTCAGCTAACACCTCGATTTTATTTTTGTAATAAGGTTTTTTGTTTTCATTATCGCATTTATTCATTTTATATGCCATGTTACAAATGACTAAAGAAGTCTCATCAATAGTAAATGTCCTTAATACTGAAAACCCCTTATAATGATTGAGTGAAAACATTGCCGAATACAATGAAATCTTGTCAATACGGTCTTTGAATAAAAATTTACTATTTAAATCGCCCTCAATCAAATATATAATATTATGGTTGCTGAATGGCGATCCGTTTAAACGATACGATTGCTCCTCATATCTACCATCTTTTATACTGGATGATAAATCCCGAATACTTTTTCTCTCTATAATTAACCTTTCAACATTGTTTTCATCACAAATAATGACATCGCCTAATGGCAAATTTTCGCTGACAATAGTTATATTTTTATAGGATGGACTAATTTCTAAATAGTATTTGATTAATTTAAACATTTCTTGTTCACGGATGTCGATTTTAATGATCATTCTTTACACAATAATATAATTACTAATTTAGTTATTAAATTATTTTTTTACTAAATGTATTATTTTTCCTAAATAAAAAGAATCCGTAAAACCCAAAATAAAAACGGTTTTACATTATACCACGTCTGGCATATACTTGGTATCTTGTACCTTGTACTGGGCGTCTGGTAGTATTGAATAGCGCGAATGCTACAGATGGTATTCTTTGTGGGGCACGTTTTAAGTAATTTCCCATGTTACCTTGTTGCCAAGTAGTACCAAAAACGACAATACCTGCCTTTTTGTTACCACCTAATGAACCACCACTTTGTTCGGTTCTTGATGCGATAGTATTTGTATATGGGTTCGATTGAACAAACATTCCAACTGGCATATTTATATATACCTTAAATATTATATTTTTTCAAAGAATGAATATTATATAAAAAATATTAAATTATGATAAATTATTTGATATTTTTATTTACTATTTTTATAACGATGAGAGAAAGTAAGTTTCCTAAAATTAAACATATATGAAAACAATATAAAGCTATGGTAATAATATATATATAGTTTATTCACCTAGTTACAGCATAATGAATCAAGACGATAAAAATATAATACGCGACGATGATATTGTTAAAGGAGAAGATGGTTTAATATTCAACCCATACAATCCAGCGAATGTGGAGATTACATTGAGCGAAGTTCAATCTATTCTCACTAAATATGGTGTTCCCAATATTGTTCATAACTTGAACTTGTATAAACGCGCTTTTGTTCACCGGTCTTATACCAAACGACCTCATATTGAAAACGCGTCTCAAAATATTACCATCGTGGATCGACCACCCGATTGTATGCCACTAAAAACAAAATCGAATGAAAATTTGGAGTTTCTAGGTGACGGTGTCTTGGAATTAGTCACGAAATATTATTTATATCGCCGTTTTCCCAAGGAAAACGAGGGGTTTATGACGGAAAAGAAAATCGCGATTGTCAAGAATGAGGCGATTGGGAAGATTGCCCTAGAAATGAAACTACACAACTGGTTGATTCTTTCTAAACACGCGGAAGAAAAGAAAATCCGCACCAATTTGAAAAAACTGGGATGTCTGTTTGAGGCGTTTTTGGGAGCGCTGTTTTTGGATTTTAATAAAATCGATGTGAAGGATGACGAAGGATGGTTTAAAAATATATTTGTCACTGGACCTGGATTTCAAATCGCGCAAAAATTCGTGGAAAATGTCTTTGAAAAACATATTGACTGGATTGCGTTGATTCAAAATGACGACAATTACAAGAACATCTTACAAGTGAAAATCCAAAAAGAATTCAAGGTGACACCGCATTATTTGGAAATCGAACATGATTTGGACAATGGATATAAAATGGGTGTTTATTTATGCGTTGGACAACAAGTGTATAATTGTAGTCAAACTGAGGCATTACATATTGACGAATTGAAAAATTTTGGCGCGATTCGTGAATATATTGAGAAAAACGAGGGAAAAATATTTTTATTCCTGGGTGAGGGACAACATAAAATCAAACGCAAGGCAGAGCAAATCGCATGTAATGAGGCGATCCAAAAGTTGGATTTATATGCGGGTAATGTGGAATGAATGTAGTTTATTTTTTATTTATTTGCGCTTTTTATTTTTTCTTGTATATCCTTACGAAGTGATTCACGCGCATTCTTTTGTGTTGCCTCAAACAATTCTTCTTGAAGTTTAAGATTAATTTTCTGAGTGTTACCCATTTTATCCATCAACGTATCCAAGTTATGAATAAAATCAGGGTCTGTTAATTTATTCATTAATTCTCCTTTATTATCACCATCATACCCCAATTTATCTAAAAATTTACTGAAACGTTTCTGTAGTGATTCAAATACCAGTGGCGCCATTGGTGTATAATTATCTATATTCGGATTTGTTAAATACGCCTGATATTCATCAGTATGAACTTCTATTCCCGATAATTGTTCATGATATTTTGGTAGGGGAACACTGGTGTTTATTATACCGCCTTCTTCACTGTCCGCACTTGAAGTACTTATATTTGGAGATATATTTGATGTTTTTTTTGGATAAGGTGAAGAAATACTTTTTGTTAAATCACCCCAACTTTCCGGAACTCTTGAAAAAATTGAAACGAATGGTGATTGTGTTCTTGCGGTTGGTGATGGTTTAACGCTTGGTATTTGATTTTTACGTTGTCTAAAAGGCGTCATACTTTCTCTACCACTTTCTATATCATCTGGATCACCACTTATACTATAAATTTTATATTTTCCACTTTCTATTTTATCTAATTCATCATCACTTTCACCATCACCACCTCCTCCAACTCTTCTTTGTTTTCTACTATTTTTTTTAATATATATTATTTTTTTATTTCTAGATTTCCTACTTTTTTTGGATACTTTATGTTTTTTCATAGATTTGGATCTATTATTTTTTTTATATTTTCTAGTTAATTTTACCATATATATTAATTATAAAATAATTTAAAACACTAAATTAAAAAACTTATATTTATATATAAGTATGAATGACGAGAGAAAAAACCCTTTAGACACATTAAAAGATACTTTAAGAGTAAAACCAATCGTCACTGAACTTGATGAAAATAGAAGTATTAAAATAGTGATTCCTAAAAAAGAAAAGAAAGACAAAACTGGGCAAAAGAGAAAAATAGAATTTGCCGATGACCGTAAATTAAATGCTGATTTTGATATTGAAAAATTACGCACCGAATTAGCAACGAATAAATTAGGTAAAGTCACCGTAAAAGATACGGTGAAATTAGGTGAGCGCAGACCTTCCCCTGTTGCTGAAAAAAAGGAACCAGAACCAGAGACCGCGGTTGAAACAAAAACAACAAAAGTAAAGAAAACAACCAAACCTAAACTGACATTGGTCGAAGAAGAGGACGACGAAACAGTCTATGTTCCTGAAAAAAAATCGGAGAAAGAAATAGTTTTGGATGTTGAGGAAAAACCTACCGAGCGAAAAACACAAAAACCACCCAAAGGTGAAAAGGTATTAACAGAAAAAGAAATGGAACTCCTGGATAATACCAAAATGGTAGAACGATTACCGCAACCCAAACAACATGTGGATATTAAGGTGTCCAGTTATTACATGAATAATCGTGAAATATTTGTGAATTTTATTAATTCACTCTTTCAACCATATCGTGACCAAATCATCAATGATACGACTCCAATTACATGTGAAAGTATGAATCAAAAAACCACGGGTGAAATTACCCTATTGACTCACCAAAAATTAGTGAGGGATTACATGAATATGTATACGCCTTACCGCGGGTTACTGGTGCTCCATGGATTAGGTAGTGGTAAATGTCAAAAAAAAGATACACCAATTATTATGTATAATGGTGAAATCAAAATGGTTCAAGATATAAAAGTTGGGGATTTACTAATGGGAGATGATTCAACTCCAAGAAGGGTTTTTTCTTTAGCAAGAGGAAAAGATAAAATGTATGAAATTATACCAATAAAAGGAGAAACATATACAGTGAATCAAGAACATATTATGTGTTTAAAAGCAAGTGGATTTCCTCAAATAACTTGTAACAATAATTTAAGTAATACAAATTACAATATACAGTGGATAGAAAACAACAGTTTTTGTTCCAAAACTTTTACATTTCAACATAAAAATAAAAACCAAGAAGAAATGAAAAAAAATGCTTATGATTTTTTTGAAGAAATTAAAACTAATAAAAATACTAGTAAAAATATTATTGAAATTTCTGTAAAAGATTATTTAGAATTATCTAATAAAAAAAAAGGTTTTTTAAAAGCATATAGAGTTCCAATCGATTTTCCTGAAAAAGAATTGCCTATCGATCCATATATGATTGGTTATTGGCTAGGAGATGGAACTAGCGCAGGTGCGTCATTTACAAGTCAAGATTCTACCGTTTTATATTATTTTAATAAAAATTTGAATAAGTATGATTTATCATTAAATCATCGTAATGACTATACTTATGGTATTACTGGAAATGGTAAAAAAAATAACAATGTCTTTTTAAATACCTTAAAAGAACTGAATATGATAAATAATAAACACATTCCACTATTATATAAGTGTAATACGAGAGAAAATCGTTTGAAATTATTGGCAGGATTAATTGATAGTGATGGGCATTTGGGAAAAAATGGATGTTTTGAATTTACTCAAAAAAATGAAGTATTAATGGATGATGTGGTATATTTAGCCCGAAGTCTTGGATTTGCTTGTTATAAAAAATTAAAAAATACTAGTTGGAAAAGTAATGGAATTAAGAAAAACGGACACGCGTGGAGAATACAAATAACTGGTACAGGTATTGAAAATATTCCAACATTAATTCCAAGAAAAAGATCTAGTGAAAGAAAACAAATTAAAGATGCGTTAGTTACAGGAATAACATTAAAATATGTTGGCGAAGATGAATATTATGGTTTTATGTTGGATGGTAATTCTAGATATTTATTTGGTGATTTTACAGTTACACATAATACTGCCACATCTATTGCGGTGTCAGAAGGCATGAAGAGTACAAAAAAAATTGTCATCATGACTCCCGCCTCATTACGCCGAAATTACATAGAAGAGATCAAAAAATACGGCGACCCTATCTATAAAACCAGTCAGTATTGGGAATGGATTTCTACCGTAGATAAACCAGAATTAGTCGATGCCTTATCGACCGCCTTGAATTTATCAAAAGAATACATTGAGAGAAAAAAGGGTGCCTGGTTAGTGAATGTAAAACAGGCACAAAGTAACATTGACGATTTAATGCCACCTGAATTGAAAAGTTTGAATGAACAAATCGACGAAATGATACAAACCAAATATAAATTTATTAATTACAACGGTTTGCGAAGAGCCAAATTAAAGGAAATGACGAATAATTTTGAAACTAATATTTTCGATGACTCCGTTGTGGTCATTGATGAGGCACACAATTTGATCAGTCGTATTGTCAATAAACTGGAAAAAGAAAAGGATATTCCATTCAATAACAAGGGGAAAAAAGAACGCGTCTCACAATCGCTTTCACTGATTTTGTATGAATTATTAATGAGCGCAAGTAATGCGCGTATTGTTTTACTGTCGGGAACACCTATTATCAATTATCCGAATGAAGTCGCCATATTATTCAACATGTTGCGCGGTTATATTAAAACATGGGAATTCCCACTTGATGTCAAAGGCGGTCAAAAAGTAACCAAAGAATCGTTACAAGAAATATTCAAAAAGGAAAAAATATTGGATTACATGGATTACACATCAAATAATAAGAAATTAATTGTCACTAGAAACCCTTTTGGTTTTGAGAATAGAGAGAACAAGGATGGAAGTTACCGCGGGGTGACAAATAGTAAAAAAGAGACGGTTGATAAGATGACCGGTAAAACGATCATGGTTGATCGTGGTGCTATTAGTGATGATGAATTCAAGAAGAATATCATACATTTATTGGGCAAGAATGGAATCGAGGTTATCGGAAGTGGCATTGTAGTCCATATGTATAAAGCATTACCAGATAAATTCGAGGATTTTATAAATCGTTTCATTGAACCTGAAACCGGAACAATGAAGAATGTAGATTTATTCAAACGACGAATCCTCGGACTCACCTCTTATTTTAAAAGCGCAAGTGAACAATTATTGCCTAGATATGAAAAAGCCGTGGATTACCATGTGATTAAAATACCAATGAGCGATTATCAATTTAATATTTATGAAGAGGCGCGACAACAAGAACGAAAACTGGAAAAAAACACGGGAAAGAATAAGGCAGCCGTGATGGATAAAAACGGTATTTATAAAGAATCGTCATCTACATATCGTATTTTTTCAAGATTGTTTTGTAATTTTGTTGTACCCAGACCACCAGGCAGACCATTCCCGGAAAGAAAAACCGGACAAACCAATGATGAAGAGAAGACCAAGGAAGCCGAATTGCGTCCACAATTGACGGAAATTGGTGACGAAACTCGAGCTGAAGACAAAAAAGAAAAGAAGGATGATAGTTTGTCTCAATTATATAGTGATATTTTGACACGAGGAGAGAAAGAAAAAGACAAAAAGAAGAAAACAAGGGAAGAAAAGGGTGGCGACGATATCGATGTTGACTTGGATTTGGACGAGGAACACGGCAATTGGGAAGGCGTGGTAGAAGGAGACGATGTCATTGATAATATGGCAGATAACGCAAATGAAAAACGCAGCTATGAAAAACGTATTGAAGCTACGTTATATTATTTAAAAGAACACGCGGATGAAATATTGTCTCCTCGTGGATTGGAAACTTATAGTCCAAAATATCTTCACATGTTGGAAAATATTCAAGATGAAGACCATCATGGGTTACATTTGGTATATAGTCAATTTAGAACTCTGGAAGGTATAGGAATATTCAAATTAGTCTTGGAACAAAATGGTTTCGCACAATTCAAAATCAAGAAAAATACGAGTGGTATTTGGGAATTAGATATACCCGAAGATGACCGGGGGAAACCAACTTTTGCTTTATATACTGGTACAGAAAGTGCGGAAGAAAAAGAGGTGATTCGTAATATTTACAATAGTAATTGGGGGGATTTCGAGGTGTCCGCACCGCGCATGTATGAGGAACTTAAAAGTATCGCAAACAATAACAATACAGGTGAAATCATCAAGGTATTTATGATTACAGCATCTGGATCAGAAGGTATTAACTTGCGAAATACCAGATACGTTCATATTATGGAGCCATATTGGCATCCTGCGCGTTTAGACCAAGTCATTGGTAGAGCGCGCCGTATTTGTAGTCATAAGGATCTACCTGAGTCACTACAAACTGTAGAAGTTTTTGTATATTTAATGTCTTTTACCAAGTCACAAATAGATAGTGATTTGTCGATTGAATTGAAAAACAAGGATTTGAGTAAAAAACAATACAAGATTGACGAAAGAGGAAAAGAAAAAATGGCATATATACCACTCACGAGTGATGAGGCGTTATTTGAAATTTCCACGATTAAAGAAGAAGTTACAAATCAATTATTGACGGCGGTCAAAGAATCCTCAATTGATTGCGCAATTTATTCCAAACGCGGATCAAAGGAAAATCTACACTGTATTCAATTTGGACAAACAAATCCAAACATGTTTTCATATAATCCATCCATATCCTTGGACCAAACCGACACTGTGGCGTCTATAAATAAAAAGACGATTGAATGGAAAGGTAAAGAGGTTACTATTAGTGGAAAGAAATATATTTATCGTAAAATGAACGACCGTTTGGGTAATTTATATGATTACGATAGTTACTTACAAGCACTTGAAAAACCTGGTTATGAACCTGTCATGGTTGGAACGGTGGAAACAAATAGTAAAGGACAACAAGTAGTTAAAAAAGTATAAGTGTATAAATATAATCACTCGGCAATTCCCACATTTTTGATGAAAATATAAAAGACTACCAAGAAAAAACTCATTGTATTCTTTTTGATTTTCATATATTGTTTTAAATAAGACGATTCATTATTTTCGCGGTTTGAAAGAGTGTGAATTTCTAGTTTTTTACTTTGTTTGTAACCAATATTCAAAAAAAGCGACAATACTAAAAACACCGAATTATATAATGATTGTTCGATGTTTTCAAATTGAATAATAAAATTGTCTCTCCGTAAAAATTCTTCATAAAATATTTTCAAAAATCCGAAAAGTGACGCGTTTATATATATTTGTTGGTTTTGTATGGTTTCATCACATTTGTTTTGATTTTTCAATTCCATTGCGGAGGATGAATAGTCATATTCAACGATAAATAATGGTTGTGACCGAAGCTCCGTTTTTTCTTTTTCCCAACCAGTTTCCCACGCGACTTCTCCGTGATTCCAAACCGTGTCTTTGTTGGTAATGTAATTGTATTTTATATATTTGACTCGTTTATTATCTATTTTGGTTTTAGTTTTTGTGTTGGTTTTCGTTGTACACGCACCTGTTAATATTATATATGTAATGTAAATCCAAGATATATTGTAAATAATATATAAAAAACGATAAATGATCATTTGGTATGGAATATATTGTAATATATAGTGATTATATTATAATATGAAATATATTTATATTATTTATTATTATCATCATTTTATTCTATTCAAAAGAATTTCTATTTTTTCATGAATATTTGTCATTTGTTTTTGAATTTCACCAACAGACACCTTTAAATCCTGAATATCTTGTTGTTCTTGGGTTTTTGTTTCCACCTTTTTTAATTTTGAAAACAAATGATTAAACACGGTTTCATCTGAGGGTTGTTGTTGTGACGGATTATATTCTTGATACTCATTTTCACCCCAGGATACATTTTTGACGACTCCTGTGTTTTTTTCGGGTATTTTACCAAATACATCATTTACATCAATCGGAGTCATAACCTGACCTTTTACTTCCTCACCAATTTTAATATATTTGATTTGTTGCAGTCTTTGTTCTTGTGTTTGTTGCGGTGATGGAGGACTCGGCATTTGTCTTTGTATTTGTTGTATATCATAGTTTCTTTCAGCCAAGGTTTTAGCAATCAATTCATCCATAGCGCTCCCGATTGGTTTATCTAAATCTTCTCCGAATTTGGGAATTTCTGGTACAGGAATGGACATCGCCATTGTGAATTCGTTTTGTTTCCTGGTTAAATCATTTTCGAATTGGGTTTTTCTTTCATCTTGTATTTCCTGTGATGTATATAATTGTTTATTCCGAGTGGGCGTCGGAGCCGACGACGGTTGTTGACTCCGAATCACCATCATAAAATTCGAAATGAATTGTTTATTTAATTCCACTAATGGTATATTTAATTTTGCCGTCACATTATGAAATTCTTTTAGTTGAACAATAAAATAATTGCGAAATTCTACAATTTTTTCTCTTGACACGAGTTTTCTTATAAATTCTTCTTCCAATATAATTTCCCATAGTAAATCAATGTTTTCATTTGTTATGAATGAGGAATACATTTTTTGACAATAATTATATAATATATAAATAGACTGATTTATTTATATATTGTTTTTTGTTATTTTATTAAAATGAAAATGGAAATCCAGATAAATAAATATCTGTATTATTCGTATTTTTTATATCTAAAACTTTATCAGGAATTTCTTTATTACTAATTGTAATATCATTACATAAGTCTTTCCTAACATATGTGCATTCAAATACGTTTGGAATTTCAACACCATTATAAAATATAGTTCCACAACAATTATTTGGATGAAAATGTAATAAATAATGTGTATTCGCAAGTTTTTTTAAACAATTTATTCGTCTTTCAACACTTATGGGGAATGATAAATTAGTAAATAAATTATCAACAAAATTACTTTCTTGAAATACAAAATGAAATTCAATAACTATTTGTTTAAATTTTAATAATTGATCAGTATTAAGTATTTCTAACCATTGAAATTCATTTGTTTCTATATCCATTTTTAAAAATATATTATCATTATTATCAATTATATCTAATAAATTAGTTGTATCAATTGTATTAGTATTAGTGATATTTTTTTTTATAAAATTAATATTTTTATTAAAATTTTCATCAGGTAAAGAATCAATCGTTCCATCAAACGCATAACATTTTATATTATTATATTTGTCTAAAAATTTATTTTCGAATCGTATATCGTTAGAAATTCCACATGATAATAATAAATTATAATCTAATCCATCTAATATTACATAACCTCCGTCATCTACATTATTACTTTCGACACTATCATCATTATTCAAACCAATTCTTACTTTCTTTAAATTTGAATTATATACAATTAAATAATTAAGATCACTTAATAGATAATTTATGTATTCTTTATATATTGTTTTTATTACATTATGTCCTGTATCGTTGTAATGCATTATTTTATCTTCTTGATGAATCATATTATTAATGTCGTATCCCCTTTTATTAAATTCTTTTACAGGATTTATAAATAAAATATTATGTTTCGCACATATTTCTTCAAGTAATTTAATCAAATTATATCTTTCTCCTTTCTCATACGTAACAATGTGACCTACAATTAAAATTTTAGAATGTTCTAATTCTTTTTTTATTTTAACTATATCATTTTCGATTTCTTCATCGGTCTGTATTCTTTTTAAAATATTATTTTTAACTTCATTATTTATATATTCGTCCATATCGTATATAATATGATGAACATACTTATTATTATATTCATAACATAATTTACTTGATATTTCAATTATAAATACATCAGTCGTATCAAAATCATTTTTATAATTATTTGAATAAATTGGAGTTTGATTCATTATAGGTGTTCTAAATATATTTATTGTATTTTCTGGTTGAATAGTATCGTATTTTATAAAATTTATTATTTCTATTACCTCTTTTGTATAATGCGGGTATGATATATCATTTTTTATTTTTGTGATTTCATAATCATTATATAATGAGTCTTGTCTACACGATCCAAAAATAGTAATTTTCATAAAATGACTATATTTTAATCTTTATATTATAATTTTTATATTATAATTTTTATATTATAATTTTTATATTATAATTTTTATATTGTAATTTTCATATTATAATCTTGATATTATCTTATGTAACAATTGGAATATTATATATTTCACTTATAATTTTAACAAAACCAGATTTCCACGAATAAACCGAAAAAGACTTTATTTTTGTTGCTTTACTTATTATAAAAAATTCAAATAAAGTATCTTTTAATGATTTTTCGTCTGTATGAAATCCAAAATGACCAACTTTTGTATCAAACATGAAAATATCAATTTTATCTTTAATATATTTTTTAAAATGTATTGAATCGCTTATTAATACATCATTCTCTTCGTGATTATTTATTAAATTATTATAATTTATATCAAATAATGACAATGAGATATTTTCATTTCTTATCATTTCATCGTCACCTAATCTAAAATGTAGTATATTAAATATTTCAAATGGTAGTTCTTTTATTTTATTATCAAAAAAAATTTTAAATTCGTCATTTGGTGTTAATAAATTTTTAATAAAAACTTTACAATCATTAGTTATATCGTGCGTATAATGATCGTTTGTAAAAAAAAATAAAATATCACTATTATTATTATTAATGTACGTTTCTACATATCCTGGAAATACAAATTCTATATTGTTTTTATTTTCTAATATTAAATTACTATATTCATGTGTTTGTATTTTTAAAAATTTTGAAATTGGATGATGTTGAATGTCAACAATTAAATTAAAATTCATTTTTTTTGATAAAAAATACATTTTGATTGTTCCTCTAATAATATCTCCTAATCCCCAAAAATTTTCTATATCTGTTCTTTGTAAATTTGATGTTTTATGTGTCCAGACATGAATTATTGTTTTATTCATTATATGATTATTAATGAATAAAAGTATTTAAATACTATAATTTAAATACTATAATTAATTTATATATAATGAATAAAAAATATTTTATAACATTTAGTGCTGGAAATACAAATTATTATGAAGCTAGTGATAGATTAATAAAACAAGCAAATAATTTATGTATATTCGATAAAATAATATCATATACGGATGATTATTTAAAAAATGACAATATATTTTGGAGACAACACAAAAATTTTATTGAAAATAATACGAAAGGATATGGTTATTGGATATGGAAATCATATATAATAAAAAAAACAATGGAACAACTTGAGGATGGCGATGTATTATTATATGCTGATTGTGGTTGCGAAATTGATATTAGAAAAAAAGATAAAATTATAAATTATATGGAGTTAGTAAAAACAGAATATATAATTGGATCAAAGACTGCATTAGAAAAGGAATATAATAAAATGGACTTAATATTATTATTGAATATATTAGAAAATAAATATTTAGACACATCACAACATCAAGCCGGGGCTTTATTATTTTTAATATGTGAAGAAACACGTATATTAATAAACTTGTGGTATGATTTGTGTTGTGATTACCATAATATAGATGATTCTCCATCAAGATCACAAAATTTAGATTGTTTTATTGATCATCGCCACGATCAAAGTGTATTTAGTTTATTAACAAAAAAATATCAATTATATAGCACTAATTATTCAATAGAAGATTGTATAGAATATATTAGAAATAAAAGTGGTAATTCTCAAATAAATATATCAAATGTTACAAATCCTCGTTAAAATATACCTTTCTGAATCGTTGCATATATTCGTCTTTTAATACATGGGTTTTAAAATAATCTGCTGTGTGCTTATCTTCTAACATGTGAACTATAAAATAAATCGCATAAACTCCGCATTCAGTGTCACCGTATTGATGCTCCACGGGATAATTTTGGTCAAATTTAAAATCTATTTTTTGCCCAGCAGGTAGCGCCATTCCTTGTTTTTTCACTGTATTTACGAATTTTTTGATTTGCCTTGGAATCGCATCACCCGCACTGTCAAAATAAAAGATTTGCGCCTTTTTAATATTGATAAACATCGACACCCAATGGGACCCACCCTTGTAATGCGGGTCTAAATTAAAAATAATACCTATTTTGAAACGCCCCTTTTTAATCTCGTCTTCCAAATTGAAATGGCATAATTCTTCCCACACGCATTCACCGTATAATTCGTGCGTGTCGTAATCTATCGGCGATGGTCCAATAAAATCAAAACACTTATAGGCTTTTTCGTATTGTTTCATGACATTCATGATTTCCACACTAGACAACCACTCATTCGGATTCAATTTCCATTCTTTGGGAGATTCTGGCGCAAAAGACTCGGTTTCTAAATCTCGCGCTACTTTTGTGTCGACAAATTTTTGTTCTAACCAACATGACTCTTTGTTACAAGTGTTTTTAAGATAATTATTCAATTCATTCCATATTTGTTTGGTGTCATTAGTTTTGATTAATGCGTCTGGGTGACGAGCGTTCCATAGTTCTTTTAATTTATATAGAGCCTCATCATCATAACAAGTATAATCTTTTTGTTCTTTATTTCCTTTTGGTGCGCATTTTACTTTCATTTGTTGTTTTTCTAAAACAGGTCCTACTCTTTTTTGATGTGTTTTGTCTATTTTGTCTATTTTGTCTATTTTCTGTGTTTTATTTTTGGTTCCTCCTTTTTTATTTTTTCTCTCTTTTCTTCCTTTTCCTGTTTTTCTATATTTATTATTTTTTTTCGTCTTCATATTTATTGGTGATATTATTCTTTTTACGAATTCCTTTATTTTTCAAATTGGGGTCCTTTAAATTAATTTCTTTTTCCCTCGGTAAAATCATTGGTTTTTTTAATTTTGTACTGGTTCGTTTCACCAATTTTTCAAGAGCATTAGGTTCTTGGATTTTAATGGTGCGTAACATTAATTGGTCTGCTTCTTGTGAATTACTAATATGGTCAGTATTTAGTTCTGCCGGGAATTGTTCACCTTCTGGGAGATCTTGGTAATCTTGTTGTAGTATATCGCTTTTATCCAATACTTTGAAATACTCAACACATGCCTTAATATAGGTTTCAAAGGAAAAAACAACATCAGGAAACATTTTTTCAGTGGTTTGATTATTCAATAATTGTTTTGTTAAATCATATATGCGTTTCTTGTAAAACTTGCGGTCACTATTGTTGATCTTTTTACAACTCGTAGGTTTTTTCATATGTAAAGAATATTGATCTTTATTCATGAGACATTCCAGAGTAAGTTGATCAACATAGTTGAATTGATTAACATTTTTCACGTTATTTTCTTTAGGTTGCTCTGTCGTCATTTATAATATATAGCTTATTAAATATATTATAAATAGAATCCGTATTACTTTTTGATTTGTTTATTCTCTGACTTACTATTCGGTGGTTTCACATCTTTTTGCTGGGTTTTTTGTTCAATCAAATCATTCACGCAATTATACACATCTTTATTCGCATAGAAGTCACCCACGGTTTTCAACTGTTGACGAGTAGCATTTTGAAAAACACCAAACCCAATATTTTCAGGATTCGGATTGAAATCGCTAAATTGTTCGTCTTTGAATAAATAAGGAAAAGGTTGTGCGCTTTCATTGTTTGGTTTAAATCCGAATTTATATAAATCACTCTCGCTACTTGGGACATACACTGCTTGACTACATTTTTGTAGGGCGAAAATTCGGTTTTGTAAATCGGATTCTACATTGACATTTGAGGCATATCCAGACCATGGCGCAGTGGCATTCCCAGGATTAAATACTTTTTCAGTGTTATAAATCGGTAGTTGTTCCATAGGGACATTGATAGGAGCACGAGGATCAACAATCGGCATCAGGGAATATTTAGTCATGACGGGTCTTACACTCAAATATGGTTGTAATAATTGAGATGGAATATTTCTGTCATATATTCTTAAATTCGCTGAATCTACTCTTTGCGAAGAAGATACTTCACCATAATTTAATTGACTCATTATATATTTGTTATATATAATATTTTACTCTTTTTAATTTTTATTTTTATTTATAATAAAATAAATGTATTTTAGTAATATTATTATAGATACCTATATTAGTGAATCAAATAATGGAGAATGAATCTCAAGATAGTAAAGATAATGATAAAATAGAAGCAAATAATGAAATTATAAATGAACCTCAACCTCAAGAAGATAATAATGAAGAAAATAATCAAGAAAATAATGAAGAAAATAATCAAGAAAATAGATTAAATGAAGATAGTGATTATAATATTTTACCAGATGCTAATTTTTCAAGTGATATGGTTAATCTTACAGCGTATTTACAACAAGTAAACGATTCTATATATGAAAATCCATCCATCAAATCTAAAATCGACCTCATCAAGAATGATGATAAAGTTGTTGAATTATCCTGGAAAAAACCATTTATGAATGGTTATATAAAAAAATTACAAAGTGAAATAGTTTCAAATTCTCCGCGATTGACAGAAGAACAAGAAAACAATAATACAAAAATTTCATATTATATAGAAGCGTTAAACAATCATAGAGAATATTATTTAATAAATAAAGATGATGAATTTGTGACTGATTTAACAACTATTATAATGCCAATAATTCAAGATGTTTTTAAAGTTTATATTGAACAAAATAAGGTTATCATACAAGTTGATGAACCTGTAGAACATTTTAAGTTCAAGAATAAACATCCCGATATATTATTTTATAACCATGTAAGTCACAATATTGTTATTAAATGGAATAATGGGGATGCCAGCAACGACGCATTTTTAAATCATATCGAAACAAAAGGTAAAACAATCTTATTTACTTTTGTTAGATGTAAAGTTGATGAAGAATTATACGATGAGTATATTAAACCGAATTTTATCACAGAATCTTATATAAAATCAAATGAAATGGATATTGACGGTTCAAAACCCGAAAGACAATCTAAATATTATTTTTTTAATAGAAATTTTCTTGTAACATTTCTCCCTTTACTGAAATTTTTACCACGAGATATATTACCTTTTGCGATTGCACGAGCGAATGCCTTAAAATATACATTTGAAAATCAACCAGATTTAAATAGTATACTATCAAACGATGACCCGACGAAACAAGATAAAACACTTCAATACGGTATAATGAAATTATTTATTTTAATAAAAGATAATATTTACCCATTTTATTTAACGTACACTGTTCATTCAGATGAAATAAAATCAAGAATTTTTCAAATAATAGAATGGGCTGCCACTGTGTCTAATGCGAAAGTTACGGTTATTTCAAAAAACATGGAAAAACAAAGTAAAAAACCAATATATAATTATACTGGTACTGGTGAAAACAATGAAATAATAGAAGAACCTGTTAAAAAATCCACAGGTTCCATGGATGATGAATGTCCTGTGGAGAGAAAAGAAATACTGGAAAATACGCAACAATTCGAAGAAGAAACATATGAAAATTTAAAAGATTTTTATTCTAATTTTGATACCGAATTATTAGATTATTATCCAGATTTATACGTGTTAGATAATATTGACGATCAATATAAACCAGACCCTTCTAGAAAATTACCAAGTTTGCGTCAATTAAGTCGATTCATATCAACTATTTTTTGTTTATATTTACTTTTAAATGACAAGGGTTATGCTTCTGTATCGGGAGGTGATTTGTTCAGGTATTTACTTTATGACGAAATTAAAACAAGTGCGGATCTTGATTATGTATTTTGGTTGAATGACGAAAATGATAAAGAGGAAATTATCTATAAATTAATAAGTTCGCTTGTATTATTAATCGCATTTTTGCAAAGTGCTTTATATTTTAGGGATTTAAAACATTTTATAGAATTTGATATGTTTGGTCCTGAAAATAAATCATACAAATTTATTATTGAAATTAACGGTAAAGGAGACCATAATAAATTTACAATGAGAACAATGAATAATCCGGACAAATTTCCAGTTACATTGTTATCCGTAGACTGTAATTTAAAAAAAAGAATGTATTTTATTACAGATGAAGATGAATATATTAAATTTAAAACAAATATAGTAGATGAAAAAGAAAATACGAAAGTTATAACAAATCTACATAAAAGTACATACCTGAGCAGTGAAAATTATTATGTTCTTGCTGCGATTGATATGGTAATAAAAGATGTTACCAAAATTGACGAGGAGTTACGCGTAAATATAAATACAGAAATGGAAACTGGTAATTCTAAAGAAATAATAAGATTTTCGAGTGATTTAATGGGTATTCGGTATTTAACAGATGAACAAGGTGAAATGATAAAGACAGATGATACTGATAATTATTTTACATTAATTGGTAGAATTCAAACAGATACTGGAAGCAAAAAGATAGATGATATTATTAGTGGTGTTAGAACAAATTATTCAAATGAAGCAAAAAAATTAGAATATTATAATAAAAAATTAGAATATTATAATGATATTATTGAACAAAAATTACAAATACCCTCTATTTTTACAAATTCGAATGATGAAATTATGGAAGAAGACAAAGAAAGCGAACAACTAACTAAAAAACAAAGGGATAAAATAGGTAATAAAACGGGATATCCTGTTTTACTTACTCCGAGTGTTACTCCGGAAGCGATGCTTACTTTAGTAAATGAAGTTCTTAAACACGGCTTTAAATTAGCTCGTATTATTGGTGATAAAGATAAGAAAGACAAAAAACGTAAAGACAATATTGAAGAAAGAATACATTGTTTAATTGCGCAAATGTATAAAGATATTGAAGTTATTGAATTAGATGCGGTAAATAATGTAAAAACCGGACCTATCATTAGAATATTGCGTGAATTAATTGAAATGATTGTTTATAAACAGCCAATGACATCTTTAGAAGCGACTATACCAGAAAAATATAATATATTTATTCCAGATAATAAAATAGTCGTGACTAAATTAAATGAATTATTACAAAATATTAATTCTCAATTAATTATTGATACGGATTCTGATTCTTCTTCTGATAAAACCTATTATCCAGAAGATGTTGAAAATAACGAAAGTCAAGGCGAAACAGTGTCATCAGTATATAATTCACAAAATTCACAATCTTCACTTGGGGAACTATCACAACATTCAATTGATATAGGTATGTATCCAGGGTTTTCTCTATCAGCAGAACCAGTAATTTCAAAAAAAGTAACTGATGCGTTAAGTAGACAAACAAATGTTCCATTCAAAAAAGCACCAAAAAGTATTTCTTCATTCGGAGACTTGATAAGAGAAATTACAGAACGATTGTATAATTTAACAACGACAAATACTCGCAGTGGTAAAATACCTCCAAAAAAAATATTGCCAAATAAATCAAAAATTCTTACAGTTATTCCTGAAGATAATCGAAAAGAGGACATTATAATAAACGATGAAAAATACATTTGGGTTGAGGAAGTAAACGGGGAACACCATTATAGAAAAGAAGGAGACCTTGAACTATTTCCAACATTGTATTTGAGAAATGGAAATGAAATTGATTATGGTCCTGTGCCAGAATTAGTAGAGATTGTTCAAGAAGAAAAAGAAGAAGACAAAACGGACTATGGTGGAAAACGCAGTCCGGGTGGAAAACGCGGTCCGGGTGGAAAACGCAGTCCTGGAGGAAAACGCACCCTAAAAAGAAGGCGCGACAAAAAGAAAACCAGGAAAACTGGTAACAAAAAGAATAAAAACAAAAAACGCGTGTCGCGTGTCAATAAAAAACGCATTGGTAAAAAAACTCGTAAAAATATGTAAAATATAGTCGTCTCGTGTAAAATTATTTTATACATATAATATAATAATATGTCAAAAGAATTATTATATTATGTTCAAGATCACGCATTTAATATTTTTATCATCCTTACATGGATTTCTATTATTACACTTTCTCTCGGTTTTACAATTATAAATCCCGAATACATCTCAACAATGAATTATTATATTAAAATTTATGTGTCATTATATTTAATGTATCGTTTTAATATGTTCAGAAAAATCCAATTTACCGATTTAGACCGTAAAATTGTATTTTCGGCGGCGGTATTCATATTTACTACAACCGCGTTAGATAAATATTTACTAGACAATATATCAACTGTTGAATCACAATTAAAGGCGTTGTTAGGGTTACAAGTGAAACGGGGTTAGGGTTCAGAGGTTTCTCTCTTTCAACCCTTTTTGAAGGTCCGATTTCTAATATTTTTATTTGTTTTTCTACTTTTAATAAGAGGTTTAGGAATTGATATTCCACTATTTTTTCTAATCGTATCCAATTGTTTAGAATGAAAGAAATTTTGTAGATAAAGCATCGTTTGTTTGGTAATGATTTTATCAATGTCTTGTTCTTCCTTTGTTTTTGGGACATAACTATAAGTGTTAAAAACTTCATTCATGTAATCATAAAAGTGTTGCGGATCATTCAATAGTTTTTTACCAATATCACTGTTTGAAAATCGTTTTATTATTTCATCAAATGGCAAATCATATTTGTATGCTTTTAGTTTGATGTAATATACATTGTCATAATTCATCTTGGGATGAAAAAGATCATCCAAAAAACATATTTGCGTATTTTCAGGAAGTTTTGTACATTTAATAAAATCCTTCACTGTTTTTTCATATGTTGTGCGACACATTTCGATTTGTTTGCCGTTGACTTTGAACGCACAAATCACATGATTAAATAATTTATAGTTGATTTTTTCATCAAAAAAATCTTTAATATGGTGTATCCATTCTTTTGGACCCGTATTGTTGGTATAAATCATCACCCCTTGGCATTTATTAATTTCAACTTTGTGTTTCAAGTATTTCAAAACGGATGAAATATTGGGACGAATATATTCAGGATATAAACCTAAAATTTTATTGAAATTATCGTCAAGTTGTTTGATTTTTGTTGAGTTATTTTGTTCGTTAAAATAGACTTTTAGATTTTCCCAAAAATAAGAAAATTGTATAAAATATCCGAGGGTTTCATCCATATCAAAAACGACGACTTTACCTGGATTTTCGTTTGTTGTCATATTTACCTAATATAAATATATATTTTAAATTTTGAAAACAAACAAATTCTATTTTTACATATTTTTACAAAAAAAACCAAAATAACAAAAATAAAATAAAATACTATAATAAAACAAGTAATTTTATGTCTTTCAAAATAACTAAAAATGATTATATTAAAATTTTGCAATATTATAATTTATCGGTCCCAAAAAAACTGTCAGATATTAAGAAAAGCGCGGAAAAAATATTGTCCGAAAAACTTTGTAAATGTATTAAGAAAGTCAGTCCAATAAATGAGCCCTTAGCAATCGGCGTTTGTTCCAAAACTGTATTCGGTCGCAAAGGTTTAACTCGCGGAAAATTTACTTGTAAAAATAAAAAAAGTGTCATGTTTAAAAAATCTCGAAAGAATTTAACCATCAAAAACAAAAAAGAATAAAAATGAAAATAAAATAAAATAATTTAAAATAAAACAAATTAAAATTATTAATATATACAAATATATTTATGGAAAATAATTATATTTCAGCATACGAGTATGAAAAAAATGTAAATCCGCACTTGGATCATATTCCTTTTTATGAAAAAAATATTAACGAATGTAATTATGGTATTGAGATGATAGACTTTTCAGATATATTTAAAGTATCATATAAATCAACAACACCAAATTTATTGGCTTCATTTATAAAAATAGAAAGTAATGGCGATAGAGAATTCAATAATATTCAATATAATGAATTTAATGCCTCGTCTCATATATTTTATATATTAAAGGGAAAATCATGTATTCACATTGATAATGATGAAGAAAAAATGGTTCATCAAGGTGATATTTTAATTAGTCCATGTTTTTCTTCCTTAAAAATAAAAAATTCAGGCGATGAACAATTAGAAATTTATTACGTAAATGATAGTCCTTTGATAAATTATCTTGGCAGTAAAGCAGAGAAAAAATTATTTAAAACAGCTATTTATAGTAATGAGTTTCTTCTTAAAAGTTTGAATGATTTATCAAATCAACAAAATAATAGAAAAGGTATTTTGCTAAGTAATAAAGATACCGAAGAATTAGGTATAAATACAATTACTCCTGTATTATGGGCGTTGTATAATGAACTTCCACCGAAAACGACTCAAAAACCACATAAACATAATTCCGTTGCTTTAGATTTGTGTATAAAATGTTATGATAGTGAAAACATTTATACGTTAATAGGTGATACATTGGATGAAAATGGAAATATATTAAATCCTACAAGAGTAAATTGGAAAGAAGGGTCGATGTTTATTACACCACCTGGTCTATGGCACTCGCATAATAACGATGGACATACATATGCGTATATTCTACCCATTCAAGATGCGGGATTGCTATTATATCAAAGAATATTGGGTATTGTTTTAACAAAATAAAAACAATATAAAATTATATTATATATTTTGTATAATATAATGACGTCAAAAGCAATTGCGGTATTTGATGGTAAAATAAAAGGAACCGTTAAATTTTTTGAATTCGACAATTCATCTGTTTTGATAGAAATCAATCTTTCAGGATTAAAAAAAAACGCATTACATGGTTTTCATGTTCATGAATGTGGAGACTTATCAAACCAATGTGAAAGTATGTGTGCTCATTTTAATCCATACGGAAAAAAACATGGATGCCCTGGTGTAAGAGAAAGACATGTTGGTGATTTAGGAAATCTGGTGACCGATTCAAAAGGATGTGCGAAATATATTATGATGGATAATTTTATCGAACTACACGGATCAAAGGCAAATATAATTGGGAGAGGTCTTATTATACATGCTGATCCAGATGATTGTGGAATGGGAGGACATGAAACATCTTTGACAACCGGAAATTCGGGAAAACGAATCGCGTGCGCGGTGATTGGTATTGCCTCGCCATCTTGTATCATGGATACTTCTTTGCCGTTCATGAAATTTGATTTTACAAATACAAATACAGAATATAGAAAGAAATAAAAATATTTTGTTATGTTACATGGATTTAGAAGAAGAATTTAGACAAAGCGCATCACGAATTACAAGAAAAGATACACCAACAACCGACCAAGATTTATTAATACTTTATGGTTTGTATAAACAAGCAACTCAAGGGGATTGTAATATACCACAACCATGGAGAGTACAAGTAGAAGCTCGGGCAAGATGGGACGCTTGGTTCAAAAATTGTGGCATGTATAGAGAAACCGCCATGAAAAAATATATAGAAAAGGTCAATGAACTATTGGACGGTCAATAAATATTACTAAAAATATATATAAAAATTTTGTATTCTTATATATATATATTCTTACATATTATGTCATCATATTCCGATATTGTCATTGTCGGTGGAGGTATTGCCGGTCTTTATAGTGCGTTACAAATACAAAAAATATCGCCACAAACAAGCATCACCATTCTTGAACGATACAAAAAAAGATGGTTTGGTGGTCGCCTCGGGACAGAAATATTTCAAGGAGTGCCAGTAGTAAATGGTGCGGGAGTCGGGCGTAAAGAAAAAGATAAATTGTTGATTCAATTAATGGATGAGTTGAAAGTGCCCTATTCAGAATTCAAAACGGGTGCGCATTATTCAAAAACAATCGATTTTCCTTGTAATATAAAAAAAACAATGGAACATTTAAGAAAAGAATACAAGGAAAAGGGGTCACCACGTGTGACCTTCAAGGAATTCGCTGGGGGCGTGTTGGGCAAAGAAGGTTACGCCCAATTTGTCACTTGTTCTGGATATAGTGATTACGAAAACGAAGACGCTGGTGATACATTATATCATTACGGATTTGACGATAATTACGCGAGTTGGACAGCACTTCATATTCCGTGGAAATTGTTGATGGATACTCTTGCGAAGCGAGTGTTGAAAAACAAAAACACGCGTTTGATTTTGTCAAGTGAAGTCGTTAAGATATTGCGATTTAACCAGGGTTTCAACATAAATACAAAAAATGGGAAAATATACAATTGCCAAAAAGTGATTGTTGCGACAACCATCAATATTGTTCGAGAAATTGTTCCTGGTGCTGACCGGGCAAATAGTATTTACCAACAAATTCATGCGCAACCTTTTTTACGCTTGTATGGAAGGTTTTCCAAGGATTCGTTGTATGCGCTAGACACGGTAATCAAAGGATACACAGTTGTTCCGGGTCCTCTTTACAAAATCATACCGATTGACAGAGAAAAAGGCATATATATGATTGCCTATAATGATAATCGGGGGGCGCTGTTTTTGAAAGATCATTTGGAAAATACCACAGAAAATCGCGAATTTTTTAGCCGTTTGGTGGAAACATCCCTTGGCTTATTACCCCATACGCTACATTTGATTGCCATCAAGGATTTTTATTGGAAATATGGTACTCATTATTGCGAACCCCTAAAGGGCGATTATAAGAATCGCCTTGAATTTTTGAAAGATGCCCAGCATCCGATGGAAAACATGTTGGTCGTTGGTGAAGCGGTTTCCATCAATCAAGGTTGGACCGAGGGAGCGCTTAATAGTGTCGTGAAAGCGGTGACTAAAAAATGGGTCAATATGCCTTAAACAAACATATAGTAACCATGGTATCCCGCGGCGGCAATACCTAGCATCAACAAGATTTCAAACAAATAACGTGGTGTTGTTTTGCCATAGGTGCCAATGGCGAGTAAAACGGGTGCGACGATAAACATGTGAATCAAATTGACCCACGGGTTTTTTCCTTGGGATACTTTAGAATAAGCGCGGTATGCGTGGTATAAAAAGATGATTAGACCAAGGGCGAATAAAAGGCGATACATGAATTCAGGAATAGATGTCCTTTGGGTGCCTACATATAGGAAAAGACCGCCGACAAACAAAATGTGGAATACATGGACAAAAAAGGGAGTCATATATTATAAAAATATTTTATTTGTATAATGTATGAATCATATTCCAGATATCCCAGAGGCACAATTAAATCATATCCCAGAGGCACAATTAAATCAAATAGTAAATGACGTCTTTGGTGATTTTGATGTTCCGCCACCTCCCCCACCTATACAAGAAAATCAAAATATCCCGGATCAGGATGCTGAATATGATCGTATATATGTTAAACCATTTCCACAAGATAAACGTCATCATGTGATAGGAGTTGAAGATTTAGAAAAATATGTTGTATACTATAAAGTGATGGACAATGATACTAAATTTGACAAAACTCAATTACAATATCTACAAAATCTATATAATCATGGTGTCATTTATGAATTTAAAGATAATTTTGGTCATAATAATATTCCACTTACCAACCAATCCAGATTTATTCCTGCGTATTTAATGTTAGATAAATCAACGCCTGATCCACTTGAATATAAAAATAGATTTTTTTCAATATACAATATTGACGATGAAGAAACTTCTAATGACGAAGATTCGTCTGACAGTGATAGTGATGATAGTGAAATGGAATTAGAAGGCGGGAAAAAGAATCGTCGCAACAAAAAACAAAAGAAATTCCATTTTACGTCCACCCAGAAACATCAGCATGGTGGCAAAAAAACGGTTCGACATGTTACCATCAAAAACGGCAAAGGACACAAAAAGGTCTCGCATTATCGTGGCAATAAACTCATTCGCACTATAAAAAAATCCCTTAAAAAACCAGAGATGGAAATGATAAGGATAGGCAAGTTTATTCCTGGATTATTCCGAGACTGCCAAGTAAGCAGAAAAAAAAGCACTACGCGTCACAGGCGTAAAAAATAAGGTCGTTTCTTATTATTTCCTAGATTTCCTAGATTTCCTATATTTCTTAGATTTCCTGTAACGCCGTCGACGTCGTGATTTACGTTTCCCACCTATAGGCTGTCCTTTTCTTTCACGTAATGATGAAATGCCAATCATTTTATCAATATCGTATGCGGTATCCTTATAGTTGTGGTATGATTGACCTCTAGGAGAAGAAGAAGGTACAAATACATATTTATATACTTGTATTTTTCTATTTTTATCATAATCCATTATAATATTGTCGATCCTGAATTCGGTATCATTCATGATAAACGTTTTTCCAATTTTATGCTCAGGCTTATATAAAAGTAAGTTTTCCTCAATTTCATCTGGATTGATTAGAGAAAGACCCATAAATGGGTTAGTTGGTTGTTCCTCTTCCTTTTCATCCGTATCCGTATCAATCTTCATTTTCTTCATAACTTGATAATCTTCTTTTTCTGTATTATCAATAAATGTACTCATATACATAATCAAATAAAAAAATTGATTTTTCTTTTTATAAGTATTTTATTTCAACACACTTATAAAAACCTCGTTATAAACAAAGTAAAACTTTCGTTAAAAAAGTAAATATGTCATTTGTCGGTTGGATAAATAATGATAAACAGAATATTGTTCCTGAATGCTTGGCAATGAATCCGAATCCAAAATTGATAAGTTATTTAAAACGCAATCCTGCGATGATTGATTGGAAAGTGCTAAGCGCAAATCCGAATGCGATTGATTTATTTGTATATGATTACGGTATTACCGAATATCATCCATCTGGGTTGATTGATTGGCAACAAATATGTTTAAATCCACACCCAGAGGCAATTCGTTTAATCAAAGAGCGACATCGGATGAATATGGAAAAATACAACAATGGTAAAAGAATAGACCCACATTTTATATTACATTGGCAAAATTTGTCAAAAAATACGAATCCAGAGGCGATTGCGTTTTTAAAGGAAAATCCTGAAAATCTTTGCTTTTACAGACAAGAACATGAATATGACCCGCACGAGGATGACCCAGATTATGACCCATATGACAAAAAGAATCTATATGGTGACCAACCTTATCAACCAGACGATATGTTCCAGGATGATACTCCAGGAGAATATTTCTGGCACGAAATGTGTGAAAACCCCGCGGCAATAGATTTTGTAAAAGAAAAAGAACAAATCATTCTTGCGCATTTGACCAAGAATACGAGTGACATCGCATTGGAAATCATAAAGGAGGATATCAAATATATTAATGACCCTTATTCGTTGTGTTGGTTATCCGAAAATAGGAATTCAAAAGCTCTTGAATTATTAGAGGAAAATCCGGACAAAATCATATGGTCATCCTTGTGTAAAAACCCGAATCCCAAAGCGTTGGCGTTATTAGAAAAGAACCCAGAAAAAATAGACTGGACCTATTTGTCGGCGAACCCGAGTGCGATTGAATTATTAGAAAAAAACCCCGACAAAATTGATTTGCGATGGTTATGTAAAAATCCAAAAGCAGGTAAATTATTCGGAAAAATGATGTATGACGACACCATGAGACATTTTATTGACAAACTTGACTGGCATTGGTTGTCTGCCAATCCATGTATATTCAAATAAAACCCGTAAAACAAAAAAGAAAACAAAAATATAAAAAATAATTTTACAAAAAAAACAATATAAAGAATTTCCTATGATTTATATTACGGGTGAACAACCCGTGTGCTCCGTTATTTCAGTGGAAGAAAGAACGGCTGTTCAGTGGTTTAAATCACTCGGTAAAACCGTTAGGTCGTAGGTTCGATCCCTACACGGAGCGTTTTTTGTATATTTGTTTTTTATTGAATTCTTATTTTTCAACCTTTGGGAAATAATAATTTATCTACCGTGGTTCTTACACAAAACAAACGATGGGCAATAATTCCTAAAACAAACATTGTTATAATAGAATGAATTCGGGTCATACCCGTGATCCAAGACAGGATGAGCCCCGCCAAGATGGTCAATATGACATCTACGATGGCAATATTCCAAAAACGATACGAGTGTGCTCCTTTTCCAGGTTCGCCAAACATGTTCTTATATTTACATAAATTTATCTTTGTAGTCATGTATATGTATATATACACTTGCGATAATTATATTTACGTATGCTCACTTGTGGATTCCAAATGGTCCAAAGCGGACAATAATACTTGTTCCTGGTCTGACAATTTTTGAAATATCAGACATTCGTCAAATATCAAATGGTAATGTTTTTTGGCGAAATTTTTACAAATAATGGAAACCCCCGTGTCAAGCACTTTGATTTCACATACGACGCCACCGGTTGCTAAATGTATATTTTCCGGGTCTTTCAGCGGTATCCAGCGAATAAATCTGCCGTACCGTATTTCATTTATTTCGTCAATGTATTGATAATCTTTCAGTTTGGTCATGTATTCGACGAGTTCATTGCGTGTCAAATCTAATTCCTTTAATATTTCAAATTTCATTTCTTTTAATTTTTTATTGGTCAAATTCAATAACTTGGAATTGTCTTCATTGTCGAGTGCTTTTAATAATTTGTCAATGTCCATTTTATCAAGTAAAATATATAATATATGTATATTATATGTTTATACTATCTTGTGAATATATTTATATTACTCGATTAATTCCATACATGCCTTGTCGCGAATAAAACGGATTGGCGAGGATTCCACCAGTAATCCACCATTTGCGTAAACTCCAAAGTTCACATAAATATTATCACTTTCCAAAGCAAAATGCCATATGGTATGTTCTCCCATAGAACTCCATGGTTCAGTGCGATCATCCAAAAAGGCTAACAAACGGTATTTCTTTTCTGTAACAAAGATTTCGCCTAATATTTCTGTCATTCGCTTTCGTTGTTCATCATTAATGGAACTGACTAAAATAGAATGGTCGCCAGTTAATACCAAATCTTCGGTCAATTCGGGGTATTTTTCTTTTGAACACACATACAATTGCTGTTCTCCTCGCATACTTGATCCCGAATTGATAAATTGTTTTCTCCCAATTAATTCTACTTTTCTGTATCCATTTTGAGAAGTCTTCACCAATGTTCCCTTTCGCATCTCCTGAATAGGGATATATTTTTCTTCATTATCTACCAAACAAAGAATGGTACTGCCTTCTAAAAAACAAGGGACTGTATAGTATAAATAATAAGGACCATCGGGGTTTAAGTTATCTCCTGGTTTGTAAACTACATTTTGTGGGGATGTACCGCTACCAATTACAGGCGCAATTTTCCATGTATTATATGGTGTAGATGGAAAAGATTCAATAGTAAAACTTGTTGTAGAATAGTACAAATTTGTGAAATCAATTGCGTCTTGATATGTTAAAAAATAATATATATTTGTTAAGCCAACAGGAAAACCGGATTCACTCATGGGTCCAATCGCTAAACGCACAGTTTCATTGGTTCCCCTAGTTTCATGCGATAATCCTTCTGGGAATACATACGCGTTACCTTTTTTGATTTCAAAGGTTTCATCCCCGATGATAAATTCGCCTTCACTATCTGTTAAATAAATGATATAAGTGTTTTCAAAGGTTGATTCGCCTTGATCTACATGCGGGTTGCTTTCTCCGCGAATAAATCTCATTGGAACATCTGTAATGCTAAACAAATCAAGACCGAGTTTGGTTTTTAAAGTATCTTTGATGGAATCAGACAATACAGTAGTGAATTTAACACTAGATGGTGCTGAGCTAGTCAATATTTTTTCTTTTGCATGAATTACTGATTCAAGTGAAATAATTAGTGTGATTTCTTCGTCTGATAACACATTCGTATATGTCGAGGTCATATATTATATGATAATATACTAAATAAATATAATTTTATATAATATTATTTGAATTATATTATATAAAATTTAAGTTACGGTTTAAAAATTGGCACCAAAAGCACTACCACCTAACACCTCATTGGCGGCAAGAATCATTCCACCGTTGTCCATTCCAGGAGTCGCAGCGCCAGGCATTGGGTTGAATTCACTGCGATGCATGGCATTGTAATCTGGTAACTGTTGTTGTGCGGTTGGCATCGTTGGTAAGCTACTTATAGATGTGCCATCACTTGAGGCACCCATATTTGTGCTACCCGCATACAAGGATTGAGTCATGGCGCTTTGTCCTTGTGATATTGGTTGAGAGACTTTTACTCCGTTTTTCTTTCCTTTACCACTTTTATTATCGTCTTCCTTTTTGCCTTCCCATAATTCACTGACCCGATCAACTAAAATACTTACTTTCTCTCCCAACTTGGTTTGTAAACTCAAAACAATGACTAAAACAGAAAGAATAATACAGTTGATATTGAAATCTGGGTATTTGGTTCCACTGTATCTTGGGATGTAGCAAATCATTCGGTGAATAATCAATAAACCCAAAAACATGAAAATAATTTGAATCACAACTTCTGCTAAAATTTCGAAACTTCCCTTTTCTTCGTCTGCTTCTGGGACATATTTTTGCATGGTTTTGTTTAATACAACCACTGGTACAACGGCTAATAATGCGTATTGGATTATATTCATAATGTCATTCTTGGAATCTTCATCAAAGTTGAATACATATTTAAAAAACCCCATTTTTGAAGATATGGTTTTTCCTGTTTCATCTAAACTTTCCATATTTTATAATAAGAAATAAAAATAAAATATAAAATATAAAATGAATATTTATGACTTAATATTTAAAAGTATTTTCTTAATTATTTTAAATGTCAACGAGAGAAAATCCGCTAAATGAAAACAAGGAAGAAAACCAATATTTGGATTTAATTCAACAAATACTTGAACACGGGACGACCGAGGTGGGGCGTAATGGCATAACGAAATCTATTTTTGGGAGTTGTATGCGTTTCTCTCTTCAAGATGGAAAAATACCTATTTTAACCACTAAAAAATTAGCCTGGAAAACTTGTTTAAAGGAATTATTATGGTTCATTAGTGGCAATACCAGCAATCGTGTATTGAATGCGCAAGGGGTTCACATTTGGGATGCGAATTCGACACGGAATTTTTTGGATGATCGAGGATTAACCGAGAGAGAAGAGGGCGATCTGGGACCCATCTATGGATTTCAATGGCGTCACTTTAATGCCGCTTATAGGGACTGCAACACGGATTATTCGGGTCATGGCATTGATCAATTACAGTACATCATTGATCAACTGAAAGATCCCGCAAAACGAAATTCTCGTCGTCTGGTCATGACCGCATGGAATCCCTGCCAGTTGGATGAAATGGCATTACCACCGTGTCATATTTTGTGCCAGTTTAATGTCCATGGGGGCAACAAGTTGTCTTGTGCGTTATATCAGCGCAGTAATGATGAGGCGCTAGGAACGAGTTTTAATATTGCGTCGTATAGTTTTCTCACTCATTTGCTCGCCAAACATTGCGGACTCGAGGCACATGAATTTGTATATTTCAAGGGAAATTGTCATATTTATGAGGAACATATAGATGGTTTACGAGAACAAATTACCAGGAAACCTTATCCTTTTCCAACGGTTTCGATTCGACAAGTACGGGAAAATATAAATGATTATACTTTGGAAGATTTTGAACTTCAACATTATCAACATCACGAAGCGATAAAATTCAATATGATCGCATAATATATATATTCAATAAACGAGTTAAAAACAAAAAAATATATAAACTATATCATATGAGTTCAAGTAGAGCAAATGCTGCGGCGAGACAACGACGAGCCGGTGATACACAACAGACACAACAACAATCATCCTATAGTAGTAGCGGCTCAAAAACAAGATTCGTTCAACAACAACAAGAAGCACCACAGCCTCCGATGAATCCCAAGTTATCTATTTCCGACGCAATTGCTTTGATTACCTTGCGTTTAGGTAGGGTCGAAACTATTGTTTCCAATTATGATCCAAACGCTGGGTCGAGTGGTGGTGGAAATCATCAAATGAATTACGATGAAAATATGCGAATGGTGGATCAACAAGTATTTAATAGTATTGTATCTAGATTAGACGCATTAGAAAAGGGTAGAAATGTTGGATCTGTTGGTGGTGTTATAGAACAACGACTCGGTGTATTGGAAAAGAATCAAAAAATGTTGATTGAAAGACAACAACAAACACCAGTAGTTGTTACACAAGCACCTGCTGAAACAATGGGTGTGAATGGTTTGACTGAAGAACAGTTGAAACCAATGGAGGAAAGTATTGAATCTGTAAAGAGTGAATTATCATCTTTGAAGGATTTGCTTTTGAAATTACAGAGTTTCACGATGGAGACAAATCAAAAGTTGGCGGATATTGTTTTTGATGCTGAAGAGAAAACATCCGCGGCAATAAGTCACTCAATTATTATGTCCTTATGTGAATCTGGTATGAATATGAATCGCAATATTAAAAATATAGATGGTGATCAGCAAGACACCAACTTTCAGATTGGAGAGGATGGTTTAGAAATTGATACGAATAATACATTTCAATCTACCAATTTGAAAGAATTGGTCAAACAAGAACTTATGAATGAAGAATCTGTGGTGGAAGAAGGGGCGTCTGCTATGTTGTAAATTATTTTATTGTAAATTATAATAAAAATTATATAAATATTAAGTAAGAGTATTTATATAATATAATGGAAGTGGAAAATAGGATGATGAATATAAATTATCAAATAGAGTTAAATCATTATTTTTCCAAAAATGATTATAAACATATAAAAATGATAGTACAACAAAATAGAATGACAAGTGATGAAGACTTTTTGAAAAAAGCTTGTTATCTTTATAAAGAAAACCATATTGTCATTAATTATTCTTATTTGAAATGGATCATGAAAAATGGGGTGTATACCAATGAATTTTTAATAGAATATATAATGAATGTATTTAAAGAAACCGTGATGTATCATAAACATTTTATTCTTCATATTAATTCAAATCATTTGACCATGATGGATATTGACAAGTATTATTTGTTTATAAAAAATATATCACTTATCATGAAGGAAAGCTTTCCCAATAAATTGGATAAATGTTTTGTCTATAATGCGCCTTTTATTTTTTCAAAGTTATTTAGTATTCTTTCTGTTTTTATTGATAAGGCTACATTACAAAAAATACAAATCGTTGATTTAGATTAGGATTTAGGATTAGGATATAAAGATTATTTATTTATATATATTATACAAATATTTAAGAAATGAATTTCGTTTTTCTTTTATTCGCGACATTTTTATTGACAACACAACCATTAAGGAATTTTCATTTGTATAAAAATCGGAAAATAAATAGTAGTATTGATTCTTGTTGTAACGGGGACGAGCCATGTTCAAATAATAATAACAATGAAACATGTGGGTCTATTAAATTGAAAAAAATAATTGACGCATTATTGAGACCGCAACAAATCACTCCAAAAATAATGATATTTCCTAAAATAACACGTGAATGTGAAGAAGGCGATTGGGAGTCAGGAGAAATACCATGGGATTTTGTTGATGATGGTAATGTATCCGTTGCTCTAGATCCACATAGTATTGCTATGTTGTTATTGTGAAAACTTGTATAATATAATTGTATTTCGAACAATGATATAATAAATAAAGAAAGGGTATAAATATATATCAATATAGTATTATATATTTATTATTATATTTTGAAATGAAAGTTACCATTGAAGAAAAACATAAAAAAGAATTATTCGTATCGTTATTTCAACTGATTAAAAACAGCACCAATGCGTTAAGAATCGCCTTTAAAGAAGACCATATGTATATTCAGGGTATGGATAAATCACATATTTGTTTATTTGATATTAAAATAACAAGTAGTTGGTTTACCAGTTACGAAAAAAATGATGAAGACGCAGAATGTATATGTATAGATACGAATATATTTTTCACGGTCATGTCAATGTGTTCTGAAAACCATGTATTGGTTTTGGAATACGATAATGACCCAGACCATATTCAAATACAATGGATTCATGATAAGAATAAAAAGGGCGAGTTTGATAAAATATTTAATCTAACTTTATTAGATATTGAAAGTGATTATTTTGAAATTCCGGAGGTGGATTACCAGGCCGAATTTAGTATTAATTCCAAAAAAATAAATGAAATCATGACACAGCTGACAAGTTTCGGCGATATTATGAATATTAAATGTAATGAAGAAAATGTAACATTAATATCGAGTGGATTAAATGGTGAAATGAAAGTTCTTATTTCGGTGGACGATTTGACAGAATATTCGATTACCGAAGATGATGAAGAATTGAATTTATTTTTTGGATTAACTTATTTACAAAAAATGTGTATTCATACGAAATTATCTAGTGAAATCGGGTTTTCTTTTGGGAATAATTTCCCCATGAAAATCAAATATGATTTAGGCGAGGATAGCCATTGTGTTTTTTATTTAGCACCAAAAAGCGATAATTAGATTTTTCAACAATAATAATTTAAATATAAGTAAAACAATAAGTAAAACAATAAGTAAAACAATAAGTAAAAAAATCAATATATAAATATTTTTTTTTATTAGTATAAATGAAAATACTTTTCGCTTTTGTTATATTTTGTATTGTGTTATTCATATATTTACACGTCCAGTTTCATTTAAAAACAAGTAATGATTTAGAAGTATACGAAATAGATGATCCATCAAAAGATAAATTAGAAGAAATATGCGATATTAGGCAACCTGTCATTTTTGATTTTGAAGAAAGTGATAAAATCATTGAAACCACCAAAAAAGAATTTTTATTGAATCATTATCATGCTTTTGAAATGAAAGTGCGCAATATAAACGACGTTGATTATAATAGTGAAATTTATATGCCTTTAGCATTACATTCGGTGGCTAAATTATTGAATGAAGACAAGACCTCAAGTTATTTTTCTGAAAACAACGGCGATTTTTTACAAGAAACGGGTGTGGTTAAAAATCTACAATATAACGACCAATTTTTGAGACCCCCCATGTTGTCAAATTATAATTATGATATCATGTTGGCTTCTGAAAATACCACGACCCCTTTTCGTTATGAAATCAATTATCGTAATTTTTTCCTGGTCACACAAGGGAGTGTACACATTAAATTGGCGCCTCCATCGAGCTCAAAATATTTATATCCGGTATATGATTATACGAATTTTGAATTCAGGACACCGGTGAATCCTTGGAAAGTCCAGGCGAAATACATGGCGGATTTTGACAAGATGAAATGTTTAGATGTATATATTGAAAAAGGAAAAATTATTCATATACCAGCATATTGGTGGTATTCTATTCAATTCAATAAAGACGCAAGTGTATCTTGTTTTTATTATAGAACTTATATGAATAATTTAGCAATTAGTCCGTATATTATTATGCACGGATTACAAAATCAAAATACTAAAGTTGAAACCATTAAGAAGGTGGATATAAATAATCTTGAAAAAAGAGCTGATTCTAAATCATCAGAAAAAGAAACTACAAACGAAAATTCATCTGAAACATCGCCAGAAAATAAAATTGATTAATAAAATCGTGTATAATATCATTTATAAAGTATTAAAATCTTATATCAAAATAGAAATGACATTATATGAAATTAAAATCAAAGATCGTCAATATTTGGAATGGTCGGTCCATACAAAAACCGGTGGCAATTTATGTGACGAAACAATGACGGCGTCACCGGTGGAAAACAAAATGTTTCACGGTGATGTCTTTGTTTTGAATAAAAACACGGTTGAAATTGTCGAATCTCCTGTAAAAAAAATGGTGATTCCTGGTGTGCTTGTCTTGAAACATAACAAGACTTATGGTCGCCATTCAAATGGTAAATTGTTGTATAAATGTATTCCTGATGATGCCAAAATACCTGCGTTTTTGGTTCCCTATGAAATGAAAAATATGGGGTTTTCCAAAGTATTTATGAATATTTATGTGACATTTTGTTTCAGTGAATGGACACAAAAACATCCGCTAGGAGTGATTCATCAAGTCATTGGACCCATTGACGAGTTGGTGAATTTTTATGAATACCAGTTATACTGTAAACATGTGAATGCAAGTTTACAAAAACTAACAAAAAAAACGATGGACGCGTTAAAGGAACATAATGATTCTATTTATGAAATCATCGACCAAAAATACCCTAGTATCGAAGATCGCACTGCGTGGCGTGTGTTTTCCATTGACCCGGATGGTAGTGTTGATTTTGATGATGCTTTTAGCGTGCGCCAGGTGGGCGACGATATTACAATGGTCAGCATTTATATTTCGAATGTAACCATTTGGTTAGATGTCTTGAATCTATGGGAGCATTTGACGAATCGAGTTTCAACAATTTATTTACCTGATAAAAAACGAGCCATGTTGCCCGCAATACTATCGGATAATTTGTGTAGTTTGTTGTCAAAATATACGCGTTATGCTTTCACTATGGATATATATATATCAAATACGACCTTTGAAATTCAAGAAATCAAATATGTGAACACCAAAGTGCGTTTGTATAAAAATTATGTTTATGAGGCGGCGGAATTATTGAATGACGAAAATTACAAAATATTATATGGTCTGGTAAAGGATGGTTTGTCTAAAACCAAAAAGTATGCCTATATGGAAAACATTGGCGACAGCCATGATTTGGTACAATATTTGATGATATTTATGAACTACCACTGTGCCAAAGAATTACTGGGAAACAAAAATGGAATATTTCGGGCAGTAAGTAAAAGATCCATGGATGATGAAAAGTTACCTGATCTACCATCTGGGGTATTGAATATTATCACAATGATCAAAAGTTATTCAGGAAAATATGTAGATATCAAAAATTCAGGATATTCATCGGATATCATCGCACACGAAATGATGAAGATGGATGCCTATGTCCACATTACATCTCCTATAAGAAGACTCGTAGATTTACTGAATATGATACAAATACAACAAAATATGAACTTGTTACAATTGTCGCCTGCCGCGTATACCTTTTATGAAAACTGGTGTTTGAAAATAGACGAAATCAACAAAGATACAAAATCAATCAAAAAAATTCACGCTGACTGTAATTTGCTTTACGTTTGCGATAAAAAACCGGAATTAATGGATCAAATACATAAGGGATATGCGTTTTCCAAAAAAGAAGTTACTTATGAAAATGTAGAAAACAAATATGAATATTTAGTATATTTACCAGATATGAATATTACCGGCAGAATTTTTAACAAACAGGATGATTTATTATACAGCCCCCAAAATTATAAGCTGTATTTATTCAATGATGAAGAAAAATTCAAAAAAAAGATTCGTTTACAACTTATTATCTAATATTTAGTGTAAGTATATACTATAAATACGTTGTAAATGATATAAAAATATATTTTTAATTATTAATACATGGTAGTTTTAGTATATAAATTCGCAGAATATAATACGGAGCATACACATAAAAATGGATTTGGTGATATGGTAAGAGGACTCATTTCCATTAAACAGATTCAACAAATCATGGGCTTTAAATTATTAGTTGATATGAAGGGGTATTTTGCCGGTAAATTTTTTAAAGATCATTGTCCAATTATGTATGATCATTATATTATTTTTAAATTATATGGCAATGAACAAAATAATTTAATGCATATAAAAGATATTATTCAAAATGAATTTGATAAAGGTTATAATATTATAGCATTTAATACAAATCATTATCCAGTATTACATTTATTTGACGATGAAGAAAAAAAACAAGATATGATTAATTTCATGCGAGAGGTATTTACATTTACTCCAGAATTTGAAAGATATTTCAATGAACGATGTGAAAAACTAGGTAATGATTATCATTTATTTCATTATCGTTTAGGTGACAATGTCATGAATGACGGTGAACGTATAAAAAACATGGAGTTTTGTGTAAATCATTTATTGAATTATAAAAAAGAAAATTCAGTTTTAATATCAGACTCACTTGAATTCAAAGAAAAAATCGCTAGTATCAAAAGTGATATCAAGGTTTTTTTAAACAAACCAGTTCATTCCAATTCATTTATGGTTGATAATAACAAGAAAACGGATGAGAATTTTATTGATATTATGATTGATTTTTTTCTAATAAAAAATGCGAAATCAATTTCATCATATTCTGTATATGGTTGGACGTCTAATTTTGTTTATTGGACAAGTATGATATATGGTGTTCCATTAATAGCATTACCAAATTCACATTATATTATAAATATATAGATGTAAAAATACGATTCATTATATAATATATTTTACGTATTATATATTATATATTAACTAGATAAATCACCAATGATGTATATTTCATTGTGTTTGAATTTTTCCATAAAGGTATAACCATTTTTTAACAATATTTGTCTACATAATTCTTCTCTATCTGGTTGAACACCTAATACTTCTATCAATATCAAATGAATTGGAACAGAAAAATCCCATGATTGTAAGACTTCGTATTCATGTCCTTCTACATCTAATGATAAAAAATCAATATATGTAATATTAGTAGACTTGATTATATCGGTTAATGTTTTTGGCTTAATATATATGGTATTTTGTGGTAAAAATTTATTCTGTTCTTTATTAAAAAATTCTGTATAATGAAAATGTGTAAATGTATCTTCTACGCCTGAAACAGCAGCATGAATATCTACAAAATATTTGAATTTCAATGGTTCAGTATAACAACTAACCAAATCATTGAACAAGAAATTATTTGGTCGAATTTGCTTAAGTAATTCAAATTTATTTGGATGTGGTTCAATAAGTATTCCTTTCCAATTTAATGAATCTTCAAAAAATTTAGTGTTTGAATATAATAAACCATCTAAAGCTCCTAATTCAATATATACACCATTCTGTTTATTTTTGAAATATTTTAAATTCAAGTATTCATCCTCTTGACATTGTGAATAATACATTATTATATATTACATGTTATACAAAAAATACATAATATAAACTAATTTACTACAATAAAGAATGAAATCTTTACACCCTTGGTAATTTAAAACGCCGTTTTTCAATTATATTTATTCACAATATAATATAACAATGCCCTCGCATAAAAGCGAAGATTATAAAATTACAGCAGTTAAATATCATTTAGAAAACAACGGTTCATATGTAAATACGTGTAAAATATTCAAATGTAGCGAAAGAAGTTTGAAAAGATGGATTGATAAATATAATAATCAACATAATATAACACGTAATAACAGACCAGCAGTATCTTATAAAATTACACAAGAACAAGTTAAAGATGCCATACGATTGCTAAAACAAAACGAACAAATTACTATGAATGAATTACAGTATCAATTACAAAAACAACATAAATCACTTGATATTTCAGCAAGACAACTTGGTAATATTCTTCGTGATAATAACAAAACACGAAAACGAACCAGACATAGTCATTTTCCAGTTATTCGTCATAATAAACCGATTGATAAACAAAATGAAATGAATAAGTTTTATCCTATTGTAGAAGTAAAGCAACATTAGCGAAAATATGCGAACGTGTAAGTGGTGGTAAAAAAGTAAAAACATTAGTAGGGTTCGGCGATTATTCACAGCAACATGGATTAGTAAAATCTCATCCAACTACACCCATTTTACGATTGAAACGAGAGCTTCGTAGGTATTGTAAGGTGGTTGATATTGATGAATACAAAACCAGTAAAACTTGTTCTTCGTGTAATAAAGAAATTGAATTATACCGAAATCGTATTCAACGAAAAAAGAAGGGAGTGTTAGAACCCATAGCAAAAATGTCTAATATCCATAGCGTAATCCGTTGCAAACACAACGAGTGTAAATTATGTTGTATGGATAGGGATATCAATGCTTCCAAAAACATATTAGGATTACTTCTCGGTCAATACAGAGGAGAAGAAAGACCATTATGTTTTAAACCAGAAAAAATTGCCGTGAAACCTCGTAAGAGTGATAAGCGAGCAAAGGCGTGTAATTCGCCATTACTAACTTGATTTTTTTAATGCTGTGAAAACGGCGTTTTAAATTACCAAGGGTGTAAATGTGTATACGAATATGAAAATATCCATTCTTACATATTTTATTCTCTAAATAAAAAAATTGAATTACTTTATATTATATTTTACTCTATTAAATATAATATCAAAATAACTTAAAGAAATCCTCGAACAAAATGGCAGAAACTGGAATCCTAGAATTTGAAATCAACCGCTCACCATCAATGGTGGATTTATTTATGCGTGACGAAACAGCGCATATGAATGTTACCCAACGACCATGTGGATTTTGTGGAGAACATGGGCATATGACTGCGAATTGCCAACACGGGCATATTGATTTATTACAGCGTTGTGCCATGTTTATTTATTTAGTCAATATTCGTTACTTGAAAAGTGTCAATTATAATATGGACTATCATAAAATAAATCCGTCTGACCCGGAAAATCATGACGAAATGATTCATTGTCGTTGGTTGAATCATCTAACCATTCCTGAAAAAAAAATATTATGTCGTGTCAATGGAATCGATTTGACTGAAATAGAAGATATGATGTTTCCGAGTCAAGACCTATTCAGATTGTTACATGAATTTTATGTTGATTACGCAATGGAGCAATTACAGAACAACCAGCTATCCCATCCGCGATTGATACAAGATATATATTACACTCATGTTGAGCAAATGACGTCGGCAAGTTTCCGCGAACGGTACGGTGGAGTAGTATTAAATACTGTCATTGAAAACAGCGGTCGTCATTTATTGAATTTCGAGAGAATTCGCGTGATGCTGTCAAATCAAATTGCCTATTATGTCGATGAATATGTTGAATCGGAAAGTGATAGATATTTTGAAAACATTGTATTTAATCCGTCATTTTATCCGTTTTCATTAAACGATTTTACGAGTGATAATCATTCAGTGCGTAGTCCTGCGAAAATGACTGTGGTAGAGTCAATCTACGAAAATGAAACACAAGAATGTCCCATTTGTTTTACGGAATTAGACCAAGATACAAATTGTGTCACGACGAATTGTAAGCATCACTGTTGTTGTGATTGTATGGTTCAAATCGTAAATAATACCAAAGAAAATAAAGATCTGGTTTGTTTCATGTGTCGCACTGTTATTCATGAGCTATCAGTTCCAAATAGTGAAATCAAGGAAACTATTAACAAAGAAACAAATCATGCGTTTGACTAAAAACACGAAAAAAGAAAAACAAAAAACAGAGACACTTGTTTTTTGTTTTTTTCTATTTAATATATAAGAGTTTTCATTATGAAAAAATACAGTGTGAAACTGAAGAAAAACAATCGAAGAACAAAAATGAATAAATCTAAAAGGGGAAAAAGACACACTTATCGAAAACATAGTGATAAAGCAAGGGGAATCACCTCGTCAAAACCAAAAAACAAGAATCCTTTTGAAAAATTGTATGATTTAGAAAATCAACAAAACATTATGACTATTTTAGAAAAAATGGTGGCGATAAAAGAGATTGATCCTGAAAATAGTGTTATAACCATAAGTAGCGAAACCATTCGTAAAAAACCAGCGGATATGTCACCTAAAGAATTAAAAACCGTTTTACATTTTTTGAATGTAGATACAAGAAATGCTTTAGAAAAAAACGAGCTTGTTACATTGTTGGAAAATGAATTCAAAAAAACGAGCAATTCGAAAATAGACAAGACGTTTTTAGATACAATACAAAAGAAACGTCAATTTTTATTGAAACAGTTAAAAGAACAAGAGGAAAGACAACGCGTTGAAAATTTGAAACAACAAAAAATAAATGAAAAATTAGCGGAAGAAAAACGACGAAAAGATGAAGAACATCGAAGAATAAGGGAGGAACAAAAAAGAATAAAACGTGAACAGGAAGTACAGCAAAAACGCGATGAATTTGACAAAAAAATAAGAGAATTTGAGGAATTTGACCGGTATAATAAAGAAATGGAATGGTCGCGACAACAAATGGAAAACCCATACTATCGCACAAGTTATAGAAACCAATATCAGTATCCATCATCCCATTCTTATGTTCCACCATATCCGCCATCATCATATTCACATGCTCCACCATATCCACCATCATCTTATTACTATCAACAACAACTGGCACAGAGAGAATTGAATGAAATACCAATTGAATTAAGATATGGTCACAAATATAGTAATACTCCATACTGATAATTCATCAAAGAATTATTTGGGAGGAAAATAATAGCACATGAATCATAAATTACATTTATCATGAGAAAAATGTAATTTCAATTTTTGTCCACTAGGATTTCCTTGGCAACTGTACGAATTATTTTATTGTAATTCTTTTGTGCTTTTTCCTTATCGGTATCGCACAAACTTTGATCAATGAGCTTCGTATACAGGTCACTCTTTTTATGATTTGGGTCTTTATATTCTGGGTTAGCCCTTCCCCATAGTGACATTTGCTTAATATTCTTGTGTTCTATTGCCTTAATCACTTTTATCATTTGCTGTTTATCTTCGTCTTTGTGCCAGGTATCATTGTTTTTAATGTGAATGACCTCGCGTTTTAGATCGCTACAGTGAATCGGGCGTTTGCTAATATCTAATTTGTTTAATCCCCTCACTAAGATGTTGCTAATCCCGCCGCAATACCCGAGGGGTCCAAAGTTTTCAAAATCTGTCAGGGTTAGAATCAAAGATTCCAAGAATTCACTTAAATTCAACGCATCTTTACAGGTCTCGTTCAAGAATACATTCAGGTTGAATTTGTTATTTGTAGTATTATTGTTATTATTTGTGATATTATTATTATTGGTAATATTTACGGTTGATACTAATTCTAATATTTTCTTGTTTTGCTCAACAATAAGGTCTTTGAATTCCTGATTTTGTTTTAATAATTCTAAAATCATATTGCTGTCAAATTCAGTGTCGCATGATTGATTATTTGAGTTGGGTTCTTCTACATTCATTGTTACTTTGTCGGATTTTATTGTTTCACACTTTTTTTTGTGTCTCCATAAACCAGAACGATCATTGAATTTTTTTTCACAATATTCACAACTAAGTTTCGCGTTTTTCGCGTCGTCTGTTGCCAAATTGTTGATTATGTTGCTTGTATGTTTTTTAGTCTTAAAGTGTCTCAGTAAATCATAATTTCGTGAGCATGTATAGTTACATTTTTCACAATAAAATATAGACGCGTTTATTGACGCGTTTTGCGCGTTTATTGACGCGTTTTTGTTGCTAAATGTTGCCATTTGTTGCTTAATATACAAAAATATATAAATCTTTAAACTTGTTTTTCATAAAATCTAAAATTTATGCTCACAAAATTATGCTCTCATACATTTTTCCAGGAAAAATATGGGAGAGCTTTATGCTTTAAAACACCCTAAAAAACGCTGTTTTTAACATGAATCCCTGGGATTTTCAAAAATGGACATACCAAAAATGTCCATTTTTACTTTTTCCATTTACTTTTGTTTGAAAATTTAAATTTTTTAGAATAATGATTCTTTGAAAAAACTTAATAAAAATAGTATTTTTTGTAAAAATATTATTATACGATAATTAATCTAACGCGTTCTTGAATTGAATCGTAGATGACGCACAATTTTCATTACGATACAGTAAAACGTTATCTAAATGGTATATTTTACATCCCGGGTCCAATTGTTTCTTTTCATTATCATACGGAATAATTGTATTTTTGTATACATTCATACCAAAACCGTGCATACCAATCGCACTACTTTCACGTATTCCATATATATATGGAATTTTACCATTACCATGATAGTATGGTGAATTTAAAAAATTATGAAATTCTTTTTTATCATATATCCAAGAACCGCAGTATGGATTCACGTCATTTATTACATATTTTTGATTATTAATAACAACTGTATTTTCACATTTTAACTTATCATGTAAATCAGCTAAATATTCATTACCGTAAACATCTGTTTCAATTCTTACAAAACCTAAATTATATTTATTTTGTATTAATGCGTCTTTATGAAGTAACCAATATTTCAAGGCATTACAAGGAATCAATATATCATCCTCTATATATATGAATATATCGTAATCATCTTTTTGTGTACGTAACAACTTACGGCAGCACCAAGCTAAATAATATGGATTATGTTGTTTATTTGAAAAATCATGGCTAATTATTTCAATTTTTCCATTCGTATTTTCTATTAAAAATTTACGACTAAATACCTCATTTGTATGTATATATAAATCTGTCTCATACGGATAATTTCATATTTCTTTAATAATACGATTGATATAATTAAAACGATATTATCTTAAACTGATTGAATTGAAAAACGTCATGTGTGTCGTTATTTTCATGTTATATTATCTTAATGGTATAACATAAAAATATCAAGAAAACGCAAAATTATTCATTTATCATATTTTTGTTCCATATCTGAAGAAATTGTTCACCAATTATATTTTTACCTATTTGTATAATATAAATTAGTATTTTTAGTTTTAACATATTTGAAACATTAATTTTTGATAATTCCGTTTGTTTTATGAAACATCGCACAATATCATCATTTAGATAGTTATTTATATTTATAAGTGTTCTATTATAATATTCTTTCGGAATATCATGAAAAAGTTGTTTAATATTTTCAAAACTATTATATCTTGGTTGGCTAAACCATTTTTGTACTATTTCATACCATTTTTTATTTATGTATTTTTCATTAAAAGTAAGAGTTTCATCGTATTCTCCTACTTTATCCTCACCTGTATTCATATTCAATAACGCAATAAACAAAAAATCTGATTTTAATTGATTACAAAACGCATGTGATGGTCTAAGTCCATATGCTAATAATGTTTCTGTACCATATTCCGTTATTACATTCTCAACTATTTTTGCGTCCATATTTAATGTACCTATAATATCTCCAACAGTAGGTGGAAATATATGTTCGTCCTCCCCACATTTACTATTCAAGTATATTATTTGATCTGTGTCAGTAGTATTTTTAGGTATAATATAATAATGATATATTGATTGTCGGCATATCCAACATGTACCACAAGGTTTTTTTTTTAAATCATAACCATTCCAGTTTCTACCATTTATTTCATCTTTATTTTTTAAATTTAATAATATATCGTCATCATTTTTATAATGTAATCTCCATTCACCATCTTCTTTTATAGAAATATAATTATTATTTCTACTCCGTATACAAGTTAAAACCCAACTGTTTTCTACGGAATCACAAAGTGTACCATTATCTTGATCGACATTATTATCTGTAAAATAACTGATATATTTTTCACCGCTGTTTTCAACTAGTAATTTTGTAATACGCGCGAGGGCTTTACCAGTATAATCGATACGAAGTTTTTTTAATTCAAACGCATTGGCTGCTGTTTCTGGTAATATTTCTCTTACAAAATTAAAAAAATCATTTCTATTAAAGGTAGTTATACTATTAGTATTATTAAACGCACTTTCATCAAAGTATTTATCTAATATATTTATTCCATCATTACCATTAATACGAAAACCTTTGACATTTTGTAGATAATTCAAAAATGCATCATAATAGTTTGATTGATTTACTTGATTCGAAGAATTATATTCTTTTAAAAATGTATTACCAGGTTTGATTTGGTTTTTTCTAATTTTTGTATTAAGATAATTTACTATAATATTTGAAAAATAAATTATTGTAGCTCCAACAACCACATCTCCAGTACTTGGTGAATTTTTTACTTCAACAACACAATTAACATCAGGAGTAGTACAGTTTGTACCATTTCTATTATTTCTTTCAGGAGATTCATAAGATTGACAGAGTTTAATATCATTTTGAGTATCTGAAGGTTCTGATTCAAAAAAGCCAAACCATGAAAGAAAAGGTCTTATAATATTTTGAACACTTTGAGACATAGTTGGTGGTTGTTGACTGGCTTGTACAGGTGTTGACTGCTGAGTTAAATCATCATCATGTAAGGCTAAACCTCTTGATTTATTTACTATTTCTTCCCGTTTTCTTTTTTGTTCTTCTATTCTAGAAGATCTTCTTAGCTCTTCTGGTTGTACTTTATTTCCACGAAAACCAAACAATTTTGGAATTCCAAACATCCCCCCTTTTCTGGTTCGATTTATTTTTTTATAGATTCTTTTTTTATAAGTCATTCTATTTTTTCTACTTTTGTTTTTATTCATTTTTCTAAATTTTCTTGATTTCATTTAATGTGATTATATATTATTTTGATATAATAAAATATAACTTTTTAGTAAATTCGTCTATTCCGCGTGATCTATTTTAATGCGTCTTTGAACAAAATAGTACTTGATTGACACTCGTCGTGTTTGTACAAATAAACATTATCTATGTGATAGAGACGACATCCAGGATGTAATTGTTTAGTCTCCGCGTCAAAAGGGATAATGGTTTTTTTGTATCGATTCATACGATCTCCGTGTAAACCGACACCCGCAGCAGCTTGTACATCATAGTTTGGAATATTACCATTACCATTATAATATGGCGAATTCAGAAAAACGTTGAATTCATTCCTATCATAAATCCAAGATGCGACATAAGTGTTTACATTATTGATTACATAATTTTTTCCATTAATTACAACTGTATTATTCGTGTCTAATTTATGAATAATATCAACCATGTATTCATTTCCATCTATATCGGTTTCAATTCGTAAAAAACCTAAATTGAAACTATGCTTAATTAGGTCATCCTTATGTTGTAACCAATATTGTAACGCCTCAACTGTAATTAACATATCGTCCTCAATGTAGATAAAAATATCATAATCGTCTTTTTGTTCATTTAAAAAAGATCTACATGACCAAGTTAAATAAACTGGATTCGTATTTGTGAAATCATGAACAATGACTTGAAGTTTACCATTCGTGTTTTTTTTTAAATAATGTGGTTTCACATCTTCGTTGGTGTGTATAAAAATATCAGTTTCATATGGATAATTACATACTTCTTTGATGATACGATTTATATGATTGTAACGGTATCTTAACCTGGGCGAATTAAAAAAGGTTATATGCTTGGTGATCCTCATATAATATAATACTACTTAGTATTATCTTTAAACCTTTTATACGTATAATGATTGTGTGGTAGCAACAAATTTCAATATCATTTCAGGAATTTGTTTTAATTTTTGAAGGAGTTCTAAATTTCCAATACTTTCCACGATTTTTTCCATTTCATTCGAAACGTTATTTATTTTTAATATTGCCTTAATGAACTCTCCTAAAAAGATCCCCTTTTCATTTTCCAGATGTTGAAGCATTGTTTTACATTCTTGTGCCGAATTACAATCGACCCAATGATCAACCGCTTTCAATATATCATAATGTATTGTATAATCAACACCTGTATTGATGCGATAATTTGTTTCAAAATCTTGATAATATAGCATATCCTCTTCTATTTTTTCGAGTATTGTTTTCACATCCGAATATGGGCGTATTGTTTTCACGGAATCATCAACGTTAATATTGGTGAAACAACTGAATAATTTTATCAGCTGTAAAGACGATAATTCATTGAGCGTACCATTTTGTATTAACCGCGCGAATATTAAACAATGGACCTCCCTGAGGTGTGACGCGATGCGTCCTAATTCTGTCATTTTTAGATGTTCGACATCGTCTCCAGACTCATCTTTTGTTAAATATCCTTCTTTTTCAAGGAATTTCGCCAATACATGGACATTATTCTTCAAATATCCGTTCGTGTTTTCATAACCTTCTTTTTCTTTTTCGATTTCTTTGAGTTTGTGATTGAGTTTTTTCACAACCATTATGTCATTTTGAATACTCTTGTAATTATCTTCGATTGCTAAAATTTCTCTTTCGCATTCTTTTCGTTTCTTGTTTGCGCTTACTTTGACTTTTTCTTGCGCGTCAATATATTTTTCCACGATTTCCCTTGGCGTTTTCATGTATTCCATTTGACATTCCATTTTCTGCGCTTCTTCCTCCAGTTTCGCGATCTTTTTATAGGATTCGTTCAATTCACCCACAATATCGTCTTGAATCATTGATCTTTGACAGAATTGTAAGAGCGTTTGATCACCTGTTTCAACCAGGTTCAGCATCAAATTATACGATGTCTTGAATTTACTTACCAGTGTTTGCGGTTTGCCATTCATCATGATTCGATAATCGGGTAGATTCACATTGCGGAATAAATTATTCAGGTGAATCACATGACCAACTGTATCAATACCACGGCGACCTGCGCGACCTGCGGTCTGCATATATTCATGAGAATAAAACATGCGATTGTTTGTCCCGTCATACTTGGTCAAATCCGTGAATAAAACGGTTTTGATTGGCATATTTAAACCGACAGAGAAAGTTTCCGTACAGAATAATAATTTGATATACCCGCGCTCAAATAAGATTTCCACGATTTCTCTCAAGATTGGCATACAACCACTGTGATGAATCGCAATACCTTTTTCCAATAAGGCGACCATATTGTTGTATTCCGGTAATTCCAAGTATTCCTGGTAATTCGGTAATTTTTGTCGTAACAATTGTTCGCATTCGCGACGCACTGTATATGGCACCTTAGAATCGTCCTCAAGTAACACCACAGTGACCTCTTTGGATGCGACCTCTATTTGTTTTCTGGACATGATAAAGCACGCGGCAGGGAGCATATTGTTTTCTACCATATACTTACAGACCTCGTTCAGGACATGCTGGCGTTTGACCCATACTTGTTTTTGCTGGAATAAATCTAGCATTTTCTTTACTTGATGATAAGTCGCATCGTTGAATTCACCGGTGGCGCTTTGTATGACATGGAGTTTATTCACTGTTTTTTTGATTTCTTTTTCCAGGACCTCGTCTTTTTTGATTGCCTTGTAAATACCTTGGTTTGTCGTAATGAAGCAATAGTGGGTTAGCGGAACAATACGATGGTTGGAGGTACATAAATAGACTTGTTTTTTAATTTCGCTTTCAGCATGGCGATTTTCCACCCACATAGCAAATTTTTCAGGTCCGTCCAATGTCGCCGAAAGCATCACCATTTGGACATGTAACGGCATCATCAAAATCATGTTTTCCCAGGTATGACCTCTGCCTGCGTCGTTAATCATGTGGACCTCGTCATGAATGACACATCCGAGTTCCGTATCGAAATTCATGTTGAATAATAAGAGTGACTCATCACTTGATTTTTGTTTTTTCATATATAAAGTGTTTTCCAATATTTCTGCCGTCATAATCAATACTTGTGCCTCGGGATTGAGTTTAATGTCACCGGTAATCAGACCAATCGTTACCTCTGGGAATTTTTCAGTGAATTCGTGGTATTTTTGATTGGATAGCGCCTTGATAGGACTAGTATAGATGACTTTTTTGCCTAACTTGGTGAAATAGTCAATCGCGAAAATACCAGGTAAGGTTTTCCCCGAGCCCGTGGGCACACACACCAGCGTATGGTGACCTTCTACAATTGCTTCGATAGAATATTTTTGGAAACAACTTAAGGGGAACGGGAAAATTTCAATATATTCTTTGTATTTTTCTTCGCCTTGTTTTGGATAAGTTTCAGAGCAGATTTTCACCATTTTTGTGTCTTGTATATTGTTTTGTGTATTGATGTATTTTATAAATAAAAATAAAATCAATTTTAATTTGTATTTTTATATTCTTCTTTTTCTTTTATTCCTTCGTGTTTTTCTTAATTTTCGTTTTTTCATTTTACGCAAAGATTTTCCTCCTCTTCTTCTTCTTCTTCTTAGTAGTTCTTTTGATGAGGGTCCTCCCGCAGGACAATCAGCCCCAGCAGGTAATTCTGTTACTAATTCTGTTTGATTATCTATATCAACAATAGGAAACCTGTTTCGAGTTCTGTTCTCGGGATACACTTTAGAATGTGTAAATATAATTGTATAATGAGTCGGAACACCTTGAAGATTTGTTTCTATTCTTTTAATTTTGCCTAAATTATTCGGACGTTTCTCATTAGCATTGAGGAACTGTATAGTATCACCTACTTCATATTTTGGGTCTTGTTCCATATATTATATAATAATATTATAATATAAAAAAATAATATCATACTAATATATAACAATGAAATTTTTTACTTCATTACTCTTTGCCCTGTTCTCGTCTCTTGCTCTTGCTGGTTCAAAACATCCAGAGTTAAAAGAAGAATTTTGCACAGTCCAAAAAACACTTAAATCACAAACTTGTATTCATTTTTCAGTTGGATCCGGAACCGGGTGTGAATGGATATGTAATTGGTGCTCTCAACAGTTAGGCACCAGTAACTATTATTTTCCTGATGGGGTATGCACCTGGCAAACATCAGGTTGTATCGGGTCGCCCCAAACAGGCGTAACCTATACATGCTGTGCCAATTAAAAATAAAATTGATATAAAATAATATAATAAAAATAAAAATTATTATATTATACCAAAGATGACAACAAATGGAAACAACAAATGGTTCAGCATAAGCGGAATATTTCGTATGATCCGCGGTAAGCCAGTTGTCATTCAAGTAATCGACAAAATTACCAACGCAGTAAATAAAACAAAGATGATGATGGCGATATTTGAGTTACACCGAAAATATTTTGAAAATGTTGATTTTGACACTTTGTTTCTAGACATATTAGATTCCTTGATTCCTTATCCATCACTATTATATAATACAAGTTATCTAGAGATTAGTGCTGAAATTATTTCAGATGATTATATTTCAGATTATAAATTAGAAAAAATACTTTTAAATTGGATATATAATGATCCTTTCTTTAGAAGTGAAATCATTGCGGAAACCCCGGAGGCAGAAATCGAATTACTGCCACCGATGGTTCATGCCATTATGGAACCATGAAACACAATACCACGAATAACAAATTATACCTATTATAATATAAAGCTTTCACTTGTATATTATAGATAATGAAGTTTGTTTATGTACTTTTTAGTGATGGTGGTGAATGGGAAGATATGATTATAATTTTATCCAAGGAAGAAGCAATCAACGCATCAATCAATCATCCCAACCACCGAGTTGAAATTTTTACTAAAAATGATACCTGTGGCTATAAACCGACTTACAATTATTATAAAAATGGCGAATTCATCCACAATTCATGAAAACTCAAAATGTAATGTTAGAAAAATAACATAAAATTTTCATATTACATAATAATAATACACACTATTCATAAATGAATCACGAGATTATCATAGCAAATAAATATAAATTAAACGAAAAAATCGGCACAGGTTGTTTCGGCGAAATATGGAAAGGTGAAAATATTCGCACCAAAGAAATCGTCGCAGTGAAAATAGAACCCCACACCAATAAAACCAAATTGTTGAAAAATGAGACCAAGATATATAATTATATCGGGAATAGTAAAGGATTCCCCCAGGCAAAATGGTTTGGTGTGGATGAAAAAAATAATTATATGGTTCTTACACTTTTGGGAAACACGCTTTCTCATGTGGTAGAAAAACACAAAACACTTTCACTGAAAATGACACTATTTATCACAAAACAAATATTACAAATACTTAAAATTATACACAACAAGGGATTAATACATCGCGATATTAAACCGGATAATTTTTTGTTCGGATTAGAAGATAAAAAAAATGTGATTCATGTGATTGATTTCGGCTTTTGTAAAAGATATATAGACCATCACGGTGTTCATCTACCCCAGACCACCGAAAAAATACCATTAGGGACACCGAATTATATTAGCATCAATGTTCACGATGGATTAGAGCCGTCCAGGCGGGACGATTTAGAATCGGTTGGATATATGATGCTCTATATGCTGTATGGAAAACTGGAATGGAATGAAATTACGGAATTCTATAATGATTACAAAAATGTAAACAATAAAATCAAAATACAAAAAATAAAAATAGTAGAAAAAGAGGAAATACCGCGACAAATTCGCGAGTATTTACTCTATTGTCGTAGTTTGGTATATGATGAAACACCAAATTACGATTATATTTCTACTATTTTGGACGCCTAAATATGCGGTTTTTTGAGTATTTTTTTCCAATTGTTGATTTGTACTAATGATTGACCGTGTAAATTGAACGCCTCCTTTTTAGCGTAATCCGTAGTAAATAAACCATTGTCGCCATATTTTAATATTCGTACGTTGAATAAATCATGCGCGTCTTCAAAAACGTCGTCAATTGTCCCAGTTGGGCTTCTGTATAATTTATACAACATACAACGGTTGAAATCATACGCAGTCAATAAATCGGCTTCTCTAACAATATTATAAGCTAATTGTTTCTCACCTAAATCAGGAAAACCATTGCTTTTTACATGAGAATACGACATGGTGCTTATAATATTTTTCACGGTTTTTATTTCACTGAAAGTCATTTTTTCTTTTAAAAAGTTTTGAATATTTAATAGTCCTTCCTCTTGACTTACATATTTTTTATCACACATATCGTGAATAATCGCTGAAACATAAATAGCTCGTTCATCTAATTTTAACTGCGGGTTTTGAGGTAATTCGCTTTCATAAATATTGTTGGCATAATTTAATACTTCTAGACTGTGTCCCAAACTGTGAGACTCGTCAATATTGTATTTGTAGGAAATAAGCATTACGAAATGAAGTAATTTTGTTAATAGTAACATGTTTGCTGATGTATATATGTTATTATTTTGTATTTATATTTTATTCAATTTATTTTTTATCTCTTATATTTTAAAATTGAATAAAATATAAATACAAAATTATGATTAACATATAGATATACAAATGGAAAAATATAGCGATTTATCAAAAAAGTTAACAAAGAATATAGATACCAATGAAAAAAAGAAAAATGGCATATATTTTACTCCGGCAACAATTATTAAAAAAAATATAGATGCGTTGAATCCATATTTTTCAAAAATAAAAACAGTATTAGAACCGAGTTGCGGGTCTTGCGAGTTTTTAAACTATATCGACACCAAGTCATCAAATATTGAAATGACGGGTATTGAAAACAATCAAATCATCTATGATGAAATAAAAAAAATAAGTTTCAAAAATCCAACACAAATCATCAACAGCGATTTCCTTGAATGGTCCCCAACGCAGAATTACGATTTGATTATTGGAAATCCTCCGTATTTTGTCATGAAAAAAGACGATGTTTCCGCCGAATATTATGATTATTTTGACGGGCGACCAAATATATTTACATTATTCATCGTAAAAAGTCTACATATGTTGAACCCAGATGGTATTTTGAGTTTTATCTTGCCGAAAAGTTTCACCAATTGTTTATATTATGATAAATTGCGTAAATATATTATGGATAAATATAGTATTTTAGAGTTGATTGATTGTAGTGACGACAGTTTTATTGAAACAAAACAAGAAACCATATTATTTATAGTTCAAAACGCAGTTAAACCAGATACAAAAGAAAACGCAAAATACATGATACATATTGGCGATTATACGATTTTAAATACGCCGGAAAATATCGTAAAAATGCGGGAATTGTATAAGGAAAGCACAACTCTAAACAAGTTGAATTTCACTGTATCAGTCGGCAATGTGGTTTGGAATCAATGTAAGGCAATATTAACAGATGACAATAAAAAAACTAGATTGATTTATAGCTCAGATATTGTAGATTCTAAATTGGTAGTAAAAGAATATTCAAATAAAGATAAAAAGAATTATATAGATAAAGCAGGGTCAACCGATGTAATTTTAGTTATTAATCGAGGGTATGGTGTAGGGGATTATCAATTTCATTATTGTGTGATAGATGTAGATTATCCTTATTTGGTGGAAAATCATTTGATTTGTGTGAAATACGGTGAGCAAAAGACGAAACCCGAATTGTTGGAACTATACAACAAGGTCATTCAATCATTGAACAATGAAAAAACAAATGAATTTATAAATTTATATTTTGGGAATAATGCGATGAATACGACTGAATTAAATTATATATTGCCAATTTATCTTGATGAATAAAAAAATTGAAAGTAAATATTTTTTATATGTTATATAATATAAATATATTTATGGCACAATCACATTCAAAAATGGCATCATTCACAGAAGAAACTTTTATCAAAGACAAATTAGTATTGTATATTAACGAATCCGAAAAACAATCAAAGGTGATTGACATGGCTTGTTATATTGTATATGACGAGGACGAAGGAGAATTTCTGATTACTGGTACACGAGATCAAGAAAATGTCATAAATAATAAATGGGGTGAACCATATAAATTTTATTGTCGAAAAAAGAAACATGTAATGGATTTCATTCTATCTATATTTGATATGGGAAATGATTTAACCGTGATTTTATATAACTATGATAATTTTTATTCCCGTTACGAATCGTTTGATGAAATGGGTTTTTATGATTTTCACGAGAAGAATAATCATAAACGGGAAATTACTGGATATAATAATGTAAAATTAACAGACCCATCACTTGTAAATTATATTAAAAAAAATCTCAAGAATTTGAAACATGTGCGATATTAGAAATACAAAAAATACAAATAAAAATATAAAAATAAAAAGGGTGTAAAAACCTTTTTTATTTTTCTAAAGATCAGGTTTTGTCTTTTTCGCAATATACTTTATTATAAGCCTGATATATGGATGACCGTGTAATATGTTTTTGAGCATTTAATACATCCCCCATAGAAAGAAATGTATCTTCAACACAAGACGCATATTTTTCATTCAATATATATTTTATACAAAAATCCGCGGTTAAATCTTGTGTATATAATAAAGTCTTCATAGATAAGTTGTAAATGTTTTTTTCTAAAAGTTGAATATGATATTTTTTTTTACGTAACATAGAATCGTTTAACAATATAAATTCTGGGTCATTACGTTCAGCATTTAATTTATTTTTCATTCTTTTTTCTTGTACCTGTAATAATTGTTGATTCATTTTTTCAACTGTTTTTCTTGTAATTTTTTCCATTCTTATTTTATAATAATATAAAAAAGTAAATAAATAAACATAAAACATATAACCAAAAATAATATAAAGACACCTTCATAATAAGAGTATATACAAATGTCATCGGATACACTTGTAACAGCTTCAGGCGATCGTTTCATTGGTCGTGTAAAATGGTTTAACAACAAGGCAGGTTATGGTTTTATTACTGTCACTACAGGACCTAAAGAAGGTTCGGATATTTTTGTTCATCACAGTGGTATTTCAGTTGTAAGTGAGCAATACAAGTATTTAGTTCAAGGAGAATATATTGAATTTAGTATTGACTTATTAAAGGATAGTGCTCATGAAATTCAAGCAGTCAAGGTTTCTGGAATTAACGGAGGTAAATTAATGTGTGAAACCAGAAGAGAATTTAGACAAACTCGTGTTTCTTACAAGAGTGATGGTAAGGAAGAATCAAGTGGGCAAGTAAAGGTTCCAAAATCAGCGAGAGCTCCAAAACCAAGAGGTACAGGTCCACGTGAAGGTAATGAATGGTCTGTAGTAAGAGGCAGTGGAAAACAATCTAGACCAAGAAAACCAGTGGCATCAAAGGATGAATAAAAAGATATAAAAATTAGAATAGTTTTATTTTTGTAATGTAACGATAATAACAAAAATAAAATATAGATATAAAAATATAGAATATAAAATATATTATGAGTGAATTTATTTTTGATAAAACACGTATAAATGAATTAAAAGAAGTAAATACTCGTATTGGTATCAAAGATGATTTGACTATTGAAAAAAAGAATACACTTATTTTTGTATATTGTCCACCCAAAGTAGGATCAACTACGATTGTATCATCCTTGAGATTGTCGATATCTAACAAAGTAACAGTAATACATTTACATAATGATATCATGTTAAAAGTTTTATTTAATATCACCAATACAACTGTAAATGAAATTATTCATTTTAACAAGTTTTTAGGGAAAAATGTCTACGTCATTGATATTTATCGAACACCCATAGAACATAAGATGTCTTTTTTTTTTGAAAATATAGATACTTTTCATTTTAATACTAGTATTGAAAATTTGAAAACTTATTCTATAGACCGTCTTATAAAAAGGTTTAATTATTTATTTCCACATTTAGTAGAAGGTGATTACTATAGAGAAACATATAATATACCCACACAACAATATGATACGTTTGATTTTGAAAAAAAATATTTACTTACACAGCATAATGGTATTACATATGTAAAACTTCGCTTAAAAGATTCACATTTTTGGAGAGATATATTCAAGAAAATATTAAAAATGGATATATATATTGTAAGCGATTATGAGACAGATAATAAAAATATAAAGGAAATTTATAAAAATTTCAAGAGCAACTATAAAATACCTAAAAATTTTATAGATACTATTAAAAATTCACACCAATTTCTTTTTTATAATGACATCAATGAGAGAAATGAGTATTTGAAAATGTGGGAAGATAAATCGGTTTCAGACGAATTTACTCCGTTTCATACCGAAGAATATGAATTTTACAATAAAATAACAATGGATAATCATCACATGAATGAGATACAAGATCAACATTATATTGATTGTGGTTGTAGTTGTATTGCGTGCGATAGAAAAAGAAAAATTTTACTTGAAAAAGCAAAACGAGGAGAGAAAATAAACGACAAAATTATTCATGGGAAATCAAAAACGGAATATTTAATAGAAAAAATAAAAAAAAATACAATTACTAATACCATTAGCAACACATTTAGTAATAGTTTTACCATATTGAAAAAAAGTAATAAACCTCGTAAAATAATAAAGAATAATTTTATGGTTCAACATCATTTGTAATATTTATTTAATATTTTTTTCAATCAAAGCATTCACATATTCGTATACATTTTTTTCACATTTTTCTCTGTTTCGATGAGTGAAATAATTGGTATATTCCGCACCTCCACTTTGTTGTATCATTGGGCGTGTATAATAACTAATACCGCGGTGATTCACATCGCATTCCTTGAGTTTTTCATTGTATTCTTTTTCGATGATTCGTTGCTTTTCAATTAATTCGTCAAGTATTTGTTGTTGTTCCAGAGTCATAATATCTTTACCACAATAAATCGTTGTTGAGTTTGTTTTTTTTGAACAAAATATATAAATTAAGGGTTGTTTTATTCCTCCACTATTATACATGGGGGTATATCCTTTATCAACCGATTTACATTCGATTCCAATAAATATTATGTCGTTTAGTTTGATGATGAAATCAGGTGAATCATGAGTGCCACACGGTTGTGATAAATAAGAATAATCTGGCATCAAACTTTCAAAGAGAAAGGGTTTTTCTTGTGTGCTATTTTGATATGATGTATTTATCCAATTCCAAATTGTTTCTGAATTCGGTTTTTCAATAGGATTCCATTGAGTGAAACCATGATCTGTGATTAATATTTCGACAGCTTTTTCATGTGACGCAATATTATGTACCGCACCGCTAGCGGCCGCATAGTTTTTAAAATAAGGCATTTCCTTTATGCCATTCAATAATTGAATCATTAATTGTTTATTTTTTTCCGTATTCATTTTTTAGTGATAATATTATTTGTATAAAATAGTAAATAATATTCAATTTTTTTATATTTTTTTATATTTTTTTATATTTTTTTATATATATTTATGTGGACTAAATTTATTTTATTTAATATCATTTTTATTTTATTTTTATTTTACTGGGCGACTGATGATGATATAAAAGGATTACCAAAAGAGTCATTTAGTAGATTAGTATCAATTATATATTTTACAGTTACTACATTAACTACAACTGGCTATGGTGATATAACTCCAGTTAGTACAAGTGGTCAGTTATTAGTAACAGGTTATATGTTATTTATATTTTATTTGATTATAAATCAAGTAAGTATTTATAGAAATACTGGTTTGAATAATGCTTTACAAGAATAAGATTATATTCAAAGGATGTGAAATGTAAAATAAATATTCTATTTTGTATAATATTTATTGATTTGTTTTGAATATTGAATATTGTATATTGTAAATAAAATATAGGTATAATATAACGATAATAAAATGAAATATTTGGGAGGAAAACATGGAATCGGAAAATTAATTGCCGAATTTATATCAAAAGAATGTCCACCAGAAAGTGTGAATGGGTATTTAGAACCTTTTTGTGGATCTCTCGGTGTATTTAAACAAATGACTAGTCTTGATTATAAAAAATACATAGCATCTGACAAACAACCAGATTTAATTGAAATGTGGAAAAAAATAAAAAACGGCACACTTCATATTCCAAAACATATAACCGAAGAACAATATAACCGGTTAAAAAACGCGAAATCCCCGAATGCGATGAAAGCAATTGCCGGGTTTGGTTTGAGTTTTGGTGGAAAGTATTTCGCAGGATACGCACAAAAATGGGCTGGAAATAGCGGTCGTAATTTCTTGAATGAATTCAAAACATCTATTGACAAAATAAGACCAGCAATTAGTAAAAGTAATGTGTATTTCTATAATAAATCATACGATAAATACGAGCCTAAAAACATGTTGATATATTGTGATCCACCATATAAATCAACCGAAGGTTATTCCACTGGCGATTTCGACCACGATTTATTTTGGGATACTATGAGAAAATGGAGCAAAGATAATTGTGTTTTTGTATCAGAAGAAAACGCACCCAGCGACTTTAAAGTGGTGTGGAAAATAAAAAAACGACGGACTTTGGATAAGACCAGTCGTTTTTATAAATATGAAAAGATTTATGCGTATCAACCTACCGGACAACAACCTGCGAAAAACAAAACCATCAAACATCGTAAAACGAATAAAAGTCGCACGCGTAAAGTTACCCCGAGGTGACATTCCCGTCCAACGCATAATTCAACGCATCAAATAATAATATTTTTGTTTTTCTGTAAAACCAATCGTATAAGGTGCGACAATTAGTTTGCCTTTACTCCATCGTAATTGTCGGATCCTATAATTTTCACCGCGTTTAACAATTTCATTTTCTGGAAGTTTAATTTGGAAACCACCTTCGGCTCGGTCTAATCGTTCCAAGGCTTCCTCATCGCCAGATTTATTTGAGTTATAATAATCCAGGATTTTTTGAAATGTTTCGTTATCAATATTACTTACTAAAACTTGAATAGTCATTTTCTTTGTATAATTTTCTTTATATAATTATGTCTCTCACATGATAAGATAATTATATTTCAATTTTATTTTTTTGACACATCTACAGCGGGTAAATTCTTCAATAAAGGTAATAATATTTTGGCAATTGATTCATGGACAAATAATTTTTCAGTATTGTGCGTGTTTGAGGCTACTGCGGAGTTTTTATTGAAACGAGTCTTTTTACTTTGTGCGGCACTTCGATAACGTTCTTGTTCCCATATATTGATGAAATCAGGAGGTGCTGTGATTTCTGATATGACAACCATATTTTCTTTACTCCATTCACGCATGACTTCCCAAAACTTGTCATTGTCAAAAACGTCGTATTTTTTTGTATCCCTGCGGTATTTTATAGGATATTTGTTGAAGGCATATGGAGGATCGCAATAGATAAACATTTTTTTTGGTTTAAATTCTGTATAATCTTTGTTGGTGAATTTCACTTTTTGTATGAGTGGTGCGATTCTTTTTAAGCTGTTGGTCATTTCTTTACAAAAATCTTCTGGTTTATCATTCAGATATTTTTGGGAATACGCTCCAAAAAATCTTCCACCAAAACTCATACCAAAACCAACGAATGCTTTGTATGCGTTTGGACTTGGAAGTTTTTTTGCCTCCAAGTATTCTTCTTCTGAAATAGATTTTGGATAAACGAATGTCCCTTCTTTGACTTCTTTCCACATTTCAATCAAGTCCGGGTGATAATCATTGGCGATTATTTTTGCTTTTACACCCGTCATGTTTTTTAATACACCGAGAGAACCACAAAAGGGTTCAAAATAAGTCGTTAATTTTATGTTGAAAACTTGTTCATATAAATCCCATAAATCTAATAAAACCGACGCAATATATTTTCCTAAACGTTGTTTTCCACCAAGATATTTCATATACTTTTCAAATATATAAATATTTTTTGAATAACGTGAAAAGGTATTCATGTCAAATGACATGTCACTTTTTTCTTTATTTAGATTACAGTATTATAAATAGCTTTTCTAGCTTTCATATATAAAGTATCATGTTGATATATTTACATATAATCACTGTTATAATTTGTATTTAAAAATTTCATATCACTATGTAAAAAAGTATCCATATCAATACAAGAATCCATTGTTATACTTTTTTTATGCAAAGAATAAGCTATACATAATAATCCTGATGTATTTCCCATAAATAATTCACAAGAATTAATAGCAATTGATGTATCCAAGAGAGATTTAGGACAATAATATTCTATATCGAATTGTTTTGTATTTGAAATAAAAAAATCATAATCATATTTATTTATAGAAATAAAAATAAATTTAAATTCTGGATATTTTAATTTATATTCGTGATAATTAACGTTATTTTTAAATCTATATGACACAGTATTAATTAATACAATATTTTTCCATTTATTGTCATAAGGAACATCTAACCATTTATTTTTTCCCCAATTAATATTATATTCATTGCTATAAAGAAGATGAAAATTAGTTTTAAAAAGTAAGAAATTATCACGCCACGAACTTAAATTAATATCATAATTTTCATTATTATATATTTTATAATCATAAATATAATCTTGTAATATAATAATCTCATATGTATCTTTATAAACGGTTTCTAATGGATTTCTAAATTTTTCTTTAATATCAGAAATATATAACAACCCTTTTTTATTATATTTTATGTAATTTTCTTTTATTACTGATAATTGTGAAAAAAAATCACCTAACATTCCAGAGGCAATATAAATAATATACTCTTCATTAACCATATATTATTTAATAAATATTTATATTTACATTCAAACGAATAATTATTGTCACCGCCCAGTGACATCAAATGAAAAAAGGTATTCATGTCAAATGACATGTCACTTTTTCCCTTTTTTTAATTACATTTATTCGTTTTTTTCTTTACATTCTAATAAATTTAATGCTTCGTCAATGAGATTTTTGTTTTCCATGAAAAGATTTTTTCCAATACGAGGATTGCCCAGGTTTAATGTTCTCAAGAATTCACTTATGTTGGTTCGTTTATGTTTGTTGTGGAAAATCTCAGGTGTCACTTGTTTCATCAAATTGAATTCATAACTATTGAGTTCGCTGATTTCTTTCAATACATGTTTAATTTTTTGAATACTTTCATCAACGGTCATGACTGGTTTTTCGGAAACATCGATCTCTATTTTAACGTCTTCTTGAGCAAACATTTCTTGTTCTTTTCTTTGCGAGACTTTTTCTGCTTGTTTCTTGAAATGGTCGTTTAGAATTCGCGTTCTTCTGTAAATATCAATAAGTTTGACTATTTTTTCAGTATCCGCATGAATAACATCCCTTTCATCATTATCCATTAAATCATCGTTTCCGGTTAATTTTAACATTACCATGATGGAATGTTCAACCGAGAATCCTCTTAATCCAGCATCATGATTTGATAAATTCGCATTTGTATAAAAACACATGTTATCTAATAAACAATCTAAATCTTCAATCACGATGACGTCAATATTTTCACGGTCAGCATTTTCGTCTGTTTCAGAACCCTCGTCGTCATCGCCTCCGGAATAATCACTCATGCTATTATTGTATTCATATTCTTCTTCTTCCTCATCATCATCGTCGTCCTCTTCCATATCTTCTACCATTGCTGATCGGCACATGGGGCAATCAAAACCATTATGACAAGAGTTTTTCATTAAACAACTACAGTGAAATTTATGACCGCATTCGGTGACAACACTGTTTTTGTTTCCATCAATCGGGTCCATACAAATAGGACATTCAATGTTTTCCGCGACAATGTTTTCCGCCTCAAATTCTTTTTCTAAATTCATGGCTCCAATGAATGCGTCAAAAGTAATTTCTGGAATTGTGTTCAAGTTTTGAGTTGACATTTTTTGATTTTTTTGTTTTTTAACGAATAGTTTTGCTTGTTGCGTTGTTTTGATTATTTTGAGTAAAATGATGGAAGGATAGAAAAAGCTTTTCAATTTTTTTACAATGAGTGGAATGGTGCGAAATTTATATAGTAACCTCCAGGTGACACACGTGAAAAAAGGTATTCCCTCCAAGTGGTGGGTCACTTTTTCGTGTTTGTTAGGTTAATTACAATTGAAAATTTAGTTTTTTTTGTTTTGTTTGCCGATTTTGCGTAGATTGATTGCTTTTAAAAGAGTGTCGTCTTGAGGGAGTGGTCCAAATAATTCATTGTCCCAGTTGTCACGAGACAAATGAAATACAAATTTCCAGGTACCCTTAGATTTGGCACGACCAGTGCCTGCGGTAGTAACCATCCATTGATATTCATGGTTCAAATCAGCCAATTTCTTATTGACAAAGGACCAAGGAGCAACTTGATAAGAATTCTTCTTGATACCATACTTGAACCAATGCTGAGCTGAAGAGGGAGACATTTCATAAATTAATGACCGAATACCCGCATCACCATCATATTCATCCGGATTCACCACGCCAGACCAAGCATTAATGTTGCCATACATTTGTTTGAATTTTTCAACGAATTGCGCGGTAGTGAAACCATCCATATGCGTTTTGTGTAAGGCAATACCGACTTGAATCATACGATTGAATGCCTCGAAACGCTTAGTTTCCTTTTCATGAATACGGTTACGCTTTTCACGTTCCCGATCTTCCTTGGCACGCATACGCTCCTCCTTGGCACGCACACGTTCTTCCTTGGCAATACGAGCATTTTCCTTGGCACGTTCTCGCTCTTCCTTGGCACGCATACGCTCCTCCTTGGCGTGTTCACGTTCCTCCTTGGCACGCATTTGAATAACTTTTTTGTTCTCTTTCTCTCTTTGAATACGAATCTTGAAAGTAGTTTTCAATTCCTTTAATACAGGTTTTAAAACTTTATTGACTTGTTTGACTTGTTGTTTAGTAGACATTGTTTTGTTGTTTTGCTTGTTGCTTTTGTTTTGATTTGTTTGGGTAAAAGAATACAAGGAGAGAAAAAGCATTTCAATTTTTTTAGAGATGAGGCGAATCAAAAGAGAGATGAAAAATGTCGAAGC